AAAACCAAGCTTCTGAGATTCCTGAAAATCCTTCAGAGCTTCCTCACATACCCCATGACTTGTCTCAATAGTAGCTGTGACACCAGTCTCCTTGACCTCAACAGTACCGACTGCGAAGTCACGCATGCAGATGGGTTCCGATACTTCCCATACAAGCTCACCAAGTAGCTTCACTACTTCTTGGGAGTTCAATTTCAGAGTTGGAAGGTCAGGAACAGAAACTTGATTCCAAGCATGCCCAAACATCATGTTTTGGACAAAGGTTCCGGGACCACCTTGGCAATGTGGACAGGGCATACTCAGGAATACACCGAAGTTGTGGTCCCTCCCGGACTCGAACCGAGACGCTTGTTAGGCAATGGATTTTAAATCCACGGTGTCTGCCAATTCCACCAAGGGACCAAGTTAGTCAAGTAAATCGTTTGCGAAGTAAACGAGAGTCTCTTATGATTCGAATACCTAATTCTCGAAACCTGGGTTGATCAACAGTTTCAAGCTGTAGGCCAGGGTTACACTTAAGTATTGAAGGTAACTTAGTGCTGTACCACCTCTTTGAGTCACCTTTCACATCAACATAGGTGTTTGATTCAGGTAGGTAGAAGTCCGGGAAGTAGGTATGAGATAACCCTGACTCATCAAAGTACTGAAAAGTGCCTATGCTCTCAAATTGAGTCAGGAAGTGAACACCAATGCTATCTAGGTATTCTGCGTACACAGCCTCCCAAGTACCCTGAACCTTTACAATTCGTCCTGAAGCTAGAGTAAGAGTGTAGATCTTACAGAATGTCCCAAGAGGTGCCACTCTACCCTCTGCGTAGGACTTGCGAGCCGCAATTGAGACAGAAGTTGACATCTTTGCCAAAACCTCTGGCCTGTTATTACACTCCTTTTGTATAACTGACATACGAACCCTGTAGTCAGGATCTCTATAGCGGTCCTTGGTAGCGATTGAGAGTTTAGCCTTTACCTCAGGCCTACTAAAAACCTCTCGCATTGCTATAGCTAGTTTCTCCTTTACCTCAGGCCTACTCTGAGACACCTTGAGGATAGCGGACATCTTCTCACGAGTCCCTGGGTTAGACTTAGTAAGTCTAACCGACTCTGAGATCTTGGTTCGCACATCAGGGCGAGCCATAGCAAGCGTTTGAGATCTAGACCTTTTAGCTATTACCTCAGGAAGTTGGTTTGAGGCTGCAATCTTTGCTTTGACATCAGGGCGAGCAAAGATTGTTCTGTTTGAACAAGCTATTGAACAAAAATGGTTGGCTTTTTGGAGAAAGTTGGCTTGATACCTACGAGTGAACTCTAAATTACACCCTAACCCATTACACCTTAAATGAAGTAGTTGATGTTTAACAGGACGTCCGTTACGACCGTGGACTTTATGGTCAACCTGTTCAATCCCTAAGAGCGTCATTTGGAGTATTGGGTATCAGCCCAACCCCCTCCCGTGAGGATGAAGTTGGTACCACCGCTGATGAGCCTCTTGGCTTGAGGCTTACCGCACTCAGGGCAATCCTTGAGGGCGGGCTCAGAGATCTTCTGGTCAGCCTCCCAGGTGGCCTTGCAGGCCTTGCAAACGTACTCGTATGTCGGCATGGTTTACTTGACACCGGAGGGTCCGCGGAATTCCGGGATCCCAAGAAGCTTGATTACCTTCTTCTGAAAGGAGGTCTTCACCTTCATTCGAATCTCAGAGAGGCTCAATCGAAGGAAGTGATCAGGAAGCGGAGGCGGAGGGAAGTGCTTATGTAGCTCCGCTCGAACCAACCTCAGGCTTTCTATGATCCCCGTGACCCCTCCAGCAGCTGGAATGAGATCTGGGCACCCAGGGAACACCGCTTTGGTTGTAACTACGTTGACTCCCCAAATGCTTCCCACAAGGGCCCCCGCCCACTCCTCCCTAGGCTCAATCCGAGCAAACGAAGTGTAGTCGGCATTATCTGCAATCACTGGTAAGTCCTCAGGGTGAATGAGAAGAAGTACCACCCGAAGGTCCTCACATTCAACCGTTGCAAGACGGTCAACCAGCTGATGTAACGTAATCATCCGAAGTAGTACACCGAAGTAGTGACCCCAATGAGACTCGAACTCATACCACTGGCGTGAAGGGCCAGTCACCTAGCCATTAGTGTATGGGGCCATTGGATCAAAGCAACTGAGAGTTTCGAACTCACAATCGGGATCTATGACCCCAGCCCTTCCGTTAGGCTCAAGCTACTTTGATTGGTGACCCCACGGGAATTCGAATCCCGATTACTGGCTTGAGAAGCCAGCTGCCTACCGTTAGCAGATGAGGCCGTAGTAAGTTGCGGAAGACAGAGTATTCGAAACCCAGACCTTGCGGTCCCATCGGTATTCAAAGCCGCGTCCAAACCTTATGGATTTGTCTTCCAATGATTAGATATTGAGATTCAACGAGAAAGGGTTATACTTAGTGAATCATGCCTAGAAAACCTAACACCACCTGCCATAGGTGTGGTAAACCCTTATACCGACAACCTAGTACCTTGACTAAAGGGTACTACTCCTACTGCTCTAAGGGTTGTCAAAGCCAACTCAAAACCAAAGACTGTGCCCACTGTGGTAAGCCATTCACCGCTCCCGAAAGTCTAAAGCAGAGGAAGTATTGCTCCAACTCTTGCAGCAATAAGGCTAGAAGAGGGATTAGTTACACAGGTAGTAAACTTATTCACAACAAGGCTAGACTACTCATTGAACTAAGTAGTAGATCTGGATGCAACCACTGCATGGTTGAGGGGTGTCACTACTCTAGAACACTGGATGTCCACAGGTTAAACCCAGGTAAGTTTGGTGGTAGTTATGCTTTGGAGAATAGCTTTGCTCTATGCCCAAATCACCATGCAGAACTTCACCGAGGAGTGGTAGCTCTTGTACCTACTGGAGAGTTTCGACTGCAAGCAATCGAAACAGGAGTGATTAGCCAACTATCCAAGTACACCACCCCTAGTAAAAAAGTAAGTGCTCAACCTAAGAGTAAGAAAAAACCCTCACGTCAGCGACGAGTGAAAGTTAGTAAGACCTTACAGACTACTTGCGCTCAATGTGGGAAGGATCTCACACTAAGTTTAGGTAGAGGTAAGCCACCTACCAAGTGTTACTGTAGTAAAGCCTGCTCAATAAAAAGGCAAGAGAAAGCACAGTGGCCCTCACTCTCCGATTTGACTAAACTAGTCTGGAAGTACCCAGTTTCAAATGTTGCAAGAAGGTTGCAAGTCTCAGGTGTAGCAGTAAAGAAGCGGTGCAAGCGTCTTGGAGTATTGACCCCTCCAAGAGGTTACTGGGCTAAGCAGAGAACAAGTAGGTAGTGAAATTGGAAGCGGGAGCTGGAATTGAACCAGTCTCGACCTAAAGGTGCTGGGTTATGGGCCCAGTGAGCAGTACCGTCGCTCCGTTCCCGCAGAGCCCCTAAGTGGAGTTGAACCACCCTGAAACATCTTTACGAAAGATGCGCATTCCCACGATTGCTATAGGGGCATAGGGCACTCCAACCTGTGGTTGGCGCCCGGGAGATCTCTACTTCCCCCACTCCAAAGCCGTAGAGACAAGGCCCTGGGGTTTATTTTTGAGTGCCTAGACACTCAGTAGTAGCGAGAAGTGGATTTGAACCACTGACCTTCGGGTTATGAGCCCAACGAGCTGCCAAACTGCTCCATCTCGCAGTGCTGATGACCAGTTGCGAACCAGCCTGTGCCCTCATGGGCCTCATCAGCGAACAGCCTAAGCTGTCCATAAGTCATTTATTGAACGCCCTTGGTGTGTCTCCTAGGGACCTTCTCCGTGCCTTCCAAGATGCCCTGATCACTGATCGGGTTGCATCCAGGTTCATTGAGGCTATTGAGTTCCCAAGTGAGAAGGCTTTTCGGGAATACATGAAGGACCACCCGCGAGCTGATCCAGACAATCACTCAGTGGTTCTGGACTATAAGCCTCCGGTCCCACCAAAGCCCGATCTACCTCCTCACCCCCCTACTCCACCAAAGCCTCCAAGACCGCCGGTTCCACCGAAGCCCCATCGAGCTCCGAAGTTGAACCCACCTCCAAGGGGTTACAAGCCTCCGAGGTTCTATCAGCTTCCTAAGATGTACCAGCCACTGAAGCCTTATGAGCCTCCAAGTTGGTTACCAAAAGCACCGAAGGAGTAGTAATCACCAACAACTGTAGTCGGTGATATTCTTCTCTTCCCCGCAGAGGAGGCATTTCACTACTATGGTGTTACCAATGCCACCGGAAGTGAATGTGAATTGCCACCTCGTATGCATGGCATCCATTGCAGGACCACACTTAGGAAGGTGCTCTGCAGACCAAGCATTGAAAGCCTCTTGTTCAACCTCGTTGGCCTCGAACTTGATTGCTAACTTCAGGTTATTTCGAGCATCATACTCTCGATGACGCTCGACTTCTTCTTGGTCCATCAAATCAGGTACACCGAAGTAGCTCCAGAGAAGGGACTCGAACCCCTAACCTGACGGTTAACAGCCGCCCGCTCTACCAATTGAGCTACACTGGAATAACATGGTGGACTACTCTCGCAACCCACCCAGCTCCAGGAAAGAGACTCGAACTCCTAATCAACGCATTAACAGTGCGCCCGCTTACCAATTTGCGTATCCTGGAATAAATGGAGGCCATATTTTTATGTACCTCCCCCGACGTGAGTTGGTGCTCACGCCGTCGGTACCGTCAACCCCCTTAGGAGGGATCTCCAGTACCAAACTTCATACGGTCAGGAATGAACTACTACCCCACAGTCACGGTTGCTGGAGCCCTCGGTTTACTTGAGGTCGATCACAGCCGTCTGCTACCCGAGCCCACAACAGACTCGTAAAGTCAGCACTCATTCACTGTTAGATTGTCAAGGATCTAGGTAGACGGTTGTCTACCTGATTGGTTCCTGCACAAGGATTCGAACCTTGGTTCTTGGCTTCAAAGGCCAGTGTCCTACCGTTGGACGATACAGGATCAGTGTGTTTTAGTGGACCTAGAGGGACTCGAACCCTCAGCTTCCGGTTTAAGAAACCGATACTCTACCAATTGAGTTATAGATCCAAGTGTTTAGTGAGTGTGGAGGGAATTGAACCCGTCAACCTTCGGATTAAGAGTCCGCTGCTCTACCAATTGAGCTACACACCCGTTAGGGAGTGGAGGTAGAGAGACTTGAACTCTCAACATTCGGGTTAAAAGCCCGCTACTCTGCCAATTGAGTTATACCTCCGTTTCGTTTGGGCCCGTCTTCCACGGGCTTGGTCTTGCGTTTCATTCCAGCCTTCTACTTTCTCTTGTGGTGGATGGTGGATTCGAACCACTCCTCCTCACGGAATCAGATTTACAGTCTGACGTAACTCTCCTGGTTACTAATCACCCACCAAGGTGGTGGTGCCGTGAAGAGTTGAACTTCCTAGTCGTTAGACCCGTGGTTTACAGCCACAGTCGCTTCCCCGAGCGAATCCCGACACCATAGTGTTGGTTTAGCTGCGGTTACGGGTCGATAACGGTTAGAGGTTCTCATGATTTCTACCTGATTGAAGATGCAGTGATCCTGACGCTCTGCAGAGCAGAGACAAGCCTATAGTAAACACACAATGTGTTGTGTGCGGGTTTGGTTCAGAAAGAGGCCCTAAAACGACTTGAGGCCACCGTGGGGTTTTCCCAGGGCGGCCTCTGTTTACGGGTTCTCCGTATTTCAGACTAGCCGCCCTAACTACCCACCTCTGGATTGGCAATACGTGCTGAGGTGGGATACCAGGACTTAAGTTGGGCCATATCTAGGGTAAACAAATGTCCTAAGCCGCAGACAGACGAAGAGGTCAGCGTACTCGACGCTGTTTTCTTCTGTTCTATTCTGAGGTTGGATAGAGAGGACACTTGTGCTCCGATAGTGGCTGCTTGAGCCTTGAGGATGTAGCCTAGCTCAGGTGGCGGGAGACCGTCAAGGTCTTTTTTCGCCCTAGTGATCTTTTCTTTAGTCCGACACTTCCCTACCTAAGGAGCTGTCTGACCTTGGACCCCCTTCTTACACCAGATGTTGGTAAGGAGTCAAGAGCGAAAGTTCTTGTGCGCCGCTCTAAGAGAGATGCTCACTCCCATCAAGCCATCGAGAGTCAAGGTTGCTGCCAAAGCAATAACCGGAAACACTAGTAAATTCAAATGCTTAGCTTTCAACTCTGATTGGAACAAGTTTGTTGAGGAGTGGGCCCCTAAGGTCCATAATTATCTCCTTGGGGCCCTGGGTCCATTTGGTACCGAACCTCTACCAACCATCCTCCCTATGAGTGATGGGATGCACATGAGCGGAGCAACCGCTTCATTTGACATGGTATCAGGTCAGGTACGATTATGCTCCTCCGTAGATGGCAACCCAGGACAGACCCTCGAGAAGCTCACTCATGAGTTCGTTCACGGGAGCTACTCTCAATTCCCCTCAGAGGATGTTTTCTATGATGAGGGTATGGTCGACTACTCTACTTGGCTTCTTGCTCACGCCCCTATCTTTGGGGAGTATCGCCAGCAGATGATCGATGCTGCTGCTTACAACATCAAGATGCGCCGAGAGCGAGCAAAAACAACCAATACGGACTATGACCGAAAGAGGTGGGCCGGAGGTTGTTTTGCTAGTATGTTCTTAGGACCTCAACTAATCCATCGCATGAAGATGAAGAAGGCTGAAGGCGATTACACTTGGTGATCACTCAAGATCAAGCATCATCTTGAACGCATCTGTGTACTCAGTACCAGATCCCTTGAACACCTTCTTGGTGTCTGACTCCCCACCGAGCCCAGCGATATAGGCTCTCCACATACCATCCTCGGACTCAACCCCCAGAGAGTGAACTCCGATCTGAGAGGTTGAGTCCCACATGAACAACTTCTGGGAGGGTAGTTGGTCCAGAAGGTAAGCTAGCTTCCGTATATCAAGTAGAACTCCTACGATGATACCCTGGGCAGCACTGTTCACTGAGTATTTACCTAACTCAATCAGATTCGAGTCTTGGACCTTCGTCCATACTCTGACCTCAGTCTTGTCAACCTGAGTAGCCAAGGGATCTCGAGGGAGCCACAGGAAAGGGAAGTCAGGGGAGTCAGGGATCGGTATTGCACCTGCATCCTTGAATGCAACCAGTGTATGATGACAAGTGACTACTGACCAGAATACCCCTTCCTTACTGACCAAAAACGGGCCGAGCTTCCAGCCCTCATCACTCTCATCACCGCCAACTACAAACTTATCGAGTATTGATAGGTGTTCCACTTGGTTTGTCTACATTATTCGGAGTGAAGTCACTGGTAGATACTACACCGGAATCAGCAACAACCCTGAAAGTAGACTAAAAACCCACAATGCAGGTAGAGGGGCCAAGGCTACCCGAGCAGGGCGGCCTTGGGTGAATGTCTATCTAGAGGTGGTTGAAGGAAAGGGTAATGCCCTCAAGAGAGAGTTTGCTATCAAGAAGCTAACCCACCTTCAAAAGACTACTCTGATTCAAGCTCAAGAGAGAGCTCGAACGCTTCCCGTTGAGTCTCAATCTCCCGCCGTTCCCGAAGAGCATTCTCAACCCTAGCTTGAGAGGTGGCGGCGGACGGCGCTTCTTTCTCGATACCAATGAAGTCAAATCCTGAGCGGATTGCAGCAACGCAAGTGGTACCTGATCCACAATAAGGGTCGAGAACGATCCCCTTGGGTGGGGTCACCATCTTGACCAAATACTCCATGAGCCTCACAGGCTTCACCGAGACGTGCTCATTCTCCTCATCCTCATCCAAACCTTCATCCTTCTCACGTTGATTGGGCTTGGGTACGTAGAAGAAGGTGGAGTCTGGGTTCACATTGAAGAAGTACTTGGAGGCTCCCAACGGCTCTTGTTTTTCTAACCTTGGTTCCCCTTTCTTCTTCTTAGCTGGTTTCTCGCTGACCGCTCCACTGTGGTAGTTGAGCCACCGTACTGGGCATGAGTGATGGCAATCCCAGATCTCAACTTCCTCATCATCTCGATGAACGGTCGTATACTTGTGCCCTGCCCCACCGCCAAATGGCTTAGCTCCATCGTCAAAGCGATTGATAGGGGGCATTGCCACCATCTCAGTCCCCATCTTGATACAGAGGTCTGAGTGGACGATGATCAGGTTTGGAGGGAAGCGACCCGAGGTTTTGACATCATTAGCCCCGGAGAGATCTGAGCTGTTCTTCCAGCTGTTGGCCATCTTGCCCCCTCGAGCTTTAATGGCATCAACCCCCTTTTTATGGGCCTCAAAATCCTCTTTAGAGGAGTGCTTGACTCGAGAAGCTTCGATGTTGATCCCACCAGTCCCAGTCGCCACTACTTGCTTTAATACTGACCCCTCAACTATAGGCTTACGGAAAACTAGAATAGGCTCCCAATAAGGTTTTAAAGCAGTTCCTAACCCTTGGGTAGATCTGATCCAATCAGGATCTGGGAGCCCACACCAAGAACAGACCCTTGCCACAGAATCTGACCCATCAACATAACGGTTAGAAAAGACCTCTCTAGGCTTACTTCGATCTGAATCAAGTCCAGAGCAGTACTTGTGATTGCTTCTATCTTGTGGTGACAACTGGTGCAAAGCGCTATCAGATTTCTCAGTTGATTTGACCCCTGAAATCGATAGGGCTTCAAGTGATGAACTTGAAGTTCGGCCCCGTTTTGTTCTGGGGTTTTTCCGCAAATCCGACACACCTTGTCCCGATCCCGAACTTCGTTCCGAATCTTCTTCCAACCTGGCCCGTACCGAAGTATCTCCAAGTCCCGACGACGTTGACCTTCCGCTGAGCATTGAGTTGAACAATAAGGGTGCTTGCACCTCTTTGAGTTCTTCGCTTGTCTCATCCTGATCTTCCCGCATACCGAGCAAGCCACTGGCTTCGACCCGTTCTGAGAACGATAGGACTGAATCTTGAGTTGGCGACGTTTCCGACTCACTGATAGTTCCCCGCAACCCATCTGCACTGCTAGTTTTGCATCCGACATTGAACCTAGTAAACTGATCCACTTCGGGGTCCACTTTACTGTGCGTTCCTTCTTTTTGGTTGCAACTGCAGACTTTTTTACCATAACTCCTCTCAATACCACTAAGAATGAGTTTTTCAATATCAGTGCTCTTTGGCATCCCTTGAGCTCTGATCCACCGAAGGATGGGAGGGCCCATCTCAGTAGGAATGCAGTCCCTGTTCTCAAACCCTGCAGCTCGGATCCCAATAGAGAGGATGTCTAGGGTTCGTGTACCAGCGAAGCAGAGGAGAAAGGCCCCAGGCTTCATGATCCGATAGCACTCCCTCCAAACAGCCACTGAGGGGAGCTCCCAGTCCCGATTCATGAACTCACCCATATTGAGATCATCGCCTACCTTGAAGGTAGGCGATGATCTCTTCTAGGGTTGGGTCCTTGTCTCCCAGGCCGTAAGGGGGATCGGTGACCAGGGCATCAAGGAACTCATCAGGCAGCGTCTTCAGTACAGGCAGACACAGACCATTGATGATTGTGTTGAGAGGTAAGTTCACAGTGCTGAATTACACCGGAGGCTGTACATCATGTTTCAACAGAACTTCCCGAATCTTCCTTTTGTACTTGTCCAGCATCCCGTCGGCTCTACTGTCGTCTTGAAACTCCTTCTCCCTTAGGTAAGGGAGAAGTCTACCTTTGGTAATCTCGACGTCAGAGTACCCATCAAGCATCAACTGGAAGTAGAGGGCCACATCCTCTGCCCGTTCATCCCCAACAACCCTCTTGATATCTCGTATGATCTCGGATTGCTCTGCTTGAGGAAGAATGTCCCCAATAGTATCCCAAGAAGCTGGTTCGACTAGCATGTCCTCAACATCCTCAGTCTTACGCTTCTTCTCACTTCGAACGACATCGAGAGCTTGATTATGAACTGCTCGGAGAATGTAATGCTCCGCAAAGGATAAGTCTTTACCCTCCAGTGTGTTCTTTAGGCTCTTGTCCGTATACAACTTAAGGAAGACCATTGAGAGTACATCTCGGACGGTCTCTTTCCGTCTGCTATCCTCTTGGTTCCTGAAGTACCGAGCAACTGTACCAGCGGCCTTAGTTCCGAACTCTTTCCCGTAACCCTTGAGACGTGAGATCTCTCTTGTGTTCTTCGGCATGAAGGGGGCCGGTGGCATCCCCTCAACTCCAAATAGGAGGAAGAGGCCGTACATAGCTTGTCCGAATTCAGCCGGCTCGGTTGCGAACCGAATACGGTGAAGGACCCGAGCAACACGGAGACCCCAAGGTAGGGATGAAGCTACCCTTGCTCTGAGGTTGTAGACGGCTTGGTTCAATCGGATAGTAGGGCTCGACACACTACTCAATCCCAATAAATTGATTCTCAGCGACTACGCGTGAGTTTCTTAAGGACATGCTTTGGTAGCTTCATCCTGGAGACAATCTCTTCAGGAGTTAGGCCTTTTGCCACTAAAGACAGTAACTCCTCTTTCCTGGAGGCTATAAGCTCCTCACGACCATCGAAGAATTGACTGATGATCTCGTTCAACTCAAGCAGATTCTCTTGACGCGGACCACAGGGATCAACTAAAGCGTCCTCCCAAGAACGACCTGTCTCTAAGTCCACACCTGGAAAGTGCTCCTTATACCTTCGTTTCCTAGTCCGACACCAATTAGCGTAGATATTGTGAACTGATCTAGCAAGGTAAGGTTTGAAGTTGGCTTTGGATTGAGCCACTTCGGGCATTACCCCTTGAGTCTTCTTGCAGCGAGTATTCTTATCTCGAAACTGCTTAAACCGAAGAACATCCTCCCGAGCATACTGAGCCTTCTTCGAAGCGTGGGTCCCTACTACAGGAACCAAATACTTCATGCAGTTCTTCTCCGGCTTGACTCTAGCTGTCGGGATCGAACTGAAATTAGAGACTACACAAGCAGCACAGAAGACCTTGTACCTAACCTTGAAGGTGTCATTCCTATTGAAGGCTATGGATTCGTCTAAACCAACGTAGGACCAAGTGCGGTGATCCGAAGGCAGTCCGATCCTTCCCATCTGCAAGGCATAAGCACCTTTATTGGAGTTCTCCCAGTGGTCCTCAAAGAAGGTGGTGAGGATTTTGGTATCCATGCCACAGCTGTGACACACGCCATTATCCCGAAGGTAGATCTCTCTCTCTAGGGCCTCAGGGGCCCAGATGAATTCTGATTTCTTCTTCCGCCGAATGTCCCCGCTCTTAGCTCGCACATTCCCAATCTTGAAGGTCCCCCAAGGAATCCCAAGGAAGGCACAGACCTGAAGAGCGGTCATCCTCTTTGGGAGGGTACCTGTTGAGGTATTGTACTTCTGGATCAAGTTGACCCTTAGGACTTCCATCCAAACGTGCTGAAGGAGATCCTCGAAGTTCGCATGCACTCGATTGTAGCGAGTAACCAAACGAGTCACGAATGGGGCGTAAACCTCATACAGTTCGTCATAATTACTAGGTACATAATCATCAGGGATCTCAGAAATGGCTGGGATAGCACAGTTAATCACTATGGACCTCTGCTCTGATTATACCCTCAAGGAGTTTTGTGACCTCAGTACCAAGCACATACTTCATTGGTACCTTACTCAGTGAGGGGTCTTGTGTTTTAGCCCATTGAGTGGACCGGTGTCAATGGAAAATGGGAACCCAATGCACGAAGAAGTTAGCCTTACGCCGCAGAGAAAATCCCATCTAGGCAAGAGGAAGCTCCTCTCAAGAATGACTAACCCAAAACACATAGTACCCACGCTTCAATCATTGATCGACAATGAGATTGACTTAGATTTACCTGATAACACTGAAGAGGTTGGGGCAATACTCGCAGAAATGGTAGCCCAACAAGCACTATTTGAAGTTTCATTCCAAGAGGGTTCCTTGGAGCGAGCGATCCTTCGTGTCAGAGAAGCCCTTGAGCTCCAACCTCAGTGTCCCGATAGGTTTGAGACCAAGTTGCTTATCTTCTGTTTGAACCATTGCCTAGGTAAACCCAAAGAGGGGTTGATCCCTGACTCGCCTACTGGAACCAAGTGGTCACAGAGGACCTTTGAGGCTTTAGCAATCGGTTGGATGAAGTGGGTAACTACCGGTGACAAAGCTGTCCTAAGCTACATCAGTCGCATGAACGAAGATGAACCTGGAGAAGGTGACAAAGCGGTTGAAACCCTCAGCTTGAGCTTCTGGGCTAAAGCTATAGAGATGCTTGTATTAGGACGCCTCGAAGATTCAAAACGATTCTTCGAACGAGCTAACGAGGTTGGTGCCAATTATGGCACTAGGACCAACCCATCGATCTGTTGGACCTACGTTACTAGCTTCTTCACTACTACCTGAGGTCCTCAGTTGACTCCAGGCCTTGGTTTGACTCTTTGACTCTAGGGATGCCTTTACGTCTTCTACTACTAGGGGTTGTTTCTCAAGCTTCGCTTATTGGAGTTGGAGTATCAGTATTACTGTTTTTTGTGATTGATTTGGTCTTAACTTCACCACTAAGTGGTAGTATTCTACAGAATACTACTTAACATAGATCATGATCCCAGAGAACGAAGAGGGAACAACGGAGGAAGCCTCCGAGGTAAGTCCTACTTGGTTCAACTTGGTCATTCGTTCTTGATCTCTGTTGGGCTACTTGAGCATGAGGATGGAACAAGGGAAGAAGAACCCATGTCGATCCGCCCCTATGAGATTACCACTTGAGGTCACTAACTCCCTCTCAAGTGATAGAGCTCCATCCAAGACCCTTTTGAAGCCAAGGATGACATCAGAAGCCAATCGGCCTCTGATGCTTAGGGAACTATCCCGGGAGACTCTTCTTAAGGAAGAGGTGTCCGATCCACGGGTTGAAGCACGGAAGTTTTTCGAGGACAATCCTGTGGAGTAATCCAGGGGTCCTCGTACCTTCGCCAGCTCTATTTTCGTACTGGGTCTGGTCATGGAACAGGTAACCAACCTCAACAGACACGTGAGGGTCTCGTGATATACACCCCTCGGATCTAGCTGTCCAGTGTAATATGATCAGACTTCGTTTGATCACACACTCAAAAGGGATCCGTTCGATGAATCACCCGAGCCTGCTGAAACTGGAAGACATGGAGGACCTAGCACCTATTCGGATCAGCCTACCGGCGCCCCTCCCTATCGGCAGTCGACTAAAGCTTCAATTCACCCTGCATAGGAGGAACGGAGGCCGAACGGAAGAGCTCCAAGTCAACGGAGAGTTCAAGGTCACCGAGGTTACTATCGATGCCAGAGGCGATGCCAAGCAAGTAGTTTCAGTTTCATCAACCGGAATAGTCCCTACCTGGAGGTCGGTCAAGAACACGGCTGTACGACGGCTAAAACCAACCTCTAGAGCGAAGATTCAGAAGACTGAAGTGGTATGAGCGACACCCCATGCTTTGCAACAGGTAAAGAGAAGATCCCACTGTCGATATGGATCCACAGTGACGACTATCACATTTACCGAGGCCTGCCTTCCCAGATGGTCCTGGAGATGACAGCAGGCCATGGGCTTACTGTCAGACAAGCCCTTCAAACATTGGTCCCTCAGTTAGCCCAAAAGCAGGGCCTGCTTATCGAGCTTCCGTGGGACCAATCCGATGACCTCTTAGCAAGCCTCTTCATCCATTCCCTCTTGATGGTAGGCTTGGTCAAACCAACCCCTCTTGCTTAAATCACCACCGACTAGCTGATCGTGCCTTCTGAGCCTTGTATCTCCGAAGTTCGTCACGTCTCCAGCTCTCCTGCCAACCACCGACCCGGAGGTACCTTCCATACTTCCGGTGGAGTTGAGTCATCTCCTCCAAGTCACTTGGATTCTGGTCGGCCCAGATGTCGTGATACACGACATCATAGCGAGTACCCTTCGGAGGCTTGTAGCTGAATACATCCGCGTGGATGACTTCTAGACGGGGGTCTGAGAAGTGAGGAGCCACTAGGTCAATTACGTCTTGTAGACGCTCTACAACCGTAACTTGGGTCACTTCAGGCTTTGCTAGGATAGGCACTAGGATCATCCCGATCCCGAGCCCAGCAATGAAGACGTGGCCTCGAGCTTGGCGAACCACTTCGTAGTTGGTTCGCTTTTCCATCGGAGTGTCACTCATCATGACTCCGTTATTCACTAGGAGTTGACAGTACCTACCCACTGAGATGGGCTCTTCCCGACCTCCGGTGGCTACAGCTCGGAGCATTGTGACAGCTGCCTCTCGTTCTGAGATACTGAAGTGCCGGATCTTGACGTTACCTTTTTCGCACTCAGGAACCAGATCTACCATGGGTGTAAAGGTTTCTGACATATTGACCTACCAGATACTACGAACGAGTCGACCGGATCTCAACCGGATATCTCAATTTAGAGGGCATTAGACACCATCTAAGTCCATTCTTAGATGATCTGAGTCTAATGGAATTTCACGAAACAGCATGATTTCCGCACCGGCCTTTTAGCTGAAAAACCGGCCCGCTGACGGAAACCTGCGCCACGTTGCAGGTTTCCGTCGGCCGTTCAGTATAAAAGTCCATTGATCTTGAGGCCAAATCACTCTCTTCGTTGGTGTATTAGGTCCCATGTCAATAGGGATTACCCTGGGAAAGTTCATCAGAGGGTGTTACTAATGTCGGGCACCTTGTCGGATCATGAGATTACTGAAAGCGTACGATCTAGTAAGATCATAATCACTCCTTTCACTGAGGAGTTAGTGCAGCCTGCTAGTTACGACCTTACTTTATCATCGGAGATCTTGATACCTATACTGACCTCAAACCCTTACCGAGTTGATCTACGCTCCACTCACCCATCAGAGTTACTGACAAAACACACTATACAGGATGAGTTTGAGTTGAGTCCTGGTTCTTGCATCCTTGCATCCACTAAGGAAGTAGTTGGTTTGCCTAGCGATATTATGGCTCGAGTAGAGGGTAAGTCAACGCTTGGTAGGATCTTCTTGGCTGTTCACATTACTGCCGGATTTATTGATCCAGGGTTTAACGGGAAAATTACCTTAGAGGTCGTCAATCATGGTCCGTGGAACTTAGTTCTTTGGCCTGGTATGAAGATAGCCCAGATTAGTTTTAGTAAGATGAGCAAGGAGTGCTCAAAGCCCTATGGATCCCTCGGACTCAAGAGCCACTACCAAGGTCAAAACGGAGTCACAGCGGCCTCAAGTTGGATTGAGAAAACGTAGTACCTACAAGAGGGAGATCTCAAGAAAATGGATAGCAGAGGGGAGATGCTCCAATTGTGGATCTGAGTTTCTGGTTCCCGATAAAAAGCAATGTCAGAACTGTCTGAGTAACTCCAAGGAGGGTACTAGAAGATACCGAGAGAAGAACCCAGGTAAGTTTCGTATTCAGTACCATGAAGCTAAGAAGTTAGGTTATTGTGTCTCCTGTAGGGTCCCAGGTAAACCTAGAAGTAGAGGCCTACTTTGCTGTGATTGTAGTTTAACTGAGCGCCAGCGAGCTATCAGAATCAAGTACAAAGCCATGCAGAAGTATGGTGGGCAGTGTACTTGTTGCGGAGAAGAGCGGGTAGCTTTCTTGACTATAGATCATATCAATAACGACGGAGCGGAAAGAAGAAAAGAGAAGGGGTTTCGAGCTGGGAGTGGTTTCTACAAGAAATTATTGAACCTTCCCTTAGATTCTACTCTTCAGGTTATGTGTTACAATTGCAATTGCGGTCGAAGGAGTACTGGAGTATGTCCTCATAAAGATAACAGCTTCTATGAAGCAGCCCTAGGGAAACAACCTTACGAGAGGCACAGATAAAGAACCATGAACTTTCGCAACCCAATCGTCGCTGATTACCTTGTGAATCTAAAAACCTCCGAGGGTGAAGCGGAACCCGAACATACTCATGATGTCGAGTGCGACTGTGAGGAAGGGAAGTTGGAGTTACTTCCTTTGGTCTACTTCCCGAGTGATTTCCTGAAGCAGGCTTGCTTACCTATCCCTGTATCTGCTGCAACCGGATTAGTATCCCCTGAGGTTGTCAAGCTAGCCAAGGACATGGTTTACACAATGATGGTGGAGGGTGGGGTTGGACTCGCCGCTCCTCAGATTGGTAAGCTACTGAGGATCTTCGTAGTGGACATTGAATGGAAGGGTCACGCTGAGAAAGCTAACCCTCACATCTTCATCAATCCTGTGTTGGAGCCCTTTACTGAAGAGCTCGATACCGTTCCTGACGTAGATCACGCTAAGGCTACTCCGAAGATCCCCTCAAAGGAAGGATGTCTATCTTTCCCTGGTGGGTTTGGGAGTATCGAACGGTATAACTCAATTCGAGTGAAGTACTTGGATATCGAGAGCAAAGAGCAAGTCCTGATTGCAAAAGGCTTCTTTGCACGGGCTATTCAACACGAGTATGATCACCTAGACGGTAAGACCATTCAGAGTGCCATCCCCTCATTCGATATGAGAAAGGTGAGGGACAACATCAAGGCCGACATCCGGAAGAAGACCCGAGTGGCGAAGCCTACTAAGCCTAAGGTTCGCCGTCGTTAGTAAACCGAGCGGTAACTCTGGTTACTAGTTGGTTGTCCTGCTCTTGTTGGGCTTTTTGCTCGGCAAGAGCTTTCTCTTTAACATCCGCCCGCCAGATACGGAACAGACCAAAGATCTTGTTCTGTTTGCGCCCTTTAGGGATAGGCTCTATCTCTACAGTTGGGTTACCCCATTTGTCCTGCCCGAAGCTGATCACTTTGCCTTTATGGTTCTTGTATTTCCCATAGAGCACGAGATCTCCCGGCTTGAAGTAACTAGCTTTGATGAATCGCTCAGCAACTCTCGAGATTAGAGAGTTGTCACTAGATTCTGTAGTAAAACTACTTACTACTTTCTGAACTAGGGGGTCTTGGTCAGTCACAGGGGTACTTCACTAGTGGTAGTTGTATCAGTGGCTTATTGAAGACGGCTCATCGATAAACTTTTGACGGACATCCACCATTAGGATGTCATCACCGTCAGTTCAAGTTCAGTACTCTTCTGACCCCTCTCCAGGGACATGGTATGAAACCGCTGGGGGGATCGATGTAGCGGCCGGAGATACTGTTAGTATTCGATTGAAGACACCAGGTCCAGTTGGACAGTGGTTTCTGAAAGTCTTTGGGGTCGATGAGGTCACTGCAAGTGCCCCACCTCTTACTGGGGTCTCAGGTACTGGGGAAGTAGCATCACCTTCGACAGTTGTCACCTTCACCTTACCTGTTGGTGTTGGTGTTGGGAGGGCTATTATCCTCAGGTCTACTGTTGACGGTGGGGGGCCAGGTCAAGTATCAACCTTTGGGGTCTACACCTTACTCAGTAGTGGCTTCCGGGTTGGAGCAGTAGGGGAGCGCTTCGAAGGGGATCCTGACTTTGGTTGGACTACCCTCCTCAATGCTTTCATACGATCCGGAGGTGGCGGAGGTGGCGGAGCACCTTCAGGGCCTGCTGGAGGTGACTTAGGTGCAAACTACCCCACACCCTCTGTGGTAGCTCTTCGAGGTGTAGCTCTTTCAGCAACACCCCCTTCAACAGGAGCTATCCTTGAGGCTACTGATTCAACTAATGCAGCATGGCTCAACCTAGCTAATGAGGCGGTTGTTATTGGCTCACCAAGTGGGAACGTCAAGAGGCAACTCACTCAAGACGATATCCTTCCAGGTTTCTCTATTGCCTCTTTCACACCTACAGGCACTAATTACTCAGCTGTAGTTGAACTAGGAACGGAGATCTCTGGGGTAACGGCTTCTGCATCCTATGTCTCTGGACCCCCTGTTAGCGGCACGATTACCAACTCTACAGGGGGTTCTACAGGTGGGACTGATACTGCTCCAGGGAGTTGGACCTTCAATAGTCCATTCGCTTCAGGGTCCATGGCAGGATCCATCCTTCGCTCTGGGATCGGGGCAGCTCCAACTTGGACAATGACTCTCAATGTCACGGGGGCTTCAGCTAAGTCTTCTGCAGTAACTGTGACTTGGCTCCCTAGGGTATACCATGGTGCCTCTGTCTCTGGAACTTATAATGCTGCCTTCATTACAGGCCTAGCTAGTAGTAACCTGCAAACCTCGAGGGTTACTACCTACACAGATAATGCATTAGCAGGCCAGTATTTATACTTTGCACTTCCCTCGAGCTATGGAACCCCAATCTTCTGGTCGGGTGGGCTTCAATACGCGGGGTCCCTAGAGGCCTCCGCAGTAGCTGTAACTAATGCTCAAGGGATCATTCAAAACTATGACCTTTGGAGAGTCTCCACTACTCCGGGTCTGGGCTCAACAACGGTGACGGTGCTCTAATGCCTGAATTCCTAGACAAAGCCACTCGCAAGAACAACGCCCCCACTCCGACTGCTGATCGGAAGGACATCGTTGGAGCTCCTCAGATGGTTGCCAGCTTGGCCAACCTAACTGATGATACTATCCCTGTATATATCCGAGAAGAGGGCATGGAAGCTCTCACCCTCGATACTGGGACCAAGTACAGGTTATTATCAGATCTTTCCACGTGGGCTGCTGAGGCCCTAAGTGGAGTAGCTACTGGGCTTCAGACTACTACAACAGTAGTTTCAGTCTCTGGTGCAACCGCCCCTACTACGGGACAGGTACTCACTGCTATCGACTCAACTCATGCTCAATGGGCAGCGGGGGGCGGAGGAGGGTTTACCGCAGGTGGAGACCTAGCAGGCTCATCTACCGTTCAAACGGTGATTGGAGTTGAAGGGCTACCGATCAAAGAAGTTCTGTACACTAGCCCTGATCTTCAATTTACCCCTGGGAGTGGTGTTGTCTCGGACGGTACTAACCTTTGGGTAACTAGTTCAAGCATGAGCCTGATTGCGAAGGTGAATCCAGATGATTGGAGTTCTCCGTTAGCCATCATTCATACCTCAACTGAGTTAAACACCTTCTACATCTCCACCCTGAAGATCTATGGAAACTACCTCCTAGGTTTTGACACTAGTGGTGTCGCGGTAGTCGTGGTTGACTTACTCACTGAGAAGATGGTGGGTTGGGTTCCACTACTTTCTTGGGAATGCACTGCTTGTGTCGACAGCACTGATCGCCTTTGGTTAGCTTATGCCAACAACCCTGAACCAGAGAGTGCCGTTCAGTACATACCGATGTCTGAGGTTCGAGTCGCGTTCCCCGCACAAGCTCCCAATGGGACTAGGGTTGTTATCACTGGTGGTCCGATTGACGACCTGAAAATAATGCACTTTGGTTCCGATGGTTACATCTGGGCTGCTAGGAGCCAAACCCTTGTAAGGATCAACCCGACAACACTCACCTCTACTTTTGTGATGCTTACTGACTGGTTCAGTGCCATCGATATCATAAGCACTGATGGGAACATCTGGTTGCTTGGTTTACAGTCTTTTGGTGAGATGTCTGAGATGTCGTACTTGTTCCAGTATGACATTCCTACTTTCCCAGCTGCACCTACCTCAAGTACTGAAATCTGCTGGAATACTAGTGGTAACTACTATGAGCCTTATGCTACTGGGATAGCCTCCACAACTACCGCACTCTACATCTCAGACAGCCATAAGCATGTGACTGCGGTTGATATTACGACTAAGGCCAAAACAGTAGCTCTAGGGCCTAATGCCGCAACTGAAGGGTGGATGACTTCCCAGTACAACCAAGTAACAGTACAGGGGGTCAAGGTATGGGTGTCTGTTGGAGATAATCCTGTTCTATCCGAGCATGGGTTCACTTCATTCACCATTGGTGAGACTACTATCCCGAGTCCGATCACTGGATTTTCAGAGAAGGTTGTCACCAACTTGAACCTGAACACCCCAGTACCTTACCCCGATATGGTGAAGGCTGGGGATGTTCTGACATCCTTTCCGGAATCTGGAGCACCTCATAAGATTGTCCCTCTTGACCCCTACACCTTCATGGTTGTTAGGAAGTCAAGTGTGGTTCACGTTGCGATCTCAGAGTTGACTCCTGACCAATACGTCTCAACCTCAATTAACCTGAACAATACTGGCGGAACACTCGATCTGAATAGCCTTGAGATCTTCAATGGGGTATTTGATGGGACTAGGTACGCTTGGTTCACTGGTACTTACCAAGAGGCTCCCGCAGCCCCAAGCTATTACCTTTGGAAGGTTGACACTACTTTAGTTTCTCCAGTGGTAGCCTACTCATTGGCAATGACTTTGCCGTCGTCAATCAGCCAACTGCTATCAATCGGCTATACCAATGGTCTTTTGGTAGTTGGTGTGATGGATAGCTTCGAGTCTGTCTTCAGAATACTCAGGATCAACCCTTCAACTGGGGTTATCGATGCGGTAGACTCTCACCCAAACTCTGAGTTCATACCTAGGGTGAATGTTGAAACCAGTACCTCAGACTTCATTTGGTATGGAGGAGAGGTTTATGGGAGAGATAGTACATTCGGGATTGTCTCAAGGTATAACCCTTCTCTCACTGTCCACAAGAACAACGACACCTTCAACTCAGTAACCCTACCAGAAGCTACTGACTTAACTTCAGTGCAGTTGCTTCTTAATGACCTGAAGGCTAAGTTCAACCTGCACCTTGTCCAACCTGAGGTCCACTTGTTCCCTGATACTGGGAACATAATGACAACTCCGGATGCCACAGATGTGGCGAGCCCTTACACGACAGCCACTGAGCTAGCTAATAGGCTTCGAGGTTACTTATCTGGTCACACTCACACACCTAACTGGGCTTATGGGGGGCTTACAATCACTGGACTCCATTACTACATAGACATCCTCTCGAGGTTGACTGTTGATGTGGTAATGGATGATACTGATCTTCCAGGGATCATAGCCCTAGCAAATGACATCCGTTCTGTTTACAACACCCACAGGTCTCAAGTAAAGTGTCCTGTTCATAACATATCTGATACGGTCAACTTCAGTACAATAGGGTTATCCCCCAGCTTCCCTGAGGTTGCTATCTTACTCAATGATCTGAGGGACAAGTTCAATGCACACAGGACTCAATTTGGGTCCCACCTTATAGATGACGTGGCAAACGTTGTCACTGGTGATGCAACCCTTGATGATCCTTATGAGGGTCCTTCTTACCCCAATAGTTATGCCCTCGCTATTGATCTCAAAGCTAAGTTCAATGCTCACTTAGGGGAGACTGAGGTCCACATTAATGATGACGTGGACAGTCTTGTGGTTGCGGCAGATCCAACGGATGATACTGATTTAGCGGGTATCATCAGGATAGCTAACACTCTTGGAGGGTATGACTACCTTGCTGCTGCTCCTTACTCCGGGGCCTATCATTACCACTTACTGCAAGGAAGCAACTACGTTGACACTTACCTGAACCCTACAGTAGTAGGGGACGGGATTCAGGTAGCTGCGGTCAAGCAATATACAAGTGGGTCTGACACTTACTTGATGGTGGCAGAGAATGACTTTGATGGGGAAATCTGGATCAACATTATTGAGGGTCAATTTAGGGAAAACCCTTACTATGCCCCAGGTTCTCAAATAGAGGCTTGGGACCTATCGGAACTACAGAGTGCTCCCACTTATGCCCTAGACGTGTCGATTGATACATCTAGAAGTGTTTTTTGGTTGCTGACAGGTGGGCCCGATGAGGGGTTAAATCCTTACCGAGTCCACTGTATTCCAGGACTAGGGTCAATCAGCCTAAGTCAGAACCTACCTTCAGATGGCCCTTCTTGTATCACAAGTATCAACCAAGGAGGGCCTTACATAGCCTTCCGTCAGGGTGATTATGTGAGCCAGGTAGGTGATGACGGAAACACCTACCCCATTACTACTTACCCAATGGGTGGGGCCCTTAAGTTAGGTTCTTTGATGCACCTAGCGGGGATCCCTGTTGCACCTATCACGGATCTTGGGGTTAACCAAGGTAAGGTCCTAACTCTTCGAGGAGGGTCCATTAAGCTTGAGGTAGCAACCAGTGTTTTAACACCACTGTCAAACATTCGTTACCTTGATGGTGGGACGAGTCTACCACTTACCAGTGAGAATGGTAGTATAGGTAACCCATACTCATCGATAAGTTCTGCAATCAGTCAAGTAAGCGGCATCACCTACCCGGGCCCAACCTTACTTGTCACCCCAGGTAACTACTCAGGGGATCTAGTCTACTGGTTATCCACCCACAACCCCCCAAACCCCCTCAGTATAAAGGGGCTCGGGGTGAGCCCTTACTCAGTAACACTACCCTACGTTAGTATTTTGAGTGGCAGTGGTTACCTTGAGTGTGTTTACCTTGCTAACGGGATGCAAGTTGGCTCTAGGGTTAGTTTGAATAGAGTCGTTGTAGGGGGTACTTTCACTGGTAGTTTTATAGCCGATAGGTGCATCTTTCAGAGCGCTGTTATTTATGGCAATGGCCTTCAGCTCACTAATTGCACCTTTGATGGCCCCACTACCTTATTCATGTGTAGTATTGGAGGGTACAATACCCTAGATCCAGTAGATACTACTACTGCCAACACCCTACTAATTAAGAGTCACGATGGAGATCCATTTACCTCAATTACTGTCACAGCAGGTGTGGAAACCTCAAAGGGTCAGATCGTAAGTGACTTGAATTCTGAGTTAGTAGGTATGGGTTTAGAGGCTCAAGTTGATGATACTAATCGAGTTAGTATCTCGAGTTCAACAGGGTACATAGAGATTGACAGCTCAGGGAGTATTAATAGCGTTATTAATTGGAGTTCTTGGGTGGAGGTAGGTAGTGGAGTTGAAATGGACTCCTTTAGTTACTGGAGCTTCAGGTCCTCAATGAGTGTATATAGTGGTACAATCACTATTAATGCACCACCTTCTTCGATGAAGTACCTACCTCTTATGGCTGGGGTTCAATCAGCGGGGAGTACTTACACCCTACTTGGTGTACTTCCCGCACTAGATTACTTCAACTTAGGCACTGGTACTCCTACCTTCACTTTTGACGCCATCATCAATATCCCAACAGGGTCAACTGCTCAAGTACGCCTATATGACAAGACCAACAGCATTTCCTTATACGAATCGGATGTTATCGATGGCCTACAGACTGAATTCTCTGTTGGGGGTATTGTCACCCCAGCAACAGGTGCAACAACACTAGAGTTTTGGCTGACTACTCCAACTAACACTGGAGGAGATGCAAGTTGTATCTCCTCCGGGATCACTGTTTCCTTTACTTAGTGCCTACTATGTCCTCACCAAATCTTGTCATAGCTCGTGCAGGAGAGCAATCTCGCCACAAGACCTGGGGTACTAGCCCTCATTGGGATCTTTTAGTCTCCTATTATGGAACTGATTCAGAGAAATACAGGGGGGATGGTTTTGAACGTGTTGATGGGGTTGGTGGGAAACTCGAGGATACCTTCAATCTTTGGCACACCCGCCCCGACTTATTCAAAGATCGGAAGTATGTTTGGTTGGTCGATGATGATATGGAGTTCACCACCGCCAACATAGACAAGTTATTCCTAACAATGGGTGAGTACAATCTTCAATTGGCCCAACCTGCATTGAGTCTAGATGGGTTTATCAGTCACCCCATCACAGCGGTACATGAAGGCTTCAAGCTCCGGTATACTACCATGGTTGAAACTATGGTCCCATGTTGGTCTATGGAAGCATTGAGAAAGGTTATTCCTTTATTTGAGGGTAATCGATATGGTTGGGGTTTGGACCACATCTGGTCTAGGTTTACCTCAAAAAAAGGTACCGCTATCCTAGACTGTGTTCAAGCCAAGCATTGTCGTTGCCAGGGTACTGGTGAGCTCTATGACTATGACCTAGACCCCATTACTGAAATGACTAGGTACTTGGTTAAGTTCAGACTCGTTCAAGTACCTAATGCAACAACCTTAAGTGGGGTACTTGAAGATGGTAGATTTGTTGAGGGATCAACCCTCAACAAGCTACTAGAGGAACCACTAAAGAAGATCCTCGCTTCAAGGATTGAGACTGCTAAATGTAACCCCATAGTAATAAGGAATCAACCTATGGACTTGAGGGGTATCCAGCATCTACTTAGTATACAGAAGTCAAAATCATAGGTCTCTTTGGTAACCTTATTTGCTTCGGTACTCTACTAAGTACTAACTGAAACATAGGGTTCCGAAGTGACCTACGTCTATTCCGGTGGACTACATTCATGCAGGTCAGTCCATCCGCTCCAGTCAAGAAGTGCAGGGCTAGGGCAGTGACCAACCCAGATCGGTTGAGGCCTGCCATGCAGGTCACAAGCACTCTCTTCCCTCTGAGGTTGGCTTCTGCGACCTCTCGAGCTGCCTTGGTGGCGATGAGGAGCTCCTCCCGAGTCGGGACTCTGAAGGGGTCATCAGAGTTCGGAGCGTAGATGACTTTGAGTGACGGCGGGTAGACGGTCTTGGGGGGCTGCCACTCCTCTGCACAGAGGACAAGGACGTCGAACTTACTCAGACCTTTCCAAGTAGCAGACTTGGATCCCTGCCAGAGATTTGGTACGATCTCACTCTTATCTGGAACTCTCGTCACGTTCAAACCCTACTTACTCTTCTTCTCTGGGTCAAACCGAAACAACTTCAACTTTAGGTTAGGTGGTATCTCCACCTTATCAGTAAGCTCAGGGTGGTCACTTGTACCCTGGATCACCCTATAAGCCCCACCCACGAAAGCTATAGGGAATAGTGATTCAGGTGGGGGTGGATCACTCTTTATCTCCTCGAATACTCTTCGAGTATCTTCGAGGATTTGAGATAGGTCGAGGCGAACTGCCTTGATCTGACTCGATTGCTTTCTGAAGATAGGAGGTGGGTCGGCCGTCTGAGGCTTAGGTGTCATACCCTACCTCTTAGGACCATATGCACTCCCTGGAGTAGCCCCTTGACCTCCGATACCATAGAATGGACCTCTGAGATCTCTTTGGCTCTTTGACGATCAGCTTGCTCAAATTCATCGTGAGTGATGGCCCTCTTCAATTTGAGCTCAAGCCTCTGGTTGTTCTCCTCTACCTCACGGACCTTAGCTTCAAGCATTCGAAGCTTTTGAACCAAGAGAGGTCCTGCGTTCTCGGCCTCAATCATCTCCTCCAGATTCAGGAATGAAGGGCGCTTTCTTCTAGCATCTGTTGTCTCTTCTTGGTGCCCTTCTTGAGATCCCGTATCTCGCTCTCGAGTTGAGTAACAGAGTAGGCTATCCCCGACTTAGACTCAAACGATCCAACCTTTTTCTCTAGGTCTTCTACCTTTCTCCTCATGTCCTTGAATAGGCCATAGACAGTAGAGAAAGCGGTAGTACCCCCAGACAAGACTGCGGTGAGTAACGAACCAACCAAGTTATCGGGTGTAAATGCCATACCCTAACCTAACGGGTCATAAGGTGATCAGAGGGATCAGGGCAAACCCTCTACCAAGTGTAGAGCTGACTTAATGGCCTGGTCCATATTGAAGTAGCGGTACTCTCCTAACCGACCACAGAATAACGTCTGAGTTAGGTTAGATCTTTGAACATATCTCTGGTACAACTTGTAATTTAGTGACTTAGGTACTGGGTATAACGGATCCAAACCCCTACTACAAGGGGACGGATATTCATATACTACTGCGGTATGTTTATGTGCCTGTTGGGTAATCTTCTTCATTTCTGTAGCCCGAGTATACTCTTGGTCTAATGGGTAGGTGATCGTAGCTACTGGGAGAACTGACTCCTCTAGAAAAACCTTAGTTTTGAATTGAACACTTCGATAAGGTAGTGGGCCTAACTCAAAAGAAAAATACTCATCAATAGCACCTGTATAAATTACGTTGTAATGAGGAGAAGTGTACTTAGGTTCGCACATATGGGACAACTTGACTGTGATCTTCGGGTGGTCTAGCATCCTAGTGACCAAGTTCGAAAATCCATCCGTAGGTACAGCTTGGTATTTGTCCCCAGTGTAACTATCCTGGTCTCCTATGATTATTGGTACCCTACCTACCACTAGAGAGTCTAATTCTTCAGGTAGGATCCCCCAATGCTTCATAGTGTAACCTTGAAATATCCGGTCATAGATACTCCGGGCTGTTCTTGCAATGATGGGGTTTGACTCTTGTAGCATCCTAAGAATAGAGACTTTTTCCCCAGGTTGATAGTGATCAAGAAGGGTAGTCTTTATTATCTCAGTTTGGTCTGGGAAGAGTAGATCAATACCTATAAGTCCTATAGGCAGGGGTATTGATCTACTCTCAACTGACGCGTGAACCTGATAACGAAAAAGTAACCACTTTGCAAAGGGCTGCAAGTAACCCCAAACATCCTCGAGGTTGGTGTGGAAAACATGAGGGCCACACTTTTGAACAAGTAGACCCTCATGTGTCCAATGATCAGCACAAGCCCCACCCACGTAGGGTAGTTTCTCAATAACTAGGACTTCTTCCTTACGTACTGAGGCAATTCTTTCTGCAATCGTAGCTCCAGTTAATCCAGCCCCAACTACGATCCATTTGGCCATCTCAGACTTGGATCTCGTTGATGATGTCCACCCACTGACCCTTTGCAGAACCAGTGACGAAAGCATCCATCACGCTGAATACTTGATCTGAGAAGCCACCAATGTTGAGAGTATCCTCACGATTACTCATTTGCGTTGTGTTACTAGGAGTGACGTCGAGGCAGATGAGTTTTGCATTAGGGTTTCTCTTCTTGAGTTGAGCCCACTCCTCTGCCATGGTGGTGATCCTCTGCGTACGACTACCCCAGTAACTCAGGTTCTCTTGAGCAGTTCGAGCACTCTGACCATGGGACTCATAGTCCGAGATGAAGATCATGACGTCGACCTCCGTCCTATCCTGATTCACCTTCCGGATAGGAGCTGAACACTCAGTTGATCCACCTCCAACCCCAGCAAGAATGGTAGCATTCTTGATAACGGTATTTGCTGGACTCAACTTAACCCCGACTACATCCCCTTCGAACGGGATGACAGTTGCCAGAGGGTTCTTCCTCAGTAGGCAGGAAGCCACCAAACCAGCTACGTCAATGCAGCGTACCTTAGTAGTAGACCCTTCACGCTCACCCGTGATAGCACTCTTCATTGACCCAGAGACATCCGGGCAAATCACTACCTTCAAACCCTCGAAGGCCGGTACGTTGACGGTAGCCAACTCCATAGCAACTTCGAGAGCCGCACTGATCTCCTTTGGCATGACCACCGGAGTCACCTCTTGGGCATTTCGTGCCCTCGAGTAAGGGCTTGAAGTCCCCTCTGTGATTGCCTTGTACGCCATCAAGATCTGATAGGGGAAAGCCTTTGCCTTCTCGATCAGCTCCTTATTGGTAAGTTTAGCAACCACCAGCTTCACCATCTCAGGATCAGTGAAGACCCCATGACGAGCAAAGGTGTTGAGGTTCTTGAAAGTTTGGGTCCAAGTTGCCCTGGTTGCCACTACCTTCCAATCCTCAGGACGAAGCGGAAGACCCATCAACATCTCAAAGGGTGCCTTTGGGATCTCTCCTGCCGGAGAAGCCACGAAAGTGATGTAGTCCGAGATTAGCTTCGGCAAAGCCTCAGCTACTGTGAACTCCTCACCCTTGAACTTACCCTGCTTCTTACCAATGAGGTAAGCGTAGAGAGCAGACCGCTCCTTAGTCATCGGGACCACACGACCCATCTTCACGATGTCACCCAGAGTAGGCTTATCCCCAACGGACTGGAAGAAGATCTGGTCGTCAGTCCTGGTATTGAACCAAGCATTAACCAACCTTCGAAGACGCTTAGCTGACAAGTTGCTTCGACCAAATGATCCTGATCGGATCATCTGTGAGAAGTTCCTCAGCATCTTGCCGTTGTCAACCACCCTTGAGAAGACTTGAGCACAGAGGTCCGGATCACGAACAGCTAGGGCTGCTACAAGAGCCGCCGGCATATCCTTCATGAACCCAGTCTGTCGAGCATAGACAGCTACCTGAGCCAAGAACCGAGGGTGTACCTCACGTGAGAGCTTGAGGACCCTATCGAGCTGATCCTCCGCCTTCGTGTAAAAGGTGTTGTTGAAGCACCCGGTTACAGCAAGCTGAGCCAACTCCTGCTCGGACTCCATACGGTAAGCCGCCGCCCCAGAGTAGTTGACAACCTCAGCACTTTGGGCAGACTTCCGCCCTGACTTAGTAAACTTCTTCATTTGAGTCTCCATTTCCACCGAAGTGGAACAAGTTGTTCCCCGATTGAGGAACAGTCACCTCTACCTCAAGTACTCCTAGTGTGCAAGGAGGAATCAGCGCAAGAAAGAAAAACTACTGACATCAGACTACTGGGCGGTCGGTGTAGCCCTGGTACATGGTCAAGGACCGATCTACGTTAGTGGGCCTAGCTGTGGGTGATGCTCTTGGTATGGCCTTCGAGACCAGGAAGCCCGATGATCCCCTCCTCTTGGGGTGGGACGGATCCTACCAGCCAAGCGAGTACCATGATCTGAAGTCTGGTCAATGGACAGACGATACAATGATGGCAAAGCTCTTGATGGAGAGCTTGTACGTCTGTGGAGGGTTCTACCCTAAGGATCTCTCACAGAGGTACCAACATTGGTTTGTAGCAGGTCCTCTCAGGGGAATGGGTAAAACGACCAAGTTGGCCATGACGAAACTCCGAGATGGGGTCCCATGGAACCAGAGTGGAATTGAGGGTGCGGAGGGTAATGGTACGGCCATGAGAGCCGCTCCCTTTGGAGCATTCTACCAGGATGATCCGCTAACCGCAGCTCAATTTGCTAGGATGGAAGCCAATATCACTCATAAGTCCCTTGAGGCTGAAGAGGGGTCTGCAGCGGTTGCGGTAGCCGTTGCTCTGCTTTGGACGGGTACTTCACTCCAGGATATTGTAACGAAGACTCTTGATTACCTGAGGGAGTCCAAGGTCAAGTCTTCACTGACTCGGTTGAAGTTCTACCAAGATCAGGGTGGGGATCTTTCGGCCTCGGAAGTCATCAAGATCTTTGGTACAAAAGCTCACGTGATTCAAACGGTACCAGCTGCATTCTCCGCTTTAGTCTACACAAATACCTACATGGATGCGGTTTACTCTTCCATTCGAGCGGGCGGAGACACCGATACCACTGCTGCTATTGCCGGTGCTCTTGCTGGGACGTACTACGGTCTAGAAGCTATCCCCAAGATCTATCGTGAGGGATTAGAAAGGTTCTCACATCTTCGGAGACTGGATTCCAAGATCAGTACTGGACCAAAGACCGACGTACTCTGGAGATTGTAGGCGCCCCCGCCAGGATTCGAACCCGGGACTCAGCATAACCTGTGAAGGATTTAAAGTCCTCTCCCTTAGACCGCTCGGGCACGGGGGCATAGGTATTACTCTGAAACTTCCTGACTCGTGGGTATCTCTTTGATCTTAGTTCGAGAAAGTGCCCAAGCTCGGGCGACAACCCAAGACATAGACCTGTCCAATCGCTCAGCCTCCTCTTTGATCTCAAGGTGCATACCTTGAGGGAAGTAGAGGCTTTGCTTCTGGTTCTTCTGGTTGTCAGTCATCACCTTAGACTATAGTCTAATGCAAGCGGCAGGTCACGCAAAAGTGACCGAGCTCCGGGTTCAAATGCGATGGCGGTCAGCTCATTATCACGGTCGGGTTCATGGAACAACGAGAATCGTACACCCCTTCGATTAGCCTTGGTGGCTAATCGAAGGAGACCTTTTTCATCAGGGACCGATAGCAAGGCCAAGGTGTTCGAGGAAGTATGCCACCGATTAGCTTCCTCATGATGCGTCACCATGAACTCCGTCATCGCATGACACAGATGAACGGCTTGAGATCCCGGTGGCAGATCCTCTCTGGTTACGAGGTAGAGTTTCTCAGGCATGACTACCTCAGATGAAGGGCTCAGGATCCTCAGTTGGGTCTGAGAAGGCACACCTGATCGAATCAATCCCTTCATCCCTACAACGGTCAAAGTGAGCTTGAACTCTCTCAAGTATAGACTCAGGGATCTTTGCTTTTCGAAGAGAGTCCTCCCATTTGGGGTAGGGTCGATCCCCATAGTCAAACCGCTCTCCGACCTGGAAGGAGGGGGGATCCGAATAGACCCTACCCAACTCTGTCTCTAAGAAGGGCCAGATCTCTAGGGGTGAGTCATTGCAGCACCCACAATTATGACGTTGATCGTAGTCGATGACCTTCTCATTAACTGAAGCAGAGTAATACGCTATTTTACCCCAACGACCAGTATGCTTCTTCAGGTCTGGAAAGGCTTCAGCAAGCTTTACTAGCCTTTCTGCTTCTGCTTGTTGCTTCAGAGCTTCAGCCCTGACTTTAGAGACCTCTTCCCCTATCGTGGTCATGCTGCCTCCCTAGCTGCCTTGATAGCCTCGTTCATCCCTTCGATTGAGTGATCGAACCACTTGTCCTCGAGGTGACTACCGTCCTTGAATATGACCACCTTGATAGGACCAGTGGTCATCCCCCACTCGAGGTCGATAGTGATCCCTAATTTTCCTTTGTGAGAACGAAGCCTTCGGCACCAACGTTGTTCCCGACCCGTGAAATGAGGGCACCACCCATCGTAGGTGATTCCGCAACTTGAGTGCTCATCTGGATTCAAAGCAGGATCCTTCGCCAATTCAAGGTAAGTTAGGTACAGAGGATCCTCCGCCTTGAATTTAGCAATCACCGCCTTGTAACGGGCCTCTCCTTCAGCCTGCTGAACTCTTCGAATCTTCTCCTCATCCGACACATCTTCTCCAAGGAAAACGAGTTTCAGACCCTCTCGTTTGAAGGTCTTGGTAGCCACCCAAGTAGCAGCGGGTCTCTCATACCCCTCGAGATTCTCCACGTCACCACCATCGTCATCATCCTCGTCATTCTCTCTATTACTGAAGGTCTTGATGATTCCGTCGGCTTCGAAGGAGGGCCATTGTTCGTCGGCATCCACGTAGTTGCCATCGATCTCGAGGTAGGGCCAACCTCTCATCGGATCGGAAAAGTCGTAGAATCTGAACTCATAAGGGCAAGCCCAAATGCAACCCTCTACGACGAGGGTACAGGAAGTAAGGTCAAAGCGATGGGTTACCCAACAGAAGCCAAAGCCCTCTTTAGCTTCTGTTGGAAGGAAGTCCTTCCTGGTTCCAGTATCTAACTCAAGTACCGTTTGTCCTTGGTAATCTTCCCCGCACAAAAGATACTGATGCCCGTTAGGGTGGTCAACCCAAGAGAAAGGAAAGCTTGCATAGTTGCGCTGAACCTCGAAGATGGGAGTATCGGAACCCACCCGATAGATCAGCCCTTGAGTGTAGTCCCAGGATCCACTCCCGGTAGTGAAAGAGGTAATCACGAGCTTGAAGTCCCCACTTGGGGAGAGAACCTCTCGAGACTTTCCGGCGTTTTCCGGAACGAAGTACTTGGCCATTTTTGATCGTCGCTCTTCCCTAGTTGTCACGCTGCCACCTCGAAGATCTGAACGCTTTCCCCACTGATCCATTCCTGAATCTGCTTAATCGTAACCTGCTTACCCTCAGGGAGAGCTCGGCTTAGGGCATCCCGAACCCCATAGCAGTTCACTCCGTTCCCGTCTCGAACACTAGACTCCAATGTCTTATATGCTCGACCACGAAGCATCCCATATGCAAGGAGAGCGCACCTTGCATAGTGACTCTCTCCTTGCTTACTCATCCAGAGCTCACTTCTCTCAGGGCCAGTCTCAGGGCGCCGGAAAGCCTTGAGGGCTTTCTTTCCTGCAGTACGACGTCCGGAAGAATCTACCTGAGAGCGGATCTTCTTCACCTCGGGAAGAACCCCGTCCTTCCACTCGAGATCTCGAATTGCTCTGCGCAACTTCTGACAAGCGAGAGCCCTTGCACAAACTTCAATCCTTAGACTGCTAATCACGGTTTTCATCACTCATACTCCAATTCGTTCTAGGGTTTCAAGACCTTGGGAGACGAATGGAGCGGTGGGCCGCGAGCAGAAGCTTTCCGCCTGGGAGCTAGGTGTATTTACGTGAACCTTGACACAGATTGCAGGTTAGCCATACTCGACCGTCCTGTCAACTGGTGTATTCGTCATGGTGAGCATTTTCTACAAGCTTGAGGGAAAGGTTGCTGTTCCAGTGAGCAACCAGGAGTACCATGCTTGGATGCTTGGTGATTCTTCTGGGGGTCACCGGAAAGTGGCTGAAGACGAGTTCCTTAATGGTGATGTCCGAGTATCTACCGTCTTTACCATGGGGATCAACCATAACGCTGGTGGGAATCGGCCACAATTGTTCGAAACTATGGTGTTCGGCGGAGTACTCGATACCCTTCAGTGGCGGTATGCCACATGGGAAGAGGCTGAATCAGGTCATGCAGGAGTATTACGGGAGCTCTTCAAACTCCAGCCCGAATTAGCCCCACCAGTCGGTAATGACATCCCAACTCGATTTGAAAGAATCCTAGCTGAAGGCGGCTCTAATGGCTAGCTCGAAGGAATGGAAGACCGCCAGTATCACAGGTCACCGCAACATAGGCCCCAACAGCAAACGAGGTCTTTGGTATGCGATGCAGACACTCGTTGGAAACCCACTCATCAAAGCTATCTACTTTGGAGGAGCCAGCGGATCTGATACAGAAGCCCTCAAGGCAGCCTTGTATCACCGAAAGGGTAGTCGACCTCGGTTGATTGTGCTGGTCCCAAATACCCTTGAGAACCAGCCCCGAGAAACCCACGAGTGGTCAAGGAAAGCTGATGAGCTCATCGAACTCAAGCGCCCGATCACCCCAGAGGATGGGTACTTGAGTTACAGGAAGCGCAATGAGTTACTAGTGGACCACGGAGATCTAGTGATAGCCTTCTTCAACGGGGATTACAAGTCCGGTACTGGACAAGCTATTCGCTATGCAGAGAAGACTGGTAAGAAGGTCTACCAGATCAATGTCTCTAAGGAGTGATCCTTAGAGACATTGATCTGGTGGGAGCTCTACTTCTTGACAGTTAGAATACCACGCTGCCAACTAATCTTACAATCAGGGCACTGCCATGCAGTGATCCTGTCTTGACCTCTGTCTGAGATACCAATCTGACGGAGGAAAGGGGGGCCCGACTTAGAGTCCCTAAGGTCTGCTTCGCAAAAGGGGCATTCTAAGATCCCCTCCCAGACGTGCCAATAAGCCCCCCACCCCGAAACCATGGTATAGACGTCGTTAGGGTTCCCTTCGACAGTCTCTTTCGGATAAACCCCTCTTTCAATCAGAGTATCGATGTAGTACTTGATCTTGTCTGAATCCGACTTAGTGAACTTCCCTCGCTCAACATCGAGCATCTGAAGGAGAGTTTCGTCAGAGACGTCGGACAGATCTTGTAGAGTTGATTCAGACACTTCTCCCAAGTACACCATGAACCCCCCTAAAGCCACTAAATTCTATGTTCGTCACCGTGAGGGTTACCCCGAAACGACCCTTCAGGATTCAGCTCGGAGAGGGTTCTGGGAACTAGGGATCGAAACAAACCCCTATGAGTGGATTGATGATATTGATTCCATTGAGGATTTAGGACCTACTGTTGGGGTTGCTGGGTACATCGGAGATGTTCACCGAGCACTAACCAAGTTGGGGAAACCGATCCCTCCGGTCGTAGACTACCCGACTCCTCTCGAGAAGTTCTTGGAGCGAAAACTCTTCAAGGGTCTTCTCGAGGATGTTCGTCAATCACACTACCCTTGGTTCATCAAGCCGCTAGAGCACAAGCTATTTAGCGGTCTCCTGTGGCTACCGAATGACCCTGAATCAAGGAGAAAGACGGTAACTCTGGCAGATGATGTGGAGATTTGGATCTCTGAGCCCGTCAACTTCGTCTCGGAGTATCGAAGTTTCATCTTGGATCACGCCATCCTAGATTGCCGCCACTACAAGGGGGATTGGGCTAAGGCTCCGGATCGGTCTACCGTGGAAGAGGCTGTACAGCTCATGAAGGGTACCGCCCCGACCGCATATAGTCTTGACTGGGGAGTGACGGACTCAGGTAAGACCCTTCTCGTCGAAATGAACGAAGGGTACTCCTTAGGTACCTACGGCCTCAATCCAGTATTTTATGCTCGGATGCTCTCTGCTAGGTGGTTCGAGATGACTTCTTAGTCTTCTCCGCTTCCATTAGCTTTGACCGATCCATCATGGTTGCCCAAATATGACGATCCAAAGTAGAGAGGGAGTTTGCCCAGGCGTAAGATACAAAAAGCTCTGGGTGCTTCATCGCTTCTTGGTAGAAGGGAGCATTAACTGCTTCCCGTTCCTCAGCAGTAGCATCCCCCTTGAGGGCGATAGTCTTGAGCCACAGATCCCGAACCACTACAACCTTCCCTATGAGCCTAGAGGACTCCTTACGGGCTTCCTTGCACTTGGCATTCAGGTACGTCCGGAGAGCAGTGAGCTCTGCCTGAGTCAACGTGGATAGATCTGGGAGGGGTAATTGAACAGTCAAGTAATCATCGGCCACGTGGAGAAGTAACACCGTGTGGCTTCAAATCGACTACCCTTGAAGCATCTGTCGTGTATGAGTGAGTGGAGTTGGTTCCGGAGCCCTCAGTTTGGAAGTACTGAGGTACCCCATTCCTCCTAGGTTGAGGTGGCGATACCGGACTTACAAAAACCGTATGGTAGACGACCCTGGGAGCTCTCGGTGAGGGTTTGAATTGAAGTGCCTCTATCAGCTTTGGTAACTCGAGTAGAAGGGAGAGTTCACCAACCGCACTTGGGTCACTATTTTGATCTGGGTGGAGTAGAAGGACTAACCTCTTGAAGCCCTTCTTGAATCTACCCCTCAAGTCAAGAAGAAGACGGTCCCCTTCTTCTTGACTCTTAGCTTGAGCTATAGCTTCGAAGTCCCTGGAATTGATTCCCATTTGGGACAAGAGCTCGCGAGCACGAGGATGGTCTAACGTCACGAATAGCCTCAATAGAGCTACTTCAATCAAGAGTTCTTCGAAGAACCGGTACCTCAGATATTTATTACATGAGACTACATCCTACTACTGACTTCCCTAAATAATCCATGATTGAGATTAACCTGGTGTATTGACTGAAGTTAAGTTACTCAGTCACTAGGAAACTTCAAAGACTCCAGCTATGAACGACTCTCAATCCAATCTAGCCGACCAGACCATCAATTGCTGTGATTGCCACCAGGACTTCATCTTCTCCGTGAGGGAGCAGGTGTTTTTTACTGAGAATAATTACAGTCCTACTAAGCGCTGTTACCCCTGCCGAGCAAAGAAACGAGCGCTTAGGGACGCTGAGGTTGGGCAAACTCAGGTGAATCAATCATTCGACTATGCCCCTAAGTTCCAAGAGCTCCCACCCACCGGCGGTAAACCACGGAACAAGAATGGGATGCGTGGTCGTCGAGGTCAAGAAGACGACTACTGAGTCGTCTTAAGTCAGGGCAATAGTTAGATTCAGGGTATCTCCGGGGAACAGTACTTTGAAGGTACTTCTGGTGTCTACTATACGAGGAGTACCTCCCATTTCAGATCTCCAGATCGCTACCTGAGAGAAGGTAGCGGGCTCGGTAGTCATAGGGAAGATAATGGACGAATTGAGTTTCATTATCCGAACCCGAGAGGTAACCTCGATGCCCTTATCATTGATCAAGGACACCCAGAACCCAGGGGTATCTAGTTCCGCAGGTAGGCGTGTAGGTCTGACATCGATCCAATAAGAGTCGATGTCCTCATGGTCACTCATGGGTTACGCAGCCGAACAAGCACGCTGATGGCCTGCTTCTCTAGCTCCTCTACGGTACCGTTGTTCCAGATCACGTGATCAGCGAACTTCACCTTCTCGGACATGGGGAGTTGAGAGGCCAAGCGAGCTTTTGCTTCTGCCTCATTGAATCCGTCTCGAGATTGAATCCTCTGGAGTTGAACTTCTGGAGTGGCAGCTACAACCACGAGAGGTCGATACTCCTTCTCATGCCCCTTCTCGATGATTAGAGCAGCATCAAAACCAACGAGAGGGTTCCCCTCCACAGCCTTCTTCAATCGAGTGTTGATCTCCACCATCAAGTAACCCTCGATGATCTGATCCAAAGCACAACGCTTCTTAGGGTCCATGAAGATGAGGGCTGCCAATCGAGGCCTATTCAACTTCCCGTCCTCGAGGAGGATTTGAGATCCGAATACGTGAACCAGATCCCTTAGGGCAGGTTTCCCTGGGTCCACTACAGCTCTGGCCGCTTCATCGGCATCCACCATCGGGATATTATCCCTTTGGAACAACTTGGATACGGTGCTCTTCCCGGAAGCAATCCCTCCAGTTAGACCGAAGACTCGACCTTTCATTGATTGACCATACACCAACTACTGGTGTATGGGGAACTAAGATGACCTTCCGAAACGTTTTCAAGGTAAAGCGTAGTTTTCAAAGGGAACACCCTGAAACGCTCATCATCAGATGCAGCGACGGTAGGTTTACTGTACCAGTAGCTGACTTAATGGCCCACAAGGGGTATCAGAGTTATGATACTCTAGCAATTCCTGGGGGTCCTGCTCTACTGGACATGTCTGGTTCTTCAATTAGTGATACAGAATCTGTCAGATCGAGTACTCGATTCCTGATTCGAGGGCACCACACTCAGAGGGTCTTCCTCATTGCTCATGTGAGTTGCGGGTACTACCAGAAAAGGATGACTGGCCAACCGGATAATAAGGTCTTGAGTCAACAGATCAAGGACCTCCAATGTAGTGCCGCTTGGATCAGGAGGGAGAACCCTCAAATTCAGGTTGAAGCCTACTTCATTTACCCCCAGAATGGGGACATCGAGTTTTGTGAGCTCGAGATTGATCCCAAAATAAACCCGGTGATGTAGATGGAACCATTCTCTGTCGTAGGTTTGATGATTAGGGGCGGTAAAGTCCTAGCTGTATCAAGGAAGACCAACCATTCCGACCTCGGGCTTCCCGGCGGTAAGGTTGATCCAGGAGAAACCCCAGAGCAGGCTCTAATTCGAGAGGTAGGGGAGGAAGTAGGGGTCAAGCCCCTAGTATTCCGACAGGTCTTTGAGGACTTGGATCGCGTAGAAGGTGGGGAACCTCGCCCGTGCCGAACCTATGAGGTTGAGTCTTGGGAGGGGGAACCCGTCGCAAAAGAGAATGCAGTCGTCAAATGGGTTCGTCCTTCTGAATTACTTGACTCGTCTCATTCCTTTCACCGGTATAATCAGAGGCTTTTTGACCACGTTGGCCCAATCTGGGAGTAAACTAAGGTACCAAGTCTCGGTCGATTCGTTATAACTACAGGTTTTTTAGGCTTTGGGCCATCCGGTGTAAAGAGCCGTGATGGCCCAATTGCTTGTTTGGTATAACCTGATCTTCTACATTCCACTGGCACTCGGGGTTCTATCCGTTATTGGGGTGGCGTTTTCCGGGTTCGAGCACGATATTGGAATCCACGTAGACGGGGCTATGCATGGGGTGCATGGGGACTCGGACGGTGATGGGGAGCACGACGGAGAGGGTATCGGGAAAGGAATCCTCTCACTCTTGGGTTTTGGTAGGGTACCAGTAGCCATCTCCATCATGGTTGTCCTGCTTACCTTTGGCGGTATCGGGGTAACGATGAATAACCTCCTGGAGCCTCTTATACGGCACTGGAGTGGGTTCGCTATTGGTTCAATAGTCTGTGCTTTTGTCGGAATGTTCTTCCTCTCTGCTTTCATCAGCAGATTGATAGGGAGAGTCATGCCTTCAACAGAAACAGACTCTGTCACAAGTCATGACCTAATAGGTTGCTCCGGGACCCTAACTCTACCCGCAGACTCCAAGGGCGGCCTAGCTCAACTTCGAAACAAGAAGGGGGAGCTCTACCAAGTTCAGTGTAGATCTGACTCCTCTATTCCAAAAGGCTCTGCCATCCTGACCATTGATTACAATGCTTCAGGGAATTTTTACACAGTAGTTCGGGACCCGTCATTAATCTAAGGGTCAAGACGTTTGAAACCACTATCCTAATAAGGATAGTCAGATGAGGATCACATGGGAATCACATTGTTTCTGCTTGTTCTTTTTGGTGTTGCTCTGATTGGAGCTCCGATAGGGCTCAACATCACACATCACGACGTTGGCGGTATGTCGTCTGCAATCATGATGGGCAGCGGGATTGCCTTGATAATTGCATGCTCCATCCTAATCACCATCACCAAGTTGTATGTTCGAACCAAGTCAGATGAAGCCTTCGTTCGAACCGGTATGGGTGGACTCAAGGTAGTCCGTGATGGTGGGTCCTTAGTACTCCCCATAGTCCACCAGGTGGTTAAGGTCTCACTAAGGACCATCAAGCTCCCAGTGGTTCGCAAGGAAGCAGAAGCCTTAATCACTAGTGACAAACTGAGGGCTGATATTCAGTCTGAGTTCTTCGTTCGGATTCAACCTAGTGATGAGGACATTCAAGCAGCTGCCCGATCATTGGGCGATGTCATGAATGAGGTAGCTACTAACCAGGAGATGAGTCGAAGGGGCTACCAAGAGCTGCAGAAGAACGGAGTCTCTGCACTTATCGAGGACAAGCTCATCTCAGCTTTGAGGACGGCAGCCGCCACGAAGACTCTGGAGCAGCTCAATAGTGAACGAGACGAGTTCCTCAAGGAGGTCACTAATCTCGTGACAGCTGACCTAAAGCACAATGGGTTCACGCTCGAAACGGTGACCATTTCGAGCCTTGATCAGACCTCTGAGGACCACCTGAAGCCTGGTAATATCTTCGATGCTCAGGGCATGCGAGCCATTGCGGAGATCACTCAGAAGAATCTTACTGAGAAGAATCAGATCATGAAGGCTGGTGAGCAAGCTCGAAAGCAACAAGACGTGGAGACCCAGAAGAAAGTCTGGGAGCTCGAGCAGAACCAAGCTGAGGCTAGTGCAAAGCAAGCGGCTCAGATTGCAGTTGTCAAGGCCGAACAAGACCGAATCACGCAAGAGAAAGAGCTTGAGGCAACTAGGTCAGTAGACGTTGCCAAGATCACTCAAGCACAGATGACTGAGGTTGCTAATCGAGCCAAGGATGAAGCCATCATCCAGGCTGATCAGAAGGTTCAAGTAGCTACTCGAATTCAGCAATCAGCTGTTGCGGATGCAGAGGCTAGCAAGGCTCAAGCTGAAGCTAAGTTGGCTGACGCTGAAGCCCTTCGCACTAAGGCTCAGCAAGGGATCCTTACTGTTGAAGCAGTCGCTAAGGCTGAACGTGACAAGCAAACAGCGGTACTTGCCGCTGATGCTGCTGCCTCTAAGGACTTTGTGACTGCCCAAAAGAGGGCTGATGCTGAAGCCTACAAGGTCAGTAAGGACGCTAACGCTCGCAAGGAAGCTGCTGATGCTGAAGCCGAAGCCATGACCAAGAAGGCCAAGGCAGAAGCTGAAGCTGCAAGACTAGGCGCTGAAGGTAGCAAGGCAGCTCAGTTGGCTCAAGCTGAGGGTCAGAAGGCCCTCCAGCTCGCTCAAGCTGAGGGTCAGAAGGCAGTAGCCCTTGCTCAAGCTGAGGGTCAGAAGGCCCTTGCTATGGTCCCTGTGGAGGTCAACGCTCGTCAGGTTGAGGTCGACAAGCAGAGGGTTGAAGAGGTCCTTAAGCCGGAACTCGAAGCCCGTGAGAAGAGTGGTAAGGTTGCCCAGGACTTCGAACTCAGCAAGCTCCGTATTGAGCAGGAATGCTTGGTTCGGGTTGAATCAGCCAAAGCCATGGCAACTATCTATGGAAAGATCACCGCCAACGTCTATGGTACTCCGGATGATGTAGCCAAGATGGGTAAGAACTGGTCCGACGGCATGGGACTCTCTCAAGCCTTCGGAGGCTTCATGGCCGGAGCTGACTCCTCGACTGCCTCAACAGTTCAAAAGGGCATTGAGGTAATCGAGAAGCTTGCAACAGCGACCTCTGAGAGGCTCTCTCCTACGAGTAAGCCCACCGCTGAATAAGTAGGGTGCAACGGTAAAGAGAGAAGGATGGGCTTAGGCTCGTCCTTCTCTCTTTTTGTGGTACTATCCACCTATGGCATCCTTCTCTTCCCCAGCAGTTTCAACGCGAGAGTACTTAGTTTCTCGTTGGGCTGAAACTTTGCGGCTTGTAGGGTCTGAGGGAGTCAAGTCTGAAGTCCTTGAGGAGATCCTCCTTAGGTATTCTGATTCAAGTCGTTACTACCACACTACCGAACACCTCCGGTCTGGGTTTGAAGTCCTTGACCGCTACTTGAAAGCTCGAACTACGGGTGAGGTTGAGTTAGCCTTCTGGTACCATGACTTTGAGTACAATACTCAAGCGAAGGATAACGAACTTCAGAGTGCCAGTGTCGCCTCTGATCGGATCACTAGGTCCCTTCAGTTACCTCTGAGCTTCGCTATTGAAGTAGGAAAGCTCATCTTAGCTACCAAGCACTCAAGTGAGCCTAGTACCCCTGGGGCCAAGGTACTAGTGGACATGGACCTATCTATCCTTGGGGAAGACCCTAAGGCGTTTGCTACCTATGAGGAGAACATCCGGAAGGAGTACTCCTGGGTAGATGACTTGACCTTCAAGAGGGGTCGTCAAGAGGTCTTACAGTGCTTCCTCAAGCCGACCATCTACTATACTCCCGAACTTCGAAGCAGTAGTTATGAACTCCGAGCAAGGGGTAACCTGGAGAGGTCTATCTCCAGGTTATCTGCCTAAATTCAACCTGATCGGGATCCATTCGAGGTAGTTACCCATTGAAAGACCACAGTGCCAACTGCAGGCTCTACAGTACCTCCACCTGGATACGGAGTTTCTCGATCTGTACTTTCCCATTCAACATAAGCGTTGGATTCAGTATGCCAACCTCGCTTGTGGTAGTGGTTTGTAATCACTATCCTCGAGTCGGTTTGAGAGTACCACCCAGGTCTTGGGGCGTCGAAGATACCAGGATCGGAGGGGGACACCTCTAGGTTTGAATGGTATTCCGAATCTAGAGGTAGATCAACTACCCCTAGATCAAAGTAGTTAGTGGAGACTTGAGTTAACTCACCATCAACATCAGCCATGAATAGCTACCCCTAAGCCATTAAAGGCGCAGTACCATTCCAAGGCATAATGAATTGACTGAATTGAACGAACTCCTTGTCGTTTGGAGTTAGCGGGTAGGTACTTCCGTTCGGAGCCCCTGAGGCCCCCATATAGAGATCGACGAATCGCCCTGCCCGTCCATGACAGCCACCTGTCTCAGAGTAAGCAGATAGAGGAGTGATGGGAAAGGCACCGGTGAAATCTGAGATTGTACCTGAGTTCCCGCTCGGAACAGGGCCATTTTTGTAACCTTCGGTTGCAGTGAAAGCTACATAATTAGTGGTCCCAAAGCGACCAGTCCAGTAGGCAGTATTGTAGAAGTTGGTTGAGGTGTAAGCGAGACCGAGTGTGCAGACAGACTTGGAGGATAGGGCAGCCGCGGTATCTGCTAGGGTCTCTATAAGTAAGGAGAATGTTACAACTCCACCTACGAAGGAGAAGATCCTAGTACATTGTCCATCAGCGGACATCATTACATGAAGCACCTTACTAGAGATGGTTGTGTTAGTGATCCAAGTCCCAGCATTAACCAGAATAGTCTGGTCAGTAGCAGTTGGCCTAGCGGTTGTAGTCCCTCCTACTGTGAACCCTGCACTGGGGGAGTAAGTCCAAGACATCTGATACATCCCAGAGTAATTGAGATCTAGGCACAACTGAAACGGTCCACCTGTCACACCTGTTTGCTCAAGTACAATCCAAGAGTGAGCGGATCCATCATAAGCATTCACCATTGCGCTTACGCTAGTCCACAAGTCTGATGCTGCTACGGTAGTTCCGTTACTACTACGAACCACTGTCCAAGGTTGGGTACTAAATCCAATCAAGCTGTTCTTCATTGCAAGAACGAGCTTCTTCATATCCCCGTCTGCAGTCCCCGTACTGGCGATTGCTTGGTTGACGTTATATTGCCAGGTTTTCTCAAGTGTTGGTATTGCCATGATCTAACTTTACTGGTTATCGATTACTCTAGGTAGTGGTCCACTGGAAGACTACTGTACCAACTGCGGGCTCTACGGTACCCCCACCTGGGTAGGGAGTGTTTCGATCTGTACTCTCCCACTCGACATAAGCGTTGGATTCAGTATGCCACCCTCGCTTGTGGTAGTGATTTACTAGAATCACCAAGCTATCAGTCTGAGAGTACCAACCGGCAAATGGTTGATCCATACACCCATAGCTATGGAAGTTAGTGGGTAGTCCAACTAGGTCACCATCATAGTCGTCAGCCATAAGAACCTACCTTAGGTCATTAGTACTACAGTCCCGTTCCAGGGGGTAATGAACTGAAGGAATTGAGCAAATTCCTTATCACTGGGGGTTAGAGGGTAGGTTCCTCCCGTAAGTACGCCAGAAGATCCCATGTAAAGATCCACGAATCTACCTGCTCTACCCTGACATCCTCCGGTTAGGGAGTAAGACGAAATTGGGACAATGGGGAAGGTAGATGTGAAATTGGAGGTACTCCCTGAATTCCCATTGGTAATAGGGGTTGAACCAAAGGCTTCTGTAGCCATGTACGAGAGGTAGTGAGTCCCGTTGTAGTAGCCATTGATGACTGGGTTATCATAGCAGTAAGTAGCTGTCCTTTGGACATCTACCACATAACCCCAAAGTACGTTGACTGGAACAGGCAATGCGGAATCAGCGAGGGTTTCGATTAGTATATGAAGAATACATGTGCTAGAGGTGAACACAAAGACTCTAGTACTTTTACCTGATGAGTCCTGCGTAACGTGTAGGACTTTTGAGTTTGCTCCTGTGTTAGAGATCCACTTCTGCTTATTAACGAGGAAAGCCTCATCGGTTGCCGTTGGTCGGGCACTTATAGTTCCGCCTGTAAACCCTGCACTCGGGGAAATGAGCACAATGAGGCGGTCCATTTCCCCATAGTAAGACTCAACCATATCAATACATAGTTGTAGTGGACCACCTGTCACTCCTGTTTGCTGAAGGACAATCCATGAGTGGGGGTTCCCCAGCGACTGAGGGACCATTATATCACTGATAGTTGCCCATAAGTCAGAGTTATCTACTACCGCACCTGTACTACTACTAACAACTGTCCAAGGGTTACTAGCAAACCCAATCATGGAGTTCTTGATCTGAAGGATTAGTTGCTTAAGATCAGTAGAAGCAATGCCAGAGCTTATGATTGCTTGGTTGACGTTGTATTGCCAGGTTCTTTCAAGTGTAGGTAGTGCCATGATCTAACTTTACTGATTGAGTGTTGAGTGTTGATTGTAATAACCATGTACTACATGCATAAGGTGAGTTATCTTCACTATGTTGTAGGGTATACAGCAGCTCCTACAGCAGCTAGAGCCCTATTTGTACCAAATGAAGATTCTTCTGACCATATACCAGTAGCTTGGCTACGCCGGAAAATCTGAGTTACAGCGTTCCAGGATGCAACTACGGCCAGTAGTCCTATCCCATCTTGGATAATACAAATCTGTTGAGGTCCGGAATTAGCTAGAAAGTATGTACCACGAGACCATAGTCCAGTCACTCGATCAAAGATGACTGGGAAAATCTTATTAGTCGGGTTTTCACAAGTAAGTGCGTAGTCGTCATCTGGCCCAAAGGATGCACTCCAGGTATCACCCGCCAACACTTGATAGACTGACCACACTCTTGTTACCATATTTCTCCGTAGGAAAGTAGTACCCACCCCAGAGGACCCGCACACGATAGCCCATTCTCCGCTTCGAGACATTGCGATCCCATAATGAGACGCACTTACTAATGGTATTGGTGTTGATTGCGTCCAGGTATCAGTGCCTGAGTTTAGCTCTAGTGGGGTCACGTATGCGGTTGTCTTTGCCGCGGCTAAGGCATGTGTCCCCGCTGATGCAATAACCACTGCTGCATGACTTGTGGTGGTCAATGTTAATGTAGTCTTTACGCCCCATACACCTGTTCCAGTATTCCAACGTAACATCTTCACTGTAGAGGTGGAATCCGCAGATATAATGGCATTTGAGCCACTAAAGTCAATACTTACTCCATTCGGGTTACCAGGCATAGCTATCCCAGTGCCCTGAGTCCAAGCATCAGTACTCGGATTTACGCTGAGTGGATATACTACCCCACCACTGTATGGTGTGTATAATGCACGGTCACCATGACCAGACATTGCCATAGCAAAGCCACTAGCGACAGTGAGGTTACCGCTCCCTCCTGCCCAGATCGATCCAGTTCCTGTTTTCCAATAGATGTGCCCAGAGCTGGAGTCGTAAGTAAGAAGTCTATACTTCCTCAGTACTCTTCTGCTCATGATAAAGCCTGCCATAGTAAGTAAATTGTCACCGCTCCATCTGTCACAACCCCAGAGACAGCGACATTAACATTAATGGTTTGACCTGCACCAAATAACCCTATAAAGCCATTTGCCTGATCCATTGCAGACCCTAGTGTTGATAAAGCTAACCCACCAACGTTTCCCCCTACTGGGTCTGTATTAATAATCGTCTGTGATAGTACAATCTCAGAGCCTCCAATTGAAGAACCTACTTTAACTGTAGTGCTTCCGGTTCCAATTAGGGCTGTTTTCAATCTAAGGTCAATTGACAATAACTTCCATCGACCTATACCGGTTGGGGATGCAGGTCTGGTGTCAATTACTATGTCACTATTAGCTGTTAGAGGGACCTCAGAGCTTATGCCTACAAGAGGGATCTCCGTCGATGGAGTAGCCCAAACAGCTGCTGTGCTCGAAGAGGCTGTGAGTACTTGCCCGTTGGAGGGGGCTGTTGCTCCTGAGGTTACTACTACCGTAGTTGCCGTTCGGATCCCAGAAGCTGTCCGATCATCACTCAGCCGAGGATCATCAGTCTGAACCAAAAGGTCCAGGGAGCCCGCGGTGAGAATATGAGTTGCTAGTACTCCACTACTATGATCAGCCGCTATTGTTCCTTCAATACCTCGGGTAGCGGTGAAGGTATTCCCAGCTACCCCAGTGATAAGCATGAGCTCACTTTCAACCTTGAGTCGGAACTGAGCTGTTACAGGGAAGGGGGTGGCGTCAGTTACAATGACGGAGGTATCAATAGCGCTAACCCCACCATTCAAAGTAGTGACCGGATTGTTGGCAAATTTCTCAGTGGCCATGGGCTACTGAACAGGGACTATAGGTAGATCCTTTTGGTTACTACCTCAACTAGGCATTGATTCCTGACCCCATTGAATACTAGTTGATTCCTCGAACTCAGCTCCAGGGTGCTCTAGGCGAACCCTGTCTTTCAGGGCATCAAGGAAGGATCCTTTGTAACTACGATCCGCCCCTCGAATGACCCACTTCACAACTTGGGACCCTGAGACAACAGCGTGACAAGTGAACTTCATAAGGGTACAGTACACCTATGGTCGTTCACAAAAGTATTCGTGACCTTTTCTCAGAGGGATCTGATCAGAACCCTACTCTTCAGCAAGTGGCATCAGAGAGAGTAGCAGAGAGAACTTTGCTAGTGGAACCTCACCAGGAAATCCTAGCGGCCTTCACCTCAAGGTTGCCAGGACAAGAGATGGAGGACCACCCTATGGTTCAATCCCAACTGAAGAATCCGTTCTACGGTAGCTTGCCCTTCGAAGTCAGGGATAAGATTCGAGCGAAGGCCTTCACTCCAGCGGAGGAACGTGATGCTCGAAAGTGGATGCGACAATTCCCTGAGATCCTCATCAAGGAACCCGATTACAGCAAAGCTGGTCAGTATGAAGCTCCTCCCGGAGAGGACACTGGATCCTCTGGTCTACGTAGAGCTGACCCGTGGCCTTACGACGGAAGCTAGCAACTTTCTAAGAACCCTTCACGAAGCCACCCATGGTACTTCCCTGGGATATGTATACTTGGGTTGGCAGTTACCTTAGGGATCTCACCAGAACGCTGCCAGGGATTGCCTCTTGACCCATCGTTGTTCATCGACGGTCCGTCAACTATCCAATCCCCACCTGGTGTCCTAACCACTAAGCAGTGCCCATCAGGCCCCTTGAAGTCATACCAATCTGCGGTCCACATGGCTCCTACAGGAGCTTCACTGAGAGTAGTACTCATCGAGAGATGGTCTCCTCTCCAGTAAAGTCGGGTCAGATTGTGCTGCCAATAATCCGCCTCCTTGAAGTGGTAACCACAAGAACAGGTAGTTGGCCACCTAGGGTCACTGTGATCAACTCCTCTCCCGGGCTCACCATCAAGCTCTGAAGTGGGGTAGGGGACTGTACCTAAGTACACTACTGCGTTGTGATAAACCCCACTAGCACAGGTATTAGTGGAACTGGAAGCAAACCTTCTCAGTGATTCCTTGGCATAAACCGAGGGCTTCAGGAGAAAGCATTCTAGACGATCTGCCATGCCTCACGGGTGTATCGAAGGAAGTTCTACTCGAGTACTAGATCGGATCCTCTCGTTCAAATCTCGTCTTCGGAAGCGGATCTGGGTCATCAAAAGCTGTCTCACAGAACTTAGGCAGCTCCCATCCGGTATCATCTGTCTTGCGAAGCTTTCTTCTTCCACAACTAGTACAGATAGTTGTACTCTCCGGTACGGCTCGGCACTCATCACATAGAATGAATTCGTCCGTCTTCCAAGACTTGTGGATATCTCGGTACTTGATGTTAGTGATTAGTCCCCTTGCATCCCCCTTAATAGCAGTTGCTTGAACCCCAGTCCCGTCAAACCCTACTACTCGATAGGATGCTTTTGATGACTTATGGGTGAATACAAGTCCAACCTTAATCCACCCGGGTCGCGGCGGTCCATTCTTCCACATAGGGAACCCCTTGAAGATCTTTCTAGCCTGTGCCTTTGTAATATGGACCGATGGGTTACTGTAGAGCTCAAACATAGGCATCGGGCTGGTGCCTGCTGGAGTAGAAGGTACCCCAAGTCTGATCTCCCTAGTAGACCCCTCTTGGGGTTCAATGTCTACAATAGGAGTTACAGGGGCTAGGTTAGAGTTGGCCAGAAAATGCGCCAACTCCTCAGGGTCCATGATTCGAGAGAGGGGGTGATACCCCCTAGGCAAGGTATCCAACTCTCGATACAACTCCTGTGTACTCCGGATCCCAGCTACTGGATTTCCACCTGCATCAATTACTCCGTCGGCTACTCGAGTAGCATCGACTACTGTAGCCCCAAGAGCAGAGAGGGAGTCGATTAGATCGATCCTGATGTCAAGTAGAGGGCGAACCGGCATTCAGCCTTCTACACCGCCTTCTTAGTTTGAGCAAGCTGGTAACCCCCTCGATACCCTGACTTGGATACCAATACCCCTCGGTTGACCTTCGCATTCAGGGTCTTCCGAAGTTGATCAAGGAAGACCTTACGGTGCTTTCGTAAGAGGTGTCCTGCTTTGATCTCAGCTTCGGCAATGGAAGCAGCGCTGACCAAAGGGAAGCCCCCTAGGATTGACTTTCGTACCAACTCAGATACCAACTTTCGGGCCTGATCATCCGCTAAGTTGCGGATGCTCTTGACTGACATCTCGGCCGACAGAGGTGAACTTGGCCTCGGGGGTTCCGGTTCAGGAGTCAGATCCCCCTCAGGTTCGAACAGTAATCGGTGTTTTCGGATCAAAGTAAGTGCGGTAATCGCCGCTGTTCTAGATTCTTCTTTGTCGGTGCCCTTGTCCAGAGCTAAAGCCATCAAGTCATGGACCTTGTGGATTGGGGAACTCATTCGACGAAAGGTACACCGAAAGACTGAGGTTGGTGTATGCTGACTGTATGGGTTCCTTCGCGTTTACTTGCTGCATCTCTGGGCTTCCGATTCATGGCGGAGATAAGGTTCGATTCTTCCTTCTTAATAGGAACCCGTTCTATGGGAGGGTCCAAGATGCGTGTGTGGTTAACGGGATCTGGGAGCCCCGGACCTTCGCTCTGAGAGCTACCTATGATGACTACGGAAGGGCGGTTGATATTGAAGAGGGTCCTGAGAAGCAAGTCTGGCTCAGGGGGTTTCAATACGACCTATTAGAGAGGGGTACTGGACATAATAGCTGCCACGATGTTCCTGTTCGGAAGAGTATGAAGTTCAGTAAGCTCATGGAGGCTATCTGGGAGAGCAGGCTCCGAGTCAAGATGGTAAACTTCAGAGAGATCCTATTTAATAACGCGGTCAGAGAGTCTGAGGGCCCTCTCGGAACTCCCCACCTTGTTACTAAGTTGGACCCTGCTATCCCCAACCTGAGAAGGGTTCGTAAGATCCTCAGGAAGGCGGGGTTCAAGGTATCTGATAAGGGTTTCTGTGACGGCTACCTGCTCAATAAGAAGTCATTTGGTTGTGTTCAAGTTCGATGGAGTTATGGTGGGGACCTTAAGAGTAGCCTTGCTCTTCTACAGCCTACCTTAGATGAGAGGTTCGAGACTAAGTTCTATCCCGGGGAGCTCTTTGAGGGTTCTGTTTCGTACAAAGAGGAACCTTGCCTTCTTGTACGACCAAAATTAGGTAGTGTCGATCTGAAGGCAGTTAAACCTAAGAAAGAGACGAAGGTCCTAGTAGCTCAAGCTATGGTTCGAGAGGATGTGTGGGAAGCTCTCTTGGACCTAGATAGGGTTGAGTTGAGTAAGGTAGAGAAGAAGGTTAGAGATCTCTGGAGTAACCTAGGTAAAACTACGACTGACCCCTTCATCAGGGGATTGAAGGACAGTGAGGCGTTACGTTGGCTCAATGACGGATTCTGTGTCGGACTTGATGCACACTTTCAGTTGATGCGGATGATGAATCTCGACCCAAGCCAGGAGGACCAGTTCTTGGCTACGGTAGCAGAGACAATTACTCTTCGGAGTACCCTAGCCCAAACCCGATACCTCTGGAGGCCTAGTACTAGTTCGGGCCCTCAATTTGGAGACTGGGAGGCACATTCGAAACTATTGCACGTCCTAGCCGGTGTAGCTGATAGCTGTTACCAAGCCGATCAGGACGAGCGAAATGCCATTGAAGGGGAACTACTTACTTGACCTCGAGACCAGCGACCCAGACGATATCTTCGCTCTGGCCCTACTTGCTACCCATCCGAGGTCAAACCTCGTAGCCGTTACCATCCATCCAGGAGGGAAAGACCAAGTAGGGCTTGTCAAACACGTCCTCAACCTCCTAGGGAGGGGTTCTATTCCGGTAGGGGTAGGTAACCCCAAGAGCGAGAAGACTCGAGTATCTGGCTTCCATACGGCTTGGCTAGGGGAGGTTCAACCTCAAGATCCTGACGGGTCCGCAGTTGACGTCATCTTGAGTGCTATCGCTTCGTACCCAGACACTCATCTAGTCACCGGCGCAGCTCTGACAAATATCTTCCGATCTGCACAGGAAGCCCAAGCCAGAGGAGTACCCTTCTTCCGTGAGTGGACCTGTCAGGGGGGTTTTGCGGGGGATAACATTGTGCCCCCAAATCTTCGTTTACCAAAGTTTGAAGGAAGGGTCACTTGCCCTACCTTCAACTTAGGAGGGGATTGGAAAGCCGCCGTCCACCTTCTTTGTCAGGACCGACTACCTATCCCAAGTGTCACCCTTGTCTCCAAGAATGTTTGTCACGGGATGTTTTATTCCCCTGAGGTAGACTCTAGGATCCCTCAGGGATCCCACCCTGGTCTAGACTTCATCAAGGCTGGGATGAAACACTACTTCAAAAAGCACCCTGATGGGAAGGCCCTTCATGATGTAGTTGCGGCAGTAATTGCACTGAACCCTAGTCTAGGTACATGGTCTGCGGTTTACCCCTACCGTGATCATAATGGGGAATGGGGCTGCCACGCTTACGAGGATAGGATTCACATTGATAGAGGCGAACCGGAACCCCCACTTATCCTGACTTCTATTGATAAAGTAGGATTTGAGCGCTGCTTGTCTGTGTGAGGGTAGAGGTTGACAATCCCTGTTAAAGTGGTTATGTTTAGCTTACTTGTGAGATCAGAATGAGAGTAACTAGGATTCAGTTCGACGACTCAGAGCCGTCCGAGAGTGTTGCCGGTAGAATATCAGTTGCATTCGACCCGGGTAACATCCTGAAAATACGGGACAAGTTCTTCAAGATGTCCTCCAACAGGTCGATTAACCCGACTAGCGAAAGCAATGTGGTTGGAGATCGATATACCCTGATTCTCAGACCAGGGGAGCCAATTCCGGCAGGACTCGTAGTTGCTCCTCCGCCGGTGCCAAAGTTGATTCCAGAGTCAAATCAGCAAAAGGAACCCGAGGAAGCTCCTAGTCAGGAACGAGGTTCCATACCCCCACCAGAGGCTTCCGAAGTCTTCTCGAGTCCTTCTCTTGATAAGCCGGTAGACCATTCGGTAGCCAATCAAACTCAGGTAGACAAGCCCAAGAGCGGCGAGTACCGACTAGAACTACCTCCTCAAGAATCCATAGAAGCTGCCCCAACCTCAGTGGAAGTGGGTCCCGGCCAAGTGTGGCAGAGTAAGGACTCAAGAAGGCAATCAGCACCCTTCACGATCACAAATGTGGATCAAGAATTTGCCTACCAGGACAACGGTCGCAAGATCGCACTCAATAGGATGAGTCGCTATCGGCGGGTGAGTTGAGGTAACCCCTCTAGTGTACCGGCTGCAAGACCGAGATATTAGAATCTCAATTTTTTAGTTGAGATCTACGAACCTCAAGCGTAGTAGAGGATAAGCATGTCGTTCTTGCTACTCCTCATTATACCTCTCCTGGCGGGCATTGGTGCCTTCATTCTCCTCAAGGGGATCACCTGGAAGGAATTCGCCCTGCTTGTGGTGGCTCAGTTGATTATTGCAGGTAGTGCAGTAGCCATCGTCTACAACCAGAACACCTCCGATGAGGAGATCTGGAATGGGTGGGTTACCAAGAAGGCAAAGGAGTACACGTCTTGTGAGCACTCCTATCGATGCAGGTGCCATGAGGTATGCTCTGGTTCAGGTAAAAACAGGTCCTGCTCAGATGAGTGTGATACCTGCTACGATCACGACAACGACTGGAATTGGGAAGTCTACACCTCAAATGGGGAGTCCCTCAGGATCAGTCGAATAGATCGCCAGGGAGCTAACACGCCCCCTCGTTGGGCAGCGGTCACTATCAATGAGCCAACTGCTCGTAAGCACACCTACGAGAGTTACATCAAAGCGGCCCCCGACTCACTCTTTCGTCACCAGGGTCTGGCTGAGAAGTACCAGGGTAGGATCCCAGCTTACCCTGGTCGAGTATACGACTACTACCACGCTGACCGCTTGGTGACTCAGGGCTTCTCAATGACCAACCCCCAAGAGTGGAACAGGGGTCTCGAGAAGATCAACTCAGAGCTGGGAGCCAAGAAACAGGCTAATCTGATTGTGGTCCTCACTAGTCAAGAGGATGCTTGGTACTATGCTTTGGAACAGGCTTGGGTCGGCGGGAAGAAGAACGACGTTATTCTTGTTGTGGGGGTAGATCCTTCCACCATGAAACCCAGGTGGGCTCAGGTCATGTGCTGGACTACCGCCAAGATCTTCGAGATCAAACTCCGAGATGCTGTGATGGATCTCCCTGAGATTACCCCTCAAGCTACCTTGGCTGCTATTCACGACAACGTTCAGCAGTTCTACAAGCGTAAGCCAATGAAGGACTTCGAGTACCTCCAATCCAGTATCGCCCCCTCAGGGACCCAGTACGCCGTCTGCATCTTCATCAGTGTTATCCTTACTGGACTGCTCATCTGGCTCTTTGAGGTCAACGATATCTTTGGGGATGAGCGTCCTATGTTCGGGTCTCGAGGGTTAGGGTACGGGTATACTCCTGCTCGGCGCAAGGCTAGTTGGGAAAGACTTAGTAACCTTGACAGTGACCCAGAATTCTTGGCTATGCAGAAAAAACTAACCAAGGGGTGGGATCCTCTAAGCAGCTTGAAGGGTATCTTCAAGCGTAACAAGGGTTAGTATGTGGGTATGGTATGTTTACGTCGACTGGACAAAAGAGGAAGTACCTAGACCCTTCTATGTTGGGAAAGGTAATAGCTCCCGAGTATTGCAGTTAAGGCGTAACAAGAAGCACTCTTTGATCTCTGAGGTTTACGGTATCAGGCGTGAGGTTGTTCGAACTACTAAGGTTGAGAAGGTAGCTCTCAACACTGAACGTAAGCTAATACTAAAGCACCTAACTTACGCAGGAAGTAGCGAGATAGGTTGTAACTTTACTCATGGGGGTCAGGGGACCTCTGGACACCACCAGTCCCCGGAAGCTAGGCAGAAGATCAGGGAAGCTCACTTAGGGTTATGTAGGCCTCACACTGAGGCTACTAAACATAAGATGAGCTTAGCGAAGAAAGGTAAGCCACCTAACAATAAGGGCAAGTCATTGTCATTAGAGACTAGGCAAAAGATGAGCCTTACACGGAGAGGTAAGCCAAAGTCAGAAGCCTGGAAAAATAAGATCGGAGCCTCTATGATGGGGAATAGAAACGGGAAACGAAAGGTAAATGGGTAACATGTCAACTGCAATGAAAGTACTTCTAGCTGCCATCGGGGGTTTGTTCCTGATTGGCCTTATCTTCACGTTCTCTGCTATCGGGACCAACAATGATTGTGCTCGTCAAGAGAATGGGCTCCAAGCCCAGTATGATCAAAACCGTAACAATTATGCGAACTACTTCTCCAAGATCAAGGAGATGGCTCAAGTCCCTGATATGTACACAGCAGATCTTCAAAAGCTCTATGAAGGGGCTATGAAGGGGCGCTACGGATCTGATGGTAGTAAGGCCATGTTCCAGTTCATTCAAGAGAAGAATCCTAGTGTGGACTCATCAATGTACACTAGGATTCAACAAGTAATTGAGGCAGGTCGCAACTCATTTGAGGCAGACCAGAAGAGTCTACTCGATAAGAAGCGAGTGTATCAAAATGTCCTAGATACCTTCCCCGGCGGTATGCTGGCAAGGTTCTTCGGGTACCCTAAGAAGGATCTATCAAAGTTCGATATTGTTACAAATGAGGAGACTGAAGAAGCTTTTCGGACCAAGCGTGCGGGCCCAATCAACCTCCGTTCGGCTCCTGCCTCTTCGAAGTAATTCACCTCGATGCACAAGAGCCACTTAGCCCTGCGGCTAGGTGGCTCTCTGCTTTTGTAGAATCAGGACTTAAGTCCCAACGTGAACATCAGCAACGTAGATGTCTCGAGCTCCGGCGATGAATCCTTCATCGCCTAACCAGAAACCTTCGTCACCCCAGCTATCAGTCCAACTATTAGGTCCGCCGAAGATGGTCTTACCGGTTGAAAGGACCTCATAGGATGTCACATAAATGTAATGGCCTCCTAACGAGTTCTCTAAGTTAGGGGCACTGATGACACCAGTACCGTTGAAGTCCATGAAAGCACTGTCCACTTCAACTGCCAAGGCAATTGGGAACCCATTAGCCAAAGCAGTCTTCATGGCAGTGATGCGAGAAGAGCCGGTGCTGTCGATACGGTAGGCTCCCGTCAGGATGAGCTCGGAAGCGCTTTCAACCATCCCTAGCTTGGGTTCATTGTTGGCAGTGGCGTTGCTTGTAGGACGATCCTTGTAGGCCGCAACACCCCACTTAGCGATCCCTGTCCAAGCATCTGAAGGCATCGACCCTTGGTCTTCCAATGAGGGTAGTTGGTTGTTGGGGGTGTTGTAGCACATACGGGCACGTTCAATGCACCGAGCTACATCGTAGATCCATACCGGAGAGCGATGAGGGATGGGTGTCCCGGCGATGACTAGTCGAGTCTCACAGGATCCACAGGTAGCATGACCTACGCAAGATCCTACTTGACCTTGATCCATGATCCCAGGTCCCTTCAGAACCTGAGCTCGGTAGTTGATTGCTTTAGGCACAGTGACAAGCTTGAATTTGTGGGCTATGTCCTGAAGGTCTGGCATCCCATGGTCATCACGGTCTTTTCGGTAACCAAAGTTCCTGTCCATGACTACTCCTTGCAGGACGCCCCGCACTCAACAGCCGCATCTTTAGTCGTAGAATCCATCACGCAAGAGAAGGGGATCTTGATGAGATTCTCCTCGAGGACCTTCGTACACATTGGTTCGCATTTGGCGCTCTGAAGGCAACCTACCTCAATGAGATGGGAGCAATAACCAGAGCAATCCTCTGTTGTAGGAGAGGGACCAGGGTCTGGACCTGGAGCAGGCTTCGGGGGTGTTGGCGAAGGACAACCCGTGAGAACAAATATACTTGCAAGTAGGGCTACTGTGTTGAATATAGTATAGGACTTCATGTTATGTAAGTCTCAAAGCGGGCTGTTACGTCAGTTAACCAGGCATCACCTACCCAAGTTACGGTAGTTATCGTACTATTTACTGATATGTCTACTGAGCTTACTTCAGCAAGACTTCCGCCAGTAGTCATATTAGTAACTAGTATTACATCAGAGCCGGACCCAGTAAGGGTGACAGAGTATTCACCATTAGGTCGAATCAGAAATCTATGGGTCTGGCCAGTGAAGTGGACAGCTGGTAGGTTGACAGTTAGCGGGTTAGCGGTGCAGTGAAGCAAGTCATCCCAAGCCTCTATGTTAACAGAGGGTCCACTATTCAAGTTTCGATAAGTCATCTTCCCTGGTACTGGATGGGTCCTAGTAAGGATCCACTCAGTACCATCAAAGGTGAAGCTCAGGGTCCACTCCACCAGAGAATTTCTAATGGATAGGGTGGCAGTGGAGTAAGCAGGGGTCACTCTTATTAGGAAGGGTGACCCATAGAAGTTTGCAGCGGCAAGATCATCCATTGCCTTGATAGTGATACTATGGGTCTGACCGACTACAGGGCTACTGGGTAAGTAGAACTGCTCAAATACATTTCCTGTACCATCATAAATGAGATTATCATCTTTGGCGGTGAGGTTTGTACTTTCAGTAACAACTCTAAGTGACTTGATGTTGAACGCCATGGCGGGGGACCCTACTCAGATCAAGTCAATCAAATCATTCTGAACCTTCTCTCAGTGATCGGGTACGAGTCCCAATCAAGGAGTGGATCCCCGAAGATTGGGCTAGGTTGCATGTGCTAGTCAATGAGGTGCTCGCGGGGCAAATGAGCTATGCTCCCTATGTGACAATCACTCAAGACTTCAGAAACTCAACTAGCTTTCCTGAAGAGGAGCCCAAGACGGAGAGGCACGAAATGCTCACCGAAGTGTTGGCTCTTCTCTCAGGGCTAACCTCCGAAACTGAAAAAGTCTACAACCTACTCCAAAGAGAAGGGTTAACTCCAGTTACTAGGAGGCAAGCAACCGATCACCTGCTCAACATCAACCAAACCGTAAAGCGTCTCGAAGACGATCTAGGAGTCTACCGGCAAACCAACGTGAGGGGGCCCTGAAACTCTTTAGGTCAACCTCCTCTGTCACCGGGTGCTCGTACCCTATGATCTCCTTACAGGATGTGCAAATGAGGGCGCAGTAAGGTCTGATCTCTAGGTTCCAGAGGTCCCACTTACCTCTCTGGACTTGACCCCTTAGGAAAGGGTCAAAGGGGCTCGACCCGCAGAAGGTACATTGTTCAATTGTAGGTCGACCATCTAAAACTGGGGCCTCAATCGGCATTGAAGCCCCCTAGGATACGAGCGAATCGAGTTGGGATCTCACTCCGCTCTGGAGTAAGAACAACCCCTCCATTCATCAAAGTGAAGAACTCCTTGAAACCCTGAAGGAGTTCTTCATCACACTTAACTAACTTACCCTTCACTAGAAGGTTACCCTCTGAGGTAATTCGAAGGATCTCTTGGTGATTAGCACCAGAGAAGATCATGCAGCTCTGATCCGAACTGAACTCTGATAGGATTGGAGTGGGGGCATTCTCTACCTCCCAGTCTTCAGCTAGGTGGTCACTGACATTGAATACCCAGCTGGTTGTCTCACCAGCTGGGCCCTCGGCTACCCAATACTTACCCAGGAGAGTGTTATCGTAGTTCTCCAAGCGTACCCAGAACTTCCCGGGTCGTCGAGTTCTACGCCCCGCCTTCAGGTGCTCAAGGGCTTTTGAGAAGTTCATGGCTTGAACAGCGAATGAAAGAAGGTCTCCAACTCGGCTAATTGCTCAGGCTTCACTGAGGGTGTCCCGTGTAGGTCGACTTGGAGTCTCAGGTCCCGGATGATCCCAGGGTGATCCCCTCCAGTCTTTCCTATCACCGTGTGAAGGAATTTCTCACCAGCATCGATCATCTCAGGGATACTGGCCTTCCCATTCGGGTAGGTTCGGTAGTAGTTATCACAGGCAATACACTTATTGGGTCCGTAGGGGCCCTCGCATCGCTTTTCGTTGATGCAAGCAACGTTCATCGACCGGATCGGCTCAAACTTTCCAGGTTCGGTCATAGACCCAGGAATAGGCCGCCTCCAGATGACTTGTACGTAGATCCTACCCCTCTCCAGGTGGGACTTATAGACCCTCCAGTTTCCACCATCGGGGGGTTCAAGCTCTCCGTGACAGGTGTAAACCTTTAGGTGATACTCGTATTGAATTCGGGGCATTCCGCGGTTAAGTTACCTCAACGGAAGCTACTAAAGCAACACTATTGTCACGGAAGCTCAATTTAGGGACTGGTCTGTTGAGCGAGGGAAGTGAGTCCTTGGCAGGTCCCTGAGTTTTCTTTCCATCTCAATCTGCCGGGTCATACTTTCACGAGTACTTTGGTGAGTCTCTTTCTCAATCGCCAGTATCTTACGGGCTATTCGAGTCTCACTGCGTTCACTCTCAATCCTAATCTTGTGGATCAGGTACATCACAAAGGTGCCAAGAACTACTCCTACCAAGAAGTAGAAAGCTCCTCCATCAGGCGGGGTCCCCTTAACTGCTTCGATGAAGTGATGCAAGGATTCCGCTTTCTGAGTGGAGCATTTGGGTATTGGCTGGGAAGATGTCGTAGTAGTCGATATCGTTGTACCGAGTTTTCTCAGTGCCGTTCTTCGTCTTTAAGTCCCAGAGCTCTCGAGCCTTTTCATAGGGCACTCCAGCAAGGATGTCCATCCACTCGTAGTCAAACCCGTCGTAGAGGCGGACTGTGTAAAGTTCCCCAGGCTCGCCGGAGGCACAATGATTTGGTTGGTTAGCCATACCCTGGCAGGGTACTACACTGCGAGCTGATTGCAAATGGCTCTAAGAAGGCAAGATCCTAAGGTGCTCTGATAGGATTCTCGGCTGGTCAGGCACTCATTGATGACTTTTCTCGGCCGTTCGGACCGATGGCAGTCAATTACCTCGAGGTACAAACCCATGTCAACGATGAAGTTCATCGTGACCTTGGTAGTCGATCCCCCAACATCCAACTCCAAGTACTCACTAAAGTCCCCCGGCTTCTTAGGGTGCTCCTGGGAAACCCTCTTAGCTATAATTAAGGGTTTCCCTAGCTTGTCCTCTACCGTCCTCAGCGAGTTGACTAGGAACTCCCAGGCCTCTGTTGGAGTGATACGGTCAACGTTGGGTCGCGGCGGTGGTATCGTTGGGGAGCGTAAGGAGGGCATTCCACTCTATGTTCTAACAAGAACTTTCAACCTATACCTCAAGCATCGAAGTTTCAAGGTTAGAGTCCGGTTCAATATGGGCCCCATCCAATACACGCTCAAATCTAGTAGTTCCTTCAATAGGACCCCCATCAGATCGTATTGGAGCATAGAGTGGGCCTTCGATGATACTGAAGTACTCAAAGTCTAGTTCGAGGCGGCCCCCTGTAACATACCAAAAGAATTTACCCTCTTCTCCTATCCAAAGAAATGCCACTCTTGGGGGCATTTCTTTGGCTGTGGAGTGAGCGACCCAGTAGTAGCCTTGTTTAAGTAGTGGTTGGGGCATACTCGTTGACCCAACTTGAAAGCATAGGCAAGAGAGCAACAACCTCTTCTCGAGTCAAGCGACGGACAGGGGAGCTCCAGGGCTTACCTGTAGCCATGGTGCCGTGGCGCTGAAGTCGAAGCTTTGGGGGGCCCCTACGGTAGCTATAGAGTCCTACCTTGAGGATTGATCTGCCGTCCTCAGCTCGAATCTCCCCGAGCTCCCTAACAAGGACATCACTCTCTTCGTCGTAACCCTTGGCGGTTTGCATATTCAACCTCTGAGCTGGAAAGGGCGAAGCTCCTCTTGAAGCTTACACTCAATCTCCATTGGAAGCTTAGGTTCCAGGACTCGCTTGTCATAAAGATCAGGGCGCCAATGTAGCTCCGGAATCTTAGGGCCTTCGTAGTAGAACCCAGTAGGGATCCCCCGAGAGACGTAAATCGGAATAGGCTCGACCCCAGGACCCTTTTCATAGTTACCGAAGAACCCACTCAGGAGCTCTTCTTTGATAGTGCTCGGGTCGAAGTGCTTGTATCCGAGAGTACGGATAGCTGTGAAGTCTTTGGTACTGATCGTAAAAGGCCCGTTTCTATACTTCCACGAAGAGGTAACCTCCTCAGGGGTAGCCACTAGGTCTTCTTCAGGGTTCTCTGGGCACAAGAGGCTCCACATCTGGACCTCTTGCTGCGTAGCGTCTCTTTCATTAGAGGAGTCCCCTGAGTGAGGTACCATCTTACCGGATACCTCACTGAAAACTTCAACGTGACACTGTAGGCCATGCCTAAGCGAGATGCGCTCTAGGTTGATCAGCTTCTTGCCGTAGACTTCGACAGGGTCCATGGCAAGTAGTTACACCAAGGTTACCAATCAAGAGGCGCCCGCCTCTTGGGTTTATTACTAGCGTACGGAAGACAGACCTTGTGGGTTAAATCCAAGTATCTGACATAGAGCCGTATACCCTTAGTCCTAGTGGGGTCAGGTGGCTCCAACTTGGAGATCTTCTGAGTTATGTACCGCTGGTAATCCGGAACTTGTTTGAGGTTGACTCTCTTTAGGATGTGGTGACCTACCCAAACAAGAAAAACTAGAGCTGCAATCCAAACGGAAATGCACCCAACGTAAGACCTTACTAGGTGTGATGACCGATGGAGAGTAAAGGATGCCGCTGCTACTAGTACCCAGAAAATAGGTAAATGAGCAACAATCGAAACCAGAGATGTTCTATCCCTGATCTTGGTATTGTAAAGAGCATAATTGTCCCCAGGTATGTGGGTATCCTTGATGGCATCAAGGGCACTAAATGGTTGATAGATAGGTGATAGGTGAAGGACGTTGAGCTTAAACCCAACTAAGATCAACCATAGCAAACCAACCAAACCACACAGAGCCCGAAGTGGGATGTAGCAAAGCAATACTAAGGCTTGAGGTATAGAGATGAGTAGTAGTCTTTTTCGGTAGAAACACTGATTCCTCGGAGGTGTTTCGAACCATAGGTTGGCCCACCACCAACCAAACCCACTTGGCTTGGGTGCAAATAAGCTAGCGGTAATCTGAACATCAACCTCCTCCACGTGTTCAAGCCGTGGCCCGTGACCAGGAAAATTAGGCTGAGTCACCGCCTCGAAGTGATTGTGGTAGCGGACGTCTTCCCTTGCCTTGGCCCAAGAGAGTTGACTCCAGCTAGTCTCAGACCATACGATCAAAAAGTATAGCCTGTAATTACCATCACGTACAAACTGGATCTGACCCGCACCTTCATGTAGGCAGTAGAAGGTCTCACTGACCTTATCAGTCCAACCTGAGCAAATAGGGCAACCACATTTGCTCGAGCCCTCGATTCCACGATTATGGTCTTCTTGCGGGTCAGGCGGGAAGCTCTCGGTGACGATAACAAGGAGGAAAGGATTCCTCGCCTCCCTCTCGAGAAGGACCCCCTCTGCTTCTTTCGTGATCTCCCACGTGAAGGTGAAGTTAGAGGAGTCCTTAGTATCACCTCGTGAGATGATCTTGAATAACCCATTCTTGGGGCAGAGTACCTTCGGGGTTTCTTCAGGCTCCACTGGAGGAGTCGGAGATTCAGTGGGCTCTGCTTTGATCTCGGGATCGTCGCTCATTTCAATTGCCATCGGTACCCTAACATGAAGGCAATGTCAACAACGGCAACGAAAATCCAACCTAAATCACGTCTTCCCGTTCAAACCTGGTGGGTACCTTATCGTGAACCCTACCTTCGAACTGGGCCCTTGCTTCCCTACTCACCTGCTCTTCGTATGCAACCCTCGCTTCTAACTCAGGCACCCCCCAAAGTTGCCTGAGTTGTTCCGCTTCCACCTCTGGGGTTATCCTTGGTGGACTTAGGAACGGAACATCCCTGATATCAGGGTACTGACGTAAGACCTCAATGAGTGAGTCTCTTCCCTGAGCCGACATCATTGGTTCTCGGATACGATCATCCCGTTCAATTGACCTTCGAATGGAGGTGATACTGGTTGTCCAAACAGTATCACCAGTGGCACAGTCGGTACAAACATATCGAATTCTGAGACTTCCTCCGTCATCCTCATTAGCTATATTGGCGTTAATGTGGTCACCCGAGTGACTATGGAGATGATAGTGGATAGCCCGATACATCGCTAGAACATCTTGGTAGTCTGGCATGGCTACTCCTCAGGGGGCGTACATCCCGCCGCACTCAAGGGTTTGATCTATCATCTCTAGGACCCTGGCATCCTCTTGAGCACAGATCTCCTCACGAACTCTATTAGTAATTGAGTCCATGAGACTGTCCTCAGCCACCTGAAGAATGGCACTCCTTCTAAGGAGAACCCTGCGAGCTTCAGCCTTTGAGGTCTTTCTCGCTAACTCCCCAATTTCGTTCTCAACCCACCCAGGTAACCTTCGAAGTCCGGCCTTGACTTCCTTCCGGGTCTCTCGGTGCTTTCGTCCCATGCTGGACCTACACCAAGTATCAAACTTTACGGTTGAGATCTGAGCCCTTCATACGTAGTACTAAGCATGGCCGTCAGATCAGATGTACAGAACCTAGCAGAACGCTGGGCCAAAAAGCATCCTGACTTGACTCCCAGGATCCAGAAAGCTCTGACCTTGGTTTCCGGCTGTAAGTTCATCGGGGAAGATACCTGGGAAGTCATAGGATCCCAAGGAAACCCCTACTTCGTCGGAGTGGACACCTCAGCCAAAACCTCAACTTGTACTTGCCCAGACAGCTCGCACGGGAATAGGTGCAAGCATCGGATAGCTGTGGCACTCTGCTGGGTCACGCAAAGGAATCGGCCATGAGATTCACCCCTAAGCAAGCGGAACTACTAGTGGGTCTGTATAAGACTGAGAAGGATTATATGGAATCCGCAGGTTTCCACTCAAGGTACCCCTCCCAAGAAGTCCATCGGGATGAGTTCCGAACGGCTAAGTCATTAGAACCAAAGGGTTTCTTGGAGCTTAGGGGTGATGAACAAGACCACCTCGAAGCTACCCTCACACCGGCGGGTAGAGAGCTCGGCCAAAAACTCAGTGAAAAGCAAGAGAAAGTGAAGTAGAGTACTCCTCTATCTAACCCATGACCACTAAGAAGAAATTCAAAGCCTCAACCCCTACCTCCTTAGTCGCGGAGTGCATGTCTCTCGACTACTTCCACCCGAATGAGGACGGAAAAGTTCCAATCCCCCTATGCTTCACTGAGGGTCAGGGGAAGCTCATTTTGGGCCTAGGGGGGAATGCCTCAGGTAAGTCATTCTTCCGCCGTGTGGTTCAATCCGTCTGCAAGCATGCAGACGTAGAGTGTATCCACCTTTCGATGGAGGGTAGAGGTACCTCAGGGATAACTCGTAGCTTCATCTATGGGACAGAGGAGTACCGTAGTACGGGTCAGAACTCAGCTCAGACCGTCCTTACCGCTATCAGCACCAGCCTCGGGAGAGAGAACAAGCATGTCCTATTCTTCGACGAGCCTGATATTGGATTGAGTGATGGTTGGGCCGCTAGCGTGGGAGAAACCCTCCTGAAGTTCTCTCAGAATTCCACTGACCAACTGGTTGCAGCTTTCATCATCACCCACAGCAAGCCTCTAGTGCGGCAACTTATCCCAAGTAACCCTCATTACCTTTCATTCCGGAGCTGCCCGTTCACTCCCATCAAGCAGTGGGTCAATATACCTCCGGAAATTCGGACTCTTGAGGAACTACAGAAGATGAGTATGGAACGCTTCAAGCTCATCCAGGGAATTATGAACAAGAACGGGATTAAACGCTAATGGGCCACCTAGTAGTTTGTAGGGAAGACCGGCAAGAAGATGGTAGCCCAGGGAAATACACCCTTGCTACTAGAAGGGTCTTTGATTCCAATGAGGAAGCCGTCGAGTACTCTCTAGGAATCAACTCCTCACGTGAGCCTCTTGTCATTGAGGGGCGATTTGATCAACTCCGCTTTTCTGGACCGAGTTCCCCATGATCATCACTACTACTAAGCGAGTACCGTTCCCCTTCCGCAAGGAATCTAGGATCTTCATAGAGTCCAAGAGGATCTTAGATTCCTCGAAAGCCCCTCGAGACTGGGTAACTTCTCCTCGGGTGAGTAAGACCGCAGTTGGGGCTCCTCCGCTCCTGTACTACCCAGAAACTCCCGAGCTCGCCGTCCACCTCATGAAGAATGAGATCCATGCATGTGGGATCATCTTTGATGATGAGCCCGTGGTCAGCCCCTTCCCCTTCGGACCTGTCTGGATCAACACTGCTGACGGGATCTACTCTTGGGGGGTTGGTAGTGCTAAGGAGCTATTTGGAGGGAAAGATTACCAGGGGGCCTTTGGGCATCTCTGCCAGGACGGGTGCAAGTTTCACTCGGGCACCTCCGAGAACAAGTACTCTAGCCTCGAGGGGATCATCATCAAGAAGATCTGGATCCCCTATCTGACCCAATCCCTGGACGCTTTCGTGAAACAGAATGAACCTTGGCACACTGGAACAGGGGTGTACTCCTAGTGATCATTAGCCTAACCCTAAAAGAGTACCAAAAGCTGAGTGATGGTTACATGGGGATCTGCTTAGCTTGCTGTACGACGCAAGAGCGGGTTGAGCCCGATGCTCAGGGGTACACGTGCCATGCATGTGGGAAGAAAAGAGTCTGTGGAGTTGAGCATGCTCTTATCGCCGGTGTTCTGGATATAGGCCCTAAGCCAATCAAGAAGGCTCGTACGCCTAACGATGAAAGCCTAGAAGCCTATTGGGCTACCATTCGCCCTAAGACTCGCCGGAGCAGGAAGAATGAAGAAATCAATTCGAACAGAGACTAAGCGGAGACCCGTGACCAGGTTAGCCCTAATTCTGTTCATGAAGGACGGTAGGCCGGGGGTTCCGGTTGGCAGTGCTACTTGGAACTCAGAGAGACAAACTCACCATATTCATTCCTTCAATAGGTTATCCTGTCCACCATGTATCACGGACAACGACTACCTTTTGATCGATCTAGCAGTGGATCACTTGAATAGGTGGGTTAGAAAAGGGCTTCCTTACCCCAACGGACAACTAGCCCCCTTTGAGGATGAGTTCTGGGAAATTGCTCGAGACTTCCTCATTCATCGAGTGAGGTTACTGATAATCCCTACAGATGAGCTAGTTCCAGATCGGATTAAAGACAGAGTCCTCCACTGAGGATCACTTCATCTGCTCAGCGGCTCTAGTCAGTAGATCTCGAAGCTCTTGGGGTTCACTAGTAAGCTTCTCAGCTAGAGCAGTGAGGATCTCCTTCCCCTTCGTGTTGCGAGTGAGTGTCTTCTTCTGATCTTCTCGGGGCCTATCTCCGTAGATAGCCTTCAACATCTGGGGCCACCGGAAGAGGAGACTTGTGCTCTCCTGACTCAACTCGAAGCTCTTACCGTTGATGTCCAACGTAACGGTCTTCGCCCGAGTGCTATATACTTCCGAGTAGGAGAATACCACAGAGATCTTCTGGTTGGTCTTCCATGCGTGGTCATCACCAACGAGGCCTAAGTTGACAAGAGCGTCCTTGAAGGACATCTCCTTTCCCTTGGGGTACATCGGGGATGAGACCGACTTGAGGTTGAGGTTGTCAGGGAGAATCGTGACCTTGGCGTTATAGCCCTTTCTCAGTCCGTCAATGCGATCAAACATCACTCGGATCATCTTCGGAGCTACAGTCGCAATCGGTTGACTGAGGGGTACCGTCTTAGATTCACAGTGGAAGGCGTCTATCGAGATGAAGCTGAAAGCATTCTGCCCACTCTCACGACGAATGGATAGGAAGACATGCTCAGTATCTGTAGTCCCGTAGTAGACGATCCCACTGATGCTGAAAGCACCCATGTCATAGTCACCGTGACCTGTATTGGTAGCAAAGATCCACTTCACATTGGAAGGGACTCCCGAAGAAGCTAGGGCTTCTTCGAAGGTGACTACAGTCTTCTTCCACTCTCTCTTTACTGGGGGAGGTCCACCGTAGGGTTCGTCTTGTGGACCACTCCAAGATGGCCTTGAGGGAGTCCGATCACCCTTCAGAAGGTCTCTAGCTACGTTGAACTCAACCATCTTGTCCGCGTCCCCTCCGAGGTCCGGATGGTTCTTGAACGCGAGAGCCTTATAGGCTCTGTCAACTTCACTCTCAGAGGCGTCTGGTTGGACTCCTAGCAGCTTAGCAGCCTCCTCAATCGTAGTAGGTACTACAGGTCTCGCCACCACCCTGAAGGCAACGCGGGCGGCAATGAACTGATCAAGCGGGTTGAGTCGGCGGGCCATTGATACGAACTGGGCATCAATAGTTTAACCTCTGCACCCTAGCTTAGGGTAAGCTAAGGTGCATGTACCCGAATGACACTCTCGAGGCCTACTGGGACCTCGTACGACCCTTAGTAAGACAAAGGGTCGTCCCCTACTTATGTACCGGGTGTATGGCCAAGGGACTCACAGTTCCAGCTACATTGGTTGTGGGTGACCGATCTGGGATGATGTGGTTCGAATGTGGGAACCACACTCCACTGGATAATGTGGCAGAAACTGAGAGAGTTTCATCCCAAGATCTAGCTAAGTGGAAGTTAGCACTTGAGAAAAAGTGGGCATTAGAGTAGACTCCTTAAAGGCTCAATAATGCTCGTCTTAGTTACCTCCCTGGATCCCCTATCTACTCATGCTGAGATTGCAAGCCTCTGTCTTGAGGAAGCTCTTGAAGCTGAGGGTGGCTACCTCGACCACTTAATCGCTGCTGCCACTTCACACATAGAGGGTTTCCGATTGGCCCTTACCAATAACTCACCAGAGAATGCTTGGTTGACTTACCAGGAACTGATCTCATCTCTGGAATTATTTGCCAATATTGATCAGGCAGTACTTGGATTTTAGAGGGGGTATGGTGCGCAGGGAGATCCTGCGACGGGTTCTTTTGCACCCCATGAAACAGACCCCTCGTTCTTTTCAGTTCGCTTGAACCTGAACCTCTGGAGGTGGGTTTTCATCACTCGCACTTGGCAACAAGTTGGCGAATCGACCAGAGTACCCTTCGTGCTCGCTAAGTACAAACTCACCCACGGTACGAACACCGTTTGAGTCTTCCTTAATGGGCGCCGTCCATAGTTGATGCCTAGGGGTCGCCCTTTGGTGCTCTAGCTGAACCATCACAGCTTCTTGACGGTAGGGGCACTGACTGATGTCCCGGTAGAGTGTTACCCAGTCTCTAATAGCCTTGGTTTCTTCCGGATCCTCAGAGGACTTCACTGTCCAGACCTCCGACAGGATGGCTATAAAAGTAGCCCCTGACTTCTCCGCCATTACCCTGAGGATCTGAGCGAACTTAGACTTTCCTTGGTTACTGTCATCAAGCCCAAGGTCAGAGCGATCACGCAAGAGGTAGAGTTGCATACCCTCCAGGGGTTTACCACTCCTAGGATCTCGAGTGATTCCTAGTATGGCAGTAATCTCGCTTAGACCGTTGGTTCCCTGGAACATACCATTAATCACAGGGATGAGATCAGCAACTAGGGCTACCGAAACCAGCTTAGGGTCTACCCCAAAGTGTTCAAACATGAAGTCCTCACATTACAGTAGATAGACAATGTAGCCCTAAGTGATACTTACCCCCTCAGAGCTACATTGATTCAAGCGACTTCTCCTGAGTCTCGAGTTCAGGATCCATAGTCCTGATATAGAGCTCGGGGTTGACTAGAGGCGAGCCAGTGCAGCTTGAAGGGCAGCTCGGGACTTGAAGTTGAGGGTGACCGAGCAAGGACCGGATCCCTTGGTCTGGTGGCTCACTGGTGCTGCCTTGGGGGCCTTCGCTGCCTTGGAGGCCTTCGCTGCCTTGGAGGCCTTCGCTGCCTTGGAGGCCTTCGCTGCCTTGGGGGCCTTCTTCTTGGACTTGCCGACATCTTCCCCGGAGTTCTTGATCTTGGAGCGGACGTTGTAGACAAGCCCCTTCTTGATTTCGATACCTAGCTTGGCCGCTTCGGCGATGAGTTCGGCAGGGGACATATTAGGGTACTTGCGGATGAAATCAGACCTGTTATCACTCATTGTCTTTTCTCTTTCTAGGGTCTCAGTGAGACCTCATTTCGAAACCTGAATCAAAAAGCGATTCCTAGGACACTATGATAGGAGATCTTAGGAATGGCAATAGGAATTGTTAGGTAGGTAGCATTAAGTAGTGATCTTTCTAGGGCTACTTGCGCTTACCTCCTTTTTTGGGTTGAGGTTGGAGCCTTGGAGATCCACCGGAAGGTGGCATTACCCCTAGTAGTTTTGATAGGTTATCCCATGGGATGTGAGTGACGTTGGAGCCATCCTCAGCCTCGTAGGTCTCTTCATTGCAAGGGGTGTAAGGGCAGTTCTCGTTGTGCCAGATAGCCTTGAGACCCCCGTTGGTGGGGTAGAAGTCGACCGTAGTCCCGCCGGGACCTACTACTCGGCAACTAATACTAAGGAGGGTGTTCTTACCCACTAGGGGCCTCCTTGGGGTAGACTTGAGTAACCCACTCCAAGCGAACTTCCACTTCGTAGACTTGGCACTTGGGGCAGAGGGTCCCAAGGTTGCCTTCTGATTGAACATGGAGGGTGACGTTCACAGGGTTGGTGGGTTGATCACTGCGAATATGCCGAACTTCTCCGGTGATGAACCTAGGCTTGGCGTTGAATTTAGTTTGGTACCCCGCTAGGGAATACGACCCCAGTGGATCGCACTCGAACCATTGGGCGGTTACCCTATCTCCCTTAACGACGAAGTGAGTCATAGGTTAAGAGTCCTGACTGGCTTCCTGAAAGTCTTTGAAGTCGTCCCTAAGTAGGGCCTTGAGTTGGTGAGCAGACCGAAGGCAGGTCTCGTAGCAAGCCAAGGCCTTTCGACTGTCAAGGTCATACCCATAGCTACTAGCCCAGTCTTCAAAGTTGGTATAGGAGAGGACCCCGGCGTCTACTAGGAGGGACCAGATCGCGTCCTCAGGCTTGACTCTCCCCAACTTCTCTTTTTTGGAGGGGCTAGCGGCTCGGTAGGCTACTCCATCCCCAAAGATGAGGTTGGTCGACATGATCCGACCTTGGTACTGTAGAACGACGATGGATTCGATCTTTCTGTCCGAGCCCTTCTCAATTTCCGCGTTGTCGACTATCTTTCCGATTACAGTAGTTACGGTCAAGCCACGGGTTTTGCAGAGTTTTTTCAGATCGGACATCATGGAGGCATCCTTAGTAGACGATTGAAGTTTCAGACAAGGGCAACTCGGCGTTGCTATCCCTCTAGTTGGGTAATACTAGAATCCAGCCGTCTTATAGGCTTTCCGAACTGTCTTACCAGCTCGTCATATTAAGTACTACGTCTGAGGGCCCTAGATCTCAACCAAAAATCGAACTTAGTTGGGGGGTTTAGTGGGAGCCGACGTAAATGACCACACCTTGGAGGAGGTAAGTATCCGGTTCATCACAGGAATCCAGGCGGCTTACCCATGAAGGGAGCCAGTTAGGTTCTGCAGTTGTGATAGCTACCCAATCCTCATCTCCACCGTTCAGGTTGCACACCTTCTTAATGGCACCTGGAGTATCCTCCCAAGCGAAGACGATCCACCCCTTGGGGTTCATGACGGCCTTGGCAACATCCTGACAGGTTAGGAGGGTACCCCATTCAACCTGATGTTCTGGGCCTACTAGCTCTTGTGTTGCTACTCGCCTTGATGACATGACTTCACCTTCTTCTGGACAGTATTGTCCGGTCCGAGCTCGACTATAGTCTGCTTCCACCCGCGGATGTCAGACTCCAAGATCCTGATTCGACTCTCAGCATATTCGTTGGACCGCTCTACAGCCCTTTCGGCGGTATCTCCCCAGAACACAGCATCCGCTCTCTCAGGCTTAGAAGTACTCCTAGCCTTTAGGAGTACCATCCCGAGTGGTCGACTGGGGTGGTGCCACACTAGACGCTTGGAATCCTTACGCATCCTCTTGAGAGTACCCTCGAGATGGTTGTAGATCCAGACTCGCCGAATAGGGGGCTTTTCCATAACCTCTACTACTAGAATTCAGGGTTGATGGTGAGGTTGCTGGCCTTGATGAAGGCTGCTGCCCGGGTAATGGTATCCAAGGCCTCGATAGAGGTTAGCCCGTAGTTCCGAATCCGGCAGGTAGATGTGGCGTTATCAACCCACATCTCAGTGACGGGGATCCCCTCAGCCTTGTCTCCAGGCTTAGCGTAGAAGCGAACCCTGTACTGGGTGGCTACGTTCGGGTTCCCTAGTACCTCATCCAACTCATTGAGAGCGCTAGACTTCACCCTAAGGTTTACGGTTTTTGAGGTCTGTTCTTTGCGTGCCATGATCTATCCTACGCACGAGAGCCCCAGATCTCAACTTTTTGGTTAAGATTGGGGCTCTCGTGCGTAGGACGTTAGCTACTTCTTAGTTCCGACTCTCTGGTAGGCTTTGTCAATAGCCTCTCGTACTTGACGTTGGTTGCTCCCGTCATACCGGATCACATTTGGGTGATCTTCTCCTTCGTTCCAGGGCTGAGCTACCGCAATCACTAGGCCTCGAGGGCGGACCTTGAGCCAAGGAAGGTAGTAATCAGGGAAGTCATCCACTAGCACCTTCCCGTACACGATACTTTTCTCCTCAGTGATCGTGTATTGGGCGGAAGGTAGGTTCTTGACGCTCCACTCAATCTTCTCGGCCCAGGCACCTGGATTCTTCGATGAGCACTTAGTTAGGACATTGAGCCGAAACCCAGCTTCCTGTAAATAGCCTACCACCTGAAAACCTAACTCTAGGCGGTCAAGGCCTCTCCAGAACCCAGGGGTTTTCTTGATCAGGGTCCGTCGGGCTTGGATGTAACTGGGTACGCCATCATAGCGATCTGAGTAATCAGGCTCACCCGGACTCCGCAGAGTATCCATCATTCGCTTCATCCCGTTATGGAAGTCAGCTAAGGTACCGTCCAGATCGATGAGGGCTAGATTATCCCCCGCTTCTGAGAAGTTCTTACTTTTCAAGTTGGGGTACCATCCTGTTTGCCATTCGCTGGTAGTATCCACTGAGACGGAGGTAAGCCAAATTGAAGAACTTCCGTACGGGGTCGTTCAGTAGAGTTCCGATCATCGATAGGGGCCACCAGCACATCCAAGCGATGATCTTCCCTTTGTAATCACTTGCCAAAGGGGTATCACAGAGCCTGGTACTTTGATACTTCTGGTACACTATTCCAGTTCGAATCTCCTCTGGAGTGGCAGGGGGGAGACCTTCCTTACGACCCTCAAGGAACACCCGAATAGCCTCCTCCCGAGCACACTGAAATGCCTTCAGGAACAAGTACCACTTGGTGAAGGACCAAACCAGAGCACCAAAGGCTAGGTACCCAGGGACGTAAACCCCAAGCATGAAGTAGTTGTGCTTCAACCAGCCCCACAGAGGTACTAGGTTGAAATACTGGGCCACCGCCACTACCACTATCAATGATACAGTTGCTGAGCTAAACCACTCAGCTTGAACTAAGACTACTAGGGCAATGAGGACTACGATCTCAATAATCGGTAACCAATGGAGAAGAAGCAACATCGAGGCACCAGCTCTTTCAGGGTTTTAGGTTGGAGAGCCTACACCAATTCTCTGGTAAATGGAAGCCAAAGGTCGAATTTGGTTTCAAGTGGGTTCAGTTTTAGGTAGATTTGAACACGTGCCCCACTTCTCGGACATCAATATACTCCTGTATAGCCTCGGGGAGCATCTGACGCACTCAGGTCATCACTTCCACGTCTACCCACGTGGGTACCACGGATTCCTAAGCTTCGGAGTTAGTTGCTCTATGTGCTCAACGTCGGAGTACATTTGGACGTGTAACTATGAGGCTCTCGACCTTGCTCGAGAAGATGCTGTAGTCACGGTTCTCTTTGAGGAAGATCGACTCAAGTTACTAGAGAGTATCCTAGAGGAGATGGATACTCTTCGTAGAGAGTTTGACAGCTCTACAGATTCTACTGCACAGGTAATAGTCCGTAACCTAGCGGAAGAAGAGCGGACTGCTGGGATCTTAGGGAGCTTTCGTAAAGTGAGGTTGATCTACTTGCTTGATGCTGAACAAAGGGGCTATCGGAGTAGGAAAGTCAACTGGGATATTGATAGAGAAGTGAGAACTCGGAAACCCCTAGTAGAAGTTCAACGACTCACTCGCTTCGAGCGGGAAGACGTCATTTAAAGTGAGTCTTACCTTCTGTGATAAGTGTCTCCATCACCCCCAAGACTTGACTACCTTCAATGCCGATACGATGGAGTGGAGCGGGATCTGTGCCAAGGGGTGGAAGGTCATACCCATTCGGTACACAGGTCCAGAGCCTATCAAGAAGACAGTCATCGAGGGGAAGATCAACAGCCCTACTACGCGACATGACGTAGACTACTGCTATGACAGTACAGAGCACCCCTCTCGATTTGAGAGGGGTATCACTGAAGATCTCTAGCTTCGATGGGTCCAGACATCACCCAGTAGGTCCAGAAAGTCCATTCGCCGGTGGCCAATTCAGGGCGATGCTTACAAGTAAACTCTTCGCACCCTTCCCTGTCCAACTCCTTAAGGCAGACTTCATAGTCGTAGCAAGTTGAGCAGATCCATCGGCCATCAACTAACTGGGCGTGCTCTAGGTTTACGGCTCTTATCACTTTCCCTACCCAACCCTTCGGAAAGGGCTTATCCCCCGAGTAGGTATCCCCAGTTTGGCACATAGGACACTCACAGAAGTCACAGTAGGCCATCAGGTTACCGCATGAAACTTAGTAGGGCCCCCGTCGGAGTCTTCTTTCAAGAGGACAAGACCCGCCTGCTCTAATCTCCCTAGGGCCTCTTGAGCTTCTCTACTTCTCAGTTGATGTTCCTGAGACTCAGCCTCAAAGTAAGCTTCGAGAGCCTTGGTATGCGCTGAGCTCTCATAGTCACCATCCTCAGGATCAGGTGTTTTCGTATAGACTCTCTTCGAATCATACCAACTCATACTTAGGTCCATACCCGTGGCAGGGGCGACGAGGATGCTCCCTAAGACGAACCTGTCAACCTCTTGGGTGAGAGTGAGGTCCTGACTCAAAGCCTCTGCTAGGACCTCTGCTAGGACCTGACGAACGTAACCTATCTCAACGTCGGGACACATCGAATGAGGGTTGTCAATCTTGGCCCAGATCTTTTGAAGTGCTTCAGTTAGTTCCATGGCTTACTTCCGTGGTAGTGGGTTGAGAGAGCAGAGGGGTTTGAGGGAGGGGTTTCCGAATACGTCCCGAGCAGTAAGCAAAGCTTCGATGTTGTCCGCCACAAAGGCCCCGGGTAGTATCCTAAGGTTGAACTGGTCATTCACGCCTACGTAGTGAATCGCATCGACTAAGTCTTGGCTCGACTTGTCTGCTCCAACTGTATAGGCTTGTACAATCTGACCTGATCCCTTTAATTCTTGGATCAAGTAGGTGACTGTTCGATCAATCTGACGCAGGTCTGCCATGGACCCTATTACACCGGCGGACTCAATCCTCGTCCTCAAGAATCCGTTCAAATCTAGTCTTTTCTAGACTTAGAGCCCTCTCCGAATAAATAGGAGTCATCCGCAAGAAGCCTGTCGAACCGAGTAAACTCAGAAAGCTTGGACTTCCGAAGGTGACATGTACTCCCAAAGCTGACCAGTCGGTACTTTGGTTTTCTTCTCAAGTCCCTGATAATGTTCCGGTAACTCACGTCAAAACCCTGAGAGCACTTCCCTGAGTAAGGCTTTCCATTCCCTACTTCGGGCATTGCTGGGGCCCATTTGCAATTACTACAGAAGATCATTCAGGTAGCCGATCCAAGAGCTCGAGAACTTGACCTGCTTTATCATGGCTGCAGTCCCCATGAAACACCAACTTCCCCGCTGTTAGGTTCAGGTGGCACCGACGCTGCTTAGAGTCAGGGTGGTTGTCACAAGTATTCAGGAGAGAAGGAGAGAACGTTGGGCTCTCATGGTTACCATCAAAGCTCCAAATGAGAGGGCCTGTCGTGTAGAAAATGTGTAGGTGACCGCACCCAGGGCAGAAGAAGGAGAATCCTTGAATTTGACCTGAGCTGTTAGTTTCGGGGTGAAGTTTCATACCCTAACCTCTCAACAAGGAACTACCTCAAGAGGGAACTTGACTGAAGGGAGCTCAATCAACTCTTGCAGGTAACCTAAGGTACTAAGGAGATCCATATAGGCCTGCATGTACCCGGGGCGCCCTTTTGGCCAAGCCACTACAGACCAATTGGGAGTCTCCTTGCAGTCCAAGACAGGGAGGAAACCTTCAGGGACCCCCTCTCGAACCTCCCATTCAATATCGGAGGTAAACTTCGAGACTAGGTGGACAAACTCTTGAGCCTTATCCTCGAACTCTACCAAGGTGAATAGACAGCCGGTATCCCTTAGGTCATCTGGTTCTGATGGCATAAAGCCCTTCAACGAATATCGGGAGCAAACTCCCACTGCCAGCTAGGATCCCATGGGGCTGACATGTATTACCTACTACACCAGGTCTTCAATCGTGATGTCCTCGAACCAAGAGCCAAAGGACTGACTCATCGCCGAGTTGTCCAACATCTCACTCATGGTTTTGATCCAGGGGCGCTCTTCATCACCGTAATCAACTTCCCCCTTAGAGTCGACAAAGACATAGCTCCCCATGCCTGCCTTGAAGGTTAGGTTGTACCTACGACAGAAGGGAATGAGAACCTTGGTACGGAACTCGAGAGCAAGAACTCCCATTTTATCCTGGGCTTCCTCCTCAATAACCTCAATCTGACTGAGGAGTCTCTCTTCAGTCTCAACCTCACTGAGAATCGCATCTGTCTCCTGAGAGTCCTTCTTCAGGGCTGCGACGTTAGTTCCGTATCCGAGCTTCCGAGCTAAGGCTTTCCAACCAGCTTCTGTCGACGGAGTTACGTAGGTCATAGTAACTACTACGTACGAGACTCTCGGATCTCAACCGATACTTCTTGGGAATCTGCCCACTCTCTACGAATTCGGCGGGGCTGGTAGACTTGCCCGAAGCGGTGAGCTACCTTCCGGTACCGCCGGTTACAGATCTTCCTCTGGTTTTTCATGAACTTAGTGCCCAACACGACTGCTCCTTATGTCACCTGAAGTAGGGTTGACTCGGTAGTCTCTTACTATACTCAGTATATGTGGGAAGTCAGGGCCCATGTAACCACTAACACAGAGGGCTCGAGTATTGGCTAACTCAGCAGCTTCCTGAAAGGTTCGAAGGGCTGTAGTACTCAATCGAACACCAGGGATCTCTATCTGGTGTGCTGGGATCGGAGTGAACCCGTCCCACCTCTCAGGAATAGTTACAAACTCCAACTCCCCAGTAACCTCAAAGGGCTCCTTAGTTTTTTTGGTCAGACCCCAGACCTCAATTTTCCAATGTTCGATCTCACCATTAGTATCCCGACAAGCCGGGTTCCGGGCGAAGGTGATACTACGAATGAGAAATCGGTCTACGTTGGAGGGCATAGTTCATACTACGGTTGAGGAGCTCAGATCTCAACTAATTAGCATCAGAAGATGGGGGAGGCTTAGCTACCAGTCCTATTACCATCCTAGGACCCTCTTCACGGTCTTCGTTCTCAACCCTTTCCAGCTCTTGAGCCAACTGGTAAATGGCCTCCGAATTAGGGACCCCCTCGTAGTCATAAACCTTGGCCGCTAGGTACAGCAAGTCGTCAGCCATAGCTAGAGCAAATCCGTCTCTTCTCTCGCACTGCTCCAACTCCTCGGGAGAGAAGGCTTTGTGAGCTTCCGCGACGGATCTCGAAAAGAGTTCGAATACTCCCTCCCGAAACCTAGTTTGGATCGCATCTAGTACTGGATTGTGTTCGCAACCCGGGCAGCTGTCATTTTCCATCGGCTGATCCTACCAATCTCAACTTCACTTTTACCCGCCACTCGTAGTTGAGGAGCATCTCTAGAGGGAATGGAATCGAAACATCAGAGGTCCCAACGTGCGGGACCAAGATGACACCAGGACCCTGAGGGATACCTATACTGAAGGGTGCCCAACTACCATCCTTTGTCTTACACTCCAACTCCTCACCTTTGAGTAACCGTTCCAGTAATTCCAGTCTTCTCTCCACCCCAGAGTTTCTTAGTACGATAGTCTCGTACCTAGGTATAGCTTTCACCTTATCACTAAACGCCATACTTCATTTCCCGCAGGTATTGACCTGTGATTCGAATTCGCTGGGGTTTACCATCCCTCAAGACTACAACAGAGAAGTAATCAAGTCCACGTGTAAATCCAAGAACATGAGGCCGAATACCTCTGGTGTAAGAATCAGGACTGATGTTCAAGTACACCTACGCTGATATTGCCCTGAGTAAAAGAGCGTACCGGGTAACCATTGTTGTGGCAGAAAGCCCTGAATCTGCGAGGAAAAAGCTCCACCTGGGGGACTCCTGGATCCCTCAAGTCGGTGAGGGCAGGCCCACTAAAGCCAAACCGGGACCAAGGGTAAGTAGGCTCCTTCGGACGGTTGAGGAGGCTGAAGAATTCTTTGGGTCGATTGGGTTTACCAAGGCTCAGGTCGACACTCTGATCCGAGAGGCTTTGCTTCGGATCACTCTCTGATCTTCAGATGACGTCCTCTCGCTCGAACCGAGTAGGCGAGTCAGGTACCACTTCCGGAGGCGGCTTCAGTTTATCTAGCACCTCCAAGTAAATCTGAACAACCTCACCACTAGGGTGAAGGGCAAGAGCTTGTTCAACCGAGATCACTTCCCAATCAGTGTTATTGGAGCAAGTAGAGCAAGCCACTCCAAGGTGATTGAGGGCCCTGTCCCGGACAAGTTTCGGGACATGCCCTGTCTTACGGAAGTGCTTTAGTTGCCTCTCAGTTATCTCTTCCTTAGTTGGCATCGGGTTACCCTGAAGAAAAATGGATACAGTCGGGGTCTGGGTAAAGCTCGTTCAAGCGATACTCCTCCTCAGACGTGATTAGCTTCTTCTCTGTCATCGAGAAAAACAAGTATCGCAGAAGCTCATCCCCAGCTTCCTCTGACAGGGACTTATTCGTTTTGAAAGCACCTAATGAGCTCCTCCATATCGCTAGGTGCTTCATGTCGCTCACAATGTCAGCGGGATATTTCCTAGACTTGATCCGATCGGAATAGTACTTGATCTGATTGGTGGCGACCTTCAGCTTGGACGCCTGAGACAGTACCGCAAGCACCTCTTCCATGGGGAAACCCTTACACCAAAACCTATTGGTTGTGGGGCCGAATTGCGATTCAAGTCAAACAATAACCCTAATCCATCAAAGTTGGGGTATGCTACCGACCCTGATGGACTTCTGTGATGACTGCAAGTGGAGCCTAGAGACTAGGACAGGGGAGTTAGCCTGTAATCGCGGGTACTTTCTTGTAAGATTCTTGGATTCTGGACTCCACGCTAACCAAAACCTCTTCAATGAGGGGCAGTCTTCCTCAACGTGCTCAGACTATGCTTACTGCGGACCTAGACCTACTCGCTTTGAACGAGTTTTGGAAGACGAGTTTTGACCTACTACATTTGGATCGCTGAGGGTGGGAGTGAAGACGGATCCCCTTTGGTATCGGTAGAGGTAGACGAAACCCCAGGGAGTTTAGACCCTGGGGTCGTCGAGGGTGTTCTTCGAGAGCTAGTAGCAAACTGGTACCGAGGACCTGTTCGACTTACTCCAGATGACTACCTGATCAACTCCATCACCGCTTTGTCACTTAGGTGGGCCTTACCTCATCTTGTACTGAGGTTCGTCAAGTTAGACGGGGCTACCTACTGTCTGAGGTTCGGATTAGAAACGAATGATCCTTCAATAATCGAGAATATTGACTCCCCTCGATTGTCTCGCTTCGAGCGTGAGGACGTCGTGTAATGACTCAAGTTTGCTGTGACGACTGCGAGTACAAGGACCCCCTAAGTACACATGGTACTTCCTGTTGGGTGGGTCACTCAACCTTGGTTACCTTTGACCAAACGAAGGGATTACATACCTACCCTCAGGGTATTGAGCTCTGCGGGAAGTACCTTTATAGTGGGGACCGACCTACAAGGTTCGAAAAGATCCTATCCGATGAGCATCTGTAGTAACTGCAAGCATCTTCCGGGGGCTCAGATCTTCATGATGCCCCCGCCTCCAGTAGAATGTCCTAAGGGGCATCGCCGCTGGAAGATTCATTCTTTATTCCTGGATCTAGATCACCCTCAACTACTCAACTCAGTAGATGCATCCACTTGCCCCTCCTTTGAGGAGAGGTATTACCGCGGTCCGAGACCTACAAGATTCGAAAAGATCTTAGCTTCCGAGTAGATTAAGTTTCGGTATAGTCCTGTTGGGGAGTCTACTTCAGTGGATAAGTAAACCCCCATGGCGCCAAAGTTTCCCAGAACCAATTTCGAACTCCCCTTGAAAAGAGATGGGATTAATCCCGACGTTGAACTTGTAGACGTGGGGGCTCGACGTCAACTAGTGAAAGTCTGGGAAGCCCTAGAGGAGATTGATCTCAAGGAGACTAAGGTACTTGAGGAGTTGATTACTCTTCGACTCAAGGGCACTACTAGTCAGGCCCCTACCTCAAGCAAGAAGCTAACCTTCTACGGGGTAGTTATTGCCGGGTTCTTCGCTGCCTGTGGTACAGTTGGAGCTTCTATCATCAACGCTAAGTTGGGTTCCGTAAGCAAGACCCAGCAGGCAGAGATGATCCGTCAAGCAGTTCAGGACTCAGTCAAGAGTACCGAATCAGTGTACTGGGCTGGTAAGTCTGATGGGCTCCAGGAAGCTAAGGTGACCGCCGCTAAGGAAGACCCTCAAGTCCCGATCAAGAAAAAGACTGACCCATCAAAGACCAAGCGTTGACTAACCTCTAGATAGACAGTAGTCTGAGGAATGCCTACTGCTAAATGTCTTCACGGAGTACGAACTGTCAAGAGCTCACCTGTTCGCATTCTCAAGGAGGGTTCCCAGGAGATTCTTGGTGAGATGGATGTGCGCATTTGCTTAAACTGCGCACACGTCAAGGGAACGTTCTCCAATGGGTCGATGTTCTACCCAATCAAGTTCGACTTTGAGGGTGACACGTGGGAGCTTGCGGTAGAAGGTGTCCGTAAGCAAGCTCAAGAGCATTCAGTCGGTGCTGAGCATCAAGCCTAGCACAGAGTACCCGAGTCTCCTCCCAGGCCTCTTGCGCCATCCTGTGAGCCTCAATAGTCAACTGCTCTCGTAATTCAGGATCGTCAATTAGACTAGGCATAGGGTTAGATGACGTCCTCTCGTTCGAACCTAGTTCGAATCTTGGGGAAGGGTAGTAGCTCTCGGATGTCGTTCGCTTGACTCAGCCTCTCACGCTTGTAGGCAGCACTAAAGATCATTTGGTAGGAGTTGACAGGGCCGTCACCTCTAAAGTCAACCTTATTTGGTAACTTACATGCTACCTCACCGCGGGCTTGAGCTGCAAACGACATGACTAACTCCGAGGCAGCTCCGTCTAACCTCATCAACTCCCTCACACACCTACCAAGTATGGATCGGTCATGGCCATATGACTTTGTGGGCTCCGCTCCACCCTCCATCCAACCGGCTTTGACCCACAGAGCATCCACGAAATCAGTCTCTACGTCGGGGTCATTAGTCACTGCTCGATATGCGGCCCGGTAGGATACTTGATGAACTGCTTTACTATTGGAGTCAAATTCGAGTAGGTAGCGAATCAACATCCCGCCGTCGGAACAAGCAACCCAAGCCTCTTCCAAGCTCTGGTACTTTAGGGCCCAACCCCTAAACTCCTCCCTGACCATCTTCCTCTTCTTAGACATCACGGCACCTAGGTCGAAGTCGCTGGGACACTACCAGATAAGAGTTGCTTCAACACCTCTACCGCTTTTGGCATCTGATCAGTCTTCACAAACATATGGACCATAGTGGCTACACGCTCCAAAGCCTGCTCTGGTGACTCAGCAGGCTTCCCAATAGCCATTTCTATGAAAGCTTGAGCTGCTGCACCCTTGAGGGAGACGGATCGACTTCTTGCCATATCTCGTCATACATCAGCGGGAGGCGGAATAGTAGCGATCTTTTCATGATCAAGGACTTTTTTTAGAGTCCAAAGGGAGATCAAGATAGCCCCCACATGGCCGGGGACTGCCCCCAATTCTCGATAGAATACCGTGGCTTCCTCCACGTCAATGAAAGGCCACTGCTTATGTAGGAAATCGGCTGTATGTACTGCTTCGTCAAACTCACAGATAGTGGGGGATGGCATCCGGTGATTTACACCAGAGAACGTAGGACAGTTCCAAGCTGCAGGCCGGAGTGATATGAACTACCTCGAACGACTTAGTTCGCATAGGGGTGGTTTCCCGAGGGCCACCAAACAGTGCAAACCCATCGAACAGCACATTATGCCCCTCCCCGATAGTCAGCTTCATCTCAGAGTTCCACTTGAACTCTACAGGGACTCGTTCGGTCACCTCGTGACCAAGCCTAGTCAAGCACAAGTAGATTACAACTGGGCCCCCAAGCTCTATCTCAGGTAGAGGGAGCGCAATAGCACTCAGGATCTTCAGGAAGTTTCTACGAGTTGTCACGGTGTACAAATACACCGGTTAAAGGGAACAGCCCCGGAGTCTATGCCAGAACTCCGGGGCCGCTCGAACCTATGACTAACCACCACCTGAAGATCCGAGGTTACGCCCTAAGCCAAGGCAGGTCAAGAACTTTAGTTCCCCATCCCCATGTACCCAGCATCATACCCTATAGGTAGTGCTTGGGTCTTCTTCTTCCAAGCTTCTGTGTCAACCTGCTTCAAAGCGAGGTCACCTTCCACCATCTTGAGGTGCTTCCGAGCTCGCCTCAGTAGGTAGATCACAATCCCCAAACAACCGAAGTTAACAGCTAAGATGAGGTAGTTTAGGTACAGGATTACTTGAGAGTGTGGGGTCATTGGACTTGGTGCTTCTTGAGTTCGTCTAGCCACCCGGTTGCGAAAGTACGGTCAAAGTCTGAGATACTCTTGCACTGAGATTGTTTCTCGAGGGGCCTAATAGCTTCCTCTCGCTGCCCTGGGGTCATACTCCGGTAGCAATTCCTCCCTAGGGTCTCAGGATCTTCCATCCAAGGGCTCAGGGATCAGGGTATCAACCTTCGGACGTGGGAGGCTATTGAGTAGCTCTGCCCCAAATAGAACCAAGAGGGCTCTCTCAAGGTGAAGAGCCACATCCTCATGAGCCAAGGCAGTATCCAAGAACTTCTCGGCCTGGTCTTCAGCAGCCGCCCCGGCGGAGGCTCGTTTGCCCTCAGCCAACTGCCGGTGCATGTTGATGGTTCGCCGAACTGCCAGGATGTTTTCTTCTCTTACTATAATAGGTGGATTCACTTCAGTTCCTTTCGTCTTGGACCATTCGGACCATAGTCCTTGAGGAGTTCGTGGTACTGCTTTCGTGGGATGTTGATCCCACCCGCCAAGCGTATCCGAAGGCCTTCTCCGATGTCCTTACCAAAAGCATTACCCAAGGCACGGTTTCCATCGAACCCCTCGTCAACGGCCGCCACAAAGCCCTCCGTGAGGTGGATGACGACGTAGACCCGCTGGGGGTTTCCGTTGGGGTCACTGGGGGCGTGGAAGTGGATGCAAGAACACTCTGAAGCTTTGACGGGTTCCATGGTTTATCCTACGTATGAGGGGCTCGGATCTCAACCAGAAATGGTGAATTCGGCTGAAGGAGTGAGCTCGTAGAAGCCACCAGGGCTGTCAAATGTGTTGAGGTTGTTTGAGTTCTCCCGAATGAACTCCTCTACCGCACTCCGCCAGCAAGAGTCATGGGAGACTAGGAGCTTCCACTCGGATTGGCCTTGATGGTAGTCCTTACCCTTCTTGACGTAGGTATCCTCAGTCTCCTCATCATACTCGAGGTCTTCAATTGGGATGACATTCCACCGATCCCGAACGAAGACACTTACGTAGTTGCATTCAGCATAGAGGGCTAGGTCCCTTTGGCGATAACCCTCTTCCTTCTCGTGATCTACCCTAACAGAGAACTTGACCACGAAGGCCTTGGGTTCGGGCTTCTTACTTTGCCACTTCCCACAGGTACTTTCGAAGGTAGTACAGATGACGCTAGCTAGTAGATTGATGATGGACATGATCTATCCTACGTATGAGAGGCTCGGATCTCAACCAACAGGTAGAGTATTTCAAGGAAGCCAATGAGGAACTGTGTTCCATAAGCTGGAGCTCCTTCACTGGCTTCCTTGAAATACTCAGGTCCCTCGGATCCGGCCAAGTAGACAATAAGCAGTACTTTCCCAGGACTTTCGCTCATCAGCGGTCGGAGCAGAATTGGACATCTGAGTGGCCTTGAGGTACTCCTGCTCAAGGCCATGAGCCGCTCTGACCTTCTCTAGACCTGATTGAGTGACAGGCTGGACGATGAGATCCTTAGTTGTGGTAGAGCCCATGCCCTGGGATCGACGCACCTCAATAGCCTGAGAGATGGCCAAGTACTTGTCCGGCGTCTCAAATAGCCCGACCCAGAAGTCGGATAGATAGTGCTGGATTCGATACCCTACCACGGGATCATCAGGTTCTTCTACCTTACGTGATCGACGTGGCTTACAGAGTTTCAATTCTAGCTTCATGATTCTCAGGTACTTTACCAGTGAAGGTACAGACTTCAACCAACTTTCGGGAGGCGGCTAAACATACCCCAACTTCGATCATCCTTAGAGAGAGTTCGGCACCGAATAGTACTCTCTACCATAGCTGGAATAGCCTTACTGAATAGCGTATCCCGCATGTCAGGGCGAAGACCACTGTAGAGGGTAAGGATGGACTGGGCTACCTCAGGGGTCATAGGGTACCCCTGAACTGAATCAGCCATAGCAGTAGCTACTGCTTCAAGCTCCGCTACCAAAACCCCATGTTCAGGCTTTGGAGGTAGGATGAATGTGCCACTGGTGAACGTTGTATCATTACTTGTCATGATCCGAACCCCTCAATTCGTAGTACCCCTCTGAGCACTTCGACGGATACTACGAATAAGGACCTATGATCTCAACCAAAAAAAGTTCCATATCGCCGTGTAGTTATGGAGTACTAGTCATCTAGGTCTAGTTTAAGCTGGGAAAAACTTGGTACCTCATTGAGTGAACTACCTTCATGAGGTACCAAGTAGAAACCTATCGACATTACCTGCAAGATAAGGTAATCTTCCGCTACCATGCCCGTGAGTCTTAGGCTGAGTGACCTGTGGAGGGTTCAGGAGCTGAGAGGGAGTCTACTCCTTGAAGATCCTAAGTTGGTCCGAGCTATGACCCCTGCTTGTGCAGCAGAAAAGTGGGCCACTTTTCATCAAGTCCAACTCAGGCATGTGAGCCAAAGGCACCTTTCCGATAGTGATCCAGAGTCCAAGGTCCTGTTTGAGGCCTTAGTTCTCAATGCAGAGCTTCCGGGGGAGCGGCGAATCCAAATATTCGAAGTGGAAGTCATCTCCTAGTCTGTGCTAGGATCGCAGGGCGAATGACCGCCTTTGCTGACATGGCTGTAGACGTCCACACGGCACTCCGCTATGTAGATGCCTCTGACACCACCCAGCCCCAGCCCCTGAATACCCTGAATTTAATAGAAGACGCATGTTGGCAAATCGAGCATGCGTCTTCCGTTATTGGTTCAAGTGAAGAGGTTGACCTTGCTTGGAAGTGCTACCAAACCCTCAAGCAAGTATTCGAGTTCGGACCCCTGGGGGTTGTCTCCGCCGAATGCCTAGACTGCGTTTCAAATGTACTGACCGAACTAGAGAGATTCTTCGAACTCTCACCCTTTCCGGATCAGAATTACGGGAGGTATCTCGGAACTAGACCTACTCGATTCGAGCATATCCTAGAGGATCTTGAGTAGTGGCAGACCTCCCAAAGATAGATCCCCAGTTCTGCCTCACCTGCGTTCACCGAAAAGTGGAGGGTAGTGATACAGACGAGTACTCCCTCACCCACGTTCAACTAACTCGCTGCGGATTAGGGGTGAAAACCAGGCAATGGTACACTCGAATCGAGGGCAAAGGTCCTTACCTTCTCCGTGTATGGCCCGTAGGTAGGATTTGTACTCAGTACAACTGCCACCGCCCTTCCCGGTTTGAGAGAGAAGATGTGATATGATTAAGGTAGTCATCACCTTAGAGGAATCAGGAGCTCACCAGCTAACGGCTACTAGTGCGGGGCGCCCTTACCGCAGGCAGAATCAGCTTCAGGATGTAATTGACTATGCTGGGCCTAATAGGGGTGCTAGGGGTTATATGCTACGAATCCAGCAGTACTTCGACTCATGGATTCGAAAAGAGAACTTTGAGATCACTTGCGTTGATGTAGCTGGCTACCACTATACCCTCAACTTCACTCAACCTGATCTGACAAAGCCGCCCAAGGCACCTAGGAAACAGAAGCCTGTCACTCAACCTAAGTACCTTACTCGATTCGAGCGGGAGGAAGTCATTTGACCTCCTGGGGACCATTTGAGGTCGGGTTTACTCTCCAAGAAGGTGGTCCCCCTGTTTTTGAGTACATCCATCCAACACCCCCGGGGGTTGGGGAAAGGATTCAAAGCTTACTCCAAGAGGGGTCGATGTACGGAGTCCCTGAGTACTACCTGGAGAAAGTTAGTTACTTCCTGAAACGACAGTTTCCCACGGGTAGCTGGGAGATCACTTGCTTCGACCAAGTTCACTCTAATGGACGACCTTGGGTACTAAAATTCTCCCGCCCGAGAAAAGACATAGTACAAACAGACTCACCACCAGCCACCCGCTTTGAACGGATCCTCAGTGACAACACTCTGTGACGATTGCCCTCACTGCCCTCAAAACTACCACCTCAAGGGGGCCATAGTGATGGAAGTGAACATCGTACCTATCGATGAAAAAGTTGTGTACCCTTGTACTAAAGGGTACAACCTGAGTGTGGGTTGGTTTCGAGTAGGAGCTCATTACCAAGCACTGCCCTATCGACATCAACTACCAGGGGAGGGCTTAGTCCGGTGCTCTTATTACCCAGTGGCTGTGATAGCCACCCGCTTTGAACGAATCTTAGCTACACTAGAGGGTTGTGAGTCTGAGTCATCAACTCTACCCTAACAACCGCTCCGATTCCTTCGAACATTGCTCGAAGTTCATTCACAGCGCCACCACCAAATTCAGACCCATAGATCCAAGGTAAGGCATCGGTTATCCGGCGGACGTCTTGGAGGGTGTAGTCACGAAGACTTCGGAGAAGCCTCCAAAGTTGGATTCGATTAGGGCCCGACTCGATGAGGATCAACCTGTACACCTCATCATAGTTATACCCGTCTGTAGGGTTTGCCCTTAGGGCTTGGATAGGTACCTCATTCCACCAGTCTCTAGGCAGCTCCCCTTGATGGGAGATCCACTCGTCCAGAGCTTGAACAAGCTCTGCAAGCCTGATGCTCAAGGTCATTATCGAATCAACGTCCCCTTCAAGATCTTCATCGAGAAGACGTTTGGTTATTTCACGTTGCTCTCGAAGGTTTTCGTTTGGATCCATTGGGTCTGGCATCTCGTCTACCCCTAAGAGCTTCTTGCCTCATTTCCTCAAGATCCACAAGCAGTGATTTAGCAGCGGCGACTGCCAAGTCACTATCTGAAGGATAGTGGAAGTTCTCGTACAAGTAAGCAGCTCCGTTGGCCGAGATGTCATTGTAGAGGGTATCATACAAGCTTCTCAGGACATAAGCCCTTGCTTCCAAAGCTGTCTTCAATTCCCTCTTAGGTCGAGGCATGGTTCAACCCACGTACCCGTAACGGAAGTCAGGAGGAAGCCAAGCAGGGGGCCTACCCGAGAAGAATACCCAATAGACATACTCGTAAGCAGCTCGCTCTGGGGAATCATGTAGGACTACCCTTTTAGCTTCAAAGGTTAGGGCTTCCTCGAGCGCCTTGGGGATAGACTTGGAAACTCCCACCTGTTGAGAGAATGCAGCCATGAAGGTTGCAGTCAATGACAGAAAGATTTGGTAGACGCTCATGCTTCTCTTTGATGGGTTGCTTGGAGGTTACAGACTTCTTGGGTGATAGTGGGGCGGGTCCATGACCCTCGGTTCCCGTATTGAGTAGCACCACAAGTGGGGCACCAATGGAATGGACTTAGGGGTATCGGAGATTGAGCACCTTCGTGCTTGCACTCAACCATTCGCTTGACCCTAGGCAGAACCAATTCCGGGTTCATAGGCCTCTCAAGGGTAAGGGTCCTACCGCTCCGATGAACTAAGTAGAGTGTCTTTGGACTCATGCCTTATACTACGAATGAGGTTCTAAGATCTCAACTCGAAATACTAGAAAGTCACCAATCGGCGAGAAGGATCCGCTCGAATCGGGTTGGGGATGGTACTTTAGCTAGTTCATTCAAGGCGTTGAATAAGTATCCTCGACCGGTAGCCTTCAGCAGGTAGGCATACTCACCCTCAAGATCCCTAGCAAGATGAGAGGCGGGCATGGCCCAAGCTTGCTCACATCCAGTACAATGGAATCCGACCAGCCTCTGACTCCTATCAGCCTTCTCCGGAATTCGAACACCGCTAGAGATCAGGTGTCTCTCCAGGGTGATGTGATGAGTCATGTCATCAATCATCTTCTCGGCAGTGTCATACTCATGGTAGGGCATCAGAACTCATCAGGGCGTAGATACCGAAACTCGATTCTCCATACTTGAGGATCCTCAGACGAAGATTCGTGAGGGAAGGCTGCATCCCATCGGGACAAGTACTCCTCCCGGGAACCTACTGCCAGCTTCTCTAGGTCGGCCTCTGGAAGCTCCTTCAGTCGCACCCGGTCTATTGCTGTCACCACCGTTGCAACCCCTCTAGGGAAGCACTCATGGGGCGTTAGGATTAACCTATCCCCAACCTCGAGCCCCCCGGTCTCCCCTAGAGGCTCGTGATACAAGGTCCGTTTTTTGGAAACTACGTCTTCCTGAAACCTAGGGAATACTACTGAGTGACAGGCCATAGTACCTCAGTGACTGCAATCGATGTCAAAGTCATCTTCGGGGTAAAGCTCTTCGAGCTTCTTAAGTTCCTCTGGGGTGAGTAGGTCGGTCTCCCCAGATAGGATGTACTCGGCTAGCTCATCATCGGCCTCTACGTCCAAAGCCTCACCTGCGGTGATGGCAATTACTGCCTTCTCCCAGATCCCCCTGTACATCTCACACTCGAACTGATTGACGTTAGGACCCCCAGCTTGAAGCAAGTTAGTGAACCGCCTTACATGCTGCTCAGCAATCGCCAACTTTGTCTCTTTGGATAGGATCTCCGTAGTAGCTGACATCAGATCACGTCTTCTCTCTCAAAGCGAGTGGGGACGAATTGGTGGAGATCCAAGTTAGGTAGAGCCTCGGAGCTTACACGGTTGAGTAGCATTTGCATGACCGCGTAAGCAAACCCACCCTTTGAGAAACCCTGTAAAAGAGCCTCCTTAGAGCCCTCGTTCAACCTATCACAGAGGGTGATTAAGCCTGCTGGAGTCGCCAAGTAAGGATGGAGGAAGTGAGTATCTGGTACATAGATCATCCCAGATGCCGGAGCTAGGTAGTTACTATTGTGGGACTCCGCAATATCCTCGAGACAGTCCTCACAGCAAACCCCTACCCATTTAGGCTTTGGAAATACCCCGAAGTGGTGACCCGTTTTACGGGCGTGCTGAAAAACAGCGCACACCATATCTAAGGGATTCTCAAAAGACGGCATATCGGGAGCTTGCCACAAGCTCCTGCATCGAGTCAACCCTGTTCGGCGAGCTGAGACAGGTCAATTTCGACTTCGAAGGGCAAGCCAAGGGTCTTGCATTCCTCTGGAGTCAAGTGCGGCTCGGGCAAGTTGAATTCCCCGGGGGTGCAACCTAACCCCACTTCAATCACGTAGGTTGGAGTCTCCCCAAGGATCTGATAGGAGTTCCGAAACAATCCGAAGATCACCCCAAGCTCTCCCATTTGAACCACACTGCACTCAGCCAAAGCCTCCATTCGGTAGAGGATCTTCTGAGTTACCTCTTCAACACTTACGGTCGAGGAGGACTCAAAGATTGGTATGAAGACCCTCGATGGCTTCATGACCATGAGGACGTTCTCCCCTTCTTCCCCAATGACCAGGATAGGATCTCCCGCCTTCTTGGTAAAGGCGATGGGGAAGTTGTCCGAAGTCCTAACCCAAACTACCTGTACCTTGGTCATACGACTAAGGTACACCGGACATTAGAGACTAGGAGCGACAATCTACTATCAGGGCTTCCATCCACTCGGAGGTGTCCATCCAGCAGCTTGAGCTTGGATCGCCCACTCAGGCCATGCTGCCTTACTCATCCCCTCATTGAGGGCGATATTTGCAGCCTTGAGAGCCTTCTTGGCCTTTGCCATGGTGTCGAAGTAGAACCCTCTGTTCTTTGAGGTCCCATCCGAAAAGACCTTGATCGTTTGATGGACAATCCAGATCTCCCAACTATCCTTGACGGAGGGAGGCTCTTTGGACTCCATCCCATCAAAGGGCTCCCCCACATACATGCCGTAGTCTCCGTCACAGAACCAAGCAATCTGGATGTTGTTCCTTGAGTCGTCGATAGAGAGACTGTCCCCATCTTCGGTGACGTACTGTCTTACTCTTGCTGTTGCCATGGGATTACTCTGTGACTAAAACCGCGTACTTCTTGAGGTGGGCGTGACTGTAGCTTTGCACTATACCGTGACCGGGAGTGGTTGGGTCATCATTCTCCAATCGGCACATCTTCTCCCGAGGGGTATCCCCTGGGCCAATGATGACGAACGTGTGGGAGGGTCTCCCCTCCTTTTCTCGATTGGAGTACCATCGTTGACCGACTGTGTAACGCATGATGATCTATCCTACGTATGAGGGGCTCTAATCTCAACCGGAACCTAGCAGATAGAAGCTTGATTCGTCAGACGGGTTCACCTTGAATCCCAACCGGTCAATCAGCATAACTGAAAACCGGGGGTTCAGGACGCACTCGACGTAGATCCCACTCTTCGGGTATTGCTCCCGAAGCCGGGCCACCAAGCGAGTGAAGGCTCCTGACCCAGGCTCTTTGGCCTCAACCCTAGCTAGGTCAATCATCTCGTGACAGGAGCCCTCAAGGAACCTCCGAGAAACCCGAACGTAGAGCTCGGAGAACCCAGGCTCTTTTACGTAGCTGTTCCTCGGCCAACCCTTGCCTGCCTGAGGGAGGAATTCATCTAGGGTTGGTAGGGGCATGACTACTCAATCTCCGATTTCTGAATACTTTCAATGTAGTACCCGAAGAGGTCGTTCGAGTCCGTGACCTCGATATCCAAGGTGGTTCGGATCTCGTTCACAGCCGCATGTTGCCAAAAGTTGACTCGCCTCTCATTCCGGTCAACGAAGAACCAGTCATTGTTTCCTGCAAAGTAAGTGAGACGGTGCTTCTTGCAGAGAGGTAGTAGCTTCTTGGTCCGGAATTCCAGAGCTATAGCTTCTACCGAGCTCCGGAATAAGGCCCTTGTAGCCTCAACACTCTCTTCTATTCGAACCTGAGAAAGGGGGTCTTTCCTGTCACTTGCTGCCATACCCTGTACTACGCATGAGGGGCTCAGATCTCAACCACAAAAATGAGGTTACTCAAAAGTACGATTTCCGGTTGAGATTCGTGACCCTCATACGTAGGATGGATCATGGCAACGCTCAAGACCCTCAACAAGGCTGCTACTTCGGTTCTCAATCAACTCGTGAGTGGGGTTGAAGTTGGTGAGTCCAAGACCATCGAAAACAGTGGGGGTGCCTTCATGGCTGTTGTTGTTGATCACTTGGATGAAAACCTGTACTCGGTAGGACACTACTTCGAGCAAGAGGGGGACCGGATGTCAGACCCAGACATCACCTTCTTCCGCCAAGAGGATGGATCTTGGCTTCCCGTGAACTGTACTCAAAGTCCAGTAGGGCTCTACACCGAAGCAGTCTTGTTCGAAAACGGGAAGATCTCTGGGTACCATGTACGCAACCTCTCGGAACTTGTGAGTTTCTCCAACTTGTGGATGAAAAACATCTCCCATCAACAAGGGAAGAACCTGACTGGAAAGTTGAGATCCAATGCAAATTGAAGCAACAGAGTACACTCGGCAAGACGGCATGAGGATGATCAAACTACATACTGGTAAGTGGGTGATCCGCAAGACCTTCGGGCCCACCTGGTTCTACTCAGACTCTCAGTCCAAATGGATAATCGGAACCTCCTTTATCAGATCTTCTGACCTTGAGAAAGAAGGAATGCCCTTCGACCGAGCTATGGAACTTCTCAATCAACTACCGGAGCTGACATGACCCTCGTACCCGCATACGGACGTGACTACACGAACGCTGCTGACGTCAAGGCTGCTTGGGACGCCGACAAGGACTTCCGCATCCAGGACGTCTCCTCACCCTACGACGGATCCTACATCAACAAGCCTCAAGCCAAGGCTGGAGATACCTTCAAGATCCGTTACAGTAAGCTCACTAAGTTCGTCATCATCAAGGCGTAGGATCTTCGACTTGAGCCCGCCTGTAGGTACTTGCGAAAGCGGGCTCAATTCCAGATGAGAGGGATGTTCCGTAGTTGGGGTGGGCGGTCTCAAATCTCATCGACCCCTCACCTCTAAAGAAAGCATCCTGGATAGCCTTACTCAAGTCTATCTTGGAGAGAGCCTCCTCGAAGAACTTAGTGGCTTCTGCTCTCCTCTTCTCGACCTCTTTAGGGTCTACCCTGGGCATCCCTTCCCAGTACGACTCGATGCTATCCTCTTCACTTGGCACGATTCAAGCACCTAAGTCTAATGCTTTCGACCCCTTGTTGCATCCGAGTCCTTGCCACCGGGTTCGCAGTGTGGATTCGAATCTCGGGGGGCTGAAACTTCTCGTTTCGATAGGTCTCAGTCTCCAAGTACACCAATACTTCGTAGCCGGTTCCCGCATTATCCCCAAGATCATGGTCAAGGGAAATCACTGAGAAGTTCTGGGTCCTCAACTGCTTCAGGGCATCCAGTGCAGTTTTCACCCAGACCCAAGTTACATCCGGAGGGGTCCGCTCGTCATCCAACCAGAGCTTGCGCATAGCCATCTCATCCAACGTTGCAAAAAGGCGCTCTTGGGATTCAGCCTTCTCCAACTCCCATTGCTTCCTAGCTTGAACCTCTTCCTCGGTCGGGAGCGGGTAGGGTCTTCTCTTGAAGTTTTCCACGAGGCACTCTAACCGGGATCGACTTCAAGGTCAATCCTCAGGCTTGCCTATCGAATCAATGCAGTGTAAAGTCCTCAGTATTGCTGGTGATTGGTAATGATCCATGTCGAACTCCTGTAAGTCTAGGATAGAGCTCTACCCGGGGTTAAGGGTAGGTTCTGTCGAACTCTTGGTGGAAGTAGAGCCAAGAGAGCCCCTCAATGGGGTAAAGCTTTCCCGGCAATGGGAAGTGGTCTGTGATTGCGGGGGTCATGCTTTCCGTACTACAATTGGGTTACGGCACGCTATCGCCTATAACCATGACACTTGCTGTGAAGTATGCCTTCAAGAGTTACGAAGGGGTTTGAAGGAGCAGGTTCAAAATAGTCGACGAAATAACCAGCACTTCGTTCGAGACTTCAAGGAGTACGGTAGCCTTTACCCTCCAGGTTGGGGTGAGGTTAGCTTGGAGCCCACTATAGATCTGGCTATGTTTGAACTAGATCACCCAGTACGAAATATACCCCTAGTTCACTTCGAGTACGAAACTGATCTAACCAACGGGTCTCTTGAATGCTCCCAACAGGATCAATGGCTATTCCCTATTGAGGGGCTCTCTTGGTGGACATGCCTTCACTGTCAGTTACCTATCACAGAGGGCTTCGGCTGCGTGCGCTGTATCTCCCACGTGTGTACTCACTGTAAGAGTGCCGAGATCCATCAATGCCCCAACGACTGGATTACTACTTGGGAAGGGGAGACAAAGGATGCAGATCTCCTAAGCCGAAGGCTTAAGAAACTGAGACAGAAATCTAGGGTAAGAACAGACACCAAGCTTCAGGTCATTTGTGAATACCAAGAGTGGAAGCATTCCGAGCAGCAAGCTCTCTTGATTGATCGCTTAACTTTGACTAAGGAAGAGAGAGCTGCAAAGTGGAATGCTAAACGGAACGCTGCTAGTGAGAAGAGGATCGAACAGAGTATAAAGCGTTACAATGAAGCAAGAGATAAACGGCGGGAAGCTTCAAGGGGCGTGCTGGGCTACAAGTACTTCCTCAAGCAAAGTCCCCTGGAACCCTGAGTTGGATCAATGTTAATCAAAACAACGTCAGCATGCAAAATGGGCTGTTCACATTGCCTCGAGGATGCAACACCCTCCGGCGAGCACATGAGCCTCGATACATTCAAGCGAGCCCTCAGCTTCACCGAGCGAGCCGAGTGCGAAGCTACTCGAGCAGGGATCCCTACAATGATTCTCCTCTCCGGCGGGGAATGCACTGACAACCCAGACATTGTGGAGATGGTCAAACAGGTGATTGACCGTAAGTGGATCCCCATGATCTTAACTCATGGCCTCTGGCTCGACAATGAGGCGCTCCGGAAAGAACTTCTCCGGGAGGACTGGGGTGTCCTAGTTCAAGTCACCAATGACGCTCGGTACTACCCTAGGAAGCCTCCTACGTTCAAGCACAAGAACGTTTTCTATGTCGACCAGCTCTCTCTGCTGTCCACCATTGGAAGGGCCGCCAACCCTAAATTTGACCCCAAGGGATTGAACCCCCGAGCTGCCCCCAGCAGCTTCAACTTCCGCTCTATGGTTCATCACTTCCGGTCGGTACCCGAAGCAATCAAGGCTCTCCGGATCCGAGGGTCACTCGGGAAGTCCGGCTTCTGCGTCCCCTCCATCTCTCACGATGGAACAGTCTCCGCCGGTGAGAGCCGCTTCTGCTTTCCTATTGGAACCGTCGATAGTTCCAATGAAGAGCTTACTCAGGCCGTTCTCTCAATGGGCTCGTGTAACCGCTGCGGGCAAGAAGCTCTCCTGCCCGCTGATCATAAGAGGGTTATCAGGGCTTAGACTGCTCAGGAATGGTCTCTTGGAGGGTCTCCAACTCCATGAGCAATTCATCAAGCCGCACTTCTGCTAACCCACGAGTGACATGCCAGGCAGAGAATGCCTTCTCTAGCTTGTCTGCGTTAGGGGCATTTTTCACTAGCAATGAGTGGTAGACAAGAGCATTGGGAATACCGCCCTCAGACCACAGGACCCTACTGAGATCCTTCTTCAGCTTAGTCAGGACCTCAATGCTCTTCTTGAGGTCATCAACATCAGGTGAATCACCTCTTGCTACCCGCTCAGCCAAGTCGGTAAGAGCCGCCGCCAACTTCTCCCGACTTGGGGCCTCTTCTTCGGTCATAGCCCAAAGGGTTCGGATCTCATTCTGAATGTCTTCGGCAGTAGCAATCTTGTCAGGCATGATTAGTCACCTTGTAGGGAGAGCGGTAACTAACCTCCCTATAAGAGCTTTAGTCAGATCACCGATCCCGCTCTAAACCCAATAGGTGAGTCCCCTGGTAGGAAGGATCCCCACTCTGAGGGCTTGATACTAGGTGCGGGATCCTACTTAGTAAGCCAATATTTCGCTCAGTAGTAGCCAGGAGCGAAGATGAAAGCGGCCCCGGTTCTCCAGTATACTCAGGGTCCAGAGTCCATCGATCAATCTCTACGTTCAAGTGGGGTGGAGTTTTACCTATAATGGAGAAGTCTACTCGACGCACCAGACTAAGAGTCAGACCTCCAATGCAGACGTGACAGACTACGCCTTGCTCTTGAGGGTCAGACTTCACCGGGGTTTCCCCCACGCCCCCATGCCTCAGGATCATCATGACATCGAAGGGTCCGAGCTCCACAACCTGTGATTGCTGCCCCACCGTGGTAGGAGTATCGCTCCGGAAGATGAAAGCTCGGTCATTTGGACCTAGTTCGATAGTTGTCATACGGGTATCAGAGGGATACACCGGTTCGGTGTATTTGACCCTTATGAAGTTCTACCTAATTGAGCGGCAGGCAGCTGCGTGCAGTTACACAATCGGTTGCGGCATACGTGTCAAGGAGCTGCGTGCCACAGATCTAAAGTCAGCCATGGAAGAAGCCGCCCTGATCATAGATACCGCTTGGGACAAGCGGAACGAATGGGCTATTGACAGCGCTGAACTTCTAGCGGTCTCGGAATCCATCAACCTCAAGGAGTTCCTGGATATGAAGCAGGCCGAGAAGCTCAAGGAAGAAGAACCGGAAGCCGAAGCTGATACTAGAGAAGCGGAAGAAGCCGAGTTTGAGCGGCTGAAAAAGAAGCTAGGGAAGAAGTAAGCCTATGATAAAGTTCAGGATTATGGATAAGGCTACCGGCTTATTCTCCTCAGGTCATCTCTCAAACAAAGGCAGAAGACCTACTTAAGTGTAAGTGATCCTAGCTCGTGCCGGCGAAGAATTCGATCTCGATGATCATCAAGGTCTTGTTCACTTGGGGTTTCCAACATAGGTCGTTCGATGAGAGGCCCCCCAATAAAACTAGACGGGTTCTCAACCAGATTGAAGATCTTCTCTGCCAAGGTCATCCCCTCAAGGGTGAGGCTAATGCGACGCCAAGGACCCCCTTCATCGCTCTTACTTACCCACCCGAGCTTGAGTGCCCCCTGGTAGTCCTCCGGCCCCTCACAGCCTTCCTTGAAGTCTACGTACCCGGAGTCACCGAAGAGGTGGAGAAGAGCTGATAGGTCAGAAGCAAGTTGGGCTCGGTCAGACATCCTATTGTACCAATCCACTTGGGTTTTCGTTCAAGATCTTCTCGTACAACTCCATAGGATCGGTAGCTACTACTGGTACTGGATAGGAGGCTACGTCAAATGTTGTCTCCTTCTGACAAGCGGGGCAAGTGTACCGGTAGAACCCATACCCTGGGTTGACTGGAATCTGCTCCTCATTTAGTAAGGCCTTGCACGAAGGGCAGAATACACAGAACCCTTGCTGCTTCAAAACCCTATCTTCACGAGCTCGTTTCTTGCGTTTGGTTAGGTATTCTCGAATGAAGCTCAACAGCATCCGGCAAGCCTACTCCAAACCAAAGAGGTAGTCATCCCCTCTTAGGATCTTATCAAACCTATTTGGGGGCCTTGCGGGAGTAAACCCTTGACACTTATTAGGATCTACCCTTCGAGGGGCTACTACGCAACCCCATAAATTCAGGCTAGGTACTGAGTACCATTTGAGGTAAGTGGGCTCTCCAGCCTCACAGTCCTCTTCCCAATCCTCTAGGACCCCCTCCTTTTCGAGGGTCACTAGGAGCCCCCTAGATGGAGTGGGAGGGCAATGGATGCACCGACTACAGGGCGTCATCATCCCTTAGGATCCTCTCAAATCGAGTAGATGGTTTAGGTAGTTCAAAGTGGGGACACTCCCCAACAGAGACTGTCCTTAGTATGGAGCTGTACTTCTGTAGTTCAGTACCCATTACCGAGGTATACCAGAAGAGGTAGATGTCTATCCCCTTCTTGCAGACACCTCTCCAGTGGTCACCGGGTCTTGGTTTAAGGTGCAGAATACGGCGAATACGGGTTTCAAGCTTACTCACCTTTACGGGAGAGCTGTCGATGTTAAATTCAAGCGGAGCGCCCTGAGGGCAATGCCAGCACTGCCTACAACGAATCATCGACAATCCTCTCAAATCGAGTAGGGAGATACCTTCGCTGAAACCTAGGACAGGGGGCTACTGAGGTCCGAAAGAGACTGTACTTCCAATCCCCACCGCCCACGTCTCTCCAACCAGGTTTAGTCCATTCAAAATCCCTGCACAAGTAAGATCCGTGAAGTGATAACCCAGCTCTATCTCGTACTACCTCATCCTTGAAAAGATACTTCTCTGGTTCATTGACGCAATCCCAACAGGGGCTCCCGTCCAAGGCAGCCTCTTCAGGAGCTACATGTTCAATCACCCAAGCATTACCCTCAGGGGTGCTCCCTGTCTCATAGTCCCAGCAACATAGCTTGTAGCTGGTACTAGGGAACCTTTGCATGAGGTATGGTATTACTCGGTTGAAGTAATGGTCCCCGTCTCTCACAAATGGCGGATCCCGAATAATCTCGAATACCCTACTACATAGGTCCGGGTTCTCCCTCACCTCACCTCGAGTCCCTTGGGTTACTATCGGACCGGGAGGGAGATCTACCCTCAGGTTAAACTCGATGGTAATCATCACTCCCCAGAGACAGGAACGGCTACCGCAAGGATATGAAGGTTGGTCTCCAAGGCATGAGCCGCCTCATCGAGCTCATCAACGATCGCCTCCAACTTCATAATAACCCCACCGTACACCACCTTCTCGCCACATAGGATCTTCGCATTGTCCGAGGCGTCGAAGATGATCCGGGAGATAGTCGAGATCCTCCGGTCGAGGGCCTCTAGACTACGAATCAGCGGGGTTGGTTCTGGCATGAGGTCGCCAGTGTATCACAAGCAATCAGAGAGCAGAAGCTTTTTAGGGCCTATTGCGATTCATACCCTTCATCTGCTTCTGCACGTCAGTAGCAAGATCTGTCATTGCTTGCTCAATACTCTTGAGTTGAGTCAACCACTCAACCTTTTCTGCTCGAGCTTTTTCATATGTCCCGGGAGGAGCAGTCTGGAAATCTCGACCGTGGACAGTCACGGAGTTGACAGCCTCATAGGCCTCACGGATAGCTCGGTAGGCATTCTTGTATTCTTCCACCAACGCCGGCCCCGAAGTACCGTTCAAGTTGAGTACTGGGGCAGTAGGGAGGGTGGAAGAGGCCTTCCAAGCGTTCTGGTTCATACCCCTACCTAGCACACTAAAGGAATATGGATCTATTTCTATGGTGTACTGAACCCTAATGGCTGACGATATCGAAGACTTCTGGGACGGACTTCGCCCGCCAAGGGAAGCGGCCCCTGAGCCAACTATGAGGGAGAGGCTGCAAGAGAAGGCTCGTCAACTTCGAGATGCCCAGTTCATCAATGGTAGGTACGTCACCCTTGATGAGTTGTCTGAAGAGGATAGGCAGCGGTGGTTGCAGGAATCAGGACTAGAGAGTCAATCATCTAGGATGTCTGCCTCGAGGAGCTCGTCAGCTGGGTTTATGTCTGCCCCAGATCGTCAGCAACTTGGGGTCATTGAGAACTATGAACCACACACTGAGCCTCTTGCTAGACAGGTTGACCTCTCAATCCCAGAAACGATTACCTCTCAACCATTGAGTCGGGAGATTCTCGTTGAGGCAGCAAGTATGATCCTCAACGAGCCCCTACGACCTCGAGAGATGATCCTCTCTGAAGAGAACTTGAGGTTCTTTGACATCTCCTACGTTAGAGCAGATGGCCACCCGATTAACCAACCTACTCGAAACCCTCTGTACCTTCAGATTGAAGCTTCCTTTCGTGAACTTGGGATTGGGGTTAACATCGAGCAGGGGCCCTTTGAAAATGGAGACCTCAATTTGGTTATCAACTTTCAACCTAATGAAGGGGTCCCCAGTCAAGTCTTCCCTCGACCTACTGGGGCCACGGAGATCCACTTCCGCTTCCCTCCTCCTAGACGATGATCCCGAACGCCCTCCATCGGTAAGTTTCATCATCATAGCCCTCGAGTTGAATAGGATCTCCTATTGTGACTTCCTTCTCTAGGAGGACTTCGGTCACCAACTTCACTTCGAACGGATTCATCCCTTCCCCCCCACCAAGAGGGGTTTGGACTTTGACCATTTTCCCGGTCAGGTCAACTTCTACACAGGATTGGTAAACTGTCCAAATCTCAGGGTTGAGGACCATTGTCACTCGAGCTTTTTTACCTGGGGACTCAACTTCAATTGCATCAATTGTCATCGCTACTGAGTAACAGATACCCCCAGGGATATCAATAGAGAAGGGGCAGTAAGGTTCAACCTCACCGCCCCTTTCCAACTCAACCCAGTAGTTACTTCAGTTGAGCGTTCAGCTTCTCGATCTGAGTATTCAGATCAGCAAGGCCAATCGGGTCTCCAGCAACCGTTGCAGCAGCAACAACTGCCGGTGCTCCACCTCCACCTGCTCCAGCAACTGGGGTCGAATTAGTCCCAGTGACTGTTGCTCCACCTGCCCCACCTACTGTAACCACACTCGTTCCAGGGGCTCCGCCAGTAGTAACGGCAACAGCAACCGGGACCTTCACCAAAGCTCGGAATTCGTTAATGACTGCTTGGACACCAGCCACCGCCGACTTCAAGTCTGCCAGTACCTTCGTCAGATCCGGATTGTCCTGTTTGGCATCCGCCGCTGTCTGAAGTGCATCACGAACCGATATTAGGGACTTCGTAACGATGATGACCGCAGAGTCGTATTTCTGCTGGGCTACTTCCTGCTTGTCCACAGGCAGATTCGTCTTCACTTGCTGGAAGACCACATCGGCCATCGCAAGGACTACCTGGGTTCCCTGGATAACCGAATCCACCTGAACCACTGGATTGTTCTTGAAATTCGTCCACCATGCTGTGCCACAACCCGTGAGGGTTAAGGCAAGCATTACACTGAGAAACATGTACCCAAGCTTCTTCATGAGAAAACCTCCGAGAGGACCTTGGGTTGATCCCAAGTCCAGATCACAGCTAGCCTACACCAGATACCATAAAAGGATAAGAGGATCGCCTCGAGGTCAGTAGATCTATGAATCAGGTAGTAAAAACCAGCCCTACTGGTGTATAAGCTCTCACATGAACCGAGAACTGAAGCTTCTTTTGTACTTGATTCTCGGGATGTTGTCCGAAGAAGACCTCGAGATCCTCCTATTGGCTATCAAAGCCCTCAGTGAAAGTGAGGGAGTATCCACCAAGGGGAAGGATGAACTCCGCTGTGCGAGGGACGTATTTGCTGGAACTTGGAGCACTAAGAAGAACCCGACCCCTACGCCTCTTCGGGTATCAGGTGAGGTAAGGAGTAGGATCAGGGCCTGTGTAAGAGGGATAAGGCAAGATCGGAAGACAGACCCTGATGTTACCACTAGATTCACTCGCATCCTTCAGGGCCTTGTTTGAATCTGGTGTAGCTATCGGGATGCTTGCTAGTGATGAGTTCACTTTCAGGTTCAACCGCCGATTCTACTCATTCAATGCCTTCAGATCACTCTTGGGACTCGCGGCGGATGTTGAGGGCCTACCTACGATGACCTGTATCAGGGAACTTGGAACCATCCGCTGACTATGACGGTGTAACTTTGATAATTGTATTATAGCCTATTGTAGGTGAACTACCCAGGATCTCTATGAACAAGATTGCTAACACTCAGGAACTCCAAGCTGAACTAAAGTCGTTGCTGACTTATGCTGGGTCACGGAACCCGAGTCGAGTAAAGTTGGCTGATGATTTATCATCATTGGCTAGTAGGGTAGCTCCAAAAGAGGTAGAGCTACCTAAGGGAAATAAGACTATGTTGGATCACATCCTAGATAGGGTGCGACGGGGAAAGGAAGAGGTCACAATAGATACAGAGGGGTACACAAGGGATCAAGTAGAAAAGGTCATAGCAGCAGCGAAGGCTAGAAAACTGAATGCTGCCTATGACGGGCGGTTTATTCTAATTCGAGAGCTGTAGCATCTGGCTTTTGGGTGTCAACCGGATAAGCATGGTACCTCCAAATCAAGGCGTTGTTCCGGCGGGGACTACCTTCTTTTTGATTCGGTAGTCCTACTCCTTACGCTGTAACGCATTCCGTAACGCATCCGTCGCTTTGGGTGGGTTATTAAGCAGATCAACTACCTGCTTAGAGCTTTCAGGGTCTAGTTGAATCTCTGCTTCTTTAAGAGCTGTAGGTCGCTTTGGTGTGGGGGCGAATGAGTGACAGAACTCATCGAACTTTCGGGCTCCAATAGCATCTCGATCACCCCAGGGGATAGTCTCGACCCACCGCACCCAGTTGACGGGTCTCTTATGCCCTACTCGCTCCAGGGCTAGATCTGTGGCCCGAAGAAGGAACTCGTACTCAGGGCCAACGTCATCCTGAAGAAGGCTCTGTAGGGTCTCCAGGGCCTTGTAGACCTGCTCGTAGTTCTCGTTGGTGACCTTCCTTCCACCGATGGCCATGCCCAAGCGATAGACCACCCGGTAGATGGCCACCAGAGCATCAATGATATCCTCCTCAGTTTCATGCTTTCGCGGCATTGGGGGTAGATTACAGCAAGATCTTCAGTAGATCAAGAATACTTGCTAATTGCTCGCAAATCGCCTAGTGTCCTGATTCACTCCTTGTCTATGCTCGGAATCCCGTAGTAGCCGCGAACTAGAATGGTTGTCTTCACTCCCATACCTGATCAACATGAGTGGGCTATTCTCATCACGAGTAGTACGGGCTTACCTTTACCTGGGGTAGTCAAGATTCCGAAGGATATCCCTGGGACTCACTTGACGATGTTCCAGACCTATGAGTTGAACCCAGGGGACTACCTCATCACTGCCAAGCGTAAGAACTCCCGACAGTACTGGGGATTCGAGTACACCCTACGAACACTGCCTTACTCGAAGAATAAATGCATCAAGGTCTACTTTGGGATTCAGCACAAAAACATCATCAAGGCTACTGGACAGCACAGGGATCTGCTGCCAGGATCAGGCTCCCTCGCAGCTATTGTTCGGGAGATCCACGCCATACGACGTGGGATCATCCAACTAGATCTCGGTGAAGCTCCTATCTATCCGACTCGATTTGAGAGGGAGGAAGTAATCTGATCGGTGTAGCACAAGACTCTGGCATAGCCGTTTTCTCACTCATTGCTTGCGGTAAGGGGCAGACTCCAGTCCCCTCGATTCAGTAAGGTTCATGCAGTTCCCTACTGACTTGTTGCCGATGGAACGGAAGGGCTCGGGCTTACCCCCGGGCCCTTCTGCTTTTAGTGACCTACGACTTAGCTACATCAATGAGGACTCGTGCTTCTTCCGTCATTGGTAAGCGGTAACCAATGGCACCCGCTCCGCCAGTCTGCACGTTATTGCGAGACCAATCATCCCCATCAGCTCCGTTGTTCTTGACATACCAGAAGTAGTCCCCATTGGGTTCAATGACAACCCAAGTTCCGCCTCCGTAAAGTAGAGCTGTTTCATCAATGTATATCTGATCTCCAGGTGGGCGGTGACCCTCGCCATCAACATGGTACTCAGATTTCGTACACATAAGCATGAGGTTTCTTTTCGCCTCGTTCTTAGTACGAGCTAACTCACTCCGGATCTTCTTCTCAGCTCGAACCTTGGCACAATCCTCCGAGTCCTTATGCTTGACTTTCCAAACGAAATCACCCGGCTCCGAATCATACCAATTGAAGAGGATCCCCTCTCCTGGATTAACCCACCCACCACACTCGTGACAGTTGTCACCTCGTGAGTTAGTTCTCTTCTTCTCTTCTCGAGGATCCTGAGTCTTAGTGGGGGCTCTTTCGGCCTTCCACCTCTCAACTCTTTCTTGCTCTTCCCCCTCGAGGTACTCCATTAGCTCTTTGACCTGAGATACTTTGATCTTGTGGAGAGGTGCCCACCAATGAGTCTTCACACCGTTGAAAGTCACCGGTACCCGACTCTTGATCCCATCCTTGAAGTCAAAGGTCTTACCTGACACAATTAACAGGTAGCTACCAGGGTTGAGGCCAACATCGATCTTCAGGGAAGGGAAGTTTCGTGGAAGCATCCCGGTTAGACCTGCTAGCACCTTTTCAATGAGCTTACCCTGATTCTCAACATCCTCGAGAAGCTGTTTGAAACCAACTGGCTTGAGCTTACCGGGATAGAACGCTGAGAACTCAGGCCCGTACTCACCACCCGCTTTGTTGATGCTTATCCTCAAGTCAGTGAGGTCCCCCTTTAACTGAAGCCCATTAGACGGGATTACTCCAAAAGACAACCCCGGGTAACGCATATGAGTGGCCTGGTCAAATAGCTTTTTAGCCTCTTCTACCCGAGCCGCTATCGCCCCCTCTGACTCCTCTACCTTGGTTGGTTCTGGGCCTGACACTCCATTGATAGCATCGACCTTCTTCTGAAGATTCTTGACCTTCAGTGGGGTCATCTTCTCTTTTGCTACCCACCATGCCCTATCACGGGATCGGTACTCAAGCTTCCCACGCAGGTAGGGTATTAGATCCTTCATTTTGTCGTAAGGACCTGTAACCTCAATATTTATCCCCAGTCCAGGTATTACAACCTCCTTCACCTCAATAGGCGCAGAAGCTTGAATGAACCTCTCCGTTACTCTCTGAATAATACCCAGGGACATAGTTATAAATACCTATTAGTAAATTAGATCAAATTTCCTCAGCACACCGGGCAGTGCAATCAGAGCAGCAGTTGCATAGCTTATCGGGGTCCCCTTCAATCTCATTCCGATAGGCGCAATGGTGCGGTTCAGTTCCAGGTGCCCCGCACTTGCACAACTTGGGTAACTTCCTCTTCTTCTTGGGGTTCTGAGTTGCTGTCATAGCTTTACCTTAGGACCTACTAGGTAGAACCTCAACTAAATACTGCGGAGTCATGTTATAGTGCCGAAAGTCATGGACGACATTACTCTAATCTGGTCTATTGTAGGGCTTCTGGCCGCCTGCTGCCTGGGACTCAAGTGGTACGAAGGAAGTCAACGCCGAAGGGTTGACCAATTCAACGCCAAGATGCGAACCTCAATGCAGGAAACCCTAAGGAAGATTCAATGATTACCTGCCACTACTGCGGGAAACCAGCCGAACTCGTCGGCGGTGACACCATCTACCCCCATCGACCAGACCTAGCTGAGAAGAAGTTTTGGCTCTGCAATCCTTGCAATGCTTACGTAGGCTGTCACCCAGGAACCGAGAATCCACTGGGGATACTCGCCGATGCGGAGCTCAGGAAGGCGAAGATGGCAGCCCATGCAGCCTTCGATCCCATCTGGAAGGAAGGGAGAACGTACCGAAGAGATGCTTACGCTTGGCTCGCCCAAGCCCTTAATCTAAACCCCGATGAATGTCACATAGGAATGTTTGACAAGGAGGGTTGCCAGCGAGTGGTAGAGGTTTGCCGACTACGAGATGTACCCAAGCCACTTGAGAACCCAGATTGGTCCAGGGTCATTCAAGCCTGTCAAGAGTACCTCAAGGAGCACATCGAGGGTACTCAAGAGGACTCCGATATCCCTCACTACATCTACGAAGCAGCCATGTCTGCTGTATTTGGCCCTAACATCTGGGATTGGCTTCAATTCGTACAATCGCAACCTCCAACAAAGTAGCTACCCTTCCAGGATCCGTTCAAACCGAGTAGGGTACTCAGGCCTAGGTGCATAGATCACTTCATCCCTGCACCTAGTAAGCTCTCGGAGAATGAACCCCTGAGCAACCTCAGTGGGCATGTAGCTCGCCCTAAACTCACCCACCCCCTCGTAGAGCTCATCGTGGAGATAGGTCTTCTCGGTCGTCTCCTCGACCTCTAGGACTGGGACAGACCCATCCGTAACCTGGATGCTCCAGGAGTTGTACCGAGCTCTGAAGTACCACTCCCAGCCACAGACAGTACCTTCCCCTTGCACCGGTGAAGTCCCGCCGAAGGCGGTCACTTGGATCCAATCAGGAAGGGTCAGGGGCACTTACAAAATTCCCCTGAAGTAGGCTATAGTCTCCCTCAATCCATCTTCAAGGGTCACTTGGGGCTCCCAGTTCAACTTGCTCTTGGCTAGACTGATGTCGGGCTTCCGCTGCCGAGGGTCATCCTCGGGGAGTGGCATGAATACCACCTTCGACTTAGACCCTACCATAGTAATCACTCGAGAGGCTAGCTCCAGGATTGTAAACTCCCCCGGGTTCCCTAGATTGACAGGCCCTGTGAAATCCTCAGACTCCATCATCCGCAACAAGGCTTCTACAAGGTCAGTGACGTAGCAAAAGGATCTTGTCTGTTGACCATCCCCGTAGATGGTAATGTCCTCGCCCCTCAACGCCTGCACAATGAAGTTCGAAACTACCCTACCATCTTTAGGGTGCATCCTCGGTCCATAGGTATTGAAGATCCTCACTACCTTGATGTCCAGTTGGTACTGACGAAGGTAGTCAAAGAACAGTGTCTCCGCACACCGCTTTCCTTCATCGTAGCAACTCCTCACCCCTATCGGATTCACATTCCCCCAGTAGCTCTCCACTTGAGGATGAACCTCGGGATCACCGTATACTTCAGAGGTAGAAGCCTGCAGGATTCTGGCTTGAACTCGCTTAGCCAAACCAAGCATGTTAATGGCACCTAGTACATTGACCCTTGTAGTCTTTACTGGATCAGCTTGATACTGGATTGGGGAAGCGGGGCAGGCAAGGTTGAAGATACGATCAACCTCAACATAGAGAGGGAGTGTCACGTCATGCCGCATAGCCTCAAATCGAGGGTTACGCTGAAGGTGCTCAATGTTCTCCTTGGAGCCTGTCAGGTAGTTGTCGACACAGAGAACCTCATGTCCTCCCCAGATGAGATGCTCACATAGATGAGATCCAATGAACCCTGCTCCACCTGTCACGAGTACCTTGACCATAGTGAAACAAGTACACCGAACTACCAGTGACGAATCACCCCCGCTACTATAATCAGGTTGGTGATGAGGGCAGTGAGGACTATGACCGTTCGGATTGCTGCTATCGCATCCGCTTCCCGATCACTCCTCCCCTCTTTCTGTCCAAGGGCCTTTGCCCAAACTCTCCAGATCATGCCTTGATACTCAATTACTAGATCACCGGGTCCCGCTCGAAGCGACTCGGCGGAACCTGCTCTGACTTAGTGATCCCAACCACTCGCCGATACTCCGCTATTACATCCATAACTACATTTGGGGTGTAGTTCCTTTGATTGAATTCATCTGGAATACCTTGAGTAGTAGAGTAATGCACTTCCCAGAACTTCTTAGCAGAGTCAAGGTTCGGTGTTGGGATCTTACCCAGCCAGCACTTCCATATCGCTCCATCAACTGAGACTGGGTCTACGAGTACTTGGTACTTTGTACCCTTATAGGAGGGCCACTCGATGATGTGGATCTCATACTCCTCCTTAGTTACCTTATCTTCTGCACTTACAAAGATGTAGGTAGCTGCAAAGGTACTGGTAATTTCTAAGGCCACAGTTAGATCACCGGCTCCCGCTCAAAGCGTGTTGGGTACATAGGAGGCGGAACATAGAACCACTCACCCTTCATTCGAGAGTTGTGGTGCATGTACTTGATACCAGAGTCACTCTGCATGACCCAAGAATCAGGGCCCGCTTCAGTATTAATGTTGGGATTCATTACTATATAGGACCGCCCCTTGACATCCTTCTGTGCCCAGCGGTCCCCTACCCGTACTTCCCGCTCAGCCATACCCTCAATCGTCCTCTACCTGACGTTGGATATGCGGAGTGAAGGTAGGGATTGAGTCCTGCCTCTTTAAGGTATGAGTCCCCTCGAGGGTAGAAACCATAATGCACCAACCATCGAGGATGTCCTCAGGGAAGGTGTTCAGGAGATCCCGAACTGGTTCCAAACAGTCCTGAGGTTGCTCAAGTACCTGTCCTTCGAAGAAAGGAGTCAGAAGATCCCCTATGCTTGTCTGAAGAGGATCATCAATGAAGATGGACAACCTAGGTCGATCAGGTCGAGGCTCTGCTCGGTAATTCACAACGATTGTAGCAAACATAAGTAATACTACACCGGGTAGCTAACCTAAGGGGTGTAAACCCCTTAGGTTAGCGGGTAATGACTTATCAGAGGATAGTATTTCGGCATGTGGTTGGACTGGATCCACTAAATGGAATCACTCCCACTGAGTAGGTGGTGCCACCATAGCTGACAGTGAGTGACCCGTTGGAATGGCAATCTACCGAGGGGTTGGTCTCCCATCCCGAGCTCCACACTACTTCAGTTGATCCGCTTGTTCCAGACCACGTGAAGAGGCTCTGCTTTGAATCCAACTCGCAGGTGATCGTGCTTCCTCCGGCGAACGACCCATACTTAGTACAGACTGGGTACAGGTAGTCACCACTTCCGTGAAGGTCTACTTGCGTCACCGTCTGAGATCCCGCTGGTAGGGTCCAGGTATAGACCCACTTGGAACTCGTCACCACTGGAGTCGTAACCACCGGGACGGAACTGACCGTAAAGGTATTCGAGATGGCTGAGCCTGAGCTCGGAGCCCCATCCATTGTGGCTACTCGGAAGTAGTCCGTTCCAATTGCATCGCTGTAGGCAGTGTAGTCAAAGCAATAGGCGGATCCACTTCGGTACAAGCCCGTGCTACCCGCAACAACAGGAATGACAGCTCCTGAGTTCAAGTAGAGGTCAACGCGGAAGTTCGTTCCGCATCCTGAGGTTGGAGTGAAGCAAGCAGGGAACTGAGATCCAACCGTCACGTTGTAGGGCTGCTGAGTCCAGGAGAGAGAGCATGTAGCTACTGGAGTCGTCACCACTGGAGTCGTCACCACTGGGGCACTAGATCCAGTCTGAGTCACTGGGCATAGACCCATGGAGTTCATCGAACTCAATGTGATGTTTTGGCCGCACTCACTTCCAGTCCAAGAGCTCTCCGCTACCTCCAAGTTACGTTTTTTCGTAAGGTCGGATTGAGGGTCAGTTGGGTCCTTAATAGGGTTATCAATCTCATCGTAGAGATCGGCACCCACCATACAAGACACTGGACCCTTGATGATGAGGTCTACTTCAACTCTAAACCGATCATTACTCTTGTCGGTTCGTGGGTGGACTGGCCACGTGGGACCAAGCGGATCTATTATCTGTGACCCACCATGGTAGGCCCAGTCACTATCATCAGACGTGAACACGTAGGCGGCACCCTTGCAATCTACCTTCCTTGGTACTTGAGTTCCAACCGTCCATTCGGAGAACTTGTACAGAGCCGCCCAACAGAGGTTATCGTTGTTGCTACTGTCAAAATTGGACTCATCGATCAACCTTTCACTGGAGGCTGTACCTGCATAGGTACGCATTTGCTTCACAAGTACAGATGAGCCCTTTTCCTTGGTAGAGCAAGTGATCCAAGGACCCACTCGAGCAGCCCCTTGGTATATTTTTCGCTTACATCCGTCATTCCCTGTTTGCCACCCGCCGCACTGCGTGTTGTACTGGCTCGTGATCGAAGCTGCCCCAACTTCTACAGTCTGATCCGTATCGACTTCCTCGTCATAGACCGCAGTTCCCTGCCATCCGTCACAAGAGGTGAGTAGGAGACCAAAAAACATCAGTAGTAGGCGTAGGTGAATTGACATAGAGGAAAACCTGTATGACTCCCAAATTTAAGTCAAGGATAGCCAGTACGAATTTTTGATTATTTATCCGAGCCAGGGAGCTTCGGGAGCCCGACCCCTTGAAGGAAGGACCCGAAACACTTGAGGCAACCCACCTGCCCATCCGGACTTTCGATTCTCCCAATGGTCATTTCCCCGCAAAATCCACACGGGACTGCTTCAATCTCAACCCCCTCCTTCATCCTAGAACGCAAGTCCACCTCGAGAGGGTCCACTCGAACAATCTCAACTGCCGAAGCCCCGCACGCCACGCAGGTGGTCTCTCCCTCAGGGATTGCGCACTGGTTACACTTGAAAGTCATGACTTTGGTATACCCTTTCTGGAGTCCAAGGTGCTAGGGTTTCGTACTTCATCATGCTCGGTATCAAGAAAGCCTTCATCCAAGCGTCCCTCACCACCAAGATGCCCCTAGACGAGACTGCCTTTGCCGTCTGGTACGGCTGTTGGGCACTGGGCATAGAGTCGACCCTGTATACGTCCACTAAGGATATTCAAGGGGAATTAGCAAAGAACACCTTCGTCTACGCCGGTATCCCCCTCACCGTTGCCGCTCTCAACTGCCTTGAAGTTCCAATCCCAGAGATCCTGGATTACCCCACAAGCCTTGAGAATTTCCTCGGTCGATGGATCAATACCTCGACCCTAGGTGCTCTCCGTCAACGGAAGACTTCCCAACCAATCTTTGTCAAACCCAGGGGCGGGACCAAGCTCTTCAATGGGTTTATCTACACGGGAAGCATCAATAACCTTCTCAATGTGAACACCTTCTGGGATGAATCTCCTACCTGGGAATCTGAGGTCGTCAACTTCATCTCAGAGTACCGAGTCCTTGTCCACCGAGGGAGCATCCTTGCGTGCCGTCACTACAAGGGGGACTGCACTGTATTTCCAGACATGGATGTCGCCAAAGCTATGATCAGTAAGTTCAAGGAGGCTCCCTGTGGGTACTCCCTCGACTTAGGGATCACAGATATGGGCAAGACCCTCCTCGTTGAAGTCAACGATGCCTGGGCCCTAGGCTGCTACGGAACACCATCGATCCCCTACACGGAAATGGTCATCAACCGATGGAAGGAAATCGTCGGGATCTAGGACCTAGGAAACCTCGGGTGATACCACCCGAGGTTCGGCTCAAGGGTACACTTCCTTCCAGCTTACCATGGAGTCAAGCTCTTCCCCAAGCTCGACCGTGTATCCCTGGCACCGAAGTCGAAGGCTCAACTTGATAGCATCGGACCCCTTCTCGAAAATCCAGACCCCCCAGGGCATCTTGAACCTTATCCGAGTCCGATCCTGAAGTAGCTCCGGATGCTTCCGTGTTCGTACATAGAGTAGTCTCACGGGGGCGCTTGTAGCACACTCCTACGAGGATGACACTACCCCCGACTTACTGGAACAGGGTCACTCATCTCCAGCTCAACCTCGGATACCTCGAGCTCCCGGAAGGACCCGTCTAAGTGACGCTGAAGAATCACCAGGAGCCGTTCCTTGGCCTCCTCAGGAGTTGCCCCTCTTGCCCAGATTGGGTTCTCCTCACTCCAGGGGAATACCCGACACATGGCTGTATACTCCCCAGTAAGTGCTGATCTTGGCTTATCACTCGGAACTATGAAAGTCTTAAACGTGGCGATCTGGAACTTCATGTGAACCTTTTACACCGAAGTATCCCAGCAATCCGTGCTTCCGCTGTCTTACAGGCTTGTTCCCAATCAACTACGTGTAGGAAGTAGGTCATGCTCGACTTCTGATCACACAGCGACCAAAGGGTAGAAATCCTCTGAGACTGCCAGATCAGGAACCGGTCTTCTCTCTCGGGGATCTGAGCCATCCACCCATCGATCTTCTTTCGACCAAGCTTGATCTCTTGCTTGACCCAAGTCACCTTCACCTTGGGGGAACTCTTCTTAGTCACTTCTTCCAGTCCATCAGCTTCGGCATCATCACTGCCAACACCTGGAGTGTAAGGTGGAGTGTAAGGTAGTTCCTGTTCTCCCCTTCCACTCGTGGAAGCACAAGACGATTGAAGCGCTCTGTGTCTTGGATGTAGATGGTCTGAGTATCACGGTCCCTTAGTACCACCCCCACCCGCAGTACTTCCCAGGGGATATCAATACGTACGAGATTTATCTGCCCTTGGATTGGGCCGTCCCATGCCAACTTCCACCCAGGAAAGACGTCCTGCAAGGCATCACTGATCTCAGTCATGTCCTCACTGAAGTCCTCTAGGGCCTCAGCGTACTCCAAGTCAAGTTGACCAGAAGCTCTACTCGCCCGCTTGTCCTCAATGGCTTTCTTGGATTTCTTGATCTCCGTTACCAACTCGTACTTGGTCATCCGGAGGAATACACCGAAGAAGGCTCATTCGTAGATCATTAGCATCAAGTCACTCATCGGGATCCCAGTAGCGACCGATGCTTGCCTTAGGGACATGTCAGCACACAAGTCAAGGAGCACCGAAGCTGTCTTCTCTTCGGGATCCTTGAAGAGCTCCATGTTCTTCTCAAGAGCATCCTTCACCCAAGAGGGTTCCGTAGTCATGCTATCGAAGAGCAACTTGAAAGCAAGCCCTGCTCCGCCCTTGAAGAAGCCACCTGCCTTCAATCGATTCAATCGGTAGACCTTGTTGTACTCAAAGTTCTTGAGAGCGGCGATCAGGAAGAAGCTCCTGGTGATGTTGTCACAAGTCTCATCTTCGAGCTTGATTTCTTTACCGTCGATGATGAGAAAGAAGTCTCCGCTACTCCCGAGGATCCCTCGAGGTCGAGCTCGAAGCTTCTCTTTGTTCACCTTACCGTAGAAGTCGATGATGGCCGGTGTTTTGAGGGCTTTGTTCTCATCCAACTTGACCAGGCCCGCTACAACCAGAACCTCTTTCAGAGAATACCTCCCACGATAAGGGATCTTCTCAAGGTAAGCCTCGGTAGGGTTCCCACCGTTCTCAGGCCAAAGAATGTACTTCTTGGGGGTCCCACTACTACCAGGTCCGGGCTCGGGTAGGTCCGAAACCACTTGCTTGATTGCCTTAGTAGCTATCTTCGCTACGTCTTTGGCAATAGGGACAGTAACAACTTGGGCTCTCCAACCATCTTCAACCTCGAAGACCCTACCCTTCTCGTCGGTTGGAGGCCATACATTTGCCGTTGACTTCTGCTTGAAGAGTGCGCAGAAGACATGGAGAGTATTGGTTTGCCCGTATAGGACACACCCAGGTTGCATAGGGAAACCCTTGCTGTATAGGTCAATCCTCTCACTGACAAACTTCCAATCAGTCCCGCTAGGGATCCCAGCCCCAGACCAAGCTGCACCAAAGGGCACCCCCTTCACCGTGTACTCAGCTTCTGGACGCTTCGGAGGCTCGGGCCTTGTACGTGCCGGCGGAGTAGGGGTAGGGCCACGTACGGGCTCCCATTTCTCCTGTGCCTTGCCCGTCAGGATGTCCTTGGCAACATTGATCTCAACCATCTTGTCGAGATCACCGCCCCGATCAGGATGATTTTCAAGAGCCCTCAGCTTGTAGTTCTTCTTGATCTCCTCCTCCGAGGGAGCGTAGTTCGGAGGAAAGCCAAGGATCTTCTTGGCCTGATCTCGGGACATCGAAAGCAGAAGGCGAGCGTACCTTGATTCGAAGGCTACGCTCGACCACTTTGCTACTACCCGACGAACGATCTGAAGGTCTGAGGTCATGTGCTACTCACTGACCTCCTCAAAGGTAGTTTAGCTACCCCGTGGATAGAGATGCAGTCTGAGTTCCCTCTTCGAACTCAATCCCCTTAATGGCATTCGAGATCTGTCCACCGTCTGACTCCGAGAACAGAGGATACCCACGCTTCTCCGGAGGGACTGACAGGAGAAGATCAAGAACCTGTTGAATCGTAAGGGTCTGCTCTTTCCAGTTGTCCATAACTAAGAAGTAGCAGGTTGGTGCGAAGCTGCAATGCTACTCGGCCAAGTTCCCTCGCTTACATAACCCTCATTGGCCGGATCACTAGCAAACTTGAGGAATTCCGCGGCTGCTTTGAGGAACCCTAGTCCTTCATAGCACCTCCCCATGTTCCGAATGTCCTCCAACTGAAGCTTACGTAGCCGCCGAGAGAACCTTAGGGCCTCAACCCACTGACTATTCTCTAACGCCGTCTTGAGGCCCTCTCGAGAAGACTCCTCCGTGTACTCATCGACGATGTACCGAAGCTCACTCTTGTCGAGGTTGTAGAGATCCCCTGAGAGGTTGTCTAAAAGATCCCTATTCTCATCACTGAGAGCGTACCAGGGGTCCTCACTCTCCTCCCGAATACCTTCCGCTATCTCCCCGTCCCCTCGCCCCTCACTCATCTCGATGTGAAGTCTAACGATGAGGTCTTCGGAAATAGCTTCAGCTTCTTTCGTCATAGTGATCCTACCTGTAGATCAATCTCGGTACCCTGTCCATCAAATAAGCTGCTAAGGATCCTCTCAAACCGAGTAGGAGGGTCTTTGGGCCACCATGCACCTTCCTCTATAGCGCTAAGGTGCATGTACAAGACAGACCCATCTGATCCTACCATTGCCCAAGAATTGGGAGTAGATGGGTTCGAAGCCACTACCCTGCACTCCATAGGGTAGTGGCTTCTATGAACATGGAAGTACCAGGTCTGACCCGCTTCTACCTGATGTACGTCTAGGAACAAGTCAGATCACCTCTCCTCGGAGGATCCTCTCAAACCGAGTAGGTCTCAAGGAGTTCTTGATGAAATGACTCTTGTCATGATACGCATCACCCCCAAAGAAGATGTTAGGTAGTCCACCTTTCTTCTTCAAATCTAGATAGTGAAGGAGCCTCTTCTCTACTTCGGAGTCAAGTGAGGTTAGATCGTCGGGCATGGATCAGATCACCTGTCCCCGAAGAACACGCTCAAATCTTGTCAGTAAGCCATCTACTGACTTCCGAGGTCGATAGTAGATAGTCTCCTCACCGTAGTTGATGACTGAGAGAGACCTTCTCTTCTTCGAGGGCCAGTTCTTCATGATGCCCTTATTCGGAGACATTTCTGTCATCGGAGTCAGCTCTCAGCGATACCCCAACCCTGTACAGGTCGAACAACCATAGAGGTTGGATCTTGAGTTGTCCCAATGAACCCAGCTAGGAACTGCATAGGAATGGTTGTACTGTAGTACAACCAAATGAAGGGGGTTGAGGTGATACCAAGTGGGAACTGATCTGGGCCAATACCTCTACTGGAAGTCTCAACATGCGCTGAGGGGTTCGGGACATTGAACTCCCCTGGGTTTCGCCAATTGTTCAAATAAGGGAAGAAGACATTCACCCAACCAGAAACGGTAGTCCCACCAGATCCCTTCGGACCCTCGATCTTGTAGATGTTGGTCCAGAAAGTCGGGTCAGCAATACCATCAAAGGCAATGACGAAGTTGTTGATCACGTAGAGCAGTTCTCTAATCCACCCCTCACATTGGTAGGATAAGAGAGCTCCAAGGTCATAGAGGATGCGCTCCCAATCACTTCGAGTACCCGTCAACGTGATAGCGGGGATCCCGCATCGAGTCTCAACAACGTAATCGAAGTATGACTTGAGAGTGTTCATCATCGTGACCTCAGAGACCGCCCTATGGAGGGAGGTCGAGGTCGAGAAGTCCGAGACTAATAGGTCTCGCTTATCCTTGCCAATGTACTCGGAAATGGACTGAGAGAACTCCGAAAAGCAACCAGCCCAATCGTTACTTGGTGAACCCCTGAGGAATTCATCCCGTCGAACCTTGATGAGAGCCTTACCGTCATGCTTGACGAAGCTCTTTCGAAGTTGCTCCGCATTGGCATTGACGTGGTAGGAGAACCCTTGGGTGATTGCAAGCCAGACGTCATCTGGGGAAAGCGAGAGCGGGTAGTGGTTGGCATAAGCTTCGTGAATGGCCTTGAGGAACCCATTCATCTTCGCTTCACCTGACCTACCCGGAACCCCTTGAACAATTGGGTTGATAAGGGCTGGGCACTCAGATCCAAAAGCCTCAGGTCGAAACCCACTGATAGCCTGAATGGCATCTAGGGGATCCACACTAAGTGGGAGGGCACCGGCTGGCTTGACTGAATCAACTGGGAATGTTACTGGCATTTGAAACCTAGTCCTTGATTACACCGCTAACTCGCGAGCCTTCAAGAGAGCCTTCGCTTGAGCCATAGTCAGGTCACCAAACTCAACCCGAAGCTTCCCATTCACTACCGAAATGCCATCAGCGTGCTTCAAGTAGTAATTCTGAAGGTGAACCGCTTGACGATGAACATCAGGGTTCCTTTCCATTTGGTAGTCCAGGATAGAGTCATGTCGTTTCTTGAGGAGATTGACAATATGACGTAGTTGCTCCTCTTGGTATACCGGGCGCTCCCACCAGTCCCACCTCAATGAGACCCGATCCCCTCCCATTCGCAGCTTACCGTCAAACCGAAGAGCCCTGATCTGAATCTGGAGGTAACTGATCCACTTGCTCGGGGAATATGGCTCTTCCTTCACGTACATAAAGGGCTTCTTGTAAGACTCGAGTGTCAACCAGTTTGGGAGACCTGAGTCTACTGTCCCTACCCCTACACGAGCAAGACCCTCTCGTACCTTAGCCACAACATCAGAGGCTACCTCTGCTATGAAGTCTGTACTGAAGTTATCTCTTGAGGTGGTTGGCATAGAGACCTAGCTATAGCTTACTTCTACAAACTCACCGTTAGGGAAGTCCTTCAACCAACGAGCTATCACCCTATCATGCTCGTTCTTCCCTTCTGTAACGTACAATTGGGTACGAACCGGCTCCTTGAGCATATTTGGCCCCTTGATCATGTAGGTCACTTCGTATTGATCCGAAAGGTAAGGAGAGACCTTCTTTTTCTTCCTGAGCGCCAAGTACTCCTCAAAGGTGTAGACTTTTTCGGTCACGTTGGCTCCCTCTCGTTTTCCTGTGGATCGCTACACTGAAATCGAATCTGACAGAGCCCAAGTACGGTTGGAGATCCCCCAGATCCTAGCCATCGAGTAGCCAACGGATCTCGGTCACCCCAACTCTCGGGGGTCTTCTTTCGACATCGAGGCAGACAAGGTTGCATCGGTTCCGTATTCAAGGCGTTTGCCGGCCTTCGAAGAAAGGCAGAGGCCACTTGGTAGGGGCACTTGGTTTCGGGCATTGCCTAGTGAAGACTCACGATGAGGTGGTAACTTGCCTTTGATAAATCACTATCGTACAACTCACCTAGGACCTCCATCCCTTTGACTAGTTTAGAGTCCAGTGGATCTATAGTCCCCGGTTGAAAGGTTGAGCAAGTACCCCCACTTCCGGATACTACCTCTACTCCAAATACCCAGAGATAACCGTCCCACCCCCGAATCATATGCTGGTAGTCCTCTAGGATTTCTACCGCCCTTAGTACTCCACCGCCCTTGAGCTTTGCATACTTCTCTGCAAGCTTTGAGGGTACCATCCGCGGTAACTCCTCAACTCGATCCCCACAATCAGGGCAGTACTTTCTACTCCCTCCGATATCGTGACTCTCTCTCCTAGAGCAAACCCAATGAGTCCCAGAAGCTACTCGCAGGTACTCATTGACCCTAGGCCCAAAGCCATAGACAACCTTGCCGTGTGCTGATGCGCTCATAGATCACTTCCCCCTAAGACGGCCCACAACACCCTTGCCACCAACCGTCTGATGAAGCACTGTCTTGCTCAAGTTTATCTCCGGTGGCCGCCTTTCCTCATCAAAGGGCGACACAGCAAACGGGATCTCCTCATCGAGGGCAATGAAGTTGGCCTCTTGGGCCTTCTTTTCATCCGGCATTTGGATCCCTTCTATCATAGACGCCCTCACTCATGAAGCGAATTCTGATTCCCTTAGGCGAAAAGTAATGATACCCTGCTCAGCGATGTCAAAAGTTCGAATCCGAATCTGCCTCAATAACGACGAAAACGGCCTGGTAGTCGAGATGATTCAATCGGGTTACCCACCCAACGAAAACCTGAAGGCAATCTGCCAGCGATTGATCAAGGAATGTGGGGTCGAGTTCTCAGAGGATATTGACACCCTAAACGGTAACCTTGACGAGGAGTGTGAAATCGGATGGATGATCCTATTCTTCAAGGAACCCCTCTCTGGAGAGAAGGGGATTGAAGTCGATACCCTCCTGACCGAAATCAATACCTCGGACTTGACCCTTGTCCCCGACCCAGAAGCTATCGCCGCAGCGGCCTCGAATGTCTACCACCTTCTCAACGACTTCATCCAGGGAGAGACGAGCCTCCCCGAAGCTTCTCAGGCTGCCTGGAAGTACCTTGGGTCTACCCTCGGACCAATCAGCAAATGATCACGACCACTCAGACTCAAGCTTCAGGATCCTCCGAGCCATCACCGTGATCGCTTGCTTCGCCTCATCAGGGAGGTTCTTGGGAGGGTTCACCGGAAGGGTCGGGTCCCAAATCCGAGCTTCCAACCATGCTCGAGGAAACTCGATAGCCGAGATATTGTACAGATCCCGGTCATGAGAGCTGATGACCGGCTGCCCCGAAACGTTCTTCACTCGACGACTACCCTTGGACATGACTGATCCCTCACCGAAGTGTTCGAGCTTCCACCGGCATCCCATCAACCTCATTGGGTACGTAGTAAGTGGGAAGCCCTTCCCTGAAGTGGGCTAGAAGGGTGAACCCGTCTTCCGAAACCCCCACACAGTCAAACTGGGGGTCACCCCTCAGTAACGTAGTCAACTGCTCCCGACGAGTAGCTACCTCACTCGCCCCGAAGAGCTGTCGTAGTTCATCCCCAGGCTCGAGCCTGTGAGAGGCATGGTCCGCCCCCATCTCAACGTACCATGCCGGTGGGGCAGGCTCTCTCATGACTACCCTAGGCTCCCTAATGACATGCCGGACGTGCCAGTGGAAGCCACGAGAGTCAACGTACTCCCCAGTCCTGGGCTCCTCCTCTTGGAATACTAAATAGGTCCAAGTGACACGTTGAGGATGAGATACGATCATGAGGGTGATTACACCGAAGGCTTGTCTACTCCAGGCCAATCCCTACTGCAAAGAGCAGTGAGGGTGTCACCGTCTACTCGAATCCTATAGATCTGCCCTCTTGAGTTCCTGACGTCAATGAACGACTCAGTAGTACCATCAACCAAAGCGAGGTACTTTAGCTGATCAGACTTGGAATCCTTCACTGACTCAACCTTACGAGTCTCACTGTACCCTACCACCTCGAGGATGGTAATGACATCAAGGGTCGTTTTCTTCTTGAGTGCCCAAATCCTATGGTCAAGGTCTTGACGCTCCACAGACCCTATATAGGACTCAGTCGTCACCTGAGATAACGTCGCCTCAAACAACCGTAAGGGGATCGACCACGTAGCCCAAGTCACACCCATGCCAGAAACTGAACACCAAACTAACGTGGGCTCCGGGTTCTGATGGTCAGCCACTTGTATAGTTAGATTCGGATGGTCCTTCCGATAAGTACTTAGACTTGTCAGTAGAGCATCAGCCGTCTCAAAGTCGGTATTATCTGGGTTTGCCATTGGGAGGGTTACACCGAAGATTACTCCGCTTGAGGGACTTCACTCATCAATTCTCGAAGTCTTCTAGGGTACCAGTCGCAGTAAGTGTCCGTCGGAGTGTGGCCGAAGATGCCTACGCACCGACGGACCTGGACGCAATCACCACAGGTCTTCCCTTCTGGAAGACCCATGCACGTCTCTGGAGTACACTTCTGATCTACGCAACAACCATGATTGGCCATCTGATTGCTCCACCTCTAGTGGTACTTAGACCCAATGTCTCGCTTCGTCAGGGACTCTACCCACTTCTTATCTGGGTAGGTGCTGACCATGGACCGACTGAAGGCTTCACCAAAGGGCCTAAGCATTACATCAATTGGTTTTGATGAAGGATTGAAACCCTCTTCAAGTAAGGCGTCAAGACTGATCTTGAGGACTCTAGCGCTAACTTGACTAGTACCAGTCTCTACGGATCCAGCTAAGACAGCTAGAAGCCCACCATCTTGACAAGGGAGTAACCAAGGGCGAGCCACTAACGGCTTACATTCAACCCCGCTGATCCAGTCCGCAGGGACGTAAGTAATCTCCTTTGAGTCAAGACTCTCGTTGATTAGATCAGCCCTGATAATCTCACTGATCGATAGATCCGGAACTGAGTTCAAGATGGCGTCTATAACCACCTCAATGGTCTCTGGACCAGGAGACTCTCTCCAGGCCTCTAGGATCCCATACCCAAGGGGAGCTACCTTTACCTCCCCTTGGAACTTGTGGAACATACCCCTAATCTCACCTAAGCATTGCAACGGGTAGATGACCAAGACCCCATCGCTACACAGGTAGGCAAACCAGGTACTACTATCATCAAGAAGAGTACCGCCTTCACTCTTAGCTAAACCCTCGAAAAACTCTCGAGGGAGCTTCATACCTATATGGGGACTTGGCATTTACACTCCGTGGACTTGTCGTACTGACTGTTTCATTGCAGTGCTTCCTACTCGTCTTCGAGCATTCGTTCAAACCGGGTCAGACACTTAGGATGCTCTGCTTCTACTTGAGGTGGGGGTAGAAGCAGGTCTCGGTAATACAAGGCTTCACTCGAGGAATCCCTGTGCTCCTCGCAGTAGTACCAACGGAAGCCACCTAGTGGTATCTTATTCCAGTAGACCACAAAGGGGAGACCAAGAGCCTCTAGTTCTCTAGACCAACGCTGAGCTCTCTCTGCCACAAGGATAGGGATCTGATCCTCACTCCCCCCTATGAACTCGCTCATCTTTAGCGCACCATTGGTAAAGAGCCACTCATCACCTTGAAGTATGATACTCGCAGACCTGAAAGTGGCTATATCCCCGCAAATGTAGCATCGAGAGGCCCAAGCCCGAATGGCTTCTAGTTTCGTCTTAGGCATCTTCTTCTAGCATCCTTTCAAACCGAGTCGGACACTCAGGACGCTCTCCCCCAATCAGAGTTAGGAGAAGGTCCAAGTAAGGTAGGATCTTTGCTTCAGGGTGAATGTGCTTCTCACAGTAATACTGGTTCTGAATCTCAGGCCTCTTATGGTGGTCAATCCCAGGGTAAAGACCTAGGGAATTAAGCCACCCAGACCAGATCAAAGCTACACGAAGGGCAGAGTCCGCAGCAGACTCCCCATCACCTTCTATGAACTCAATCTTACTCAGTAGCCCGTTAGTAAAAACCCAAGCGGTAGACCCTTTAGGAGTAACCGTTTGGTAACGAGCGATCTCCCCACAGGCATAGCATCGAGGTGCCCATGCTCGAATGGCTTCCCGTTCTGTCTCAGGTATTGGTAGGTCAGGCATCAAGGCAGAGTACCTTCGTACAATACAAGACCCTTGTCAAGGCTTCCCAGGTGTACCTAGTCCCATGCTCCACATCAAAGACGAATCCCTCGTCAGGCTTGCCACCTCTACCAAACCTCCTCCGGTACCATCCTGTCTGACCGTAGGGTCTGCTAATGCCTGAGGATAGTAAACCAGATCGTTGGTACGGTACAGGGGTAACGTTGACCGCTCAGGAGCACGAGCTGGTGATGTGCCTGTTTCCCAAGACTGCTGAAGACAGGGAAGCATTTTTTGCGTCGGTGCGTGAGCTTGCCTTCAAGTACAATCTGCCGAACATCACGCCTAGCCAGTACGCCTACGACGGCTCCCAAATCGTCTTCGACTCTGAACCCATCGAAGAGTTCCTCAACCGCCGTCTCGGCATCGAGATTGAGTACTGGCTCAGGGTGATCGGTAGCTTCAATAAGACTACCAGGGGGATCAAGAAGAGGGCCATGGGTTTCTACTGGATTACCAAGCTCAAACCAAGGCTGGAAGAGGAAGAGGATCACAACCTGATTTGCCACTGGTGGTTGTACCGTGACCCTCGATGGCAAGCTTGGAGAAAGAAGAAGCTGGTCAATAGACGCTTTGACTGCGGATCTCAACCCCGCTCGTAAACAAAAACCGTGTCCAGTCGAGCCCCAGGGCCATACGCCCGACGAAACGCATTCCCCAGAGTAACCACATCCCCAGGCTTTGGTCCTAGACTATTCGAAGAGCTCATAACCGTGACCTTCAACCGGGAGGGAACCACCCTCCCCGGCTCCCGAGGATGCTCCTCCTCAGGAAGTACCTCCAAGACGATCCCAAGACCAAGGTACTCCTTGTACGAATTCATCGCAAAGGCCACCTTATCCCCTACTCGGACCACCTGACTCCTCAAATCTTTCACGGTAGTACTAACTGAAGCGCTTCCTCAGGTCCTGGGATCAGATTGGGTGTCGGCATGATGGGAACTACACCTTCTCTGGTGGGCACTTCAACATTCCACCTACTTGCTTCTCACACCTTCTCGTCCGACACACCTTGCAATAGCGGACCCCCTCTACGTAGTACCAAGGGGATTCCTCTTCCAATGTCAGAGACTCCGGGTAGGCGCTGACCTTAGGCCCATGATCCTTCAACCAGTGATCGGGTAACTTGACCCCGAGTGACTCGGCAGTCGTAACCCCTCGGAGTAACCCAATCTTTTGAGCTTGTTCCGCCGTTATGACCACTGTCAATAAGTCCAGAGCCCAAACCCTCCTACCCCAATGGCCAACTGCCCGTAACTCCGACTCCGCATCCCCTAACGCCAGCTCAGGGCTTAACCCCAGACCCCAAATCACTGGGTTGGTTCCGTCCGTCCCAATCGTAGCGTACTGCTCTGGATCCATGAGGTGAGCCTACACCGAGCTGAACCGAGCTATCCGGAACATCACTTCGTTCAACCGCTGAAGCTGCCTTGCTGTCAGATTATCCCACACGAAGATCCCATTCACCTGAGTGTCACCCAGAATAGCCGGGACTGCCTCCTCAAGATGAATCCGGTCAACTTCATAGGCCTCAGCCCAAAGCTTCTTCCCCCAGGTTATCATCTCAGCATGGTTCAACGCCGGCTCCCGAAGGGAGGGTGGCCGTGAAGTCTCTGATGTGGCTGTCATACCCTCATCCTACGTACGAGGCCCCTGATTCTCAACAAAATTCTTTGAGGCGCAGCTCTCACACCTGAAGACAGGTTGATTGTGCTCGCATACCCCACAAGTAAGATGGCCGAGAGTGCCCGCCTTCAAGCAGTTGCATCGGTCGAGGTCATCCCCCGAAGGTCTCTCCCCCGTCATCTTGTAGAACGAGTCAGCGTCGACCTGGCTCATTGACTCTCCAGCCAAGCCGCTGGTAACTCAATCCCAAGAGCCTCCGTACTGACCTCCCCACCCGAAATCAACTCCGCCTGCTCTGAAGTCACCGAGACCGTCAACAAATCCTCCGCGTAGTCACACCCCGCATCAATCAGGTTACCCTGTGCCTCCTCCATGGCCACCTCAGGATCTGTACCAATACCCCAGACAACTGGCCGAGTTCCGTCCGTCCCGATTACCGCGAATTGAGCTTCCATACCCTATCCTACGTACGAGGGTCTAGGATCTCAACCAGTTTCTTTGAGGAGGCCTACCATCAGGGCCCGCCCCATGGAGCGAAAATTAGGGCTTCTTATTCAAGGAGGCCTTCAACTCAACCTCCCGAGCCTCCGCCGCTTCGTACTCCTTCTTGAGCCGAGCAAGCTTGTCTTCAGCTGCCGCTCTCTGAGATGTCACCTCTGCCACCACTGCTTGGTGGGATTCAACCTCCTTGGCCTTGAGGGCAAACCCCGTGAAGAACCCGATTGCTAGCGGAACCCCCACCAGCAAGACGACCAACCCAATCAAGATCTTCCATGCGATATGCATCCCCTTCCACAATAAACCGAAGGTTTTGAGCAACCCCTTGTCTTCTTGAGTTATTGATTGAGTAACTGGTGCAGAGTTACCAATAGATACATTACCTGAATTGTTGTTTAGGGTCACAGTAATATCCTCGTAGTTGAGTGATTCAGTATCATGGGAGAAAACTCCCCAGCCTGTATTAGTTACCTCAATAAATTGTCTACTTTCTCCAGTTAAGTAGACCCAATTTCGGGTTTGACACCAGGATAGAGAGTCTAAGACTTGATCTCTAAGTAACACCTCTTTTCTAGTAAGACCTGAGTATTGACCTACAGTAGAGAAGAGTGAGTATCTCTCAAGGTCATCACGAGTGGAGCCTAAGTCAAGGATAGACGACCTAACCCCATCAAATACTGAGTTAGAGTTGGTTTGACTTTGGTGGAGCCCTACCAACTTGACTAGTTCCTTCACTACTAGCTTACGGATCTGGATAAAATCAAGATCTCCCATGACCTACCTATGGCACACCCAATGAGTTCCGTCTTTAATTCTTGCTATAGTTCTCAGGGAAACCCCAAACTCAGTAGAAATCTCTACTAGAGTGGTAGATCCTCGACTCTCGACTGCCGCCCTTACCGCCGCTAGCTTGGAGGCCTGCTCTAATCGATGCTGACCCCACCTTGTCTCCCTTCCTCGATCCAAACTATCCTTAGCTACCTTATGCCGCTCTGGGTGTTCAAGGTATGATTTCTTTTGAGCCTTGGACTGTTTTCGTTTATATGAAAGGGATGTACCAATCTCTCTCATTACAACTGAGTGGTTGTGCCCCTTTTCCGGGTGACTTGTATTGTACTGTAAGCTAATGAGGGATAACCTACTCCTATAAGTCGAGTCACTGCATATCTTGCGCATTACTTCAGAGTGGCGACCCCTCTTATCTGGGTGACTTGCATTGTACTTGAGTAACTTAGTCGAGTGGTTCCTCCGCACCCTTGAGTTACTCCAGAAGTGGGTAAGCTTCCTTGATTGCTCCAAACCAGCTTCAGGGTGCTCTTCGTGAAATCGAATAAGACTGTTAGATAGACTTACCTTAGCTTCAGGGTGCTCCAAAAAGAACTTAGTAATCCTTCGGGATTGATCCTGACGTGCTTGAGACTCAGAGAAGATTTTTTGAAGTCTGACAGAGACAGCTTCTTTAGCTTCAGGGTGCTCCGCATAAAATCTAACTAGACTAGATGAGATTCTTGCTACTACCTCAGGTGAGAAGGTAAAAACCTCTCCCCCACTCGTTAGGTTGTACCCATTAGGGTACTGGCAATCGTAGTAGGCAATCCACTTGGACTCAGCTGCATTGAGGTTTTCACTTTGGCATACCTCAAGCTCCAAGCAACTGAAGTTACCTACCCCATACTTTCTAATAGCATTATGGAAGTATAGTTGGCACCCTGACTTCGTTTTCTTGAGGTGCTCTCCCCATCTCTTTTTTAGAGTAAACTTAGTCTGACCCACGTACTTCTTGCCATTCACTTTGCAGGTGACAAGGTAGATGACTCCGTAGGGCTTGGACTTCGGGGCGGCCATGATCTATCCTACGTATCAACTGCCTGATTCTCAACCAGGAATCGACACGACCAGTGAGTCCCCCTCAAGATCCTCGTAAGAATACCCTGAGAGATCCCCAGCCTCCGACTTATCGCCGCTACCTGCCTAGGCCCACTGTTCTGGATTGCCGTGTAGGCCTCCGAGAACTCCCGAATGGCCTTCTCCCGCTTCCCCTCATCCCTCCGAGCTGCGTGAGCCAAACTGCTCGCCTCCGAAGTCCGAAGGTACTCAACCGGTCGCTCTGATGGTCCAACCGAAGAACCCTCCCGACAATGAGGGCACTCTCCCCAGTGACCCTTGGCCGAATTGCAGTTCATACAGAGAGGCTGGAACCCAGGAGGGTACCCATTCTTCTTCAGCCAGTTGTAACTGAACCTCTCTCCTCGAGCTCGAAGCTCCCGCCGGTGAGTAGCCCCATCGTTGTTGATGTGGTCGATGCTCAGAACCTCTAGGTCGTCAGTCCCACAGCAAGCACACTTGCCACCATAGTGAAGCATCACGTCCGCCTTCAACTTCACCTGAGCTTTCTTGACGTGCTCTGCCATCTTGTCTGGGTGCCTCAATCTGAAGAGGACACTTGCCCGTTCCCGAGGAGTCATGGCCGCGAGCTCTGAAGGGTCATCCGAAATCTTTCGGTTCACCGCTCCTGTCCCATAGAAGTCCCTGCACCCATGCTTCAGGTTGCAGTTGTAACACAGAACTCGGAACCCCGATGGCCACCCTTCCCTCTTGAAACTCACCCAGTAGAAGTCACCTCTCGATCTCCGATGCTCTGCCCCTCCACCATTGATATGGTCCAAACACAGGAACTCGTAGTGCCCTTCTCCACAGATGGAGCAAACTAAATCTGGGGAGTAGTGCTCAAGAACCTCTCTCCGAACCCTACGACTTCTTTCCCTTGCTAAGCGGGAGTAAACTTCCGGATGAGTTTTCTTTCGGTCAGCTGCGCACTTCTTACACTGGTAGTGAGTCTCCTTCTTACCTGTAACGTTGTACCCCTTGAGGTCTTGGAGTCCATGGACGCGACAGTAACGCTGTCCCAAAGCTTTGGCCTTGAGGTAGTCTTCGATTGACACCCCCAACTTTGTAGCTTCCCTTTTCGAAAACCGGTCGTGAGGGACATCAATACCTAAGAGGTTACTTCTACTCTCTTCCCTTTTGCCCTTTCCTCTACTTGACACGCTATGGACCATAGCAGGATCCGTAGGATCCCCAAAAAATTAAACCGCCCCATGACAAATCGGAAATCGGGTCCCGCCCATTGGGTCCCATCTTCATGGGGGACGGTCCTAGCCCGTCGTGAACCTGTACCCGAACCAGAAGACCCCTCACCGCCATGAACCCCTCACTGGTGACCCCAATCCCTCGAGTAGAAAGGTCACTGCCCATTGCCAGTTGCCTCAAGGACGCCTGCCCCGAGCCCTGTCACTCTCCTGCACCCCCAGAGTCCTGCACCTCTCCTGACCCCTCCCACGAGCCATGCAAAGGCTCTTGCCCCGAACCCTGAGTTAATTACCCTTTTCGGAAAAATACTCCACCGGGCCAGAATTTTCAAAATCGAGGCCAAGGTCTAGGATTTTGAAAATGCCCTAAAATAAAGGGGTAGGGGTCCTACTCGGGGCCATCGAGAGACCCCACCCCGAAGGGGTAAAGGTATTTCCAGGCAATTACCCCTACCACGGTATTCCTATCGCACGGGTATTGAATACGCGGATTTAAGGGGTTATAGGCCAGCCGGTATGATAATGAAGCGAATTTGTATAAAATTGTGGGCCCGTTGGCACGCCCCTTGCGGGCGTGTGTTGGCATACAGTTTGAACATTAAGCCACACAAAGACTTCTCTTGCTTCACACACTACACACAAGCACTGTGTTATATGGGCTCAACTGTGTGTAGTGTGTGCGTTGTGTAGTAATACTAGGGCTCGTGTGTATGCTGTAGTTGGAAGAGCATACAAGGCAAGGCTCATGCCACTACCCCTGTTGGGTAGGGCCTAGCATTGCAGGGTAACTGTAGGGCTCTTGGTTACTCAGCCAAGATACGAGCGAAGCGAGTGAGCCTCTCCACAGGTAGGTAGGAGAAGCACTCATCCTCTACAGGGGGCCAACGTAGGAGGGTGGATAGGTAGGAGCCATCAGGTAGGGCATCCCAGGTAGGCTTCACATGATATCCTTGATCACACGTGTAGCCTAGTCCCCAGAGAGGGGCAGGGTCCTGAGGGGTCCTAGTGGTACTCCCCTTGAGGGGGTAGTCAGGGGCATACCTACAGTCTCTGCACTTGAAGGCTTCGCATGCAAAGTTCTTCTTCTGATAGTCCTCACAGAGATTGAACTCTGGGTAGGTCCCATCTGGTAGAGCCCTTAGGAGGGGGCTACGATGGTGGGCTAAACACAGGTACTGAAGACCGCCTGCCCTAGAGACCTGGTATTCACTCTCCCTCTCGGGGTGCCTCCATTGGCATGTATCACAGAGGGGCATCTTCTTCGAGGATCCTTTGGAACCTTGTCTTGGGTTCTACCTTGAAAGGACAGGGCCAGTTTGATCGATTAAAAAAGTGAGTACCGTCTGCCACCTTCTTGTAGTGAACCTCTCGATGAACAAGGCAGTGGGTGAGGCCATCCTTGTAAAAGCCGGGTGCCGGTATGTGGAGGCATCCATCGCAGCTGTTAGGGGCTGTCATCTTCTTGGAGGATCCTTTGGAAGCGGGTGAGAGGTTCCTTCTCCTTGTGAGGGCAAGAGCGGTCCTCAGGGAGTGCTATCTCAACTTCTAAGGGGACATCAGACCGGTCCCAAGGCCACCAATAGTAAACGTGCATCCCCTTGATGCACGTGGAGAACCCTGAGGACTCCCCAATAACCTTGACAAGGTGCGGCTTGTGAATGCATTCCCTGCAATTTGATTCAGCCCACGAAGTGGTCACGGGGAAGAGCCTACCACAGAGGAGCCTTTTGGTGTAGTGTCCCGACGTGCCGGAAGACATTGAAGAGTTCTGGGAAGGGTTACGACCGTCTCCCGTGGAAGCGCCCCCTGGGATCTCCCAAGAGATCAGCCCTGAGCTTGCCCGTCTCCGACGATGCTATGCTCCCGCACCTTCTGCAGCTCTTCAGGTGGGTGACTTTTCTGCGCCTTCAGAGTCCGCAGCTCTTCTGAGGAATGCCTATACTCGAGGGCAAGGACAGGGCCCTGCTTCATCAGAACTTGAGCGTTATGCTCGGGGGTACCTAGCGACTCTGACTCCTATCCCTAACACTCCCCTCCCTCCTGGCTTTGCATGGAGTATCCGACCTTGGGAAACTGCGATCCAGAGAAGGGGTTTGAGGCAGCCGATAGAAGATATGGTTCGCTTAGGGTACCCTGTTATCAGCGCCCTCAATCAAGAGCCTAGTGTAAATGCAGCTCTCGATCGCCTTCAGCAGATCCTTAATGCCCCTCCTACAAGTCAAACACTACCTAGTGAGACCGCCGCCGAGCTCGAGCGGAACGTTCAAGCTTACTTGAATGAGCTAAGAGGGAGGGGCATTGAAGTTGACCAGTCCATTATTACACGGGTACGGATGCATTTGCAGCAACAGTTTGAGGAGTCTACTAGGTCAGCACCAGATGTAGACACACCCGAATCCCTCCCCAACGTTGACTACGCTGAGCTCGAAGCTCGTACCCTTGCCACCATGAACCTAATGAGGGATCGGGGCATTACAATTAATCCTGAGACAGTGGCCAATCTCCGAGCTACCCTAACGCAGGAGATTGAGAGCGGGTTACCTCATTGGATTGAGGCTGAGCGTGGTGCCCAAGCTGAGCGTACTGCACTAGATGCCATGAACCAAAGGATTGCAAACGGCAACAACCCTTGGTGGACTGAGGAGCAACACCCCGCTCCAGGAACCCCTGGTAACCAAGTCCCAAGCACTCAACTTCATGGACCCCGAGCTGCACTAGCTCAAGAGATCCAACGCCTCCGAGAAGTCACTACTTCCCCTCTAACCCAAGGGCTACTACAGCAGTTGAGTGGGGATCCTAACTTCCAAGCTGCAATTCAACGGCTTGGGGACGGAGCTCATGTCGAATCACTCGTGAGAGTAAACGACGAGATGATGAGCCAAAGAGAAGCAGTGAGGATGCACTACCAAGTAGGGGAGAACGCCACTTGGTACTTAGCTCACGGAATTGTCAGGACCCGAAGCTCCCTCGTGAGGGAGTACCAAGAGAACGGTGGGCTCCGCATGGACTTCACCCCAGAGAGGGCAGCGGAAGAAGATCTTCAATTAGAGACTAATCTCATGCTGAGCTCTGTGCCCATAGTGGGACCAGCTGGTAATGAGACGAGGCTTCAGATAACGGCAGCATCCCCAACCTTAGGGGTCGAGGATGCTGTACTCGCCTCCCCTGAGGAGCACCGAAGGTTAGCTGAGGGAGGTAGTAGACTCCCACCTCGGCTTCAAGACCATCGGATGAGCGCCACCTTGCTTCGCTTGGCTGGTCTTTTCAATGACCTTGGTGTCCATTGTCAAGTGTCCAATCACCTAGGGGATGCAGTCAGGACTGTTGAGCTTGAGTTCAGCCTCTTCGTAGATACTCCCGAGAGCCCTACAAGCATCGGGGGTTGGCAGAGCGATGATGGTAGGGTCCACTTGAGCCTAGGGTTTCCCAATGCCCGAAGATAGCATTGAGTCTTACTGGGAGGCCTTCCGTCCCGAACTATGGCCCTCGCCTCCGGTCCCGACCTATGAGATGTACCAGGTTGCCCAGGTCTACGACGGGAACTTCTTCGATTGGGACGGGACTCGGATCATAGGTAAATGGCCTTCCACCTCGAATAGGAGCATCATGCATGTCCGATACTGACGACGTTGAAGACTACTGGGAGCATGTCCCTCGAGCCCCTGAAGAGATGTTTCAGGAGATGGATGAAGCCCTCGGACCTCAAGTAGGCTTCGAAGTCCCTCCTCTGATCGCTGAGGTAGCTCAGAGGGCTCCTCGCTCGGCGTTACTCCACCCCATGCCCCGAGCTTCTCGGTACCCTGAGTTGCCTCCGGGGGTCCATCGAATAGCTATGGCTCTCGTGGGAGCCCAGGCTCACCTTGAGCCACCTCAGGTGTCCCCAGACATACAGCAAAGAGCTGTAGAGAGAGTTCGGGAGGAGCTGTCCTACGAAGATGCAATGATCCTCTTCCCTCCCCCTGAAGAGCCGGTAGAGGTAGTCCATGAGGCAACCTCCCTTCCCCGCACCCTCCTTGAGATAGCTACCGAAGACACCCAGGACGAAGAAACATTAGAGAACGCTCGACAGGCCCTCGAAGCTCAATTTGTGGTAACGCATCAAGGGGTGTTCGGAGTAGCTTCTTTGCTAGCTGCCTTAGACCCGGATGAAGAGCCAGTTCAGTCAAGTACTTCAGAGGGCGCCCCTATTGCAGAGCCAGGGGACAGACTCACTGACGAAGAGCTAAGAGAGCTCCACTTAGGGGATATCGTTCGAGCCCTTCGGCACCTTGGCATCAACGCTGGGGTGAGGGAGTACACCAACAACGGGATCAGGACCCTCTACATCACCTTCAATGGCCACTCTCGCTTAGGAGAGATACCCTACAACCTCAGTGTATCCCCCACGTCTGAGGAGGGTCTTGTACTAGCAGTGCAATTCGAGTAGGTAATACATGTAGGTTGTAGCCCTGTTCATGCCTATAGAGCACGAAAAGCCTCCTTACCGGCATGAACCCGGTCAATACCTACATCCCCTTTTAAACCACTTTAGCCTGGTATCCGGCTCACCGTTCAAGGTGGGGATCCAAGCGCAATCTGCTCTTACTCATTTAGGCTCTTAGGTCAGCTTCTTGTCAGGATCGGAAGGGATTGGTGAGGGCACTCGAGCGGTCTTCAAGGCCTGTTTACCCAGAGGGTGGGGAGGCTGACCCAAGACACAGAGATGATCTCACTTACTCACTACCGTTCCCTTGAGGAACTGCTCTATGGGAATCCATGAGCTCAGCACCGTAACTATCCTTGCTCAGGTCTGGGTACCTAGGAGGCTCTCTCAGAGAGGAAGGGGCTGGCCCTGTCTTGGGAGGTCCTAGAGTCACCAGGAGCGAGGTAGAGGTTACCTCAACCCCTTCGGGGTGTCAACCACCTAAATGACCGGGCTCCTCAGAATCCGATCAAACCTACTCCGGTTCTCCAAGGCTATGATCCTCTCATCATAGTAGACCATCCTACCCTTCAGGTAGAGCGACCTCCGGACTAGATGGGCCAACCTTGACCGTAACTGGGCAATCCCCCGTCGGTCCTGATACCCCTTCCTGACACCAGTCTTCAGGGTGATCTGCTGCGTCAACTTGTCGGCCATTCTATCAAGTTCCCGACCTTGAATAGACGCAAGATTGAACTTGTCGACCCAGAACACTCTGTTTTTCATAGGAGAGTACTGACCTGTCTATTGTTTCTCCCAACAGGTCAAGGGATCGGCCTTCCATCGTCTCCGTCTTTGGTAGGGCCCTGATTATTAAAAAGCCCGGCTTTAATAGTTCGGATCTTCCCGGCACATCTTCTCGAAGGTCATAATTGCTATAACCATGGATAGCTCATATGCAGTTCGAGCCTCACGTGGGATTATCCTCCGACCTATTGAAGCCTGAGAGACCCCAGGACCTTACCCCGCCCCCTTGAAGTAAGTCAACCCTGAAGCCCCGACTATCGGCTTCTCTTGGTTTGAATCGATAGCTCCGACTACCAGCTTCTCTTGGTTTGAATCGATAGCTCCGACTACTGGCTTCTCTTGGTTTGAGTCGATAACTCAGACTATCGGCTTCTCCTACTTTGACTCTGAAGCTCGGACTATCGGCTTCTCCTACTTTGACTCGATAGCTCGGACTACCGGCTTCTCCTACTTTGACTCTGAAGCTCGAACTATCGGCTTCTCCTACTTTGAGTCTGAAGCTCGAACTATCGGCTTCTCCTACTTTGACTCTGAAGCTCAGACTATCGGCTTCTCCTACTTTGACTCTGAAGCTCGAACTACCGGCTTCTCTTGGTTTGAATCGATAGCTCGGACTATCGGCTTCTCCTACTTTGACTCTGAAGCTCGAACTACCGGCTTCTCTTGGTTTGAGTCTGAAGCTCGGACTATCGGCTTCTCTTGGTTTGAGTCTGAAGCTCGGACTATCGGCTTCTCTTGGTTTGAGTCTGAAGCTCGGACTATCGGCTTCTCCTACTTTGACTCTGAAGCTCGGACCATCGGCTTCTCTTGGTTTGACTCGATAGCTCGGACTACCGGCTTCTCCTACTTTGACTCTGAAGCTCGAACTACCGGCTTCTCCTACTTTGACTCTGAAGCTCGAACTACCGGCTTCTCCTACTTTGACTCTGAAGCCCCTCTTCAATGACATTGCCAACGTATCAGCGGGCGAAGGGTAGGTCCCGAGGGGCTATTAGACCGGACCCTCTAATTTTAGTCTAAGGTCATTTCAGAAATCGAGCATTTCTGCGTACCTGAGGTCCGGCCCGCTGACGGAAACCTGCAACGTGGCGCAGGTTTCCGTCAGCGGGCCGGGAAAACCCACTAGCCCCTCACCTACGGAAACGAAGAAAAACCCTACGAGTATGAACATGGGCCTCTACTACATGTAGGTATTGACCGGGTTCATACTCGTAAGGGCTTGATGAGGCCTATCTTACATGTAGTTCTGAGTCAGGTTCATACCCGTAGAGGGTGACTTAGAACCTCGGACTCTCTCTAATATCGGCCTCAGAGTCAAGCTACATGTAGGCTACTACCATGTTCATGCTAATAGCCCTGTCTTACATGTAGTTCTAATTGACCCTCGTACCCGTCAATCCTCTTCTTCCTCCTCGGGGGGAGGGGTGATGCCAAGGACCTTGAGGCGTTGGGTCTGACGGACAGAGAACCGAGCATAGGGGTCAGGGGGAGGCTGGGGCTTCTGGTAAGAGCGGACCTCACCCTCAACCTTGTGCCCAGGGTAGTCCTCCTGCATCCCCTTCTCGAGGTAGTCTCGAGCGACGTCAGCGATGTAGACTCGGACCCCTAGGGCCAGGGTCCGCTTCTCCACTTCAGCTAGGAGGATCGATCTGGTTTCATGAGGGAGCTGAACGACAACCTGAGAGGGGTAGGACCTCTTGGTGGTGGGGGGTCTGGACTTCTCCTCCCTGAGCCTCTCCCTCCGCTTCTGGATCATCTCATTCAGAAGCCTACGCTTTGCAGACTTTGCCGTTACCTTCTTAATGCTCCCCTTGGGCCTCCCCCTCTTTGGGACCTCTACCTTGTCATTCCTCTTCCCGGGTATCGATCCTCGGTACCCTACCAACATCCCGGTCTTGGGGTCAGAGACAACCGGAATAGCCTCCTTGCCCTTCTCCTTCCGGAATGGGTTACGACGTCGTTCAGTCATGGAGCGGTCCTTCCTGCTCGGGGGTCCAGTCAACGGTCTTGATGTAGGTCTTCATGAAGTCCTCGAGAGTGTAAACAGCGGGGGATGACCCTACCCGGATCTCAACGTACCGAGTTTGGGGGCCCCCAGAGTAGCAAGAGAGGACGTGGGCAAGGGAGCCCACTCGGAGGAAGGGCATCATCTTGGGGTAGTGGACTTGAATCCCAAGCTCCTCCTCTGAGGGTGGTCGGACCCTAACCCAGATCGACTCAGGCTTTGGATCTTGACTGGCACAGAAGCGGGCGTTCACCGCCTCCACGAACCCCTCTACCGCACCATGCCAAGCACACTCGGGGAGAGGACCCTGGCACCGGTGCAGAGCCTCGTACCTTCGAACGAGCTCCGCCTGGGGTAGCTCCTCATACTCGTCCGACTTCATCATACAGTACTGAGGGATGTCATCAACCCCATGACGGTCACAGAAGTCAGGAACGTCCTCCATGATGACCAACCCCTTGAGTTGGCGAGTAGCCCCCCTGAAGCACACACAGCATCGACTCAGGTATCGGTCCATCACCTCAGAGAGCATCACCTCAGGAGAGTCAGGCATCGGTCGAGGCCTTCTTGCCCTTCGGCACTATGGCAACGAAGTAGTACGTGTCTCCACCTCGACATTGGATCTGGTACCCCTCCGGCTTCCCATCTCCGAGGTCGTAAGGTCCCTTCCCATGCTCCTCACAAATTACTTTCGCCAGTGCTTGCACTCGTTCCTTTTGAATGGCCATAGCCCGCTCGACCCGAGCCAGCTTTGCCTTCTCATCCTTGTACTGCTCAACCAATTCATCCTTCGTTGCCATGATCACTCTCTACACCGCTGACACCCAGCCGGCCTCTTGACTAGTTCCCACCACTCGACCTAATCCTTAAAGAGATTACACATAGTGGTAACAGTCAATGTGTGAATCACACAATTTATTAAACGGGATATCACACAATTCACTGTCAATCACGAGCGAAGCCATGAGGAGACTTTGAAATGTCAAGGTATTTGTTGCGTTCGTGAAATTATACTCACGGGCCGCACGTCCGTTTGGTTTACGGGGATCATGGCATCAATTTGGCTCTTCGGCCCATTGATGCCAAGGGAAGGATCAGGAGCACCCAAAGGGAGGGATCGGGGGAAGGATCGGGGAAGCCAAAGGGAAGGATCAGGAGCAGTCAAGGGACAGACACCTTGGGTAGTTGGAGGCTCTTGGGAGTGACCCTACGTGACCATGAGGGATGGACGGAGTACTTCAGCGGAGTCTGGGCCTTACGGCCGTACTAAGCTCATAGGAAGGACACAGGAAGGGATCCTTCTAGGGAGGTGAAGGTGACTCTCTCCTCCTCCCTTCTCCCCGTGTCCGAGTCTAGGGGGGTCATCCTCATGTACGTGGTCCTCACTCCTCCTCATGGGTAGGTGGGGGTTCCTTGTCTCTGTCCTTCTCTGACTCTCTCTGGGAGTCCTTCTCTTCTTCTCTCTGGGGGGTTTGGGTCTTTGCTTCTTGCCGGCCTGCTTCGCCTAGTTGGTTTTTTGGATGTTTTTGGGTGACTTGGTGGTCGGGGTTGGGGTAGGGTCCTAATTTATATGGGCAGCTTCAACCAGACGTGCATGTTGAGTGGGTTACCGATAGGTGAGGGTGAATTGGTGCGGGTACTTTTGGTAGTGGAGCACCCTCGGGCCACGTTGGGTGAGAGTAAGATGGACTTTACGTCGAAGTGGCTTCCACGAACGTTTCCAATTCGGGGAAAGTATGACGATTATGGTGGGGTGAAGCTATTGGAGTTGGGGACGGTGATGGAGCGGCTGTGGGTAAGTGGTCTTCAGGCCGACATGTATGAATTAGGTATAGGGGCGAATTCGAGTCACGACATAGCGGTACATCGAGGGATGGATTTCTCTGGGATGTGGGATGCTCAGTGGGAGGAGCGGCTATTAGTTCCTGGGTTTGGGGGTGATTTGAGGAGGGTCACTTTGGAAGCTACGAAGCCATCGGAGTTACCGACGGGGAGTAATCGAGCGGTTCATGTGAGGGCAGCTTTCATACGTTCGGATGTGTGGGAGTTAGCGATGGGGACGTGGACACGGAGTTGGAAGGGGGAGGTAGAGACCTTTGGTGACATCCACGAGTATGTTCGGGATTACTGGGCCATTTGCAACGAGATGTTGGAATCGGCGGTAGATACCTCGGGGATGACAGATCGGAAGAAGGTTCTTGAGCTTCATAGTGAGGGGAAGACGATACAAGCGGTACGTGAGACGATACGGAGGGCGGGGGCTTTTCATCCGATGGGTCGGGAGCATCATTTAGGGGACGTGTTGAAGGACGAGCTACCTACGGGATGGGGAACTCATTGGTTGATGGCATTGGAGGGAGGGGTTCAGGAGGGGGAGCTTGACGGGTTCCTCTATGAGGTAGCGGAGGCAGTATGGATGACGTGTGTTTGTGCCTATCGGAATGTCTTATGGCAGCCATCGGAGACAGGTGGGCAGGATCGACCATGGGCTGAGTGGATGAAGTACCATCGGGACATGGTAGGGCTCCTAGCCTCCTTGATGGTCAGGGACGAGGTAGACGACTCTCCTCTGGGTCAGGAGGAGCCATCCTCTTCGGTACCGGTCTATCCTCATGGGGTATCACCACGGGAGGTTCTGGAGGAGGTACAGGACCTTCTAACGGTTCAAGAGTTCCGGAGGTCGGGGCTCTCTCAGTCGGAAGCGGTGACGGCACAGACGGTAGCCAGGGAGGTAGTAGAGCGATTGGAGGGTCGGGTTCATGATCCGATCAAGGTAGCTCCTGAGTTTCGCGGCATACGTCTTCCTGAGGCTTTTGTTTTGGATCTTTATCGTAAGGTAGCTCCGGGGACGGTGAAGTTACCTCATGAGGGGTACCAGTGGTTTGAGGCCTGGGCCCTCGCCATCGGATGGAAGGTTTTGAACTGGGATGAGGATTCGGCATACCTTGAGAGGTCTCGAGTAACCCTCCCCACTCCGAGTTGCCATGGGTAAAGTAAAAAGGGAATGGTTAATCAGTGAGCCTGGGGGTGTACTTGAAGCCATGAGTACAGTACCCGGTGACTGGTCAATTAGTGAGCCTGGGAAGCCTTTGAGGATGGGGTCGACTTTGGACAGCACACCTATCCCGACTGACTGGGAAGACATTCACGAGCTCTGGGGTGACATGAAGAAGTTCGCCTCTGAGCATCCGAACCACACCTTCATCTCGATGGATGATCCTGGGTTCAATTACGACCCGGTTCGGGTTCCTCGTCTTGGATGGTCGGCCCGCTTGAAGGTTGGTTTGGGCGGTGATGAGCAGGCTAAGGCGTGGACCATTACCATCAGCAACGTGAAGAAGACCTTTAGGGGTCGTGAGGACCTAATCCCAACGCCCGCTAACCGTCGTACTCAGTTGCAAGAGCTGAACAAGCCCCAGGGGGAGCCAAGCTCAGGTTCCGATTCACAGGGCTGATTTCGGCGGGCAATGTTTCGTTCTAGGTGTTTGGCCACATAGTCAGGATTAACCTTCTTCGAGAAGGATTGAATTGACTCTGTAGCTACCTTCTTGAAGATATTGACTGCAGTGTACCGTGGAGGCAGGACGATAGCCGATCCGAAGGGTGAGTTTTCAATTTCCCCAATCATATCGTAGATGACCATGGCTTCAGCCTGTGAAGGGACTTCCATGTATACTTCATCTACCGCCACTACCCAATTGTCCGAGAGGTTTTTACAGTGGAACTTACTTTCCATACCCTATACTACGTACGAGGGTCCTGATTCTCAACCAAATTGTTGATACTTATTGATGGGGTCACTCCCACCCGCTTCGAGCGGGAGGAAGTGATCTGAGGTAGGCACCTTATGTCAATGAACCTAAGCGTGTATGCTCAAGGGGTGATCGTTACTCCGAATGGCCGTAAGAGGCAGCATAGGGAACGCGGGCCACTAGCTCAGACTCGAACAGAGGATTCGAATGAGATAGTTAGTTGCTCTGGTACAGAGGCAAAGTACAACCTGTACAGAAAACGGTATGGGGACCCAGGTAGGCTTCTAAAGAAGTGGTTAGCTTCCATGGAGGCAGACGGGTTCGAGGTAGTTTGGGAAGTACACTGATAGGGTCACGTCAGAAGCATCAGTGCTAGACCGTTGATTAGCACGTGTAGAGTGTTGTCGGTGATGATCATGAGCCAAACCGACAACCAAACTGGCTTACTTGAGTGGTAGCCGGTACCTGAGCATTCCGACCATGGGTAGTTCCGGGCGTAGACGGGAACATCGTTCACCCACTCAACCTCTTGACCCTGCTCGAAAGCGCTTGATCGCTTGCTGACAGTCTTGTCGGTTTCTATCCACTTTGGGGCGAGAAAGTTCTTGACCCAACCGATGTGACGAGATAGTCGGTATCGATCAATCAAGTAGTGGGTACTTCCAATGACTGCTAGGGCTGCTAGCTGATTGGGGAGAGGTACCCCTTGAAAGAGGAGTAGGACCCAGAAGGGGATCACGTAGGTTAGGGCGTGAACCGCTGCGGGTGCCCATCGTTTGGTCTTCTCGCTTGCAGCCCAATCGGACTGTAGAACGTAGTCCCCAATCATGTGGCACAAGATCTGATCGCCTGTTATCATGCCCATTCTACACCGAAGGGATTGACTATGAAGGTCGTTGACGTTCAGTATGTAAAGGAGCGGGAGTGGCTGGGGTTCCTTTTGGACACTGGGGCTCGACTATTCTATGGGGCGGGGGTTGTACCTGGGACGGATGTTCCCACCTATCGGTTCGTTCAGAGCTCTGGGTTCGAGGGGTCTCGAGAGGCGTACAAATATGGCAAGGAGCTTGCCTGCAAGTACTCCCGTGAGTTAGGGTTCCCTGGGATCCAGGAACACTTTGAGAGCTTCACAGGGTAGGCTATGAACGAAAAGACTGACTCAACCGTAGTACATTGGAGCAAGAGTCGCGTAATCGAGGCCAAGCGAGGGTCATTGACCTTCATGATCTCGACGGTGATCTCGGAGTGGCTTAGGGATCTTAGGGGTGGGATCCAGGACACCACTACATCCAAGACCTACGTGGTCACCTTGGTAGTGGTGGTGTACCAAGACTTTGTGATTGAGGGTGAAGAGCGTAAGGCGATGATCTGGGCTGAGACTTGCACCCGTGGTAGTAAGATCCTTCGGACTGAGGATGATCCTGAGACGGTCCTAACGGAAGAGTTCTGGGGGTCTGAGGTTGAGGGGTACATCGATTACTTCACAGGGGAGCTTAGTAAGCATAAGCTTGAGACCCTGGAGCCTAGAGTTGATCCTGTTGAAGAAGTAGTCCAGTCCATCAAGATCTTGATGCACCGACAGACCAAGGTAGACCCTAGTTTACACTGAGAAGGAAAGCCATGAGTACGTTAGTCTACCTGATTCCACCGGTCCCATCTCTAGAGCCTAGTTGGCGGCTTCGAGTGACCAATCCTGATGGGGTCCTGTGTTCTCGGGTCAGTGATAAGGTAGCGAAGGTATTTGCTGACAGTGGGGTCCCGGTCATTAAGTTTGGGGTTAATCCCACTGGGGCTTCTCAGGAGGCCTTGGTGCGGGTGCTTGATGAGATACGGCATCAAGGCCTCAGGGTGAGTGAGACGATCCTCAAGGAGATAGAGATTCAGGTCTCACCTACTCAAGATGATCGGATCCTCATCAACTGTCCGGTGGAGCCTACTCACGAGGTTCGGATCCTCATCAGCTGTCCGGAGGAGGTTGATGTTCTTCATTGGGTCAATACGGTCACTGGACTACGGCACCTCAAGGGTTGCATCTGTGTGTCAATGGAGCCTATCCAGGAAGAGCATAAAGATGTGCCTAACGTCAACCGTTGACGTGACAATCCCTTGGAGCATTTTTACTGAGACAGGACGCTGCTGGATTGACCGGGCGCTATTGGAATGAACATCCGAGATCTGTCCCAGTACGTGACCAATCCGGAGTTCAGGGACGGTAGTGAAGCCACCTCGAAGGAGATCCCGGTTCCGACGTTCACTCGCACTTAGATAGCTTCTCCTTGAGCCCAGAGAGTGTGATCCCACCTGGGAGCCCTCGACGACCGTCTCTGAGGGCTTTATTAATCCCGGCCCAAGTAGCGCCTATGAATTCAGGAATCTCACCTTTAGTCTCTAAGGTAGGCCACTTACCCGTTCGCTCCTTCCAAGCTCTCACTACTTTCCAGACTTGATCTTCGGTTAGGGTAATTTTACTGCATTGGTTCCACACACCTCTTGAAGCTAGGAGAGCACTCAAAGAGGATCCACCTGGAAACCCTCTAGAACCCCATCTGAGGGCTGCATTAAGCGTGGCCCAAGTAGGGCCGGGTAGCTCAGGGATCTCACCTTTAGTATCCGAGGTAGGCCACTTACCCGTTCGCTTCTCCCAAGCTTTCGCTACTTTCCATATCTTGTCCTCTGTCAGGGCTACCCTACTACTACGATTCAGCACTCCCTTTGAAGCTAGGAGAGCACCCAAAGAGGATCCACCTGGTAGCCCTCGATAACCCCCACTGAGGGCTGCATTAACCCCAATCCAAGTATTACCAGGTAGTTCAGGGATTTCACCTTTAGTGATCAAAGTAGGCCACTTACCCGTACGTTCTTTCCAAGCTTTCGCTACTTTCCATATCTTGTCCTCTGTCAGGGCTACCCTACTACTACGATTCAGCACTCCCTTTGAAGCTAGGAGAGCACCCAAAGAGGATCCACCTCGTAACCCACTATGACCAAATCTGAGGACTGCATTAACTCCTCCCCAAGTATTACCAGGTAGTTCAGGGATTTCACCTTTAGTGATCAAAGTAGGCCACTTACCCGTACGTTCTTTCCAAGCCTGAGCTACTTCCCAGATCTGATCCTCGGTTAGGGCCACTTTACTACCTTGATTTAGCACCCCCCTTGAAGCTAGGAGAACACTCAAAGAGGATCCACCTGGTAGCCCTCTAATACCCCCCCTGAGGGCTGCATTAACTCCAATCCAGGTATTACCAGGTAATTCAGGGATTTCACCTTTAGTATCCTGGGAAGGCCACTTACCCGTACGTTCTTTCCAAGCTTTTGCTACTTTCCAGATCTTGTCCTCTGTCAGGGCCACTTTACTACTATGATTCAGCACTCCCCTTGAAGCTAGGAGAGCACCCAAAGAGGATCCACTTGGTAACCCTCTAATACCCCCCCTGAGGGCTGCATTAACTCCAATCCAGGTAGACCTAGGTAGCTCAGGGATTGCACCTTTAGTTTCTAAGGAAGGCCACTTACCCGTACGTTCTTTCCAAGCTTTCGCTACTTCCCAGATCTGATCCTCGGTTAGCCAACCCTTACGATTCTGACTCTCTCTAATCTCTCGTAGGTGTTGGTACCCAAACGAAGCACCCCACGTGCGAACCCTACCGAATACATTCTTGACTAGTTGAACCTTACCTGAGGTGGATCCAAGACCCCCTAACCCACTAGCCACCATTCGGCTCAGGATAGGTGCCATGATGTCCTTGTCTTCAGTAGGTATTTTATTCAGGTCAAAGCGGTCCAACCCCTTCCTGATAGCCTTTACGGCGTCTACATCACCCTCCGAGTTGATGCCAGCAGTGATGCAAGCCTGAAGTGCCTTCTGACCCAGGGATGGGTTCTCAATGAAGGCGTGGTCAATTACTTCCTGCTCACGTTTATTCTTCACCTTAGGGCGACTGAAGCACCACTCGACTATCAAGCTTTGGATTATGATGTTCAGGTACTCTTGGACCTGCTCTGGGTCGGGCTTTCCTGCTATTGGGAAGACGATATTGAACTCAACCCGATCCTTCTTACCTGACCGTAACAGGCGCCCTAGTGTCTGGATTATATCAACCATCGAACCACGTGGCCCAATGACAACCGACCGACTCGCATTAGGCCAATCAAACCCTTCTTTGCACATGTTGAGTGCCCATAGAAGGTCAGGCTCATCACCCCCAATGCTCTTGAGGAACACCTCTTTTCGTGCGTCTCGGTCTCCCTCAGTCACTAGGTCGACAGTTCTGAGGGTCTTAGCACGGAGAACTCTCTGAAGCCGAGATAGCATCGAGTACTTGTCCCTATACCGGTTCATGATCCAAGAACCTACCGGGGGGAGGTAGACGAACGTCTTCATTGAAGCGTCTTCATTGTAAACGTGCTTCAGGGCTTCTTCAGGGCTACAGATGAGGAACCTGATGTGAACCCCACCCTTGAAGTTCAACTCCTCAAGATGCTCATCCATGTACCGAGTGTACTTGGCATAATCTGCCCCTTCTGCATACTTGGAAGGGATAATGTCCGAGAGGTTGGACCGCATCAGAGTGGCTGTGAACATGTCCAGACGAAGGTCATGCTTGAAAAAATGACCGACAATCTCCCCAAGCTTGTTCTCAAGGATCCTTTCCTCCTCGTTCTCCTCGAAGATCATGGACTCCGAGTGGTGGATCTCATCGATGGTCAGGAGTAGGTTCTTGAGAGCTGAAAGCTTACTCTCTGCTTTGAGGCGCTTGAAGACTGCGGTGAGGGCTTGATGAGTACATACCATCAACCTCTCATTCGGGTTACGAACTCTTTCCGTGATGAAACGGTAGAGCTTGTCAACCTTGGCTTCACACTCGATGTGGTTTGAGTCTACCCTCCAAGTAAGCTTGCCGACTTTCGGCCAAGAGACTCCGGGGATCTTGGCCTCTAAGCTCTCTTTCGTGAATGAAGTTGCAATGACGTTCTGTGGGACAGAAACTAAGTGCTTTAGTTTGGGGTTTCGAGCTAAGAGGATGGCTCCACGAGCCATCGCTACCGTAGACTTACCTGATCCAGGAGGAGATTGAACTACAGCTCTTCTGGATAAGTCCAACTTCTTGAGGCATGCTCGTTGCCAAACACGGAAGTCTCCAACGTCTCTTAGGGGGTGAGTACCCGTCTTGAAGCTGATTCCATTGATGGCCTTGACTTTGGACTTTGGCACACCCCTTACTACTATTGAACCCGCCCGGTATCAACTACTTTAATTACTAGGTAGAGATAGGTACATACTTTACTCCCCAATGGTGTCTATCTCGGTCCAGTGCCCTACTTGGTCGATTAATCTGGACAGTACCATGCTTTTCAGGGTACTAAGTCACTACGAACTCTTTGCCGCGTTCGGAACCTCGAGTCTCTCAATGGTGAGGGGCTCGGGGTTTTAGTTTGGAGGAGGTCCATGTTCCGGGATGATGCTCACAAGGCAGAGGCTATTCGCGTCCTGCTTCGCAAGCTGTCTTTGGATCGTTTTTGGGGTGACTTGCGGCCCACTGAAGAGGCCTTTGGTGATCTAGCGGGTCTATCCTCGGGGGAGGTGACTCTTCTTCGGGTGGCATTGGACATTTGGGCACCTCAGAACCGAGGGGCACCTCTTGGTGACATAACTCAGACCTTGGACCTTGACATCCAGATAGCGATCTTCTGGTTGATGTTGGCCATCAACTCAGGGGACGACGGCTCATCGATAGACCGGTGGGTTCGAAATAACAGCTCGGTGTAGGTGGATCCATGCTCGAATCCCGCTAGTCGATTTGGGAGATAATTGGTTGAGATCTGGAGTCGTCATACGTAGGATAGGGTATCTAACAGCCCCAGTGGAAGATGTAGATGCCCAAGATATACAGTTATCATGTACACCTGAGTACTCTCCCTGAGCATGCCTTTGGTCAACTGAGGCTGGCTCACGCCTACTACAACCGACTCATTGAGTTGGAGAACCAGCGACGGGGGGAGTATCGAACCCTACGAACCCAGACCTTCCCTACCTTGGCGGCCCTTGAGGTTCGACAAGCTGAGCTCAATGCCCAGATTGATGAGCTTGAGGATCAGAAGAAGAAGGAGAATGCGAAAGCTCGGACCAAGGTGAAGAACGATCCCTTAGTAGCTCAGCTCAAGGTTCTCAAGGCTGAGCGTAAGGTGGTGAATGCTTCGGTTAAGGCTGAGCGGACGATAGCCAAGCCGATGTCCTGTCCTCGGGAGGATTCGAAGTCTGATCCACCGGCACAGCGACCACTTACTCAAGAGGAGCTTGAGGTTCTTCCGCAGTCGGTTCAGCGGGACTTCTCTCTTGCCTGCATCCAGCTTGATGCGGTTGACCTTGAGCGTTGCAAGGCAGCTCGGGCCTCAAGTGGGGTCTATTGGACGACCTACTTGCGGATTGAGCGAGCGGTTCAGCAGGCAAGCAAGACCGCCAAGTTGGATCCTCGGTTCAAGAAGTTCAAGGGTGAGGGGTGCCTTGGGGGTCAGATTCAAGGGGGGCTTGACCTTTCGAAGGTCTACCTTGGGGACACTCACTTCAAGATCGATCCCTTACCCGACAACACTTGGAATACTCGCAGTGGATGGGAGCATGCCTACACGGTAGCTCACCTTCGGATTGGGACTGAGGGTCGTCAGCCTATCTGGCTTGACCTTCCAATCAAGCTTGACCGTCCTCTACCTTCGGTTGGATCTATCCGGGAGGTGTACCTCAAGGTCACCAAGCTGGGGTTGAAGGCAGAGTACGAGTTGAAGATTTGCATTGACTCTCCTGAGTTTGATGTCCTTCAACCGAGCAAGCGGGACTTGCTAAGGATGTCAAAGGATCCGAGTCAGGGAAGTCCGATGCTCCCTACTACGGGCAGGTGTGCAATCAACTTCGGATGGCGTTCTCTTCCTTCGGGGGACGTTCGGGTAGCCTACTTGGTCGATACCAAGGGGCATGAGGAGATCGTCCATCTACCTCAGAAGATCAAAGGGGCCTTCGCCCTCGTGGGGAGGCTACAGGGGTTCTGTGACGAGCACTTCGACCTAGCTCGTGGAGAGCTTGTTCGGTTCCTGAAAGAGTCCCAGGAGGTCCCTGAGTGGCTCCAAGAGATGACCACCACGATTGCCCAATGGCGGAGTCATACTCGGTTGGCGATGATTGCCTTACGGCTTCGTGATGAGGTCATTGGTCGGGGGGTGGCGGAGTCCCTGTGGCAGTCCTATCGAAAGGCTACTTCAACTCATGGTCCTCTTCCGTCCTATGAGGTGATCACTTCGTTTACTCCAGGAGCCAACTACATCACTAAGCTAGCTTGGTACCTCGAGATTTGGCGGAAGAAGGACAAGCACCTTACAGAGTACCTCAGCAACCTACGGGACAAGTGTCAGAACCAGCGGAAGGACCTGTACCGTAGTGTCGCCAAGTCTATCTCTGCCCGGTACAATGTGGTCATCATTGATGACATGAGTCTTGCTCAATTGACACGTCGACCTGATGTTGGTGAGGAGGGTTTCAGTTCAGAGGAGTTGAGAGCTTCGAAGGAGGCTTCTCCGGGCGAGTTACGGTCTGTCATCATCGAGAAGGTTGGCAAGCACCGCATTGAAGTTCTACCTGCTGCGAAGAAGACCATCACCTGCAACCACTGTGGGCAAGACCATGGGTGGGATACCAAGGGAGATTATGTTCACTTGTGTCCTACTACGGGGAAGGAAGTTGATCAGGACTGGAACAACTGCATGAACCTCCTTCAGGAGTTCGAGCGGTCCAGTGGAGCCTCAAACCCGGTACCCGCTCGCACTCACGAACCTCTTGAGTTAATGCAAGCTTCGTGAGTTGACCGGTGGACTACTCCTATGCGATCTGATAGGAGTAGTCCACCTCTCGCAGAGTGCCCTTCAAGTAAGGGCACTCACTGATGTTTGACAGTCCAAGTAGCAAAGCCATCTGGTAGGCTTCGTCATCCAGAGTGGACGCCGATCCATCGCTCGTGGATTCCATAGTCCGTAGCAAAGCCATCTGGTAGGCTTCGTGATCCAGAGCACTCCTCGGCGGTACCCTCTTGCTCACCACCCACAACGTAGCAAAGCCATCTGGTAGGCTTCGTGATCCAGAGAGATCGGGAGCCCAGCCCATCCCTGCGTGGTTGGAGCGGTAGCAAAGCCGTCTGGTAGGCTTCGTATTCCAGAGCGCTCGAATCGGGTTGGTCCAGGTGGGCTTGGAGGTGCAGTAGCAAAGCCATCTGGTAGGCTTCGTGATCCAGAGATTGCTTCTTCTCCTTGTTTTCTCGGGGTTCCCCCCCGTAGCAAAGCCATCTGGTAGGCTTCGTATTCCAGAGTGGGACAACCTGAGCGAACGTTAGGCTCGACCTCGCGGTAGCAAAGCCATCTGGTAGGCTTCGTATTCCAGAGACGTCCATGAAGCGACAATGATGGCGTCGAGTATCAAGGCCATCTGGTAGGCTTTGTATTCCAGAGAGACGACTACTTCGGTTTGATTGTTCGTGTAGCAAAGCCATCTGGTAGGCTTCGTATCCCAGAGGGGAATCATCGACTCCGTTAAGCTCCAGCCTCGAGGTAGCAAAGCCGTCTGGTAGGCTTCGTATTCCAGAGACTGTCGCCGCTCACTACCGTGTTGACGGGGCCGGGTAGCAAAGCCGTCTGGTAGGCTTCGTATTCCAGAGGCAAAATCTAACTCGACGACTACGGACCTCCTGGCGTAGCAAAGCCATCTGGTAGGCTTCGTATTCCAGAGATGTACAGGGCTCTCGTGTCGGGCGACACGACGACGTAGCAAAGCCATCTGGTAGGCTTCATCATCCAGAGGGAGCAGGTTATCGAAGCGCTTGATTAGGTCGGTAGCAAAGCCATCTGGTAGGCTTCGTGATCCAGAGCTGTCGGTCAATGTATTGGTCATGGGGTATCTTTCGTAGCAAAGCCATCTGGTAGGCTTCGTATCCCAGAGGGCTAAGGCTCGATCTGGAGACCAAGATAGTCCAAGTAGTAAAGCCATCTGGTAGGCTTCGTATCCCAGAGTGCGTCACAACAACCCTTCGACGTTCAGTGACCATGTAGCAAAGCCATCTGGTAGGCTTCGTCATCCAGAGGGCAAATGCCTTGATTTGAGTTAATTTGTCGACGGATAGTAGCAAGGCCTTCTGGAAGGCTTCGTATCCCAGAGTGTGCAGGAACAGTGTAGATTGCAAGGTCAACTTTTGTAGCAAAGCCTTCTGGAAGGCTTCGTGATCCAGAGAAGGGTCTAGTCCTAGTGGACTGTTATACCTCGGACGAGTAGCAAAGCCATCTGGTAGGCTTCATCATCCAGAGACGTCCATGAAGCGACAATGATGGTGTCGAGTAGCAAAGCCATCTGGTAGGCTTCATCATCCAGAGCTCGCCGTCTTTTGCCCTTAGTTTCTTGTAGCAAAGCCATCTGGTAGGCTTCATCATCCAGGGACAATGGCTTCCAACCGACGGTGTAAGTGAACTCATGCCGGAATCAAACTCTCTCACGAAGTCAGTCTCAGACGTACTTGCTCTTCAAAAAGAGACTCAAGAGGCCTTGGATGAGAATGGGCATCACCCGCTCACCAAGCCTTTCCTGGATGGACTGAGCGAGATAGTTCAGCAGGAAGCGGATCGGAGAGCCGACGGTCCTCCGACAGTTGAAGATCTGACGGGTCTACTCCCCTCGAGGATCCGATTGAGTCGGCAACTGATGAAGAGCTACTTGGATACGGCCGAGAATCGAGCCAAGCTCTTCAAGTCGATGGTGAAGCCCATCAGGACGCTGCTGGACCACTCAGAGATCACTCCTATAGCGGCGGAGCACTTCATCTGCTTGGTCACTGACGTGCTGCTCCATTGTGATGGTACTGAGGTGTTTGACCGAGCACTACTGGAATCGAACATTCGAGAACTGTCTCAGTACGTGGCCAACCCGGAGTTTGGGGACGGTATTGAAGCCTCTTCGAAGGAGATCCCGGTGCCAACCTTCAAGGAGAACCCCTCATGAGCGGCAATTGCCACATAGAGTACACGCCCCCTAAGGGGACGAAGTACAAATGGAACCCTCCGGGGTTGGTTCACCATCCGATCCACTGCGAGGTTGAGTGCCTGACTTGGCCCCAATCTCTGGACCTTTCGGTCGACAAGTTCGAGCAGGGTTATCAAGGGTACCTGGTCTTCAGTTCGATCAACATGACCCCCTCGGTGAGGAAGAAGACTCGTTTCTACAAGAAGGCTCTCTCAGCCTGTAGGGCTATTGAGAGGGTGGGGGACGAGCTCCTCAAGGCAGACACCCAACCATGGATGAAGAAGGCTCTGAAGCTCAAGTGGAGGCCTCCGGCGATGAACCAGAATGATGAGTAAGTCTTGCAATCCTCAGCTCTAGGGTTCATGCTTGCCTTTCTAGTCCAGCACGACGACTGTTGTTGAAGACAGTAGGGCCTTCAACCCTAGCAAGCTTGATAGAGCTTGGTGACCGAGTTAGTTACGACAACCTCGGATGCGTTGAAGATGTCGTCCAGAAGACCTGATCCCCCTCGGAATCAGGTCTTCTCTTTTAGCCTAATGCTCTTATAGAACACTAGGCTACCATGGACAGAATCTCTACAGCAGAAGACATTCAAGCAGAGCTTCAGAAGCTTATGGGTTACGTGGCGAACACGAAGAACCCTTCAAGGAGCTTGATAGCCCGAGAGCTCAGAGATCTTGCTGTACGAACTACCGTGAGCTTCTCTACTCAGGCTAATCGGTCAAGAAAGAACCCTAAAAGGTTCTCTGAGTATACAGACGAAGAGTTCCAAGCCGCTGCTCTCAAATGTGGTGAGTCCAATTGGAAAGCCTTCAAAGAACAATGCTTCCTCTCAGAGGAGGAAGCCGATGAGATCATTCAACGTGAAGAGGATTTGTGGCGAAAGTATAAGATAAGGGCCTAATTCTTTAGGTGGTCAGGGGGCCATCAGTGTACCCGTAGACACCCCAATCCTTGACGGTCACGATGTGAGTATGCCACCCGCTTCGTGGTTCGATGCTTGCGAAGGTGATCCCGATATGGTCCTCGGTCAGTGGACTTGGAAGCCCGATCATACCCGAATCGAGGATAGCTTGAAGTAAGGCTGCCCGTGTGGGTTCAATGTCAATAACCGTGGACATTGACTCTGCGTATCCGCCTCTATGCTGTCGGAGTTTCATGCTACTTAGTACCTACCAAGCATTCTGCTTTGATGCAATACTCATAGGGGGCCGATGCTCCTTAGGAAGGTTCCGTTCTCCCACCACTGCTTATGACCGTTAGGCCATTCAAGGGCAGGGCCTCCTACTCGATGGCGTTCCCCATTGAGGAACCACTCTGTAGACCCATCGGTACTCTCGCGGGCAGGGCCTCCTACTCGATGGCGTTCCCCATTGAGGAACCACTCTGTAGACCCATTGGTATAGGTGATAGCCGGACCGTCTACTCGATGTAGTTGGTCTTCTAGGTACCACTCTGTGGTACCATTCCCGTAGTCCCGAGCCGGACCGTCTACTCGATGTAGCTTTCCATCTACCCTCCACTCCTTGTAACCAAGGTCAGCCTCGAAGGCGGGGCCGTCTACTCGATGTAGCTTCCCTGAGGTGTTGATCCATCGAGTAAATCCGGAGGCATCTACCACCTTGGTTGACGACTCCAACTCAAGGTGATTTACCCAGCTGATTAGGTAGTTTTCATGGCTATCAAGCTCGACTACAAATCCCTTATCCGTTAGGGCTGCTAGGGTATTTGGGTGAAGAGCGTAGCCCATTCTCAAGGGCACTGGGTAGATCCCAGCGCTAACTGACTCTTTGATGTGACCTAGCACCCTATCTAGTTGATAGAGGTAGCCCTTGACGCAGTCGCTGTAGTCCTGTTGGGCTTGGTCAGCATCATACCTTAGGTTGTGATCCATCCCCTGAGGTACACCATTCAAAAAGGCTACCGGAGCGAACCAGTCTATTTAATGTCCCCTCGGTTGATTACTCGAACCCCGACGACAATACTTTCGCTGCTGTAGTCCTTCCCTTGGTGGGTCTCACGCTCCTCGAGGACGAAGGTTACATTGATGACTTGGTAGTGCTCAGACCCGCCATCCCCATGAATGATGAGGTAGTTACCTACCTGTGGGACAGCAGGTAACTCCTTCGGAAGGGATAGGGAGTTCTTCGGGTGGATCCTGGTATCATCGACGTTGTAAAATGTGATCTTCATTGGGCACTACTTTCGAGTAGGGTACTCCGTTGATGGATAGGATCTTGTTGCAGTCCAAGCACCAACGAACCCTATCTCCTACTTGGACTTTTGCTGAAGAGACAGAGGCTACTTGCAGGTGCCCTCTCTCCAAGGGGTGAGGGCAAGCGGCTTGGAAGGGTTCGATTACCTCATTGAGGAGTTCGATCTTCTTAGTGTCACCCTCTCTTCGGGCGCTGGCGCTATCCCTCAGGGCTTGCTTGAACACGTCTTTGGAAACGACATTTGGACCTGAGGGGAGCCTCTCCGGGCGGATATCGGTCCAGAACTCTTCGAGATCAGTCATGGCCAACTTACCTGATAGGCTTGGCGTAGTAGTGCCACTGGTTGTTCGCTCGGCACATAAAGTCAGCCTCTTTAGTGGCCTCTTCGTAGGTCATAGGAACCCTCTTACCAGACCACTTGGGATCACCCATATGACCCAGAGGTTCACAGAAGACTCCATAGGATCCGGAGGGGGCTGGTTTGATCTCTGGTTTCTCATCTGAGGGCTGTAAGGCCTTCTTTGGTCTTGCTGTGTGGTGCCAGGTTGGTACTTCGTGATTCAGACGATCAACCTCTGCAATAGCAGCCTCATAAGTTAGGAGGGTTGACCTGACCCAATGAGGATTGTCATTATGATCAACTGGATCAGCCCAGATGCCAAAGGTAGCGGCGGGTAAGGTCCCACCCTCTTTTATCCTCAGATATGCCCCAGGGTATTGCCGGTTAAGGTCGGCAATATCCTTTGGGAGCTTGATGCTGCTCAGAGGGTACTCGGTGTGGAGGTCAATGGTACCCGATGGCTTCTTCAGGGTCTCTACTGGAGCTTCATCGTAGGTGGTGTTCGAGGCCTCTTTGAGAGCGGCAATGACACTCTCGTCTTCAGCTTCGATGATGCTTTGCTTTGAAGCCGCTTTCAAACTATTTGACCGGGGGGGATCCACGGTCTCGTTCTTACGGCGACTCTTCCCGGTGCTGAGGAGAGGGTCCTGTTCGGTGATGGCAGCATAGACCTTATCGGCTGCTTCCAGGGGGGTCAAATAACCTTCCTTGACCATTTGGAAGCGGTTCCGGAGAACTTCCTTGAGTATCCCTCCCGGCTTGATAAGGGTGGGTTGAAGCCGATTGGCGAGGTCCCAGGCATATTGAGCGAGGTGACCATTGGTGTAGGCCACCTCGATGTCTAAGGAATCGCGTACCAATTCCTCCACCTGTCCGGCGGTGAGGTGATCCCTCATGAGGTCGTACAAGAAGCTGACCAGTCGGCTCTTGATGTTGACGCTACCACTACGTTCCCGCAGGTCTTCTTGGCTCATTCGTGGAACGTACACCGGAAGAAGGTGGGTTTGCCACTTCTTTTATACGCCCAAGCTTCTTAGCTTCCCTTTTGGCAGCAAGCTTTGCAGCCTTTAGAGGGAGCTCCCCTGTTAGCACCTTCTCCTTTACACCTTTAGTATCCACTACATACCAGTAGTCGGACCCATATTGAGGGTGGAGTTCGATACCTGTATCCCCCAGGATATGCACATAGGACTTACGCCAGTCGGTCATATAGGGTAAACACCAACCCCTAACCAGAGGTGGGGGTCATGCCCGTTCGATTATGGAAGGGATCCGCAGGCTTTGGGGGATCGAGCCATTCGGGCTTTTGGCAGAAGTCACAGCTGAAGTTGGTGAACTCGAAGGCTAGTCTCTCGGGAGTGTACCCTTGCACCTCACAACTATATAGTACTCGACTCTCGAGTTCCCGAGCTCGAACAAGGAATCTCCTACGTTCACTGGCGGCGATATCGAAGTTGGGTAGGTAAATGCCTACAAACATCAGAAAGGTATCAAACTTTCCCATTATAGTAGATCCTTACGCCAGAGGGTTTTACCATCAGCTCTTCCCAAGTCGGTCATTACCTAACCCCTCTTGGCCTTCTTCTTGGCCTTCTTCTTGGCTCTATTGAGTATCCGGTCCCTTTGGGGCTTGTTGATCTTGTCGCTCAGGTTACAGACCTCACTGTACAGGTCATGTTGAGCCTCGAGTTTACGCACCTCAGCTTCATCCTCCCCACAGGGATGGATTCTATCAGGAACAGTCCACCCGTGGATGATGGCAACCTGAGCCCACTTGGGGAAACTCTCATAGAGAGTAAGGGTCTCTATAGCCTCGAGGGCCGCAGATACATCTGTGAAGTAATGACCTCTCCAGTCACGGCTAGCACCCAGATCTTGAATTACTCGAACACCTAGAGCGTAAAGGAGAAGGTAATCCTCAGAAAGGGGTTCACCTCCCTCCCCATTCTCGTCACTATTGCTGTATAGTAGGGATCCGGCTTCATCCGGATCCAGCCATGACTGAGGGGTGGCTAGATCACACTGACCTAGGTAATCCGCATACTCACCTTCTCCAAAGTGAATGTAATACTGCTTATCTTCGATGAGGTGGATTGCGTATTGCTTACTAGGTGTGGAGTTGATGAACTCAATCTTTAGGTTTTTCATTGGACTCTCGTAACTAGGTACTCGGACCATTCGGGGTGAGGGTCATCGCAGGAGACTTTGCAGCTCTCACCTACTCGGAGATCCTCGGGGGAGATCCTCTCGAGTGGTTTGAGGTGGCTGACTGAGCTTGGAGGGACACTCTCCATGAGAGGTCGACCATCGGGGCGCTTGAGATCGTAGGCTTTCACGGGGACGCTTCCTTGAGGTTACCAATACTGACATGGGAGAATTCATCTCCCTCAAAGTCACTAGGTCGGTTGATGAGTACCATTCCAGAGCCATTACAGCCGCAATGACACTCGAGGACTGTGAAGATCGGGGAGTCAGACTTCTCACCTGTAAGGGTCTCGAGGTTGAGCATGAATCGGTCTGAGTATTGGACTCTGGTGCCCGGTTTCAGGGGGCTATCTAGAATCATCTCTTCAAGCTCACAACGAAATCTCAGGCTTGGGTAGTCTGGGTTGGTCTCTGCGGACAACTTCTCCCACTCGGCCTCACCTACTGCGAAGTGGAGGCCACTTCGATACCGGTCACGTTGAGCAGGGTACCAGCACCCAGGACTAGAGACCTTGCGGATGGGTAAGCCACTTTCGTCTGTTCCTACAACTCCGAGGTCGGTCGTGTAGTACCAGTCGTAACCCTCAGCGGGAGCGTCTGTGTAGGTGATGATTTCAGGCATGGGAGTGATTTTAATTGGAGAGGGTGATACCAAGTAGTTCGGTTGAGACTTCACCTTGGTAGACTCGGTAGGCTTGCTCGAGGGTGATCTGGACCACGTGGTCGAAGTCCTCTGAGGGGTAGCCAGAGCTGTGAAGCTCTTTCTGAGCTTCCTGAATGGCTTCTTCGCTGGTTGCTCCAAGGCCCCATACGACTGGGCGGTTACCGTCTGTCCCTATTGCTGCGTACATGACCTTACCAAATCCTGGTTTGATTGACTGCTTCGTCAATGACTTCACGTTGAATGATCTCGTCGGCAATCTCCTCTGAGAGGAAGCATTGTTCCTTGAAGGACTGCCAATTGGACTCACCACACTTGAGGGCTGCTGCTTGAAACTCTGCGTCCGTCCACTCAGCGAACCTTTTCATGTGTGCCATGATCTATCCTACGTACCAGCCCTCTGATTCTCAACTTTTTTCTGTCGTTTCTTGCCCTTCACGACAGGAGGGTTGAGCTCTATCTCTTTGGCAAGCCGCCTCTCGAGGGAGGAGGGGTCAATCCCCCGCTTCTTGGCTAAGGCTACTCCGTGTTCGAGGGCCTTGATGATCGTAGGGTGCTCGGACACTGCATCCTCATCGTAGTGTCCGGCTCCGGTCTCCCTAGAGGCTGGGTGGAAGAGCATACCCTTGATGTCACAGAGGGTGACGATGAAGCAGTCCCGCCCGTCGAAGGTGACCTTGTTGGCGTTGTGGATGGTAATGTAGAGCATTTTCACTTACTTAGGTGGCTTACTGAACTCAGGTTCGTCAATGACCTTCCGGGCCAAGGCTTGTATGACCGGGCTCTCTTTCGAGAGACTGTACAGGAGCTTTGCGACGGCTTCTTCCTTGAATCGGAGGTAGGAGTTGAAGAAGGGAGCCTCCTTGAGGAGCTCTCGAAAGGATCTTCTGAGGTGTTCCTTCACTTGTGAAGGGAGCATGCCATTGAATTGACTCATGATTTCACCAGCTGGCTGTGTAGAGGCAGCAAACCCCATCCCCATTGTCCCTGATCTTGATCCCATCAGCCTTGAGGATCTTGATGGCCTCATCACTGAGACCCTTGCGGTAATCACCCTCGCAGAGGCCTGTGTCAGCAATTGGGTTCATGACCTCGTAGAAGGCTAGGACTTGGGCTTCTACCTTAGCCGCTTCCTTGTCAGCCTTGAGCTTCAGGGCGGCGTTAGTGCGTTCCCGCAGGCTACCCTTGGGCTTAGGGGCATCACCTCGGAGTAGAGGTACCATCTCACTGTCAAAGCTCTTGGGTTTACGTGCTGCCTTGGGTTTACTTGGAGTTGCCATGATCTATCCTACGTATGAGGGTGGTAGATCTCAACCAGAAATCAGACCTAACCTCCCCACTTGACTTCACGGTCGGCTAACTTGGTGAGGGCGTCTTGGGCTGCCAGTCGAAGGGTATCCTCACTTGCCCCGGGCATACCTTCACCTATCTGTTTAAGTGCATCTCGTAGGATCTTGGATCGCTGGAACAACTCCAACTCAAGAGCTGGGTTTTTAGGGGCCATCCCGTAGTTGTGAGCTAACTTGGCAACAATTGTGCTAGCTACACTCTTTGGCCCCTGAGTAAGTAAGGTGACCCCTCCACTTCGAATGGTCTCCGATACCTCTTCAACTATCTGGTTGAACTTGTCTGAGGTGTTGCAACGTCCGTCTTTCACGGTCCAGTCTGTCCAGTCTATCATGGGTTACCTTTCGCTAGGAGAGAGGTACAATCGATAAGTCCCCTCCTTAGGGTCCTCACAGTTGACCACGGTGTTGACGATCCCCCCACCAACCGGGTCAGTGAGAAGGTCAATCAGGTTCTTTATGAGGTTCACCGTCTCAGCTCTGGAAAGCTTGATGATCCTCTCCCTACCCTCACAGGTCCTTTTGTTCGTCTTAATCTGAGTTGCCATGGTTACACTTCAATCTGATCTAGAATCTGTTGTTCTCGAATCATCGAGTCGACGAAGTTGGTTACCCACACAAGCTCCTCAACAGCTTCTTTGATCAGCGCTGCTTTGAAGGTTTGCCAGTCGGGTTGGCAGCACACAGTGGCGTATGCCTGGAACTCTTCATCAGTCCACTCAAGCTTTGGCTTGACTGACCGGTTCAAGCTTTTCACGATCTGGTGTGCCTTGAGCTCGTCCATGATCTATCCTACGTACGAGGGGCTCAGATCTCAACCACCTTTGCTTGATTCCTACTTACTCGGAGGTGCTGGTTTGATAGGAGTGTTCATACCCCAGTCAATAAAGCCCTTGCAGGTGATCCCGTTCTTCTTCAGGGTCTCTCGAAATCCCTCGGGGGTTCGACAGTAGTAGTAACCCTCAGGGCCCTGCCAGGGTGCTGAGGTGTCTTCAGTTCGCTCGATGAGACAGATCCCCTCAACCTCCCAGGGTGGGCCATAGACCTCAAGGAACCGCTTGAGGAAGGCTTCAACAGCCTCTTTGAGGGTTGACTTCCATTGGCCTCGAAACTGCCTTGGACGGGTAGCCTGAGGGGAAGTGTAGACCGCACATGAAACTCGGTAGGGGTTCTTGATCATTTGGCCTTCAAGGTCTCCTTCACTTGTTCGACACTCATCTTGGCAAGCTTCCTTGCACAACCCAGGTGAAGGGTGACGCCAACCCCCATTTCATTGCAACGGTCATCGGAGTAGAACGTAGCCCCCACGCCTTTGCCACATAGCTCGCAAGCGTGCAGGGTGGAATACCTTCCGTTCTCACGGGTTGCTTGCCTGATTTCCTGAGCTTCTGTTCGGGGTTGTGTGTGTGCCATGATCTATCCTACGTAGGAGGGCCCCAGATCTCAACCGAAGGTGAGAGATTATGTTGAATTTCTTGAGTCAAGTTGCCCTACTACATAGAGGGCACTTGTCGCTATGTGCATCCAAGTGTTTCCTACTTCAGCCTTGAGTTCCCGAGCGTACTGGGCGTCATACCCAGGCTCTTCAGGGTCGGTCCAAACTGAGGGCTTGTTGACAGCCACTCGGGTCTTCGCAAAACAGTGCTTACAATGGCACTCTTGGACGATGAACTTGTCCAGGCCAGCCGAGCCCGTCATCTGTCCGGAATCACGGAGGAACTTCCCCGTGTAAGCGACTGTGGTACCGGGAGACATGTCTTGGGAGGTTTTCTTGGTGGTCATGATCTATCCTACGTATGGGGGTAGTAGATCTCAACCAGAAATCGAGATTACCCTCTCCACTTGATGCCAGGGTTACTACATCTGGTAGGTTAGCGAGCACTTCTTTAGGGAGAAGGGCTCTAAGCTCGTCAGCCGATAGGCTTGCTGGAATTTACTCGCTCGTGCCTCTGCTCAAAGAGTTCAAGGGCTCGGTCCCGAATGACACTTCGAAGAGCATTAGTACGTCCTTGGTCCACAAGAGCACCTACATGATCCAACATCGCCTCAGGGCCGATATCAGTCTCCAGTGCCGCGACGGCCTCTTGGATCTGGGTTGCCAACTCTAGGGCCTCTTGGATCACCTGCTCTTTGGTCTTCTTCGGCTTGCTCATGATCTATCCTACGTATGAGGAAGGTAAATCTCAACCAAAGGAGAGAACTAACTCTCGAAGCCACCGGGAGTGTCCCTATTCCCGTGCCGCTCTTCTCGGATCCCGTACCTGCATATGGTCAGGATCTCACCTCCGAGTACATCCTGACAGAGCTGGACATACTCCAACTCTGTCAGTTCGAGCTTTCCGACTTCACTCAGGGCGTCCCGTAGCAGCTTCTCAGCTGACCGAACTATCTTCTCTCTTGGGTGGATCTTTGGCATGAATTAAGCCCCCGGCTCAACCTCTGGAGCTAGTTCGAGCACTCGAGCTCGAGCAGAGTCGTAGTCTCGGCCTTCTTGCCCCCCAACCCCTTGGTGACCTAGCTCCTCTAAGAGGACATCAGCTCTGGAGATGAGTTGTTGAAGCGCAATCCTTAGTTCCTCTGACATGGAATTACCTTTTATTCGCGAGTTCCACCTTTTCTACCATGGTTCTGCTCTTTTTGGTTGAGAATCGGAGCCCTCATACGTAGGATAGATCATGAACACTGAAGCCAAGGGGCACGTAAAGACGACCCATGACCTTGAGTTCAGAGAGAGAATTGAGAGGATAGCCGTCCTCTTGAGTTTTGACCAGGATGTATCTGGGTTCGACTTCTTGGATGTTGCTGCGGCTCAAATCCTACTGAAGGACTTTGAGGATGTTCGCCCCCTAGGTTCAGAGTAAGTCATCAACAGAGATTACCTATCAAGTTGATGGCACCCCGCCCAGTGGCCGTGGGCTAGTCGGGTTGCACCCCGATGAAAGTAACCGAGGTTGGCCTCTCGGGAAAAAGCACCTGGGACCGGAGGTCTCGTAGGCTTGGCTGCGTAGGTTGGTATTGACGGAGGGGTTCGCCCCATTGACACAGGTACTGGCCACCAAGTATTTAGTTGAGAATCGGAGCCCTCATACGTAGGATAGATCATGGCAAGCACAATCGGATACAAGCAACTAAGGGACGGGACCTGGGGCCTTTCTGGGGTCAATCTGGTGTCTGGTACGACAGTTACAGTCACCAAGAGGTCTGGGGAAACTAAGCGTGAGGTTGTCGGGACCATCGTCTGGAAGGGTGCTGACGGCTTCTGCTACACCACCATTGCCACTGAGCAGTCAGCCCCGGCACCCGCCCCTAAGGCTCGTAGTACCTCTTCCAGGAGCACCTCTACCCGTCGAAGCAGCAGACGGTCTGGTAAGCAGGAAGGTGCCCAAGAGGGTACTTACTCGTCCTCACGTGAGGGTGATCAAGGTGATGAGGTCGGGCATGTAGTCTGGCTTCGGGTTCGTGGGACTCGAACCGCCGTCGTGGTTGTAGGTTGGAAGACAGGTTACTGCAAGGAAGACGGTCTCTCCTTTAGCTTACCTATGGATGAGGGCTACTTCACAACTTGCTGGTATCGAGATGCGACAGAAGCCGAAGCGGCCGCCCTGATTGCCAAGGATACTGCAGCCAGAGTCCAAAGAGTCCAAGGAGTCCGCTGAGAAGGCCGCCAAGGAGTCCGCTGAGAAGTCTGCACGAGCCCCTCTTGAGGGCTTGACTCGTAGCGACTCTCTATCCATCCCTACAGGAACTCAAACCCCTGTGGGTCAATTCAAGAATTCGTTCGGCGCCAACGTCAGTATCACCAAGATCGATCTGGGTGAAGGCCGGGTGGCCTACTGGGAGAGCAGTTACCTATTTGATGACTGCCGTGACTACATCTGGGCCACTGAGGAAGTCCTTGCTAGCCTCTATGAGGAGCATCTTACCCAGAACCCCATTAGTTTGGAGAGGGCTCAGGAGTTTCTGAGCAAGTACTCAGGTTGCCACGGGGCCGACATTCACCGGTACATCGTTTCTCGCGAGTCCAAGTGATTTCTGGTTGAGAAGTTGGGTTCTCGTACGTAGGATAGATCATGACCAAGCTACATTCCAGTGAGAAAGACTACCTTCGGGATGCGATCACGAAGGCCTGTATGGGCACCCCATTGCAACCCAACGCAGAGTTTGCGGGTGGTTACATCGGGAACTTCGTGGCTCACCTCATGGAGAACTGGTCGGTCATTCAGCGAGAGCTCGGGGTCCCTCGGTCCAAGGTTCGGAACAAGGTAGTCATCAACGAGTGTTACGGAGGCTTTGGGCTCTCTCAGGAGGCCTTCGAAGCTTACCACGCCCTCAAGGAAGAACCTCTACCGAAGGACCAACATGAAGAGGGAGATGCGGTTCACTACTGGACCTCGGAGCTTGACCGAGATGATCCCTACCTTGTCCAGGTGGTTGAAACTCTCGGTGAGAAGGCGAACGGTCGTTGTGCTGATCTCACTGTGAAAGAGATCAAGGAGCAGTGGCGAATTAAGAACAACGATGGCTTTGAGGAGCTCGTCCTACTCGGAGATCATCGAGAATGAGCTTACTAAAAGAGTTGTTCCTACAGGCACCTGACGATCAAATGGATGCCTGCTTGAAGCCACTGATTGAGAAGTGGTCTGACCCAGTGACGGCACTTGAGGTCCTTGAGGTCCTTGATCGGGCCATTCAAGGAGGCCTTACCTCTAGCTTTGCAACGTATGCTCTCCAGGAAATGTACCAGACTACCCTTGAAGCTGAGGGCACTACCCATGAAGAGGTGGTCAAGCTAGCGGTTTGGCGGGGCCCTCCCGATCCAGTGAAGGAGTCCGAGCCGGATCTCCCCAAGGAGGTACCCTGTGAACTACCGGAGGGAAGTGGGCTCTCTTGGCAGATAACCAACTTCTTCGGTGCTGGGGTAGTCAATCTCTTGCATGACGACGAGAAGGTTGGCTGGTTGGTTGAGGGGCAGTACGGCGAGAACGTATTGTGGACCCCCTTCGATAACCGTACTATGAAGAATGGGGCCAACCCGATGGTTCGGGTTGGTGACAAGCCCCGAGGTACCTTACTCGAGGCCTCAAGAGCATTGGTAGCAGTCGTCACAGGAGAAGAAAGTCAATGAGAAGGGGTTTGACACTTACGGTTCGAAGAATCCTCACCGTCACGGATGAGGATGACTTCGAAGAGAAGATGGATCAGCGAGTCAAGGCCTTGGAGGCTGCTGGTTGGGTAGTCGATACCGATGCTAACGACGAGGATGACTTTGAGCCTGAGGACGGCGAGGTCGACCCCTTTGACGATGATGATGAAGTCGACCCCATCGACGATGAGGACGACGAGGAAGAGGTACCCTAGTCATGCCAAAAGAAGGACGCACAATCTGGGACAGTTCGATCGGAACAACGAGAGTCAGAATCCTTCAGCTCGCGGACGATGATTGCATCGTTGAGGAGCTCCTAGTTCCAATCGAATCTATGGGTAAGGTACCTGAGCATAAGCTGTCCTACATCCGGGAGGATGCAGAGGGCCTCTGGTGCGCTTGCAGTGATAACTTGGCCAGTGAGGCATATATGAGGGCTTTCCTCGAGACCAGGGTCAAACTCCAGGCTCTCGAGGTTAAGCCTTGACCACCCTTGGTCGGTTCAAGTTCCTCAATCGGACCTTCATTCGACGTAACGGTACTTGGAGGCCCGACAGACCTCTCCCTGACTTTACCTTGGAGGTTCAGGACCGAGGAGCAAGGTTCAGGGCTATCTTGACTACCCATGAGGGCAAGGCCTTCACAGATGAGTTTGAGTCAAGTCGTGACGGGAAGCCAGAGAATGCAGCGTTCCATGTGTGGGTGAAGTACTCAGCTACACGGGAGCCCCCTGAGAAGCAGGATTACAGTCAAGACGTGGCTGGGTTCAAGTTTCAAGGGGTCACTTACCGATTGGATCCTGAGCAAGACGAGTACCGGGCAGAGGACCCTCCTAAGGGTTCGATGCACTTCATTGTCGAACTCCCCAGCCTAGGGGTGTACGAAGTCACTGTTCGAGCTCCCAATTGGGCAGACTTCCCTGAAGGGGACCGCTTCCTTGGGCATGGGTTGGAAGATACTCCTCAAAAGGCAATGAAGGCCGCCATGCAGGATTATGCCAACAAGGTCCTGAGGATAGCCTCTTTATTCCTTGTGCATGCGAGCAAGGTTCATACTTGCTCACGGACTCCGGACGGATTCCCTATCGGGGATTCACCGATCTGGAGTATAGAGTAGGTATGACAACTGCCCCCTATGAGGCCATCTTCCTTCTTCCCTCGCCTACTTGCAAGTCCTGTGGGACCTTGGTACCGGTCAAGGATGACAACTGCCCTAAGTGCGGGGAGGCCTTCCATTGGTCGCTCCGGGAGAAGGCCTCGATTGCGGGGATCTTGGCTTACGTCGCTGCGGAGGCAGTCAAGGAAGAAGCAGATCGGATCCTTGCTGACTTCAAGGAGCGGTGGTGGTGCAGAACCCATGGGTTCCAGAAGATCCTGCCTCTCGAGAAGGAAGGGAAGGTGCTTGAGGTTTGCCGACAATGCCTCGCCAATGCGATGGCCTCACCTCCGAAGAGGCCGCGTACTGCCTACGAACGGGAGAACAACCTCTGTCGGGGCGTTCATCATCGGATTGATGATGATGTAGAGTAGCCATGCCCAAACCTGAACCCTCCTTTGAAAAGAAGATCTCCATCGTGATGAGATTGGTCGCCCACTGGAAAAAAACCCCAGAAAAGACCTTCTCTGAGATGAACCCCAGTAACCTGAACCCTCCACCTGAGATAAAGGACCTGAATCTGCAACAGTTCCTTAGTCAAGTGTTTGCAGATCGACGACCTGACAAGACTCCGGAGCTTGCCCACCTAAGTGAAGGCGAGTGGACCGGCGAGGTTCTGAAGATCTGCACGTGAAGGCGAGGTGGTTGATGTTCCGCTCTAGAACCAGTAACCTACGAAGAGAGAAGCATATCCAGGGAGGTGGAAAGGTGTTCCTACCTCAGCGGCGTATGCGGCAGATTCGATTTGAGGAAGCTGTACTCAGCTCACAGGTCAAGCGAGAGGGGCTCACGGGTCAGCTTCATCACATGGACTGCAGTTGCGGTGCCATCACCTGCAAGGCCACACCATACCTAGCACAAGGGGAGGATGTTCGACCTGAGGGTTGCACTGAGACTCCAGTAGTCAAGGTAGTGCCCAAGGTGGAGGAGCCTCGAGAGTGTCCTCACTTTGCAACTCCAGGGAGAGGTCGATGACTGAACGTGAATGGGTTCAGTTGATCACAGGTACCTGTAACATCATAGCTGGACTCATCAGCCTAGCGGCGGCTATCAGTAGCTCAAGGTCAAGTAAGAAGGCTAGGGAAGCTCTCCAAGACATTAAGAAGGTAGTCAGGGAGTCGTGATCGAGACCTACCAAAGCCCTATTCCGGTCACTTGGTGGAAGGTGGGATTAACTACTACACCTCGCTTCGTGGAATCGATCCTCATCCAAGACCACCCAGTACCCCTCAACCCTCGGTACTATGTAATCCAAATTTTCTCTATGACAAGTGACGATGCCGGGTACCTTGGACTCTCTCTAACGGCCAGAATCCGTAAGCAAATGCAAGATCTACTAGAACTTGCCGAAGTCAAGACTGGTCACTTTCATGGGGTAATTGAGGAAGTCAGTGTATCCGATTCAATTACAGGGCCAGAGTCCTACTCCATAACGTGGGGCTTAATGCTCAACCCAAAGAAACTCGAACCTCGATTCTCTTCGTTTGGACGTGAGGTGGTAGCGGAAGAGTTCACTGTTGAGGAGTGCCGGGGCTTTCACCTCCCATACTGGAATTGGACCCCACCGCCACCTGAAATTCATCGACCTACTCGCTTTGAACGAGAGGATGTCCTATGACTGATCCGACTAAAGAGCCTGACCCAATTCGAATCTCTCATGCCTCTATGAGTAGAGTAGACGAGAGCCCGTATAAGTCCAAGTGTCCTTCTTGCTCTGATGGGTTGCTCCTGATCCATCGAACGTCGATTAGCCTGCGGTTGGCTCGCTATGATAATTGCGTCGCCTGTGGGCAGCCATTCTACTACACAGATCTCTCCATCAACGGTGAATGGGTCTACCCTCCTCTCGACTTGGACAGTGAACTCTTGAAGCTCCCTTGTCACCTCCGAGAGGTCGGAAAAGAAGTGGTCCTCAAGTTGGATGAGTACTTCCACTGTCCAATAGTGATCCACCCGGATAAGGTACGTCCCACCCTTTGGGCTATTGCAGTTCAGATCTCAGACCTTCCAACTGCGCAAGACCAACTCAAAAAGTTCTTTAATGATTGGTATGATGAGGCCACTTTACACCGGGGATTCCATGGGCTATTCGTCCTCCTCGAGAAGGATGGCGTGGATCTCACTCCGTGATCAACGTCTACCTTCAACTCGAGAGAGGAGGTTATCTAGGTGCAATACACTGATGTTATTCGGATGCTTGATGTAATCCAAAAGCATGCTCTGGAGACAGGACATCGTATTACCTCGGATGATCGGTATACCTGGGGTCACATTGGCTTCACGTGTACTCAATGTGACCCCTTCGAAAGTCAAGCGAGGGAGGTTACAACTCCTCACTGGTTCTGCCTGGTAAGTGCCGTCAGGAGAGTCCCTGTTAGGTACCCTGTTCGAATGAAGTTCATCTCAGTTGAAAGTAGGGTAGCGTTAGCTCAAGAGTTGACGTTAGGTACTTGCTCACTAGCTCCTGAGTACATTGTTCGGTTGTCTCGCTTCGAGCGGGAGGATGTCATCTAGTCATGATCAACATTGAAGTGGTTACCCGGACGAGTAACAAGACTATCTGGGGGATTCGTGTTAGGGGCACCCCTAGCGATGAGATTCATGAATTCCACATCCGTCAGAGGTTCGTTGGGAAACCAGTCACCTCTTCTACTCGTCAGGACCTTGTTGACTACTTCCAAGACTATGAGAATGAGGTAGTCTCTATCACCATTGGGGACACTATCCTCTCAAGTGACGATAGTATGAGGGTAGAGACTCCAGGTCCCGAATCTGATCCCCCTACTCGCTTCGAGCGGGAGGACGTCATCTAGGTGGGCTGTAACGACTGCACCCACCATCCGACTGACACTAGAAGGGGTACCGGGATGGCTCCGCCCTGTAAACTTGGGCACCCTCGGTATTTCGGATGTTGGTCCACCAAATGTGGTGATACAGTAGTCTTTCGAAGCATGAACCCCTCCATTCCAATCTATGAATCCTGTTATAGCTTCAGGAGGCTACCTCCTACTCGATTTGAGCGGGAGGGGTTAGTATGACCCTGGAGGTGGTAATTCTCTCTGGGCTGCAGGCGTCGGGCAAGACCACGTTCTGTAGTCAGCGATTTCCCTCTACTCACAGGGTAGTCAGCAAGGATCATTTCCGGAACAACAAGAACCGGCGGAAGCGGCAGGAGTTACTCATCCGGGATGGTTTGATCTGTGGTCAATCGGTAGTTGTCGACAACACTAACGTTGAGGTGGCTAGCCGAGTAGAGATCATTCTAATAGCTCGGGAGTACGGTGCCACTGTGAAAGGCTACTTCTTCCGCTCTCGGGTAGATGATTGCCTCAAAAGGAATGCCACTCGAGTGGGTCATGCCTGCGTGCCCCATGTTGCTATCTTCGGGGCGATCAAGCGTCTAGTCTACCCTTCATGGTCTGAGGGGTATGACGAGCTCTACGAGGTCACCCTGACCCCGGAAGGTACCTTCTCGGTTCAAGCTGTATCTCGGTCAAGTTAGTAAACTACTAGCTCCTTGACTACTAGGGTAGGGACGTGCTTGTAATAGGGCTTATGAGCCAAGCATACCCTATCATCGAGAAGTTCAACAACGTAGAAGGAGCCCAAGTGAGGGCTCGAGAGTTACTCATTGAGGGTTTCGTTGTCCTACAGGCGACCCAGGGAGATGATTGGGTTGGTTATTCCGCCTTCCGCAAGGTAGGTGACAAAGAGGAGGAGAGTTACCTCCTCGAGTTCGAGACACCCAACCCAGAAGGGGACCCTCAGTCCATCTACAAGGCAGAGATGGTAGGCCTTGGTGTGATCAACCCGAGAGGGGTAGCCCCTTCGTGAAAACTGACAAGCTTGAAGAGCGGATGCGGGAACTCGAGTGCTACCACTCGATGAAGATCCTACCAGGGGCCTACCCGGTGGTTCGAGTCGATGGTCGGAGCTTCACAAAGCTCACTCGTGGCTTTGAGCATCCGTTTGACCCTCTGTTTCACTCGTACATGGTCAAGACTGCTTCGACTCTAATGGTCGAGTTGGGTGGGATCTATGCCTTCACAGAGAGCGACGAGATCTCAATCCTACTACCCAAGGATACGGATCTCTTCGGGCGAGAGGTTGAGAAGATCGTCTCTATCTCGGCGGGCATTGCAAGCTCGGTCTTCTCCATCGAGCTCGGCTCTGCTGCTCACTTTGATAGCCGGGTCTGGGTTGGCCCTACTCAGAAGGAGGTGCTCGACTACTTCTATTGGAGGCAGTCGGATGCTGCTCGATGCTGCTTGAACGGCTGGTGCTATTGGAAGCTTCGAGAGTGGGGTAACAGCCCCACGGAGGCTACTCAAGAGCTCAAAGGCAAGAGCTTCTCCCAGAAGAATGACTTGCTGTTCGTCCGTGGGATCAACTTCAATGAAGTCCCCTTGTGGCAGCGGCGAGGAGTCGGGCTCTATTGGGAGGACTACCAAAAGCCTGGGTTCAATCCAAAGACGAAGGAGCCTGTAGTGGCTACTCGAAGAAGGATCCATGTAGACCGGAAGCTTCCTCGAAGCACACCTTACGGTCAACTTCTGATCAATTTGATGGACATTCAAGAACAAGAGGCCGAGTAGTGTTCAGACCTCGAACCCTTACCTTGCTGTACTTGGTTGCTGCTCTTCTTGCCTTGCACATTCTTTGTCGACGTAATTCAGTTCGGCGATGGGTAACGCACGAGGGGTGTCCAACCTCGAAAGTACTTGGGCATGATTGAGGTTATCCTAGGGGTTAGTGATGAAAACCATGTCACGGTAGATTCCGTAACAGGGGTTAATCACCTGGGAGGCACCTATAACGACCTGATCGATCTAATCGATTCGGTCGAGCCTCTCATAGCCCTTCAGGTCGCGGTTGTAGTAGCTTACCTCATGGAAAGCTACTTTGGTACAGAGTGGAGGGTATCAATACCTTCACTCTGTACTGAGTTCAAGAGCACGATAGACGTGCGGAAAAAAGAACCTGAGCCCCTTCCTGAGCCCCCTAGAGTCTCGAGGTTTGACCGAGAGGATGTCGTATGACTGAATCTACTCTCCTCAGTCCATACCCAGTCACATGGTGGAGGATCCCCTATTACTACAGCCCATACACCACTAAGGAACGAGAGACTCCCTGTGGGTATCTATTTGATGGTGATGATGGGACCTTTCGGATTAGTAACCCTCTCAGTGCCACATATGTCCCCATCCCCTTACTGAGGATCTACCCTCATGAACTGAGCCTCTTAGTCACTTGGATCCGAACCATGACTGAGATGAGGCCCAATTGGAAGCTTCATGGAATACTGCAAGACAGGGAAGAGGCGCTCAACTCTCACCCAACTAAGGCACTAACGGTTAGTCTCTTCCACGCTCCTTTTGACTTAGTGCTAGAGCCTAAGTCCACTTGGGAGACTAAGGAGATAGAGAGGCTCTCCAATGGGGAGTGCGCCAGAGTTAACCTCCCTTACTGGTTGACAATCCCTACTCGGTTCGAGCGAGAGGACGTCATCTGATGACTCTAAGCAGCCCTTGCCCGGTAACTTGGTGGCAGCTGAAGCCCGCTCAAGTACCTAGTTTCTTTAAGCCAAGGGACATAAGCGTCTTGACTCTGAGGGTTAGAGATATTCCTCTGTGTAGTCATCGCCCTTCTAGTTGGGTACAAGTAGCTCAGGAGGTCACAACTGATGGCTATAACGAGCTCTATGAGTACTCCGGGATCCTAGACGTAAGCCCTAGTCTTTTTGAGTTGACCTTGACAAGAGGGATAGGCATTAAACTTTACCGTCGGATGTTGATGATGTCTAAGCATCACCCATCTTGGGTGATGCACGGGGTAATTGGAGTACCGTACCCATCATTGACTAGAGATCTCCGTGTAGTAAAGGTGGGTCTTCTCCTAGCACCGATCCTCCTATCGACTAAGTTCTACTACCCTACCGAGGGTTCACTTCTTTCCACTGAGGAGTGCCTGAACCTTAATTTACCGGTATGGCCAATCCCCTTGGAACCTGAGCCTGAGATCCATCGGTCTACTCGATTCGAGCGAGAGGACGTCATCTGATGGTACTGTACAGTCCATGTCCAGTCACTTGGTGGCAGACTGACCTAGACTGCCTACCCTTCTTCCGTAGGCTTCCGGACTGTACTCGAACCCTATACTTCCACTCGAACGGGATAGATATCACTGATGAGACATCCCTCCGTTCCTGGGTATGCCCTTCAACTTTCTGTTTGAGTGACGACCCACTTGAGCCTAGGGCCCCTCTGTACCTACGGCTTTACCATCGAATGAAGAGGTTGACTAATCGGGAGCCTACTTGGATACTTCACGGAGTGATCCGGGGAACCCCTCGGCTCGAAAGTGAGTCTACTTTGAAGGTGAGTCTACTGCTCGCACCTCAACTGTTAACTCCTCGATTTAAGTACCCTAGTGGTACTCCAGGTGAGATAAAACTACTGACTTCAATTGAGTGCCAAATGAGAGGGTTACCTTACTTGCCAAACTCGAGCCTAAGTACCGAGATTATTCGGCCTACTCGATTCGAGCGAGAGGACGTCGTCTAATCATGTTGGAGTTCCGAAACGTTAGTCAGATGCTTCTGGCAATCAATGACCATGCTATCGCAACAGGTCATACGATCCTGCTTGATGAGGGTGCTGGTGCCGGTAGTGGGTACCACATGGGGAGGATTGGGTTCTATTGCGAGCAGTGCCATACCGTTGAGGATGATGACTTTCTCTGGTTTTGTGGTGTTGTAGCAGCAAGGAACACTATAACAGGGGACCTTCAGGTATTCCGATCTCCTGGCGGTCGGAGAGAGATTGCTCGAATGATGAGCGAGGGGGCATTCGCTCTACCTGAACCGCAGGGGAGGATGCAACCACCTTCTGTGGTTAGGTTCAACAACCCCCCTAGGAGTAATCAACAAGTTGAGGGTATCTACGATAAGTTAGTGGGGCTTGATTACCGTGCTATCTGCTTATCTCCTGAGGAATTCGCCTCTGTTCGAAAACTCGGTCGGGATCGGTTCTCATCCACCCAAGGAAGTATTGAAGATGGCGGTGAGAGTTATGGGTTATTTAGGTGTGGGCTCCAGGGTTTCCTACACCCAACTGGGATGCTGATTTTTCAACGTAGGGGTATCACTGACCCTATCGGGTGCCTACAGATGGGGGATCCCTGGGAGATCATTGAGTCGTTGCGGGTAACCCCTGTTGCATCTAGTGATCCTCCTATCCAACTCCGGACTCGGTTTGAGAGGGAGGAGGTAGTATGAATCGCTTTGACATGGATGCTTATGCAGAGCTCAAGAAGTGGGCTCCTCGGTGCTGGGTCTGCGGTAAGTTAGCAACTACCTCATTACCTGCACCCGTGCTTTGCAATCTGTACAAGGTCACCTGTGGAGACCTCTCTCGTCTTACGTGGGTTGCTCAGTCTAGAAGCGAGCAAGATGAAGTAGACGCCCTTCAACGCTGGAACACTGAGTGGCGAGACAACCTCCTTCAAAAAGGTTTGGTTACAACCTTATCACTCACGATAGTCAAGATACCTCCTACCTCCCTCAGCTACTACTGTGAGGAGCATCGAAGCGTTACGGGCAGTGACTTACCCTATCGAGATCTGATCATGCAAACCTTTGCATCAACGGGATTGCTAAGCACCTACCCTACTCGATTCGAGCGAGAGGATGTAGTCTAGGTGCCAGTCTTCGTAGAGCTCCTACGCCAAGGAAGGTATGGATCCCTTAGGGACGTTCGAGTAACTGGTACCACCAACAACCCTACCTATGAGAAGCAGATTAGAGAATACCTTGAAGGTAAAAGGTTGAATAGTAAGAACTCAACTACTATCCTCAAGGGCCTTCAGAGTCGTTACCCTAATGAAGCTGTATCCGTTCAGATCGTCGATACCCTCGAAGAAGCGGCAAGGTTACCTTCAGGGACCTACCCTACCCGATTTGAGCGAGAGGACGTGATCTGAATGAGACTCGACTTTGAGTTTACCCTCACTGAAGGTAAGAAACTCAAGGATGTTCGAGTTATTACGGATGACCCAAGTCCGATGCCTGTGCTTTTAGAGTCCTTCATGGCCGTGCTACTTCGAGATAGGGAGGTCACTCTTAGTGAGGTAGCTGACGCTTTTGTATACCTTAGAGCTCACTTCAAGGAGTACAATCTGGTTGACTACACCTACCAGATCGTCGATACTCTCAGTCCTCGTAAGCCGATAAAGCCATCGACTGAACCACCGATACCTACCCGATTTGAGCGAGAGGACGTGATCTGAACATGGGAGCAAGCACTAATGCCTACCTGGTCTATGGAATCTGCCTTGAGGAGCATTCCCTTGATTCGACAGGCGGCGGACAGAAGCCGATCGGATCCCCTCAGTACCTAGCCTACACAGGTAAGGACGCGGATGGGATTCGAATCCTGACCCACTGCAGCTGTTCCTACCCGATGCATATCGTTAGCTTCGGCCCGCAGTATCAAGCCGAAAGAGGTTACCCTCTTGACATCCACGCACGGGACTTGGCTCTGGTCGATACGCCGGTGGCCAATAAAATGGTGCTGGAATATGTCAAAAAGTACAACCTAAAGACTACGGGTATGTTAGGCTGGCACCTCTGTAGTCACTGGAGTTCCTAAGGAATCGCTATGTTTAGTCTGTTCGTGTTCGCAGTAGGTTTGGTACTTGGGTTTGTGGCGGGGAAGGGCCATACTTGGTGGAAAGTCATCAAGGGTTACAAGGGTTAGTCATGCCCTCCCCAGTAATTGAAGTCCAGCGAGAGACCCTCAAGACCGTGGTGAAGTCTGTAGTTGATGAAGATGTACAACTACGACTAGCAACCACTCAGAGTAAGAACCCCTCTTGGAGTGGACGAGCCTCCCATAATTCTGTGAGGTTTACACTACTACGCCAACTATTTGGCTACGACCTGATTCAAGAACTCACTGATGAAGTACAATGACCCCTGAACAAGTCACCCGGTACGAACGGAACCTGCTCCTAGATGAGATAGGTCAGGAGGGCCAAGAGAAGCTCCTCAGGAGCCGAGTCCTCATCGTAGGGGTTGGTGGCCTAGGGTCCCCAGTGGCACTCTACCTAGCCGCTCAGGGGGTAGGAACACTAGGTCTTGTTGACCACGATGAGGTCAGCCTGTCCAACCTTCAGAGGCAGGTCCTCTACTCGACCATTGGCATTGGTCAGCATAAGGTCAGCCAAGCTTTGGATCGGCTCTGTCGACTCAACCCCGACCCATTGTACCGAAGATACCCGGTGATGTTGGACGCCACCTCTAAGGATCGGATCTTTGATGAGGTTGAATGGGATGTAGTTATTGATTGCTGTGACAACTACCCGACCCGGTACCTCCTCAATGATGAATGCATGGCCCGAAAGATCCCTCTCGTTCATGGGGCTGCGGGATCTCTGGATGGGCAGGTCACTGTCTTCAGAGGGAGTCCTTGCTATCGATGCCTCTATCCAAATGAGCCTCCAGAAAAGAAGAGGCCCCTTCGAGGGGTCCTCGGTACCGTCCCGGGCATCATTGGAGCCATCCAAGCAACTGAGGCTCTCAAGGTCCTACATGGATTTGGGGACCCTTTAGTAGGTCGCATGCTGATCTTTGATGCCCTCGAGATGACCACTCATACAATGCGCTTGACTAAAGACCCTTCTTGTACGATCTGTTCCAAGTAGACCATGCAAAAGTACCCGTCAATCGTCCAACTTGAAGACTGCCCCTCCATCTATGCCGTCAAGGAGGTCGTGGCTACCGAGAAGCTCCACGGCAGCAATTTCAGGCTTTTCTTCCCACTTGGGATCAAGAAGATCAGTGAAATCGGATTTGGCACTCGAGAAGTCGAGTATGGCACCGGGCAGGACTTCCCTCTAGGCAGTATGCTCAACTGGTTCCGAGGGCAAGAGGAGCTCCTAGGTACCATGATGGAGACGCTGTTGTCCTATGGCTTCAACGACACTACGGTGTTCGGGGAGGCATACGGACCCGGCATCAAAGCCAAGGGGGTTCGATACAGCAACGGGCAGACTCCCCTCTTTCGGACCTTCGGAATCATGCCGGGTCCAAACTTCCTCACCTATGATCTCTTCTGTGATGTAGCTGACAAGATGAAGCTACCTCGAGTTCATGAGGTGTGGCGAGGTGAACCAACTAAGGCCAACTTTGATGCTCTTTTGGAGAAGCCCAGTACCGAAGGCCTTCTCAATGGGTTTGGAGAGGACAACATCGCCGAAGGCGTTGTAATCCAGTCCACCCCTCTCTTCCGAGATGTATTTGGCGATTGGCTCATTTGCAAGCATAAGTCTGCCAAGTTTGCTGAGAAGGCTACTGCCCCTAAGGAGAAGGTTGAGCGAGGGCCTTCACCGGTGGATGACTTCGTTGCTATGTACGTTACCGAGGGCCGAGTCATCAATGCTATCGGTCGACTCACTGATCGTGGTACTGCTCTCACCGGTACCATGAAGGACATGCCCTGTATCCTCACCGCAATCATCGCTGACCTTGCTAAGGATTGTCAGCGAGAGTGGACTGAACTCAGTCTCAATGAGCAATCCATCAAGGGGAATGTCTCTAGGGTTCTTGGCCCACTCTACCGAGACATGCTTGCCAAGGGATCGGTGTAAGAAAACTCATGCACTTCTGTGGTAACCCTTTCCATGACTTCCCTCTTTACTTGGCCCTTGGATTGCCTTTCCTGAAGCCAGTTTTCCAGTGGGTACGAGGGAAGTACCATCAGGTCCGTAACTCGAGGGAAACCCCTGAGGGATCTGCATAATGGCACCATTTGATCCACCTCGGACAGTTGGAGAAGAGGTCCATGTAATGCTATCCATGAGTCGTACTCTTGGGTGCATTCAATGGCGTCAATTGGGACACATTGAAACATGGAGGCAGTGGGTTACTTGTGTGGATAAGGCCATCGAATTTGTTGATACTGAAAACCTCGAGGCTGCCATTGAGTGTCTCAATTCTGCTCATGACCTTGAAAGGGCTCACTCTGACTTCACCCCACTGGCGAAGCGAGTCATTAAGTCCATGGTCCCTATCCTAGCTACCTATAAGTTGAACCCACAGAGCCTACGAGAAGTACACACCGGATGAACTCAACTTGGTTCTCGACTCCAGCCACCTACGTAAGGTTCATCGTCTACGGGTCAATAGGTTACCTCACCGCCGGACCTAAGGGTATGGTATTAGCTCTTCTGGGCGGTGCTATAGGTCATAGGTTGATGCATGCTTGGGTTACCCGTAAGTGAAGTCACCATGCACCTAAAAGATGACTTCCAAGTTGGTTGGTGGAAGTCACCAACGGGTTGGAGGGGCCTACTTGATCGTGAGAGTTGGGGCAGATGTCGTCGTTGCAGGGGTTATGGACACTACGGTAACTTCCTAGGCGGTGTTTGCATAGGGTGCCCTTCCTGCAATGGAAGTGGTAAGGGGTGGTGTCGTCGGCTTATTGAGAAGGTGTGGAGTAAGAGATGATTGAAATCATCATGCACTTAATCGAGGGGCAGAAGCCATCCATCGAGCTCAGCGTGGGGATCACTCCTCAGAAGCTGTCTATACTGACGGTCAGGGAACCTAAGCCTCCAAGATGGTACTTCCATCAAATTGAGGCTTGGGCTTTCCGAAACCACCCAGGTGAGAGCGTATCGGTAACGATCTACGACTTCGAGGATCGGATGTGGAAGTTTGGGATTACTGCCCCCGAAGCTCCTCCGGTCTCGGTATGATCACTGGAACCATTCTCTGTGATGCCTTTGCTCAAGTAGAAAGTGAAGGGTCCATGGTAGTTAAAGTGTGGATGAATAACCGCACTTACACGCAAGTGTGGAGTAATTTTGATAACCTCCGCCTCTACCGACCCACTAGGTTTGAACGAATCCTTGAAGGTGGGGACCCTAATAGTAAAGGAGATATTTGGGGGGCGGGTATCGGAGTTTCGGAAGATATCCCCAACGACAGTCTCTTAGTCCTGTCAGACCAAGACCCGCCCTTCGAGGAGGGGCAGATCTTTGAAGAGAGTAGGCTCTTCCGGTACTAAGCAGTTTCCCAATCAGTACTGCTTACGAGCCCCTCTAACTGCCTGATAGAATCCTTCATGGTATAGATGGCACTCTCAACCAACTTCTTACCATGCTTGGGATTCTTAGCACTACGAGAAGCACTACTAGCGGTGTCAGCAATATCATCCAAGCACTTTGAGAGTTCACTTCGGTTACCCGCAACCCTACTTGCAAGATCATTGAGGGCTGCCGCCAACTTCTCCCGACTAGGGACTTCCTCTTCGGTCATTGCCCAAAGAGTTCGGATCTCATTCTGAATGTCTTCGGCAGTAGCGATCTTGGCTGGCATGATTCTTATCAAAGCATAGGAGAATTAACTACCCTAGTCTCTCATTGACCAAAGACCTTCTTTCGGTGTAGGTTTACCCATGGAACAGACCCCAAGCCTTGTTGAATCCCTAGAAGACTGCACAATGGATACCGGCAGTATCGCCCACTTGGATCATAACGGTGACACGAAGTACACGTGGAACCGAAACAATCCGATCGAATGCGACGCCGCCAAGGAGCACTTCGATACCCTTCGAGGAAAAGGCTTCCTGGTCTTCAAGATAACTCGATTGGGTGGAACTAAAGGCCAACCTGTCAAGGAGTTCAGTCCGAAAGCGGGCGGCTACCTCTACACGGCACCGGAGATGGTTCGAGACTTTGACCCCAAGGGAGACTACGTAGTGTCTCCTCAGATGGCCGGGGGATGAGCACTCACTTACTCATTGAACGACTAGGTGACGGGCAGATCCCCGTATTCGAGTTTGAGGTACCCCATATTTATATGTGGGACCCAACCCTAAAGGGCCATTGGGAACCTAGGGACGGGATGAGGAAGACTTGCGTCAATCTCGATATTGATGAGCCTCTAACCCTCCTAGTGGATGCCCTCCCAGGTCGTCTGGAGTCCCTTAGGCGAGCTCGTTTGGAATCAAGGGCTACACAGACCCCTGATGAGATAGAGGCTGGTAGAGAGCTCCTGGATGAAGATGGGACCCTGATCCTTGTCGTTCGGTCTTCTTGTCGATGGGATAACTTTGATGGGTTTCTTGACTCCGATAATGGTCAAGTTCTTGACCGTCATGGGGTCCTATTCAATGGGGGCTTAGTCTTCGTTGAGGGGGCTCATCGAGGTATTGATCTTGAGGGGCAGGACCCTATCCGGATTATCGAGCACAGCTGCCTATCTTTCGCCGGTAGGGAGTATGACCGAACCATACCTGGTCTAGTACCGAGCCTAACTCATATCAATGAGGAGAGGCAGAAGGCGGAGGAACGCCGCACTCAAGTACAAGCTCGAGCTCGTACCATCCTCCTAGCCCACCTCAATGATGAGCAGAAAGAGGAACTTGAGGCCAGTAGGTATTTCCATGTCAGAGGGGCAGACGGATTTCTCTACCGCATCATCGACAAATTTCAACATAATGTCTTCCGTGTTGAAGACGGAAGGGATACCTTCGAGTATTGCATCGTAACCAAGACTCATGTACCCATTCATGACCAGATGCTAGCTCAGGCACTCCTTCTCATGGCTAACCCCTCAATGTTTCACGAGGTAACGAACACATGGGCCCTCACTGAGGATGGTCGGCGGGTATTTCAACCAAAAGTGAAGGCTGATGCCCCCTGATGCCCTAACCTGCGAGGACTGTCAGCACTGCCCTAGCAGGCGCCAGTATCAGGATAAAAGCTACCAAACGACAGAAGAGGCACAAAGGACCATTGGCCGATTGCTTATACACTATCGAGTCCGCTGTGCTTCAGGAGTGGAGCTTGGGCTCAATTTGATCCGAAAGAACAGTAGTGAGGGGTTATACGTTGTACATAGTCCCTTCCAACCAATGCCTTGTTCTCAGTTTGATCACCGGGTAGTGAGTTATGCAGGCCCCCGCCCCACTAGATTCGAACGTGAGGACGTGATCTAAGGGCACTCATCTCTACATTCTCGACCTACCCGTTCACACTTCTCATGGCATTCATCCCAGGTCTTTGATGCACACGAAGCCCTACAAGACTTCACTGTCGAGTCACAGTGAGGTAGGCACTTATCTGGGTTATGCCCAAGCAGCACTAAGGAAAGCAATAGGCATTTCATTACAGGTATTACACCGTCTGGGGGCTACTGACCTACTAACTCGAGTAAGTGCTTCTTCGTTGTGATCCCCACGTGCTGTGCGGATCTACTACCGCCCTTGAATACTTGAATGTTTGGAACCCCCTTAACCTCATACCTTTCGGAGGTCGCAGGTGACTCATTGATGTCTACCTTGACAACCTTGACCTTACCCTCCAACTCAACGGCTAATTGACCTATAAGGGGAGCAAGGGCTCTACAGGGACCACACCAAGTGGCTGTGAAGGTCACGAGTACAGGAATCGGGGAGTTCAGGACCTCTTCCTCGAAGTTGAGGTCGGTGACTATCTCTGGTGCCATAGGTTCAGGATCCCTAGATGAAAGGGAGTAACTAGTCAAGGGTATTAGCTAGAGAACTGCCAAGCCCTTGGTAACCGGATCTGAGCTCTTCTTGGGTGGTGGGACCCACCCAAGATCACGAGCCTTACGGTAGATCTCTGCAAGGGTGGCGTCCTCTTTGAAGGTGAAGGACTTCCTCGTAACCCTCTGGATCACCTTGGAAGCTTGGTCTGCAGATAGAGATCCAACCTCGATGTATCGACAGAGGCGTCCGGGTCTTCGAGTAGCCGCATCCATCTCTAGTCCACTAGCATTGGTCGTGGCAAGGATCCTTACGTCAAGGGAGCTACCGAGAATTCCGTCCCCGAGGTTCAGTAGGGCCGAGATGGCATTCATGTCCCCACTCTTCCTCTCGACCAGTACCTTGTCCGCGTCCTCAATGACCAGCACGATAGCCCCACTGAGGCCATCCCTCCTGACCTGTACAAGAGCAGGTAGGAGCTCAGGTGAACCCAAGTCTTGGACCAGGTGAGCAGGTACTAGGACGAAGGCAGCCCTTGGGATCTCTTGGAGGAGAGATCGAACCAGGAACGTCTTACCTGATCCAGGTGGCCCAGCTAGGATGATGAGTCGACCACAGGGGTTGGCAGTCTTCAGATCCGCCACAATGTGATCGTAGTCTGTAATCACCTCTTCAGAGTAGTTTCCTCGTTCAATAGGCTCCCCTGCGGATCCTACTTTGACCAAGGTGTAGCCACCCATAGGGGCCTTGGCTAGAGCATAAATGAACCCATCAAGAGGGTTCTCTGGAGCGAAGAAGGCCTCCCCCAGCTTGTTGAGTATCTTGATCTTGTTTTGGTCAGTGGTGACCAAGTTGATGTTCCCCGAGTTACTCAATTGATTGATGGTCACGGATAGCATGAGATCCGTACCTGAGTACATCAGGGTCACAGAGTGACCGTGAACCTGATAGATAGGGCGGAGCTGCCACATCGTCTCAATGCGATCAAGGACCTTCAGAGGGTTTATGGCAAAGTCACCCTCAATAGCTATTTCGTGGACGGACGGCCCACCTTCGATAGCTTCTTTCATCAAGGTATGTCCCAGCCACTGGGACGGGGTCGTGTGACTTGCGTACTGCCCTAGGTCAGGTTGCTTGTTCTTTGACCAATCAGTAGCCATTCGCTGGAACCACCGGTGAGGTTCGGCTTTGGGTGCTTGAGTCTGGGCTTCCACCTTCCAGGGGTCACGAATAGTCATCTCACTGAGTCATGAGTAAAGGTACTTTATCCATGAGGTTTGGTGTAAATGATCTGACACATGCTCGAAGATGACGATCCTGAAGATCTTCTCCGTTCAATTCATGACTTCACTGATCAATGGATCATTGAAGAAGAGGTGGCTTTGCCTGTCCCAACTTCGTATGCCCATACCCAGTTCCACCCAATGATGACTCCCAGGGAAGAAGAGCAGATGATCCTACGCCTAGCTAACAACTTCCTTAGTAATGGCCCTCACCCCTTTGTCGGGATGACCCCTTTCGTTGGGAAAGGGATTTATGCCATCTACTATCAAGGTGACTTTCCCGCTTACTCTGGTATCAAGTCACCAGGGTCAACCTGCCCTATCTACATTGGTAAGGCAACTAGGCAGGTCGGTGAGGTTGCTATCTCCTCTAGACTCATGGAACACTCAAGTACTCTTAGTTTGACTAACCTTGGTTTGGAGAACTTCACCTTTCGTTTCATTTGTATCCAAGCCAATTGGATCACTTTCGCTGAGGATAACCTTATCAAGATGTTTCATCCGACTTGGAACATCTATCTTCGAGGGTTTGGTGAAAAAGCGGGTGATCTTCAAACCAGTAGGGATAAGAGTCAGCAAGTAGCTAGCTTCGATTGGGTTCACCCAGGTCGTGAGACAAAAGCTCGTCAACCTCGAGATGACTACAAGACAATGATGAAGTTGAGGTTGGGAGTTACTAATAGCCGCAGGGCATACAATAAGGCTATGTCGAAGCTAGCTTCATTCAGGGATTCGAATGTTGATCCTGGTGCCGTTACTGACGTTCTCGACGCCTGTCCCAGGGGGTTGGCGGCCGAGTAAGTCAATCTGAAGTAGACCCAGCTCACCATGTCCTACAGCCCGTTGAAACTCAATGTGAGTAGGGATCCCAAGTTCATCAAAGGCTCGCTCCAACTGAGCTACATTTGTCGCATTGAGCCTATCTATGACTTGAGGTACAGCAGTAGAGGGATCCTCTTCCGTACGAGTAGGGAAGATCGATCCAGAGTGGACTAGTTCCCTAGCTGCCTCTAGAGTCAACCCAGGGGCAATGAGTGGACTCTCTGCTGCGTTATGGGTGCTAACGATACCAACCGAAGCCCCAGTGACCTGTGAGCTCACCTCTACTCTATTAAAGTGATCCTCTATTGCTTGGTGAACCGCACATCCCATGGACACTGCATTATGATGCCCATCTAATATGAACTGTTGATACACATCAATAGGTACTTCAACAGAAATATCTTCCATCCCAGTGGCAAGAGAACCCACTAGAGGCTGAAGATGCACCCGCATAGTAGCAGCTATTACATCCCGAATGACCTCTCGAGTAGGTGGTGGGGGAGGAGCAGGGCGAAGACCCTCCCAGAACTCTTCAACCTCTTCCATCATCGGTCTTCCGGGAGATCAATAGCTCTCCATTCCTGCTTCTTCTCGTAGGGTATCACGTTGGTTTCGAGAATGCACTTTCGAAGCCGAAGGTACTGGAGGTCTACTAGCACCACTTCACTTGCAGTGTCAACGTGAGGGGTAATGAAGACACTGCCAGTTCTCCCACCGTCCCAATGGAAGCCCTTGCGACGATTGAACTCCATCTCTCCTACGTAAGGCTTACCGTTGACGAACAGGATTTCGTGAACCCCCTGACGATTATTGAGATCCGCTTGGAGAGCTTCTAGGGTAGTGATTGAAGGTACTGACATGGCTTACTCGCTTTCCAATCCGAAGGCTAGATCCCAAGCTTCTTGAGCTTGCTTGACTGTTTCTTGCTTCTGAAGGGCTGATTGTACCCGTTTGGTGGCAATCTCGTGAAATCCTGGGTCTCGTTCGATGCCAGTACCAACCATCCCCTCCTCGATAGCAGCAACGATAGTGCTCCCTGACCCGCAGAAGGGGTCTAGAACTCTCCCCTTGGGAGGAGTGATCAACCGGACCAAGTGACGCATGAGCTTCTTAGATTTGACCGTAGGGTGCTTGTTGACTAACTCCTCTTCCTCAAGATCTTCTTTGCGTTCAGAGGAGGTGATCTTCCCTGTGTAGAAGAACGGAGGAGCTTCAATGTCGGGTTCGAACTGATTGAAGAACCTTGACGCCCCCCCTGAGTCGTTTCTCGCTGTATTGGCGCTATCAATGCCACCAAACAAACCACCCTCATAGTCTTTGCTATGAGTACCACCCCCAGACATTCCAGGACGGTTCCCGCTCTGCTCATCTAGGGTTTTAACAGGGCAACCTGAGGCGCATTCCCAGGCATCAACGGGTTCTGTACCGTCCTCAGAGGCATAGAATCCATTCAAACTTCGCTTTCCATAGCTACCATAAAGGTTGTTCTCGGTAGGTTTCTCTGACTTCTCCGGCTTCTTACCTTTGATCTTCTTCTTTCCAACCAGCTTACAATCAGGCCCATGTTGGAGAACAACGTTTGCAGGCCACCTACCGATGTTAGGGTTATGGCCGCTCTCTTCTCCTGTTTCATTTCTAAGAGTACCATCTACTGATCCACTTAAGACTATACCTGAGGTATGACTATTAGCACTACCTGGGACTTCTTTAGTATAACCTACACGACAACCGTCAATGTTGAGAGCCCCTGTCCCAGTAGCTAGTACCTGCTCCGCAACCGTGTCCTCTTGAAGGGGCTTCCGAGCTAGCCACCACGTCTCAACCGCTGGCTTGAGTGCAGTCCCAAAACCCTCCCATTGAGCAGCCTCTGGGGTCGCTGGTGCCATCTTCTGATGGTACTGCTCTACTGCTTCCTGATCCTTCATCCAAGGCCTACTGAACCCCTCAGCGGAAGCACTCTTGAATCCTAGGCCAGCACTCTCTAAGTGCTCGTGCCCCGGCTTTAGCCCAAGGGAATTAGTTCGTTTAGCCCCCTTGAGCTTGTCAATAGCTTTCCCCACGTTCATTGACTTGGGAAAACCCTGACCAAACATGTGGAGCACGAAGGCATCAGCAGGTCCAGCTCGCACAAGCAGCTCGACCTGCTCCTCAGTGAGACTCTCGAGGAAGGCTTGAACTTCAGGGCTGCGGTCCTTCACATTGTCGAGGGCATCTCGAGGTGCAAACCCAGCCCGCTCAATAGCACAAGCAGTGCGATGCCCCGTCCTTGGGATAGACCATACAAGGACATGAGCTCCTGGCTTCAATACTCGGTAGGCCTCGAGGAATACCTTGGTGAGCATATCCTCAAAGGCATCCATCTTGTAAGTATCCCATTCACTATTCATGAAGGCGATACCGGCCGGCGGGTCGGTCACCATTGAGTCGAAGGAGTCAGCTTCGAGTGTCTTCAGTACAGCAAGACAATCACCTAGAAGGATCTCTGAGTCGGGCATCTAGGGCTGCATTACACCGATCAACCCGCATTCTTCCGAGGGACAACAGCTATCTTCTCAGGCCGGTTATAGCGCATCTCCCAGGGCTGGGATTTAGTGTCCCAGTAGGTGATATACCAATTGCTATTGGGGTGATTGATCTCAAGTACCTCCACAGTCTTACTCAAGAGGTAGAAAGGGTAACCCCCATTGAAGTCGGGTCCTTCCTTGCCATAGCAACCAAGTGCCTCCTCTATAGTTTTCTCCAGGCACTCTTTGACCAACTTGGTCTTTGCATAGACCTCAACCTGAAGGGCAAGGTTCCCGATAGCTCGAAGGGTGACGGATATAGTCTGCATCCTAGGTGACTAATACACCAGATCCGGTGTATTAGTAAGGACAATGAAGGACAAACTCAGCCAAGACATCATTGTCGGGTCGTATATTGCCTATGGTCACTCACTAGGTCGTTGTGCCGCACTAAAGATTGGCAGAGTACTCAAGGTCAACAGTGAGGCAGAGCCTAACATTGAAGGGTCTAGGGACCGAATCACCGTAGTGGGAGTCGATGATGACATGTCCCATTGGGATCCGATCCGATACCCCCCCAAGTTGAGTAAGATTGGGACACTTCAGTACCCGAATCGAGTCATTGTGATCAAGCCCGAGTTAGTACCGGTCAACTTCCGAGAGTTGTTGGAGGCCTTCGTGTGGGAGGATAAGACCCCCAAGAAGAAGCGCTAGCCCTCAACCCAACGGGAGGGATCCCAAGGGGGTTTTCCTTCAAGGTAGGCGTACCATTCTTCCTTGGTCGCAGGGCGAAAGGTACCATCAAGGTAGTAATCATGCTCCCCGTTGGCATACGTCTCGGTTGCCATTCGCCCTTCCCAGATGAAGACCCCAGAGGATTGACCTTCACAGCAGGGATCGAAGTAGTCGCTCCTCATCCCGGAATCCTCAACATACTGAAGTCCAGGGCCAATGTGGTCGAGTATTTCACCTCGCCCCTCATGGACTACCACGAGGGCCATGTCATCAGGGCATGGTTTACGGTACTTCCAAGGTACGTCTACAATGAGTTCAGGGTTGAGTTCTTGGATCTTCACTTCGTCCATAGCTACCTAGTCCTTCTCTCCCAATCGATTACTTCGATCTTTCTCTTCTTTTGGTCTTTCAATTTGGAGAGTTTCTCTTGAAGGTACTTATTACGAAGGCGAAGGTAAGTTTCCCTCTTGAGAGTACCTTCTATTGGGTTGATACGGTCGACCTCTTCTTCATTCGAAGCTATCTCGGCCTCAATGAGCTTGATGTCTGAGTTGATCTGCTTGAGATCTTCTTCGTGAGTTGCCATCAGATCCCCCTCTTCCTGAGTAGCCCTGCTTCTTTTAGGAGAGGGTCCACCTTTAGTGTAGTTTCTTTTGGGTCTACAGAGATGAGGTGCCCTTGGAAGGCTACTGCCTCACTATCTAAATTGAATAAAGCCACAGGGTCTTCCAGTATATCCCCGTAATCAGGAGTAGTGACTTTGATTAAACACCAAGTCTCTTCACCTGCTGCACGCCGCTCCTTGTTCCAAGGGTTAGGAATGCGGCCAACCCTGTAGGTTATCGTCGCTTTCATTTAGGGCTCGTTCTTACTGGATTCCTGGCATGAGCTAGTCAAATGTCAACAGTAGGGCTATGGAAGCTTTTCAAGCTCGCTACGTGGAGGAGGGCTCTCTAACTTCCCAATCTGTGGCGAGCAATGACTCTTGAGAGGCTTCCCACAGGGTCGTGTCTGGCATCCCAAAGTCGAAGTCTAGTTCCCGGATCTGTCCATACTTATCTAGATAGATCCAGATAGACCTACCCTTACGCCTGATCTGCCTTCCAGCCTTGAGTAGTAGAAGAGCGGCGGAGAAGTCCATCAGAGTACAGACTTATCAGGGAAGGCTTGCTCCATCTCGCTTACTGCCCGAGCAGGATCTAACCCACCCTTAAACTCCATCCAAAGCTCATGAGCACTCCAGCGCCTTTTACAGGAATAGCAGTAAACATGAGACGCCAACTCTTGGCCTTCATGTACCGTGTAGGGGAGTGCCCAAGCAGAGGGGTTACACTCTTCTCTTCCATCTACCTTGTGGGAAGGGCAAAGGAGGGGCACTCCCTTATCCCCCTGGCCTTGAAATTTACCAAAGTGCCGCAGTACGTCGAATACCGATACCTTTTCAGTCACGGCACTAACTCTACCTCGAAGTAGTGACCTGTGAGCAGCCTCCGCGTAGTAAGTGTCTTTCTTCCTCCGCCATTCGTCCTCAGCGACCCTTTGGTCTGCAGGGCGGTACTCTTCAACCTCACCATAAGCAACGACCTTAGGAGGCAGCCTGAACTGCTTGAAGAGCCAGTCAAGACAGAACTCGCAAAGTGAGAACTCGTACTTGGTGGCGTCATCAAGAGCACCGGATCCATTTCCAGGAGTGGAGTGGTACCCACCGTTGATCTCAGCACCTACGAGCCCTTCTGGGGCGGTATTAGGTTCGAGGATGAGAGAGCACCCACAGAGGTTGCAGAGGTGAGCTTCTTCCACGAGAGGAGTATCTTCTGGCATCAGGGTACCTTACTTACGCCCTGAGAAGTCTTCCACTTCTTGAATGGTCTCAAACATCGGAACACGAAGGACTAGAGCCCGAGCTCGTTCTCTCTTGGCTCCGCTTGAAACCTCCCACCCAGGGACCATAACCATGATGTCACAGTCACCTAGTAGGAGTAACGCAGCCTCCAACCAGAAGTCGTAGCCCTGAAGTTCAGCAAGAGGGTTCAACTGGAAGTTGGGGCATATCACCACCCAACCCAGCTTAGTGAGATCTTGAGCCACCTTGACAGCCGCAGCTACGTTAGCTGCTACACCTTCCGGAGTAGCAGCACTATAGGGACCGGAGACGAAAGCCTTACCTTTTATCTTCATTGGGAGCTTCCAGAAGCTTTACCACGTCAGTCCCCAATTGGTCCACAATTTGTTCTAGAGTCAGGTCACATTGCTCGTCAACCCAGTCCCCGACGAAGTATAGTTTTCGACTTCCGGCCATCAAACCAAAGAGGATCGGATCCTTAGCGTCTCGGATCCTTTTGGCCTTCTCTAGCTCGGTCTCAGACCAAGACTTCGCTTCAGGGTCGTAGTGAAGGACTCCATAGTTGTCGAAGATCCCTAGTTCGTCCATCCGGATCTTCTTCTCGACAATCTCGGGAGGAATCATTCGGGTAAAGTTACCCACCCAATCCAATCGAAGCCCCTTCTTGGCCACCTTGACAAACCGTACCAGGTCTTCTTCGGTGATGAACTTCCGGTTATCGATAGCAACCAACTGCCCCTCGTTACGGTTGGTCTCCAAGCCCTGCTTGAGCTTCTCTAGTAGAGCAGTCTGACCTGTGCTCTGAGCTTGAACCATGGCCCTCTCATAGCCAGCAGCCCGCTCTTGAATCAGCTCGAGCTCTTGGACTGAGTTCTTCACCGATGCGAAGAACTCCGCTATCGAGATTGTAGGTACCTTAGCGGCTGCCTTCTCTTCTTTCTTATGTGTGACTAGGTAGATTAGGTACTTAAACCAACCAAGGATCCCAGGCTTCTGTGCCCAAAGACCAGGCCGTCCCTGAACTGTAGTAAGGACCCCTCTGAAGTTAGCTGGAGCGAAGACCATCTTCTCCCCGATGGAGATGTTCACCCCAGACCCATTCATCATCACGGGCTCCCAGTCCTCCTCCCCCACGTTCTCATCTTTGCTTTTGGAGGTTCGGTATACCGAGGCCGGCTTTGCATACTTCGGGAGCTTACGGTCGATCCTGAAGCTCTCGAATATCTCAAGTTTGTCGTCGTTGGTGATCATAGTTCCTCTAGGACGTGCTCAAATCTTGTAGGTCTGGTATCAGGGTAGGTATTGCATATCCCTACCAAAACCCTGTAGGCATCCAGTAGGTTCAGGGCGGGTTGGCTCTGTAACTCCTCAGGTGTCAGGATACCAAGGAGGTGGTTTGCTTGGTTGACCAGTGATTGAGGGTACTTATTCCCAAGGGGCCGAGCGGTTTGATTGATCTCAAACCGAGCAGCGCTCACCCAAGCATTAATCAAACCGACCCTTCCCAATGGGGTCTCTATGCTTCGGGTTATGGTGATTAGAGTGGCTTCAGCGCTTAGTGACTTAGGGTGTGAAGCAGCCCACCAATCGAGGTATTGTTGGAGGTGTGGTTCCATCAGGAGTCCTCATCCATGAAGAGGCGTTCAAAACGAGTTGGGCGGGGACCTTCGTACTCCTCTACCTCAGGATCACTTGGTACTGACTCAGCCCGAGGCCTATTGAAGTCTACGTCAAGCAATTCTATCAGCTCAACAAGGATAGTTCTCAATTCCTGAACTGGGGCAGTGAACCGCTCATTGTCAGGGAGAATAGCGATGAAGTTCTCAATCTCGAGGATATGCCTTCGAAGCGGTTGTACTCTCAACCCACTCCGATGGTGAGATTGAATCCTCAACCTTGAGGGGTTAAGCAGACTCTGTACTAACCTCTGCCTCCCCACTCTGGTTTGAATGTGCTCGGAAACGATTTCCCTAAAGGTCCTACTACTCAAGCTAGTAGGACCACTAACTTGTAGACCAAGGTACCAGTCAATGTAACGTTCGAATTGAGGCTCCATGATCTAATCACCTCTCAAGATGTGTTCAAATCTAGTGGGGCGGGGGTAAGTCAACTCCGCTAACTCCCTGAGTACCTTCCAGACCTCACACATCTGAGTGATAGGCATCTCTTCAGGGTTGAAGATGGCAATGAAGGCAATAACCTCTTGGATGTTATCCAAGAGAGTCTCGGGGTTTCGCTTGGAGTTGATTATCACTAGGTGAGTTGACTCGAGCCAAAGGTTGAGCAACTCTACCCGACCCTCAGGAGTATCTACCCGACTCTCAATGGACTTATGGATACCCTCTAATGAGATAGGATCTTCGCCGTTAAGAGAGAGGAAGTCGAGGTAGTGCTTGGCAGCTGGAGTCATATAGCAAGACCTCTTCTCCGTTTCTCCCTGTGGTGCTCAGACATAACCCTATCCTCCCAAGTGTGGCCACACTCTCCGCATTTGAGGGTAGCGTTCGAGTTCATGTCCTGAGTGTCCGGGTTATGGACGGTCACCACTTCGACTTGACGTGAACGGCACTGAGGGCAAAGATTACATCGTTCTGCCATGACTATTCCTTCGGGGTCTCAGGGGCGACTCCCGCAGCTATCTTCTCCGCTTGTCGCTTGCGAAAGTGATCAGGGTCAAGAGCTAAGACCCTCTCGATTTCATCCGTCTCAAGGTGATCGGCAGAGTAGCCAATTGATTCGCAATAGGCTAGAAGGGCAAGACCAACCCCGCCGGCTTCTTGGGGAGGGCTCCCAAGCGGTCGGGAGTAGACGTACTCAAGAAGCTTCTGAGCCTCCTCAATGAGTAGACCTTCCGCTTGAACCAGTTCGATAGCCTCTTCTAGGAAGCGAAGGGCTCGATTGTGGCGGCTCAGGGAGTCCTCACCAAAGGTCTTGAGTAACCAGTCGGACACGATCAACTGTCGGGTATACCTACTCCTAGAGTTCTGTAAGTAGCTCTTGTCCACTACTTGATTGCAATGAGGACACACCCGGGGTAGGTGACCATTGTAGTTGATGATCTTCTCACAGGACTGGCACTTGATCACGTTGACAAGACCTACTCCAATGATCTCCACGGCTTCAAATCCGATTACCCTGTCTTTCATGACTACTCTTTCAGGCGGGGAATTCTACAGTGGGGAGGAGTTCTTTGTACTTCGGTTCTCGGGAGTGAACGTTCCAATAGTACTCAATAAACTCGTCCATCAAGGCAACGGCCTCCTCAGGAGTCTTGTAGGATTGCACCGCTATGACCCACTCTGAAGACCCATCAAAGTTGCAAGACTCTCTGATCAGTACCTTCTCCCTAAAGAGGCGACAAAGCTTGTCAGCTACTTCCTCCGTCACATCTTGAAGGTCAGGCGGTACCTTCATCAGTTCCACCGTGATGATGAGTAAGAGACTCCTTAGGTTATTCACGATAACCGATCCCCATTGGAGTCAAGTACAGCTGAGGAAATTGTCTTTCCGTCCGGAGTGAGTACCTCATTAGGGGTATCATCCGTTTTATCTACTACCGGAAAGACACCCCGCCTCCGAGCTTCATTAAGGATGATCGATCCGGCAATGCAGTTTCGATTCATCACCGGCGGGAGACCATGTGCAGTGAGTATTTGGTTACTATCCACAACTATGGCGTCCAAGGCTTGAATCTCCCTTAGGACCAACTGGAGTCCAGGGGGCTTAGGGGTATCAATAAGTAAGACCCTGACCTCAGGTGGAGTCGACTGAGAGGTATCGGGCATAAGGGGCCCGTCCAATAGAGCTGACTTAGGTACCTTCCTTGGTCTTCCGGCCCCCTTTTTTGACTGTGCAGCCTTCTTCTTAGTAGCTGGCTTGGTAGCTGGCATAGTTCCTCGATTCTTGGCAAGGATTCTACACCGGTGACTCTCACTTTAGTGTACAATCAGCCAACTTGCATATCTTTACCTCAAAAAGTGAGGCCTCCCATCCGGGAGCATTTAGCGAGTGGTCGTAACCCTCGCTTTTTGGTCGAAAGAATGAAACCAAAACTCTTAAGGAAAGCCTAAAGTGATCAATTAGAGTAAGAAGCGCACTCGAACCGTGACCCTTCAATAACAAGAAGTCAAATCTTTTAGGCAAAGCGAACTTGCATGAAAAGCATTCAGGTTGACCGATGGGCCGTGGTAGTAACCAGCTCAGAAGCGGAGGAAGGTCGCTCTCAGGTAGTTTGGACTGAGGGGGCCGAGCTCGCCCTGCGGCTCCGAAACCAAGCTCACGAAGCCTTCCTCGAGCAGCTACGCAATGATCCAAACGTAGAGGACTTCGAGACTCAAAACTACCCGGGTAGGCTTGGAGGTGGAAAACGACACGTCAAGTACTCCCTATGCTTCCGGGCTACAAAAGCTACAGTCTTCTTTGATGCGTACCCTGACCCATTGACGTGTCAGGTATTCACCTCTGGGGATGATCCAGGCTTCAAGTTCTAACCTACATCTCATGCAACTAGACTTTGATCTCCAGAGACCTTTATCGGTTGAGATCTTCAGGGTTAGCTCGTAGTATCTACTATGAAGTCCTCGAGTAATCGGGGCAGTAAATGAGGACCAGGGGGTCTATTATGACTAATACAGCTCAAAGTCACGCTCACCTTCAGAAGATGCTACCCGAGTTACTTGCAGCGGTAACGAAGGCTCAAGCTCAATTGTCGGCAATCAGCACACACCTGGAGGTAGCTCAGACTGCTACCTTTCAGTCCGCCCTAACTCCAGTAGGTGGGGGTAGAGCTAGGTACACAAATCAATTTGAAGAGTTCGGAGGACTGTTTGAGGTGTCCGTCGATGAAGTAAGGACGAACCTTCTCCCTATCTGTGAAGCTCTTGAGCAGATCGCAGAAGCTACAAGGGAGTTGGCAGTGGGAGTCCACACTCAACTGAAGGTGGATCCGATCAGTTCGATGAAGTTGGCCATTGGAAGCTTGGATGCTTCCCTTTCTCGGTCCACATCGGGAGCTCACAAGCTCGGGATCTAAGACATACCCACTAGCCCAAGCTCTTTGGCCTGAGCTAGTGCACCTTCTACCGCCAGAGTGATCCAAGCCTCATAGGTGAACTTGCAATCGGGTTCGGTGCATACTTCTTCGTGCCTGGTCTGTAGAAAGCAGATCGGGCATCGATGGGTATTCTCCTCTGATACTACCATCAACTCTAATCCAGTTGAATGAAGAGCATTGCTGACAATAGCGTTATGTGCCGCCATCAGGGGATCAAAAGTACCCTTAGAGGATCCACTCTGAAGCTCTTTTACAAGCTTCGCATGTGCCTCCTCTCCTGAGGTAGGTACAAGGGAGTCAAGTCCGAACTCAGAGATCTTGGCCCTGAGCGTCATCCAATGGCGGTCACAGAATTTCATACCCTACTCTTCTAGAACCAGATTAGTGGGTAGTAACCTTCTTCAGTACATCAAAGGCTGCAAAGTCATCTTCACTACAGAAGATTGACTTCCGTACCCCTACTAACTCCCCATCAGGTGCTACTAGGACTAGAGTCAGGGACACTAAGTGGAAGTACATGGCCTTGATGCCATTGGGTAACTTCTGCACCGCTTCCTGAATAGTGTTGTAGGAAGTGGGAAAGTTATCACGAGACCAAACCTCATCAGTCAGCTGTTCATAGTTCGTGGGTGGCCACTCATTAGTCTCTAGGATCTCCCCGGTAGGAGAACGAAATCGACGAGTAGGGAAAAGACCTTGCTTGATGGCCTCTTCATCTGAGACCTCTTTTAACCGGTGACCTAGGCGTCGTTCCCCTCTTCGCTCCTCTAGGTAAGGGACCCCTAATCGTTCTGCCAGCAACCTGAAGGTGATAACCGGTCTTGTATGTATGCGATTAATGAAGTTTTTGATGGTGTCAGTCATAGTCAAACCACTTCGTTACGTTCGAATCGAGTAGGGATGAAGTCGTCTATCTCTTCTCGAGAGGTCCCTGGGATTAGACCCCCTAGGTACACCCTGTCAATGAAGGAAGGAAGTTCACAATAATTGAGCCTACCATGCTCAGTTCTACGCTCTAAGCAATTGGAGCAGAGAGTAGGTGACCCAGGTTTTTGTCGACAGCTGTCACACTCGAAGTACTCGAGACCATAGAAGGTCTGATGTAGTCCTACGATCCTGAAGGTACTAGCAGGTCGCATCTTCCTACAGGTGTTGACTACCTCAATTTTAGTGGGCCCCACCACAGTGACTCGAAAGAACTCACCCGAAGCCTTATCACGAAGCTTGAGTCCTACCCTAAGCCAACCCGGGACAGGAAGGGTCAGGAAGCTCCCGTTAACCATCCTAGCCTTCTCCCCTAGGGACTTCCCCTTAAGGGTACTGGGTGATTCATCCTTGACAGTCTTGGATACAGCCCTTAGGGCTCCAAGGTTGGGAATATTGGAGATGATCCAGGAGTTCAACTCATCTCTGGCTTCATCGTGAAACTCAAGGATTCTAGGTGAGGGTACCTTCCTAGTGCTACTTGGAAAGACAATTACCTGAAGAGCCTCGTAAGGTGATAGCCCTCCTCGGAAAGCATCACCCTCAAACTCTAGGAACCCTAGGTAGCGATACTCATCCCGAATACCCTTGAGGACTAGAGTGTCCTCCTGTACCTCAAGAGAAAGGATCACGTTGGACGGAACTCAGGTCTCATGAGTTAACCCCCATGAGATGAACTGATTCTTGCTTCAATGAAGCCCGCCTATGCCCCGCCTTGCGGCGTTGCACAGGCCTTACAGCTTCTCCACAAGCGTTTAAAGTCTCCGAGTACCTCTCGGCGACGAGTCTTAGATTAATCGAGGCGTTCTCATCACGATCATGAATGACCCCACAAGAGAGGCACGACCATTCCCTCACGGATAGGTCCAGCCTCTCTAGGGTTTCTCCACAATCGGAACACCTCTTCGAGGACGGATAGAACCGATCAGCTACTACTACATGAGATTCAGATAGCTTCGATTTATATTCAATCTGTCGACGGATCTCACCGAAGCTTGCATCGGCTAACGCCCGTGCAAGCTTGTGGTTCTTGATCATCCCTCGAACGTTCAGATCTTCGATCCCAATGAACCGGAAGGTTTTGACCAACCAGGATGTCATTTGGTGAATTGAATCCAACCTGATCCTGGTTACCCTCCGATGAACCCTAGCTACCAAAAGCTTCGCTTTGGCTCGGTTTTTAGAACCCTTCACCTTCTTGGCAAGGCGACGTTGGCTCCTTCGGAGCTTGCGCTGGGCCCGAGCCAAGGGCTTTGGGTTCTCGAACTTCGTACCATTGGAGCAAGTAGCTAGTGTCTTGATCCCTAGATCAACCCCTACAACTGCTTGGTTTTCGCACTTGTGCGGGTAGACATAAGATCCTTCTGAGATCTCTATCGAGAATGAAGCGTACCAATCCCCTACTGAGTCCCTGGAGATTGTACAAGAGAGGATCCGACCTTCGGGGAATCGGATCTCCTGAGCCATCTTGATTGGTTGAAGAAGCTTCGGAAGCTTCAGGTACTTCCCTGATACCTTGATGACATCGGTCCCTAGGTAGAAGGAATCACGAGAGACCCCTTTCTTCTTGAACCTAGGGTACTTGGTGAGTTTCTTGAAGAACCTCTTGAAGGAGTCACCAAGATCAAGAATGGCTTGCTGGCAGCAGTACTTGGATACCTCGGAAGTCCAAGGAAAGTCAGAGCCCTTGCGGGCGTTGAATTCCGCGTTCAGGCGGAAAGCCGTAGGCTTCTCATCAGCTAGGTACTTCTCTTTCCATCGAGCTAATGCCCAATTATAGGCAAACCTTGAGGTACCGGCCGACTTGGCCAAGTAAATTATTGCCTCCCGATTAGGGTTGAGCCGGATCTTGTGAGAAAGAGAAATCAAGGAAACCTATTATAACTTAGAGTTGAGGGGAGAGCAACCCTAAGAGGTTTCCTTCACCACGTGCAGATCAACCCTCGGAGGGGGGTCCGCTGTAGCACCAAATTGATGGAGGGTGTCAACGACCTTCCAGCCTTCGTAAGCTTGGAGCATTGCCTTGTTGAGCTCTTCAGGCGTATATCCAAATGCAATCAAGATCAGGTTCAGGGTATCGAACCTGTTCAACCCTACCAGACGTTCAACGTACTCAATCGGTGGCTTCTTAGCCCCCCGTTCGATGAGGAGCCGAGTAATCGTTGGGTAGCTACCTGCTTGCTGCAGCGGCTGCCCTTCATTGATATTCACATCAGCACCCGCATCGAGTAAAACCTTGACGCTGACTAGGTTTCCCCAGTGGCAAGCTGAAGATAGGGCTGCCGTATTGTCAGTAGGGCTACAGGCATTCTTGTCTGATCCGAGCGACAAAAGGAGCTCAATGACTTCAGTAGGTCCAGGTTCGTTATTGGGGCCCCAAATACCACCTCCGGCGGTAGTAGCCACTCGTAGGTAAGCACAGTTGTCCTTCAAGACATCAACCCCAGGGAAACCCCTCTTGAGGATGTATCGAACCAACTCAGTGCATCCCATGTGACAGGCTTCGATCATCGCCTGATGAAAATCAGCGTCAGCTCGTTCTTCAAGCAATCTAAAGATCAGGAACTTACCTTCAGAGGCTGCCCTCTCGAGGGGCTTCAGGAACGACTCACTATCAGGGTGACTGCGAAGGACAGAACCCTTGAGCTGCTCAACTACGGCAAATTCATCCCAAGAGGATATGGCCGGAGCATCCTTGAGGGCTGCGACTAGGAGCGGGTACCCCATATCGATCCCAAACTCAAGGAGGATTGACTTGGCCTTTGGGTGATCCAGTACTTCTTGACCAGCTCTGGAAATCTCAAGCCCTACGTCTTTTGTGTAGACTAGCGTAAGCTCTTCCCAGTCGAGTTCTTTTGGCATGGCCACTTGTACACCGATTCACTGTCAAATACTAGTGTTCTTCAGTACCTGATCCTAAACGAATAGACTCAAACTGAACTGGAAGCTCCTCGACTATAACATCAGGGCCATAATTAGTAGTTATACTAGAGACGTAGGCCCCCTGTAATGACATAATTTCTTCGAGAATGGGGTTGGCGTCAAGGAAAGCATCCACGTCTGCGAACGCTGCTTCCTCTTCTTTCTGAAGTCTTACCGTCCTCATGAATTCAGGGTGAGCTTCCTCAAAAGCCTTGATCATCGATTCAGCTTCGTCTACTCCAACAAACCTAGCCTGACTAAGACCCAGCTCTGGGTGGTAAGGATCAAAGAAAGGTAAATCCTCCCCAAGGTAGGCTGGGGCTAAACCACGCTCTTGTAAGGCTCCCCTAATGTCCACCCAAGGCGCATCGAGAGGTAAGCCTACTCTCCAAGCTAGACTTACTAGAGCTGCTGAGATAGTAGCTGGCTCACTTGCTTCGCTCTTGGTATTAAGCTTTGGCTTAGTCTCAGAGGGCATCCTTACTGGACGCACATCCCCCCAGTACTCTTCTAGGTCATCAGCCATCAATCATCTTCTATCACAACCCCTTATGGATCAGCAACTTCTTTCTGTCGAGTAGGGTAGGAGTCTGATTCTCTTGACTTTTACTGGGGTATCTGATTACCTGCCTCTACTTAGCCTAACCACATTAACGGAGAATGACCTAAATGCCGGCAACTACTCACAAGTTTCCTACCCTAACGCATCAACCAGGGGAAGTAGGCTACAAAGCTGAGCTCATTCAGAAGACGATGAGTCTGCCAATCGGGGCTGTTTTGACCTACGCCGCTGAGCAGGGAGTGAAGATCAGCCCCGCCAGTGCTCGATCCCAACGAAGTCGGTTCAAGCGATTAGCGGCTTCACCCACCCGTAAGGTCCCTACTCGTACTACTAGGAAGCCTCGAGAAGTTCGGACCCCTGCCACCGGCGTAGGTACCAACCCAAGCAACAAGTACCTCATAGTCCCTTCTTCAGACCCACTACAAGCAATGGTAAGCATCATCATCACCGTGGGCATTCCGGGTACTCAAGTCCTCTACCAGCAGGCCCTGGATACCGTGCGGAAGAAGCTGGGGATCTGACATGCAGATAGGCGGGACAGATCTTACCTTCAAGGCGGGCCCTCTCATTGAGGAACTGACCCATAGGATTGTCCAGGCCATCCTCACAGTCTGGACTGAGGCTGTCATCGAAGGTGTGGGTACTCAAGTCCTCGAGTTGAAGGATCTGTTTGGCAATGTCCACCCAGAGGTATTTGTCTACAAGAACCAAGCGGCTAAGGCTGCTTGGGACGCCGACGGTTGGACAGAGGAGCACTGCAAGTCAATGATCAATGTCATGACTCACGCAGATACCGGTGAGGGAACTCTGGTAGTAGAAGACCCCAAGGATCCCGAAATGAGTAGGATCCTTGAGGTCATTCGACTAGCTATAGAGGCTGCTTAGAGAGGGAACCCAAGATCGATCTTGGTCTTCTCAAACACGTCCTCATCGACCTGAATACCAGAGTCCGTGACCTTGACCCCGGGGAACTTGACTTCAAGAGACTGATCTAGGCGAACTGCCAATTCGATCTGCTTCTCAAGCAAGTCCTCGGGTCGAATGATCCCGCGAGAAAGTAGTAACTCCACTAGTGCTTCGAGCTTCACGCTCTTACGCATAGTAGTATCGTGAAGATCCTGTAAGGCACGGAATGATCCGTCGGAATCGTCCTTGGTACCGAGTTGCCAATTGGCAAGGATCTCTTTCCATTGAACCACGCGGTTCATCAACTTCGCGTAGTAGTCTCTCAGTGTAACTAATCTAGTTTGGTGGTACATGACTTCTCCCTTAGGTTACCGTGAAGCCTTCGACAACAGGGGCACTCTCGATGTAGGTGGACGAGGCAGAGTCAACACCAGCGATGGTTGTGGCGGCTAGTACGTTCTGTACTACTGTCTCTGCTTCGTTGAAGAGACTTACTACATGCACACCGATAGCCTCAATTACTGCGGTGAAGTCCTGTGACTTGGTAATATCTACGTAAGTGCTTCCGTCTCGTGAGTGTACTCGGAAGGGGTAGGACAAGCCAAGGGCTGCCCACTTACCACCGATGGATTGCCAATAGAGCCAACGACCCTGATCTCTATCTGTGCAAGCTAGATATGTCCCAGATGCGGCAGGGTACTCAGCACCCTGCCCATAGTCGATCTTACGTTCTCGGGCATTGCAGACGTCCGAAACTATCTTGGTCTTGTACGCAGCAAGTTCCGCCGCGTCTACCACAGCCTTCTCTGCAGTGGTCATCTCAATGACCAGATCTCCCGAGACTTTAAGGTACTTGATGGGTACCGTTTCGAGAATGGTCAGGTCTGGGTTGATGATCCAATCGGACTCTGGATAGTCCGGCGTGTTGACACTGTACAGAATCAGAAGTGGTACCGCTGTCCTATTGACTACATTGGCCATTGAGTCCGCCTTTCGAGCCGGCTGTTATAGGGGCTATCGAACAAGGGTTTTACTGGACTTTTAACCTAAGTTAGGATAAAGATAGAGCTTTATGGAAAAGAAGCTAAATTACTCCATTGAGTGGTCAAAGAAGGACAGGGAGTACGTGGCAACCTGCACTAGCTATCCATCCTTGAGTTACTTAGCTCAGGATCCTGATGAAGCATTCAAGGGGATCCGGGACCTAGTAAGTCACCTAGCCCTTGAGGCGTCTTTTAGGAAGCATGTGAAGGCTTGGAAGAAGGCTACAATGGTCCTGTCCTCCCTGACAGAGATCGTGTTGAATCAGGACTATCAAGCCATTATTGGCATGGGAAAGCCTGCGATCCCATTCATCCTTGAGCGACTCAATGATCCAACCATTGAACTAGAGCATTGGGACTGGGCCCTTCGGGCCCTCACCGGTGCAGAACCAGTTGATGAGGCTGACGCAGGGGATCTCAAGAAGATTACCGACGCTTGGCTGGCTTGGGGAAGGGGAACTAAGTATCTCTCAAGGTCAAGTTGGTTCATTACCTCTAAGGATAGGAAGCCTCACGGTCCCGCCAAGATTCCTCAGAGAAGGTCAAGAGGTTAGTTGACAATCTGACTTCACGATAGTAAGGTGCATTGTTCCCCGACGAATCCCTAGTGACTTGTCCCTGTGGAAGGTTTGCTGAAAGGCCAACTAAATCCACCTCGGACGGCCAAAAGCGAGGAAGCGAGGAAAGTCCACATCAACGTGACCGATACGGACCCTCACAAAAGTCAGGGTCCAAAGGGATTGTACTATCATGGACCTAACTCTGGAGATGAAGGTCGATAATATCGGCATTCTGGTCGATTTACTAGGGAGGGACTGTGCCCCTCTTCAGTATGTCCGAGAGCTAACTCAAAATGCCATTGAAGCCATTGGAAGGGCTGGTCGAGCTGAGGGCCACATTGTGTGGGAATCTGATAGCTCCTGGTCTGGTGGGGTACCCAAGCTCTCCATCACGGACAATGGGGATGGGATGACAGGGGAAGAGATGGTTCGCTACATCAATACCCTGAGCTGCAACGGTAATGGTCGCCAATCCCTTAACGGCAACTACGGTATTGGGGCTAAAATTGCCGCCGCCACGAAGAACCCCTACGGACTGGTCTACATGTCCTGGAAAAACGGAGATAGCTCGGTTATCCAGATGATCCAAGACCGGAAGGGTCGATATGGATTGATGTCTTTCGATGGTCAGGACGAGTCGGGGTACGTAGCTGACATTGAAGACGATGATCAACCAGAGCATGTAGCGAAGAGCGGGTCTGGGACCAAGATCGTTCTCATGGGTACGGGAAAGAATGATCCAACTTGTGCCCCACCCGAGGGATCTAGTAGCAAGGGTGCTCAATGGGTCCGCCGTTACCTCAATACTCGCTACTTCAGCTTCCCCGCCAACATCCGGATCCAGTGTCAGGAATACACTAAGTCAGACGGTGGCGGTCTTCGCCCAGTCACTGGGCAAGGACCAATGCTTGACGCTGTAGCCCTCCTCAAGGGGGAGGTAGCTCTCAAGGACGCCATTGTCCACTGGTGGGCCCTGCCTGAGTCTACAGGGGTACTCAGGCAGCCCTGGCAGCCTCCAGGCGCCCCTAAGGCTGTAACCACGATGGATACCCTAGGCCCAAGTCACCTTAACCGAGGTCACGTAGCCCTTCTCTGGAGGAACGAGCTCTATGATCTTCGAGAGGCTACTACGGCCTACCACCCCAAGCTCCATCAATGTGGCATCTTCTACGGCCTCAATCGGATCGTCCTATACTTTGAACCTACCTCAAAGGATATCACCGCCAACACCCCTCGGACTAAGCTCATTCTTCATGGGGAAGATCCGCCATGGAACGATTGGGCAGCCGAGTTCCGAACCAAATTCCCCAAGGAACTCCAGGACTTCATTGACTCCCTGTCCACCGATGAAGTCTGTGACACCACCACGATCAAGAGCCGAATCGAAGAAGTTCTCAGCCTCTTCAATGTCTCGAAGTATCGAATCGATTCGGCGGGCACCGAAGAAGTGGATGATGCAGATGAGCCTGCACCAATAGACTCCAGTTCCAATTCGGATCCTGACTCAACCCCGGGCCCTAAGCAGAAGAGGAAGCCCCACTTGGGTTCGACAAGGAAGCTCAAGCCCAAGGGCCATAAAGCAAAACCCTTTAGCCTTACCGACCTACCGAATGTTCTGTGGAAGTTCTCCCGTAACGGAACCCGGTCTCCAGGGGAGATGGAAGACAAGGCAGCTCAGTTTGAACCCTGCACCAACACCTTGTTCATCAATGGGGACTTCCGAGGGTTCATTTGCTGGATCAAGTTTTTCGTTGACCAGTACCCAGACAACTCCTCAGCGAGGAAGATCATCACTGAGGAGCTAACTCAATGGTGGGGTCAGACCTTGCTCGAAGCAGTAGTCACCTACCAGGACTACTCGAGCTCCCCTCATTGGGTTAGTACTCTCCCTCAGCTCACCGAAGAAGCCCTGACGTTGGCAGTGCTCCCTCGCTACCACCTTCACACCGCACTCAAGCGAGCAGTCCATAACCGCCTAGGTAAACCCACTTCCACTGCCTCTGCCCCGATGTCCGTGGAGTCGTACACGTCAAACCCTGAAGCAACTCCAGTCGAGTAGGTCACAAAAGCGAAGGGCCCCTGTCACGACCAGGAGGCCCTTACTTACTTACTTTCTGACCGTTCGAGGTAGTGTCTTGCGGAACGTTGCAATACGCTCTTCACTCGCAGGTGTCACTACGTAGTTCCCGTTGTCCTCACTTCGAATGAGCCCGTCACGGAGGAGATCAGTCAGGATCATATCAATCTCCCGAGTGGAGTGTTCCTCGAACTGCTCGTAGATCTTCATATTACTGGTGCTACCCACCATACAGATGAAATAGAGGATCTCGTCGGTGCTTTCGAGTTGGATTTGCATGGTCAGTAGAACCCATACCCTAAGATAATGACTTGTTTTCCAATCAACTCCTCACAATCGGCCGCGTCATCGGCATCAGCTTCGGTAACGATCCGCTTCTGCGGGCCGTGGTTGATCTCTCGAGGGTTTCCCCCACCGTTGAACCCGTCGAGGATCATCACCTGCTCCGAGTCAGAGAACGGTTCAAGTGCCGCGATTAGTTCAGCTTTGGTCATGATCTATCCTATGTACGAGGGACCCAGATCTCAACCCGAATCAGTCCTCAGTACTCAAGTAACCACCCGCTGCAAGACAGGATAGGAGTTTCGCAGCCTTCTCGGCAGTGAGGTTGAACTTGATCTCAACTCTGTTGAAGGTGTGTTCAGCTCGAACAGCTCCCTTGTAAGCGGGGTACTTATTCCGAAGATCTTGGACCGCCCCCTGAAGAGATCCTTCCTTGGACCTCTTCGCAGCCTTAGCCTTAGCGACCCGATCAATGAACTCAACTCGCTCTTGAATTGAGCTGACAACCTTCGCGAGTAATCCCTTAGTACTATCCTTGAGGGTCTTGGCTCGCTTGTTCTCAAGCTCCTCATAGATGGGGTAGAACCACACCTCCAAGTGCCCACTAGGGTAACTACGAAACCCACTACTGTTAGTAGATTCCCGAACAGAGCAGATATCATCAGTGCCTCGGGATAGAACTAGATCCCCCTTCCGTTCTTAGATACAGATACGGTCAAACCAAGCTTCTGGAGTTCGATTACCACCTGATCCATCAGGGTCTGAGCTTGTTCGGCGAGTCCGAGCTTGCTGTACGACATGATCTATCCTACGTATGAGAGGGTTGAATCTCAACCAAGATTTGTTATTTCCGGACTTTACCCGGTAGGACAACTCGACCAGAGCGAAGGGCTCGAAGAACGGTCTGAGCGTCAGCATAGGTACTGAAGGACGCGTGGAACTCAATCCGGCCAGTCTCATCAACCTCGATGAAGTCTGCGTAGTCAGGGTACTCCACTTGGAGGTTCGATACAACCACCTCCATTCGGGCCCTGAGGAAGTCTGAGGTCTTGAGTTGGGCTACATACTTGGATTCCGCTACCCAACGCTCTTTAGCCTCATTCGCAACCTGAGCGACGAATTTGTCAGCGCTCTGCTTGGTACTTTTCTGAACTACCCGCTTGGGTTCCAAGTTGAAGTCGTTGTTCAGGTGGGTTGATTCGAACCTCACCGTGAGAAGTCCCTTAGCCTCGGGATCTTCAATGATGATGAAACTGGTCTGGGGGGACTTGTGGAATGGGCTCTCAATGGATACCTGAACCACAGGATCATCGGCTTGAATTTGAACAGGCACCCCTGCCTTACCGAGCTGATCTACCACCATCTGAGCACAAAGTAAGGCACCCTCCTTGAGGCCCGGGCTCTTGTAGTGCCACTTCTTGAGGATTGCCACTTGTGCCATCTTACTCCTTCATTCCTGAGGCTGCTTGGCATTTAGGTTTCAAGTAAGAACCTCTCCTACCTGATTCACTGATTCTTGCTTCAATGAAGCTCGCCTCTGCCCCGCCTTGCGGCGTTGCACAGGCCTTACAGCTTCTCCACAAGCGTTTATAGTCTCCGAGTACCTCTCGGCGACGAGTCTTAGGTTAGTTGAGGCATTCTCATCACGATCATGAATGACTCCACAAGAGGGGCACGACCATTCCCTCACGGATAGGTCCAGCCTCTCTAGGGTTTCTCCACAATCGGAACACCTCTTCGAGGACGGATAGAACCGATCAGCTACCACTACATGAGATTCAGATAGCTTCGACTTATACTCGGTTTGTCGACGGATCTCACCGAAGCTTGCATCGGCTAACGCCCGTGCAAGCTTGTGGTTCTTGATCATCCCTTGAACGTTCAGATCTTCGATCCCAATGAACCGGAAGGTTTTGACCAACCAAGAAGTTAGGTTATGGATTGAATCCAACCTGACTCTGGTTACCCTCCGATGAACCCTAGCTACCAAAAGCTTCGCTTTGGCTCGGTTCTTGGAACCCCTAACTTTCCTGGCAAGGCGACGTTGGCTCCTTCGGAGCTTGCGCTGGGCCCGAGCCAAAGGCTTTGGGTTCTCGAACTTTGTACCATCGGAGCAAGTAGCTAACGTTTTGATCCCTAAGTCAACCCCTACAACTGCTTGGTTTTCGCACTTGTGTGGGTAGACATAAGACCCTTCTGAGATCTCAAAGCTAAAAGAAGCGTACCAATCCCCACAGGAATCTCGGGAGATCACAGCAAATTTAACCTCACCGTCCTTGAACCTGAGGGTCTGAGCCATTTTGATATGACCCTGAAGCTTCGGAAGCTTCAGATACTTACCGGAGATCCTTAGGTGGTTCGAGTTGATATAGAAGGAGTCGTGAGAAGATCCTTTCTTCTTGAACCTAGGATACCTAGAGAGCTTCTTGAAGAACCGCTTGAAAGAGTCACCAAGATCTTGAATAGCCTTCTGAGTCACCCATTTAGAAACCTCGGAGGTCCAAGGGAAGTCAGAGCCCTTGCGGGCGTTGAATTCCTTGTCCAGACCATAAGCTGAAGTTTTCTCACCAGCTAGGTACTTCTCTTTCCATCGAGCTAATGCCCAATTATAGGCGAACCTTGAGGTACCGGCCGACTTGGCCAAGTACTTCATTGCCTCCTTATTAGGGTAGAGACGGATCTTATGTGAAAGAGAGATCAAGGAACCTATTATGACCCGGAAGTTAGGTTCTTGCAACTCTCCGGGCCTGGCTTTCTGTCGTTGTCCAGTCCCTCGATGATCTGAGCCATAGTAACCTCCTAGTAGGGCTTCAATACAGTGCCCTGCTGGTACATTGATCCGTAAAGGCGGACAGAGTATCCGAGTTTCCTCGCCTTGTAGATCGGATATTTAGGTCCCTTGGAGGTTGCTAGGGTTCGTTGAGTCGGGTACTCAATGACTCGGTAGGTTCCGGACCAGAAGTTTAGGTAAGCCCTCTTCACGGTATTTCCCCTGCTAAGTATTCAATCTTACTCCGTACTTGCCCGCATTCGTACTCAAGGAAGTCCAGGGCCTCATTCAGGGTGTGGCCTGGGGCCTGTACTCCGAGCTTCTCCTTGAGAATAAGTCGGATGCGTTGATTGGTTTGACCCTGCTGAGCTTGGTAGTCCTCTACCGTCAAGGTCTTGGGGTTCTGCTGGGCTTCATCACAGGCTGCTAGACGCCGCCGGACCATCCTCAGAGTCAGGTCATCCTCTTCAAAGTAACCCTCTGTGAAGAGTTGCTTGAGGAGGTCCTTGCAGGCAATGAGTTCCTCGGTAACTTTTGGATCTGGCATGATGGCTTCTCAGAAGGTTGGGTCAACGTACTCTTGACGCTTCCCGAGTATGAACTTAGTTCCGGAGGCGGTAAGACCCTTGAGTACCCAGTTACCACTTAGTCGAAAAGTCACCTCTTTTACCACCCCATTGAGGTCTCGTTCAAAGGTTGGTTCCTGCCCTTCCTCCGTGATTACCTTGTCTCGTTGAACCAAGATTGAGCGCTTATCAGCCACTCGAATGATTGTGTAAGCATGGAGGTCCTTGCAGGCAATGAATTCCTCAGTTGCACCCATCCCAACTTTGGGAAGGAGAGTAGGCATAGGGGTCTTGGTCATAACTTAGTCCCTAGGGCACCGGAGTGATAGGTATAATCAACCACAGTCTTCGTCTTCGTCTTCGTCATCAAAGTCTTCGTCTTCGTCATCAAAGTCTTCGTCTTCGTCTTCAAAGTCTTCGTCTTCGTCTTCAAACAGAGAGTCGACATCCCACATATCAGTGGTGTTCGGGGTGGTGTTCTCTCCACGACTCTCGACGTAAGCAACGATGACCCCTAAGGCCTTGTTGATAACCGCCTCGTAGGCGTCATCAGTCTTGCCAACAGCATCCCCTAGGATGGGGTGTAAGTGAGAAGCGAGAGGAGACTCCCTGACCAAGTAGGCATGAGCCGAACCGGCAGTCTCACAGCCGTACCCCGTATAGAAGTAGTCACCGTCGTTGGAATAACGGTAGCCGATTCGGCTTATGGCCCGAACCATCTCACCCTCTACTGTAGGTGAAGCACCTTCGACAGGAACAAGCTTCTTGAACAGAGCGTGGCAGCGTATGACTAGGGGGTCGGTGGAGTTCATAAGGGATACTACGTACGAGGCTCTCAGATCTCAACCGGGAATTGCACTTTCACCAATTATCTAGGAAACGGTGTAAAGGAACTCCATGCCAGACTTAGACGATGATGATGATTTCGAGGACGAAGATGACGAAGACGAAGAGGAGAGTGAGGAAGAGCATACCCCTGAGAAAGAGGCGTTGATACCGGATCCCTTCGAGCTACAGGCCAAGTGCCAAAGCTTTGGGGCACCCAAATCCTGGCCTGAATGGCTCAAGAAGGACATTGTTCGGTACATCAACTACCACTCGGCGGACCTGAATAGCCTGTCCAACTTCTTAGAGGTCCACGTCGGTAGTCTCATCATCTGGAAGCGGAAGCACGGACCGAAGAAGGACTAGTCCTGAAGTATGCGTTCGAACCGGGTTGCCCGCGGGACCTCAGGGGAGGGTACCGCAACCCCTGTAGTGGCCTCAGCCTTCCAGGCATCCAGGATCTGAGTCATAGCTCCAGGTTCCACTGGGATAGTCAGAGTCGCTCCTGAAGGCATTCTCAGGTCAATGGAAGCCCTCTCGGAGCCCCGGACAGGGGCAAGCTCTAAGATCCGGTCAGACCCAACCTCTCGTAAGGTATTGATTTGCCTAGACTCATGAGTGCCGATGATGCTGACTATTAGTTCGTCCATTCCAGTGGGCATACCCTAAGTACACCAAGTAAAGAATACTCACCTTTCTGGTTGAGATTTGGCCCCCTCGTTCGTAGGATAGAGCATGAAGTCTGAGAAAGCCGCCAAAGTAGCTGCCCGCCATCTCCTCGAGATGAGTTCTATCCTAGGCTACATTTCCTCGGTGACCCGAGACCGGAAAGGAAGCTTGGATTCAACTCTCTACGATGAGAACAAGAAAGCTGTTCGAGAAGCACTGCAAGGGGCCATCCAGAAAGTCCTCGAGACCAATGTCAAGAGTGGTAACTACTTGGCAGAAGCCAAGGGCTGGATGGAGCACATTAATCACGAGCTCGGTCACTACAAGGTAGCCAAGCTCACTATGTACACAGTGGCTGACCACTTAGGACTGTACGCTCAAGTTCAAGGTTCTCCAAGGGTTATCACTCTTGTCAAGATCCCTCACTGTGCCCCAACGGCGGAATCTCTTCAGATGGAGGTCTTCCGGAGTACTCCAGGGGTTACCAGTAATTACCTAGACTTATCACACCCCAATACCACCCTTGTTGGGGTGGTTCGGACCATCACCGAACGGTTCCCTGATCTATTCCCTCCACGCTCCCCTCGCCGAAAGTCCAAGAAGTCATGAATATCGAGTTTACCGATGGGTACAAGGCCTCGCACAATGAGCCCTTTCCAGTGGACCAACTTGGGAAGAACGGGTCAAAAGCGTTCGTCATAAAGGTACGGCTGGATAGTGGGCCCTACCCGGAGGGGACGCTTGTCCCTGTCATGGTCGATGGTAAGTTGGTGGGTTAGGTGATCGTCGGTTGCTACACCCTGGATCTTTACTGTGATGGCCCTCCTGAGTGCAAGAACAGGGTGGCCATCTACAATGGAACAGATCAGTTCACCCCACCTGCACAATTCACCGCCGAAACGGGCTCTGATTGCCGAAGACAGGCCCGTAAGCGTGGGTGGATCCTCAACCTACAAGAGAGTACTGCCATTTGCCCCGCTTGCGCTAAGTTAGGGATCCATGGCCCTCAAAGCAAAGAAGACTGAGATGCAAGGTGACACCTCTCGCTGGGTTACTCGAGAGGAAGCCAAGAAGGGCTCTAAGAAGGTTCGCCGTCGAGTAAGTAAGGCTGAGGTTCAAGCTCAGTTGAAGGAAACTCCGAAAGTCAGTTGAGATTCGAGACCCTTGTACGTAGGATAGATCATGAAAGCCAACCACATCCCAGCCAAAGACCGAATCAAACGGAGAATCAATAGGCTTGAGGTTCGGTTGGATGAGTGCATGATCCGCCAACGTAAGCGGTTCTACATGTTCTGCAAGGAATGTGATCGAACCACCATTCAGGTATCAATGGAGGGGCATCATAAATGGTGCTCTTACAGAGGCCTTGACGCCGAGATCCGTCACTACAAACACCTCTTGGAGGAACAGATCAGAATGTCTGAGTCTCCAGGTACCACCGCTTGACTGCGGGAGTTTAGGACCAACCATGAGAGTAAACAAGAATACCCAACTATGGGAAGATCTGACCTCAACCGAGATTGTGGAGATGCGTCATTGGGCAGAAGATGTTGTACTCTACGGCAAGCTTGCCTACCCGAACCCCCCTTGGCTAACGTTGTGGTACTCTGAGCTCGGCTTTGAGGAGGATCGGCAACGATTGATGCTCCAGTCGACCGCGGTACCCCAGAGGGTCTTGCTATCGATTGTGGAGGCCATGAGCTCGGAGATAAACCGTTGAGTCTGGTGATCAAGTAACCATTTCCCTCTTGACCCCAACCAAGAAGGTCTGCTAGGGTTCGATCAACCTAAGGCACACACGTAACAGTGGTAGCCCTAGATACGCCCCGGTACGGGTGAACGTGACCCAGTCTGAGGAACCCGAGAAGTGACTGTTGTGGGCCGTAAAAAAGCCGAACGGTTCGGGGCCACCAGTTGATCGCTGGTGGCCACTTCGCTTTTGTAGGTACATGCTGAACCCCAATCACTACCTTTCGAATGGATGGATCGACGTCAAGGAGCGGGCTCCTGACGTTGGTATCTTCGTTCGGGCTCTCCTCAGGGGTTGCTCGAAGGGTACAATTGTCGAGGCTCTCCTGTACCACGTGGATGAAGATGACTGCTTCTGGAGGACCGCCGACGATAACTCTGAGGTGAGTTACGATTGGGATGTCCTCTACTGGAAACCCTAGAAGAGGGTTGACAATCCAGGATCCTTACGGTAGGGTCGGTCTCAAAGCTGGCTGGGGTGTACTGAAAGCCAGCCGCCGTCCCACCTAAGGTACATACGGTGGGGAGACACCCGAAGAGATGGCCGTAGGCGGTAAAAACGGGCCGGGGAGTCTCCAGCTGATCCCTGGAGACTCCATCTCGCTATTCAGGTAAGGTTAGTCAATGCCCGACGAAGTTGAAGAGTACTGGACTCTCGTACGTCCGGTGAGGCTACCTCCAACTACAGCTCCTATTGTAGACGTGACTGCTCTAAATCGGGATTGCCCACGGTGTGGTGGATCCGGGCAGGAGCCTACTCCCTTCGCTGATGACTACGAGCTAAGGTATGATCCTGATGGGAGCCCAGAAAGCCCCCCAGCCTGTAAGGACTGTGAGGGTCATGGGGTGTCACGGGAAGAAATGATGATTGACCTTGAGGTTCGGTGGCACCTAACCTTCTAGGTTAGGTGATTTACTTTGGAAGGACCCCATCCAGTACGTTGAGTACTTCGTGCTCCGCTGCACACAGTTCGCTATCAGTTAGGAACCGAGATTGAGCCAACGTGGAGAGAGGCCCGAGTAGTCCGTGAATGGCCTCGTGACGTGCGGTGATGAGGATCTCGTCGTCAGTTACTGGGGTATGGTCAGGCCAGACTGTAGACAAGAAGATTCGAGTACGGTGCTGAGTTGGATCAGATTCAGCACCCGCCATCCCTTGAGGTTGACCTTCAATACCCTCATGTCGGAACTCTAGACGCCAACCAGAGATCTTCCATAGCTTCCACAGCCGCAAGCACTCTGTTTTGAATAGCTCAAAGTGCTCCGGGGTAGTTACATTCTCTTTTTTCTCTTCGGGATCTGTCATGGGGCCTTACTTGCTTCGAGGTTCTTCTCGTACTCGTCTCTCGAACGATTAAGCTCTGCGGTGACGTAGAACCTGCAAGCCTTCTTCGCCTCCTCAATGCTGTCCACTGGATGATTGCTGGTGTTCTTGAGTTTGACAGTAAGAGGGTACTCCTCGGTTGGGTCCAATCGAGCGTACCAAAACCAACCCTTGTACTGCCTACCCTCAACTCGATTTGCATGTACACTAGCCACATGAGTCTTGTTGACATAGAGGTCTAACCCTCGAGGGGACTCAATCACTCTACCGAGACCTGTCTCATGCTTCTCAGGTCTCCACACTAAGAGAAGCTTGATTCGAGTGGGGCTCTTCATGCTTCTCCGACATCCAACACACAAGTCCTCCGCATGGATGTCAGCTACCTCCATGCAGTAAGCCTCAGTAAGAAGTTTCCCACAGAAGGTGCGGGTTTCCGACTTCTTCGCGTGCCTAACATTCTTGCGGTCAAGTCTCATAGCAACGCTCCTTGGACTTGCACTCCAAGAGATTCTAGTTGGGATTTGACATAAGCTTCGCACTGAAGTTGAGCCTCATCAAACTTCTCCGCAGGCTGGTCTTTGGTCTCCTTGTAAGGGACTCCCCACGGAAATCCATCCTCCGGCTCCATCCAAGCTACCCAGTGCCAACCTTGATCTAATGCCCATTTGTGAACTACCGCGATCGGGTGTCCATTGACCAGAAGACTACCATCATCCTCCCAAATGAGATTCACGTTTAGCATCGATTTTGGTTGAGCTTCAGTGGGGTACATTCGCCAACTCTTGAGGATTACCTTCATCTGCTCAAGTACAATCCCTCTAGAAGTAGCATGTCCTGTACCATCCTTCAGTAGTTGATCGTAGTTCGTATAGCGGTGACGGACCCATGAAGTCAAGGAGAGAAACAGAGCAGCATCTAAGTCCTTGACTGAGTTTCCTACTCGCCTCTTCTTCTTGGTAACCTGGAGGATCAGTTCGTCAGGGTCACCCGGAAAGCTAGGGTAGAGCTCCAGAAGACGCCGCTTGAGTGCAGCTCTCCTAGTCTCCCTCCGGACTCGAGTTCGTTCGAGCCGGCGAAGATAGGTATCATCTTCTGTTTCATTCAAGGTTCGCATGACTACGAGCTTACTTAAGCTCCACTAGGCATTGATCGCACCGGAGCAGGATGTGTCGAACAGGATCTTCCTTAAGGGGTTGATGATCACCCTGATCCATCCCCTTGGTTACCCGGTACAAGCCGCAGACGGGTCGGGTACCCATGTGAGTAGCTGAGGCGAACCGGCACATTACTTGGACATCAAAGTCGAAGCAAGTGGTATCACCGCAGATGATAGGTAGTTGTCTAGTTGCCATGATCTGATCCTTCGTACCGTGGAGTAACGCTATGAACTACAACCTTGGAGTCACCAGTGAGAGCCGAGCCGTCAACCTTCTGCTGAGCTGCTACCAAGAGGTTTACAGCATTGGAGCTCTGGTCGCTGATCATCTTGAAGTAAGCCTCCGCATCCTTCAAGCCCTTCATAGACCCAAGCACAACCTTGGCTGTAATAGTGAAGGTTGCCTCAACAGTGTAACTCTCAGTGGGAGGGAGAGCCAACTGGGTCTTGATGTAGAGCTCGCATGCGGCCTGGGCCGATTCCTTGTCAGGGAATCCACTCCCGTGACTCAATACAATCCCTAGGGGGTTTCCTAGTTCCATGGACCAGTACCAATCGGTTACCCTGAGGTTACGGGAACTTGGGTGGATTGAGGGTTGGGTCGACCGTACAGTAGCCACTTCTTGACCGCCAACCTTCAGGTCAGCACCCCGAGGTGACTGCATCATCCGCATACGCCCGGACTGATTGGGCTCATTTCTCCAAGTGAACTTCTTAGTTGCCATGATCTATCCTACGTATGAGGGGCTAGGATCTCAACTTTTCTTGGTGGTTTTCTTGGTGGACTTCTTGGGAGGTACCACAGGAGCCGGAGGGTAGTTTTTGTCAAGCCCCAAAGCTATGTCCTTGATAGTAGGGTGTTTTGCTATGTCCTCACGTCGGCACCACTCCTTCTTGGTAGGGACCTCAGTGGGTTCGCACCTAGACGCACAATGAGGGCAAATCGCTACCTGCTCACCGGGTTTCCGGTCGGGTAAGGAAGACCACCAAGAGGTAGTTTCCCGGCAGATACAGCACCTCTCTTGAGGGAGATCAACATCGTCTTCTTCTTGGTAGATTGGAATGGGCATTACAGTCTGACTTTCTAGTAAGTGGATCTCAACCAACTACCTGAGAATCAGGCCCGATCCAAGGCTGATGCTTCTCGGGATTGACCACAAAACCAAAGGGAGTAGGTTGGCAGTCATATTCCGACATAGGGACTAGGAAGTACCGCTCATCTGCTGTCACTTCCTGGACAGCGAGAACACCTACATGGCCTTGAGGGACATTGGGGTGCCAGTATCCCCAGGTAGTCTTTGTCACGTAGTTGTAGAGATTGTCTCTCTCAAACTTACGCTTCTGAAGGACCCTACTCTCTTCGAGGGGGACCTCTACCCCTGACCAGAAGGAGTACTGATCTGGCCAATGGCTTTTGACGACCCGCAGGGCATCCGCCTCCTGACCCGGGAAAGCCTCGGGGAGGAATAGGGCTGGTATGGCCCACTCGATGTCTTCCTCGTACCAACCGTTAGAACGGCGTAACACCTCAGGGATCTTAGAGTTAACCTGCCTTGCTAACTTGATCCCACCATGAGTGGCCGTAGTGACCTTAGTCACACCTTCGGCTAGTACCTTACTCTGGTGGATTGGACCCCAAGGTGAACGTTTCATGCCCTATACTACGCACAGGGACCACAGATCTCAACTTCTTTCTGGATAAACCTAGATCCCGAACGAACCTGGCTAGCTCAGAGTAGGACCAAAACCGGCCGATAGGGCACTCCTGAATGACAACTCGATGAGGCTGGCCACTCAGCTTGAACTTTCGGTCGCTGAGTCTCTTCAATACCCAACGAGCAGTCCCATTCACGTCCACTCGTTGGGAAAGGAGCTCACGGTCGAGAGGCTTACGCCTTCCCTCCCCCATCTCTTCTGGATCCGTGGTTAGGAGTGCCTTGAATGTGACTCTACTGGTCATCCGGTTAACTCAGCCAATTTAGTGTTGAAGATTTCCTCAATCCTTTGGTATCCCTCATTGAGGCGGCGACCAGCCTCCGCTCGTTCCCTCCAAGGCAGGGGGCCCAGCTGCCTCAGGAGCTCAGTGTAAGTCCCTTCTTTACCTACGAGTGCTGCCTTAGCCCTCCGTAGAGCAGCTTCATCAGTGAGGGTGGGGAAGAGGATCTCAGCTTCAGCCATTAGGTTTTGGAGTCTAAGGTAAAGCTCTTGGGTTGGATTTAGCTCAGGCATGCACCCCTCTACACCGGTGTACTTCGAAGGATGATCTGTCCCGAGCACCCTGAAACCAACCTGCAACTTGAGCGTGACACCGCCATCAAAATCATGAGGGAGTTGCGGGATGCGATCTGGGATAAGGCGGAGCCCGTAGAGTTTTTGGTTGAGGGGACCGTATCTATTGTGCGCACTATTAGCATATCACAACAATTCAACGCGGCAAATTCCTTTCTCCGCTCACTCGATGATAAGTCTAATCGAGAAATCAAGGGCGATAATGGCCAACAAACGACTGCTGGTGTACTCGAAGGATGATCTGTCCCGAGCACCCTGAAGTTACCTGCCGCGATGAGTACGACCCTGAACTAGGTTACACTGGGTTCTGCTTAAAGTGCTGCAAGCATCACCTGAGGTGCATGGAAGTCCACTACATGGAAATGTGTACGCTCCAGCGTGGTCACGCAGATGCACATATCTCGAAGCTAGGAACCATGTGGACGGTCAACCCAGACGGTTCCTATAGCCCAACTGTACACCTAGACCAAACTTAGCCTTCTCTTTCGAAGTCCTCGAACCGAGGGATCCTATTGGATCGAACACCGGACTTCAACTCGGGGGTTACACTCGTCCCTGACTTCTTAGGTCTACCTGGACCTCTTGGGCTCCTTACTCGATCCTTTTTTCGCTCGGTATCTTCCACTTCAGGTTCGAAGTCTTGCCCGCAATCAGGTGAAAAGGTAATGCCCATGAAGCCTCCATCTAATAGGGACACCGGATAGGTGGAATACCTCAGTCCCTTAGAAGTACAGGCTAACTTTGGTAGGTGTCAGTAGGATATATGGAATAGGAACGGCCCTCGGAATGAAAGCCGAGGGCCGTTGTGCCAGACCATGTCACACCAAAGGCCACACCAGAGCGAAGAGCGACACCGAAGGTAGTATTCTACTCCGGCCTTCTGAGGGAGTCAATCAATAAATTCCACTATGACTGTCCCCTCTATTTAGTCTTGAGTATCCCCTAAAGACTAAATAAGATCCTTGATACCTATGAGTTAGATCTGATACCCTACCAAGTACACTATGAGTGATATGTACTGCACTACCTACTGCAACAAACCTCATCGCCTTTCAGATGGTAAGCCCATTGCCCATGAGTGCTACATCCTTCCTACTGAAGCTCTTCACGCAGAGAAGTCTGGAGAGATTACTAAAGCCGTGATGATCCTTGGTCAGTGGAAGAAAAAGAGGCCTCATCGAGGCTTGAAAGACCCTAGTAACCCCTCTCGAGAAGAAGGTTGTTGAATTAGCCTAAAGTCTGGTGTAAAAGGGGTCATGGCTTCTCCTATGCAGGCCGTGGCTTTCTACACCCCTCCGGTTTGGTTGCACAATGGAGTATTCCTGAAGCAAAGAGGGGGTCAAGACGGAACTCACCCCCTATGGGTTCAGTACCTCCGTTGGGGGCCATGTGCCGAGGAAGCTATGGCTAGGATCATCCCCGTCCCATCCGGGGAAGCCCTAGTTATCAGCGTAGCAGAGATTATTGAGGGCTACGAGCTCTCTGGGAGGTCATCTACCTCCTTACCCCCTCAACTGAATGACATATCGGTACTAAATGCTCGTGAGTTCTTCGAGGGCTCGTGACTGAAATCGAGAGGAAGTTCCGCCTACGATTCATGCCTGAGGAGATCTCAGGACACTCATCGATCATTGAGCAAGGGTATCTCTTCTCGGATGGGGTGGAGTTCCGCCTACGAAAGGAAGATGAGTCCGGTTGCTCTACCTACTCCCAGACAGTGAAGGGTGAGGGTGATATCGAACGAGACGAATGGGGTAATGAGATTCCCGAGTGGGTATTTGATCTCCTATGGTCGAAGGTTCAATATTCTCTACGGAAGATTCGGGTTAGGGTACCCTATGGTAAGTATCTACTCGACGTAGATACTTACCTTGATGCGCTCGATGGGCTGCTGACCTTTGAGTGCGAGTTCTCCACTATGGAAGAGGCTGATGCCTTTCAAGCGCCCCCTTGGGCGGCGGGATCCATGGAAGTGACTTACGACCCTCGCTACAAGAACAAGAATCTCTCCCAACTAAGGGACTTGAGCGAGCTTGACCAGTAGAGCCTTACTTACGCTCTTCAGGCTCCCCACAGACGAGACATTGATCATGCATGGAGTCCTTCTCGTTGTCGTAGAGGCATCGTCGAATCGGACTTTTAGCACAGTCGTGAGGACCCTCTACTAGATCAATATTGTCTGGTAGGTTCAGCTCCACTATAGCCCAACTGAGAACCTCCTCATGTAAGGTTTCATAGCGTAGCTGAGCCTCTTTGGCTACTGCCGCTGCTCGCCGACAATCATGAAACACCTTTGGTAGCCTTTGCAGAGAGTACTTGTCGAACAGACTTAACTCAAACTCTAAGGCCTTCTTCAGCTTATTTGGTAGGCGGATTGAGTGAGCCTCAAAGTAAGCCTTAGCTCGCACCAACGCCTCTTCTGAGGCCCCTAGTTCGATAGGTTTCTCAAAGACACTGGGCACCCCTGCCTCAGCAAAAACCAGAGCCAAGTCTTCTGTAAGCTTGACGGTTTGAATCCGATCTGGTCTTACCCTCTCCTTGGAGATAGGAGCTACTGATCGGATCCTCCATTGAGGTTCTCTTTCTGTTGGCGGGATAAGGTAGAACATAGACGTCAACGGGTGCTTGCTGGACTCTTCCCTAGTTGCAAGTAAGCCAGGTACTTTCCGTCACACAAGTCGCCTCTCGGTGAGAAGTGCCTCTCGGTTAGAGTACCTGAAAGAGGAACCCCACACCGAATACAGTGCTCGGGATCCAAACGGAGATTTGCTATCCGTTCTGGATTGTCGAGTAGTTCTTGAACGGTGTGGGTCATCGATGAAACCTATCTAATCAACATCCTTTTCAGGGGGTGTAGTGTCACCCCCTGGTTCACCTTGAGCGGTCGAGTTGAACTTTCGAAGGTTAGCCAAACTAATCTTCTTAGGGGGTGTTCGTTGATACTTATCCAGAATAGCTGCCTCAATTTCCCGTAACTTATCCCTTAATCCTAGTACCCCAACAGTTAGGTATTCAGGAGTGATTGCCCCTGCCCCCTCATAAGTCTCTGACCAGTCATCGACCTCTCTATCAAACTGAGTCAATACCAGAACTAGTTCAGATAGGTTGTAAGCCCACACATCCCTAACACAGGTCTCCAATCCAACCCGTAGAGACTCTGTGGGGTCATACATAACATTAACGAGGTTAATCATAGCCAAGAAGGCTGTAAAGTCCTCGTTGATACTAAGGACGTTAGTATTCTTGGTGTAGACCGCAGCTCGATTTCGGTTACACTCATCTAGGTCAACAGCCTTCTTCCAGACAACGATTGGCCCCCCTCGAACGTTTACCTTACGAGCGGGTACCCCATCCTCAGAGGTACCCTCCGTTAATAACTTGTTCCTACTACCCTTGGGCTTGAACGCATCATCTGGATCACTTGAGGAGGATGTACCCGAGTGGTTGATCTTGTCCAGGACTAAACCCTGAGGGGGCTGAGGGGGTACTTTACCAAAGCAGGTACCATTAGGGTCTGCTAAAAACGCCCCATAATTTAGGAGCCCCACGTAGCGCCGGAGCTCTGAAGAGTGATCAGTAGCCTCACAGTTGGTCCGTGATTGGGAGTGTATGAACTTTGTCAGTTCGGGAGGGTGTTTACGTGAGAACTCCTCTGCAAATGTAGACCAGACTAAAGACCCTCCACTCAGAGATAGTTGTTGGCGATTTAGGTCGGTTGTAACCTTAGGGGATCGGGGTCGAATATAGATGATTACCCTTGATTCCCCAGCCCAAATACCACAATCTTGTAGTCGGGCGTTACCCCCATTCTGTCTGTCCCGTAGGCCATACAGCTCATTCTTGTGGACAAAAGCCACATGACCGATCACCTTGTGAGCTTTTGTTCCGGTCTTAGGGCTCAGTTTACCTCTACCCTTTGATCCAGTGCTGTCCATGCTTGGGATGATCCACCAGAGAGCATCCGCATCGGTCTCATCTAATGAGACTATACCGTGGTCATCACAACACACATCCAACATTGGTTGCTGACCTGTAATAGTCCTGAGTTGTTCGTTACCTCCAGATTTGTATTCGTTAGCACTAACCTCGATACCCTTTGGGAAGCAAAGGAATCGAGTATTTAACCAGGAATGGATCCAAAGAGCAGCGGGCCGCTCATAAGAGCCTCGGTTGGTTTCCTCCTCTTTAGTCATACCTAGTAGCGTGACCCTGGTACCGTGGCCAGCCTTACGGACTTCTTCCGGCATCTCATTAATAGGGTAGAAGAAGTGATCCCCCTTTATCTTCTTGAATCCGTAGGTGCCATCTTTTGGATCAGCATATAGAATCACTGCATTCTTACAACCATCACGCCAAGATTCGTACAGTACCCCACACTTGTTGTAGATCAAACTAGACATTCTAGCTCCCATGCCAAAGTTTGCAAAAGAGCCTTGAGTCTTACCTTCCCCTTCAGTGACAAGCACCAATAGGTACTTAGCCATATCTTCCTGAGTCATTCCGACCCCGGTGTCAACACAGCACAGCTTCCATCCGTAATTTGGCACGTTGATAGCGCTCCACCGAACTATACCAGTCTTTTTCTTGGTAGCTAGGCACGCTTCGATGCCGTTCATCGTGAACTCTCGGATCATTTGAGCCGGACCTCCGATGCTACCTTGATGGTTGAGTATGAAGGGAACTGCTATCCCCGAAAAGCGTACTTGGTATTTTCTATCAATGGTCATTATACAGATCCCTTTTGCTTAGTCCCACCTTGTTTTAGTGGGTACCTAGCTGCAACCTCTAACAACTTAGGCCCATTTATCCCGCCATGTACCGCATAAATCCTAGCAGCCTGAAGTACATCTTCTTGCCAGATGTCTATTAGCTCCTTAGTTCCCTTGAACGCCTGCTTCTCCTTCAGGTATTCCTGGTACTTCTCTTCAGGGGCGTCCTTAATAGCTGCATACACTATCTGAGAACCCCCTGCTTTAGTGCTCCGCCTAAATGGTGTTTCCTCTACTAAACCTGCCCTCTTCAGTGCCGATATTCGAGAGGATATGCTCTTGTGATCTACTCCAATGGTTAGGCAAACCTCTTCAGTAGTCATGCCTTTGGGGTTAGACTTGAAGATGTCCAATACCTGAAGTGCTTGGCATCTGGTTGACATTAGGGCCAGGCTACCCTAGGTCGACCCTAATGTCTAATAAAACCTGCCCTTTGAGTCAGGTGGGAACTTGGATCTCAAGGTAAGTGCTTGAAGTCCCACGTGAACCGAGAGATTAGACTTTTTTCTAGTGCATCTGGGAGGTAGTTAACTTATACTCCACCAAATGTCATGACAAGCCTCAGTAAGGTGCATCATCGCTGGAGCTAAAGCTAGGAAAAATAATGCTGACAACCGATCACGAACCAAAGTACAGCTCACCCGAGGTAACCGTAAGAGCACTAGATACCCTCAGTAGCCTTGGGGCTAAAGCCCTGGGGTTGGGTATCGAAGTTAGTACAGGCTCGAATTGGTACCACCGAATCCTTGTGGTGCATACCCCTGAGTCATATCGGTCGGTCTCCGCTATCGAAGATCTACATTGCAATCCAGGGAAGTTGACATACGTTTTCGAGACTATCCGCCTCGAGAATGATGGGGAGATCCTCTACCGCGGGTGTACTCTTGATGAGAGTCTTGAGGATCTTGAGGGGGAGCTTCTCAAGGAGTTCCAACGCCAGCATGATTGGGTTAAGACTGCTTTTCAACGAAAGCAGGAAAGGGCTGCTAGGGTAGAAGCCAAAGTAGCGGCTTGGAGCAAGATCATGGGGGACTTTCCGAACCACCATAGGTCTGCTCACTCCTCGATGTTACCCTCTGGGGAGATCCGATACGGGATCACAATTGGGGACCTAACCGAGAACCAACTCAGATACCTTCTCCGAATGGTAGAAAAAGGAACCATCCCTGACGGAGAACCCCTCAAACTCTTTGACGATCTTGTAGTAATGGAGGCACCCTGTGAAACGGAACTCGAAGAAGCGACCCGTCGTTGCTAACTACTTCAAGCAGGCTCTTGAGTCAATCACTGGCAAGAAGTGCCCCATGCGGGTACCTCGGTTTGGTTCTAGTCGAATGAAGGACGAGAACCAAATGAAGCTACAGGAATGGTGTGTTCAAGTGGCACAACCCCCCTGGGCCACAGGACTATCCATGATTGAAGCCGCCGAGCTCATCGTCAAGGGTGCCCTCGAAAACGGGAACATCTCTCGCACTGAAGCTGAGATCTACCCAGGGTCTGGGCTTCGGACTCGAGTGAAGAGAGTCAAGCAGCGGTGAATAAGGAACCTGAGTACCCCCGAAAGATCCCACCTATCAGAGCAGTAGAGCGGGCCCTGCTTCTTGCAAGGGAAGCTCTTGAGCCCTTCTCTAATATGGGTAAAACTCTCGAGCTCACTGGAACATTCACACCCCCTACGCCGGATCAGCTCAAGCAGGCACACTATGCAATGTGGACAATTGACCTTCTTGGTTCTGAAGTAGATAAGAAATCATGAGAATCCCAAAAGCACCGTCATGGAAAGTGGTCTTCCTCTTTGGAGCAGTTTGGAACGCAGCTATCACTCGCTGTTGGTGGGGAGTAGCACTCTGCCTAGGAGTAGTAGCACTCCTTCCTACACTCGACCGGATTGATCGTCAGCTATTCCCAGTTCGAGCTCGTCGTCGATGAACCCCGGGGAAGTCACTGTAATTGGGTTTTGGAAGATCGAACTGAAGACTAACTCAGTTACGGTGACTAACCTTCAGGATGCAGGCCACAGGGGCCGCCGCTGCATGGAGCTTGAGGTGATTGGGGAGCACACTCAAAAAGCTCTTGGGAGGCTCCTGAGGCATGCTCAAGCTGATCCCTGGGCAGACTCCTCAAGCATGAGTCACGCCCTTGATGGGATTGACTACGACTACGGAACAGTCCCAGCCGAGACTCTCACCCCAGTCACGCCCCCCAAAGAAGTTGCAGATGCGATTGCGGAGTATCAGGCTGTACTTGACTCAATTGAGTGACTACACAACCGGCTCTCGCTGAAACCTCGTAGGTGGCCATCCATACTTCAGTTGGTACTCCACCTCTTTCTTAGCAAGAAGCTCCTCGGTCTCCTCTTTGCTAAGGAGCCAAAGGGTAGGGTCCCAAAGGTACTCCCCCTCGAGGTTAAGCTTCCACTCTTCTTCTGTAACTTTGGTGAAGGTACCCTCCAACCATTCCTCGCAGTCACCATCCCCGTTGTAGTAGTCCCAACTGGATCGGGTCTCCAGTATCCCTTTCCATAGGTAGACCCCATCTACTTCATCGGTGATAGCTTCCTTCAGGTGTTCCTCGAGGAAGCCGTCATCCTTTAGATACTCCAACCCTGGACCTATATACTCCAGGACCAACACCATCTTATGGTAGACCACTACCAAAGCTAACTCGTACCCAGGAAGTTCCTGGTTGCACTTGTATGCCTGGTTGCACTTGTATACCTGACTGCCTTCTCCGTGTTGAAGGGTCAGATCCAATGGCATGAAGATGGCCATGCTGTTCAGATCTATCACATGTCGTAGATACTGAGGATGTTCTCGGGTCCAAACTCAATGACAGACCCGCACTTAGGAAGATGAGGGCTTAGGGCGTCATTATCCAATACCCCCTTGAACTGAGGGCCCGACAGAACCTCAGTAACCTTAACCCACATACGTTCGCTTCGTCCGTCAACCCCCTCAAACAGGAGTTTGACAAGGGTACCTACTGTCACCCCATCTCGCAGTTCCCATGAGGGAATGAAGAAGGTAGTTGGATGGGCCTTGTTTTTCTCTTCCGCGTTTCCTAGGGTATAGGTAGAGCTGACAGCCATAGGTTGAATCTACTAGGTCTATCCCCAGCTGTCAACCGAGGACACTCTAATCATGCGGGGTTTACCAGGGTATCCCCTCTGACCTACCCGGCTTCTCCTTGATAGCTCGAACGAACCCTGATGGGAACTTCCCTACTGCAGTCCACTCGTACCCAGACATCCAACTATTGGCGATGAACAGCCACCAGAACCATCGGTGAACCTCAAACCATCGAGGTGCAAATACCCTACAAGGGTGGCCAAAGTAGTCACTAGCCATCATCCTATCTACGACATTCAAGTAGCGAGCCCCTTCGATTCGTGTTGGATCTAGGTGCTCTTCTTCACTTGGGATGCGACTAAGGGAACTCTGTATGTAAAGCCTCTCTCGCTCTACCTCAGTGTAAGGAGCGGGCGTCGGCGGTGGCTTGGCCTTTTGTACCCTCACAGGTATAGGCTCATCAGAGGAGGCAGTAGACCGCTCCCAGTACTCCTCAATATCCTCGCTCATGACCGGGTACCTTGACCTTGATGTAGTTCTTTAGGTCATTGTAGAATTTGATCTTAGGGATATGATACCCGCTGGGGAATTTCTCCCGAAAGAACTCTTCTTTAGCTCTCTTCAGTTGAGCGGATCTACTAAGGTGAGGTCGAATAGCTTCCCAGTACGACTCAACATCCTCATTCAAGGAAATTGGTAGGGTCATCTTCTAGTAATCTCCTTACCTCTACAAGATCCGGTTCAGGTGAAGGTGCTGCTTGGGTTGTCAAAGGAGCCATCGGGGGACCGTAAGCATAGGACTGTAGAGGATAGAGTTCTGCGGGCCTACCTTCTAAAGGCGGAGCGTCAAGAGGTAGGAATTCGATTCGGAACTCATGTACTAACCCCTGCTGCCAATTGGGCTGAAGTACTCGGTCTCCTCGAGATCTCCGATCCAAGTCTTGGGTTAGAGTAGTAACTGCTTGGGGGTCCAAGGGGTCCCCAAGTTCATGGGAGGATTGGATCAAAGCATCTAAAAGAAGAGCGCATCTCCTAAGGTGGATTCTTCGCTCGTTCGCGGAGATGTGTCCGGGTAGGGCTAAGTGATCCGGATCCCAAGTTACTTGGGCAAACTCACTTTGCCTACCATCAGAGGGAGGTTCTTGACCGATCCCGTCTAACTCATCTGCAGTCGACCACCCTAGATACTCTGCTGGGGGAGCCATAGGGAGACGTGCTGGGGTAGCGATGGCCATGCTCCCCCCTGCCATCACAATTAGCTCCCGAAGACGATCCCTCAGCTGGCTATTACTGATAGAACGAGCTACTTCTTCCCCAAGTAGGTACCCCATGATGAAAGAGATGTTCGGGTACTGATGCTGAACATTATAGTAATCCTCAATGTACCTATGGATGATCATGTCTGCCCCAAGACCATCCATACTCCTCCAAGTGTAGAGCCCCTTAAGTACACCTAGAATATCCTCACCAGTCACTGTCGAAGGGTAGCTGTACCCTTGAGCGATATTATCAAGGACCCGAACTGCATCAGTCTGACCTAGCTCGAGAAAGTACTGTCTTGTCTCATTGTAGTCGGGACATCTTCCTTCGTCCTCTTTAATGCGAACCTCTAGGAAGATAAGGATCAACTCAGCGGGACCTCTCGCTCGACTACTCCCGATAAGTTGGGCATTGCTATCCCGAACTCTTGTCAAGATCCGAAGTATGACAAAACCACTGGGGTTCCCTCTAGTAGAAGGTACCTCCGTTGGCAGCCTTACCCGATCTTCCCAGAAGGACTCTATGTCGTGGTCTTCAGGCAAATGGATTCTCCAGGGGAGGTATGCTGCCTACTACGTTATTGACGAAACCCACATCTTGACCTAATTGGACAGCCATATCAGTGATCAAGTCAACTAAGGCTTCGAAGTTGTAAACTACTCCAGATCGAAGAAGAGTTTCATTTAGGCTATCCATTAGCAGCACTGCATGTTGAAGGTACAGTACCTGCTGATCGTCTACTAGGTCTTGGGCGGCTGCGTTAATCAACTCTCTCCTGGAAGGAGGATCTTCTCTTTCACCACCATAGAGAAGTCTGAAACCCGCATTCACGGCTTCCGCCCTAGTGACTCGACCTACAACTATTCGCTCACCCTGGTCTTCGATCTCAGTGAAGATTGGAGCCTCTTGAACACCAACCATCATGCACGGATCGCCGATAGGGACCCCATCTACTAGGACGTTTACTCGGACAGTCCTAAGGGGCTCTGGCTCTCTTTTGGGACGATCACTCCAATAGTCCTCAACATCTGTAGGATCTGCCATTTAGTTGGCCTCATTTACCGAGCGGAGTATGCCTGTAAGTCAACCGGACGTCTACTTCGATTTTGATATACCAGACCTATCGTTCGGTGTACAAGACCAGGTGGCCAGTCCACAGAAAGACCAGACCAAAATGAAGAGTGTTAAGAAGCCTGTGAAGAAGATCCCCGTCAAGAAGACCGTCAAGAAGACCGTCAAGAAGGCTGTCAAGAAGACCGTCAAGAAGACTGTCAAGAAGACTGTCAAGAAGGCTGTCAAGAAGACTGTCAAGAAGACCGTCAAGAAGGCTGTCAAGAAGGCTGTCAAGAAGACTGTCAAGAAGACTGTCAAGAAGGCTCCTACCAAGCCTGCTGTAGTAGAGCAGACGAATTCCTTTGACCCACTCTACTCGTAAATAGCAAGACGTAGTCGACCTGAGGAACGGGACCTGTTATAGCTAGTAGGTCCCGTTCCCTTAAAGGTTACCATGAACGCTGTCACTACCTTCTTCTATAAGTGCCGAACGTTTACCATTCCCCTGTTGCTGATTATGGCCGCTAGCCCTCTAGTATACCTTCGATATGGATTCGATGCTGCGTGGTGGTTCAGTCAACTCGGAACATTAGTAGCTGCACTTGGAAATGTGGTTTACATCATAGGGTGGCAGACTCAAAGCTCGAAGCTCCCTTGGGAGCGAAAGCTAGTGAACCTCCTAACCTTCAAAAAGCTCTAGTGCCTACTATCTCGGTGACCCTAGAGGTGACTCCTGACTCTGATCCTGACTCAGGACTGGTGGATATGAGTCAGTGGGTTTACCAAGTCACCAACTTCAACTGTACCCAACTTGGAGAAGGGCCCTGGAACCGAGAGAGCTGTGACTTAGTTATTAGCTCTCTACGGACAGCGTTGGATAACAGAGTAGAGGAGTTTCTCTCTGAAAATCCCAACATCCTAACTGAGAGGCACGCTATCAACCCTCCTCCTAGTGTACCCCCAGGGATACTGGGATCTCCTACTTCAGCGACGGAGCTTGCCAGGGTAGCAGAAGAACGAACTCAACACCTAAGACGTAGGACTCTCGAAGCTACCGGTCTAACGTCAGAGCAGAGACTTAGGTTAGATGAAGCTCGAAGGTTCCGACGTACTCCGCTACAAACTGATCAGACCGAGCTTGCCCAGATCTTAACCGATGGGCTTCAAGTACCAAGACATCTAGTTGGACTTGAACCTAAAAAAGAGGAAGCCTCTCGAGAGCCCCCTCCTACTAGGTTTGAACGAGATGAAGTGATCTAGATAACCTGGATCATCCTAGTCAGTAGTTCAAGGATCACTGGTGAGTTGTACGACACAAGGTAAACCTTTTCGAGGCTTGTGTTGGTCTTAAGGAAGTCCTTGATCGTACGGACAGCTACCTCACAAGCATGAGCTGCTGGGTATCCATAAGCACCGGCGCTGATGGATGGGAAAGCGATCGACTTGTAGCTAGCTGCCAACTTCAAACTCTCTAGGTAAGCGGATGCCAAGAGCTCAGGTTCACGATTAGACCCACCTTTCCAGATGGGTCCCACGGTGTGAACTACATACTTAGCAGGGAGCTTGAAGCCTGCTGTGATGCGAGCTTCTCCAGTTGGACACCTCACGTCAGGCCTGACCTCGGGGAACATCTTACAGGCTTCTAGGAGCTCTGGACCCGCTGCTGCGTGAATGGCATGGTCGACACCTCCGCCTCCAAGCATTCTCTCATTGGCAGCGTTGACAATGACGTCCACTTCGAGCGTTGTAATGTCCCCGTTAATAGCTTCGATCCTGTTGAGCATGACCGTATTACACCATCAGCCTCGGGCCCAATGAGGAAAGAACCCAGGTAATGAAGGATTCTTGGTAGGTTCCGGAGGACCCATTGACTCTGGGGGCTCCACGGGAAGAGACTCCACTGATTCCGAAGACCCCACGGGAGTCACGAATTTAACACTATCTACCAGCTGGGACAAGTTCGTCTCGAAAGCAAGAGTGTCCGCTATGGAGGTCTGAGGCACCTCTGTCTCGCCTTGGTACCTCGAGGTGCTGTAGTAGAGTCCTGCTGACTTGTCGTGTGTAACTAAGTCAGGTATTTTGCTGAGATAGGTTACTAAAGAACCCTTGGGCCACGCTCCGCCTGGTAAGCACCCGATCATCTTCAATCTGCCGTAAATCTCGTCAATTGTCATTGACTGGTCGGCGAGGATCTCCACGACTTGGTTGATCACCTTCTGCTTCTGAGTAGTCCCTGAATTAGGCTTCTTCTTAATCAGGCCCTTCATAGTGGACTCCCCTGAGATACAGGGCTTCAAGTCACTAAGGTCAAACTTCTTCTTGCGCCCACCCGTCGGACACCCTGCAAGGAAGTTCTTAACTACCTCCAATTTACTTGGTGGGTAGTACAGCTCCCTCTCACCTCTAGTGGTATCAACGTCCACCTCGCAATCAGGGTTCAACTCAATAAACTGCTTGGACTTAGCAAGTTGGCGAGTTGTAAGGTGGATGTGAGCTAGACCTTCTACAGCCCCCTTCTGAGCCAGGACCTTCCCCTTCTTTGACTCAGGCTTCTTTTGAGTAGGTGCTCGGGGAGCTGTCTCTACAGCTCCCTCAACTAGCATGGATAGCCATTGAAGTCGGCTTAGTTTGGTCTCCTTCTCGAGACCCTCAACGGCCTTTAGGATCTTGGCTTTGAGTTGAGCTTGCTTGGTAGTATTAATCTGAGTCATACTACCAGGTACACCGGTCGCCTGTTCGCGTCAGCCGAATAGGGCTCGTTTACCCTTCAATCCCTTTTGCACTCGTTTGGCGATCGTACTCGGCGACACACCGATCTGAATACCCCATTGAGCAGCGGTCATTCGACTACCCTGGTAAGTAATGTAGCAGGACCTGCGGCGATTATTAGCATCCTCCAAGGAGGTTACCCAAGCAGTATTCAGCTTAGTGTAGTTACCCCTCACATTCCGGCGACCTAATCTCCAACCGGGAGGGCGGGGTCCCATATCACTAAGGAAATTCTCGAATTTATACCATCGCTTGATGACAGTAATACCAACCTCACCATAACGAGGGTAGTTATGATCATTGGGGTTGCGGCATCGAGAGAGCATCGCCGACCAGGCGCTGTATTCAGGGGTTCTTCCGCCTATAGCGTGACCGTGGGTAATGAGGTGAACCCCACCATGTTCCTTACTTAGGCAACCACAAGATCGGCTTCGTCCAGAAGTGATGGAGGCTTCCTGGACATATCGTACGGTGCCACACTGACACTTGCACCGTACGAACTTCCGCTTTCTACCGTCACTCATTACCTTGAACGCGATAGGGCCAAGGACCTTCCAGAGGCTAGGCATCAACCTTCACCTTGGCTGGGATCCCGATTCGATGAGTGACAATGTTGATCCGGTTCATGTACTCCCGGACTTTATTGTCCGACCAGATCCTTGCAATGTCTCTCCTCTTGGAGGCCGCACCCTTGAATACCTCCTTGATCCCAGAGACAGTAATAGAGCAAGTCCACATCCCCTCTCGCTTCTGCTCGACCATTAGAAGGTTGGCGTCCTCGTACCTACCAGCTTCCGAGTTGATAATCTCCAGTTGCAGTCCATTCCAAGTACGGTAGGGGTCGAGCTTCTTCTCTGTGGCGGGGTCTCCCTCCGTCACCTTAGCCTTTGAGGCACCCTTACCCTTCTTGCCCTTTGCCTTCGGAGCTGGAGTCGGCTCGGGTTCACTCGTTACAACCTCAGCAGGCTCTTCTTGCTGAGTGGGTACTTCACCCTCAGGCTCTTCTTGCTCAGTGAGTACCTCACTATCAGCAGGCTCTTCTTGCTCAGCAGCTTCTTCTGGCTCGATTACAGGTAGGGGTCGGTGAGCCGGCACCAGGAAGGGGTTACCTGCAAATAGGCAGACAGTTGTCCGCTCGGGACGATCGAACAAGTCCCGGTTTTTTGACAGGTGGTACCGGATGTATTCGATAGGGTTGCTGGCCATAGGCATTAAGCCCTGACTCCGCAACCTGTCGTACAACCCTTGCAAGGTAAGGGTATCGGCCCCGATCACCTTTTGCATGTTTTGGACTAGGTCCTTGGGCTTAGCATGCTTCGAAGCTGGGGCAGCCGTATCACAGGTATCAGAGACCCTGACCTCTTCAGCCTCCTCTTCACTTGAGGACCCCTCCTCAGTACCCAAACCCTCTTGATCCCCATAACCCGCTCGGAATAACTCCTCGGGTTCAGTTCTCCCGCTCATCACAGAGATGGGTAGGTTTGGACTCGGGATAGCCCCTCTATTGATTAGGGACGGTGATTGCTTACTTGCTTTCTTCGCCATGAGTCCTCTAGTATTCCGTTCTTTTTCGAGCTCTTCTTGACGTAGCCGTTGAGCTTCTAAGATTGCCTTGGACCGATCTTCAAAAAGTCGGTCTTTACTAGCCACGAAGGTATACCCCATCCTGACTATTGATACAACAACAGGGTTCTTAGGGATGAAGGTAGTTGGGATCCCACCTGTACCCTCTTCGATGATCTCAACGACATCAATCTCCCCCGCAATCGCTAGGTACCGAGTTGGCATGACCTACTACTACTCATAAGGGCAGCAAATCTCAACTTTTTAGTCAAAATAGTTTTTTGACCCATTAGAGTCAGGGATTAATAACTGGTTGAACCACTAGCGACCTGGAGGTCTGAGTTTCTTGGGGCCCAGAGAGGTGATGAACTCTTGGAGCCCTGCTCGCTCCTTCTCGGTTACCTTCACCTGACCTGAGCTTACGAGGTTAGCGGACCCTGGATCCAAACCGAACCTCTTGTGAGTGAGTTCTGCCCAGACTCGCTGACGTTGAGTGAGCTTGTGGTACTTCTTGGAGGTGAGGTCCTTCAGCATCCCTGCGAACGCCTCTTCCTCCTCTGGGTTGAGCTTCTCGCTATCGATGAGCTCTTCAAGGAGCTTGGTGTCGGTGAGGTGGACTTTAGTGTCTTCGGCCATCAATTTGCCTATACCCCGAATCAGTCAAGTTAGGGGCTACAAATCTAGAGCTCATGATCGATCCGAGAGAAACTCAGTCAACCAAAGGTCATACAGCTTCTTGCACTTTTCTATGTCTTCCGGAGTTGGTTTCCCATAATACTGGTTGACGCAATTGAACTGATGGTAACCCCCTCCTTCTACTCTACCGAGAATGAGGTCCCCCTTCCAGAACAACCCGCCCCTTGAGACCCAATAACCCTCGAGGGTGAGAGTATACCCATCATCAACCCCGAAGCTCTCAAACCATAACCTAGTTAGCTTGCGGCAGTGCTCATCATCAGACTTCAGCTTTTGTACATCTGGTAACCACTCAAACTCAAAAGGCGAGTCATCGATAATAGCGATCTCACTTTCCCCACGTAGGATCACCCCATTCCTCAGTATTGAGTAGTTTCCAAGCACTATAGGGTAATCCACTTTAGGTAGTGCGGCGGCTAGGTTGGTATGAGGTAGGCGGTCACTTGAGTCTAACGATGGGGGAGGGGGTATTGACTCTCCTTGCCTGAATGGCCTCACGGATGGGGACGAAAAGACCAAGGATTTACCTACTGCGATACCTTCTCGATGGCCTCGCTTATACCCGTAGAGGTAGGCGGCGGCTAGGTTGGCTAGGAATAACAGATACACTGGGTAATCCATGGTTTTGGTGCCAAACCCTACACCAAGGTTTCAAAAAAGACAAGGCTACTGGTGTAATAGCCTGGATGGCTGACGATCTTGAGGAGTATTGGGCCGAAATTAGACCCAAGGTGGTTGAAATTAAACCCCTTACTTTCGCTCAGGACCTACAGAAAGAGGTTGCTCGAAGGCACCATCTCATTGAGGAGATGACAGGAGTGCCCCCTAGAAGTGATGCGGTAGATTCACTAAGGTATGCGATAGGGATCCCAAACGATGCTGTCATGAGGGACTATGTAGATAGAGATCCCTCGCAACTTGTAGCTCCTATCCAATTTGGAGTAGGGATCACCGGTGGCGGAGATCTTAGCAACATCTCTGTCTCCTCGGGCAACTCTTCTTACCAGATAGATGATACCATCAGTGTTCTTCAAAGAGAGGTGCAAGTCCTGACTGAGAATGCAACTAGATATGGTTCGACAATCAACACCCTGATCAGTGCAGTTCAATCCTTACAGCTAAGGGTTCAAGACCTTGAAGTGCAGGTAACAGGTGCAAGTACTCCCCCTTACTTCTACCTTATGAGTGTCCCATGAGTAAACATCGCTGGCCAAGAATCTATGGCCCCTTCGACTGTTTTGGTGGTATGACTGAGGTTTTAGTCGGACCCCCAGAAGGGCCGCCGAGAACTGAATGCAAACACGGCAAAGGAGAGTGTGAGATCTGCGGGACCTCCGACCAACGTGACGTGAAGCATTCTACCTTGCAAGGTAAGGGTAAAGTAGCTAGGATCTTTCGCTGACTCATGAAAAGCTTAGAAGAGCCTCAATTCTCTAATCCCCGATCGAAGGCTTGGTTCCATTGCCAGTTGACCCGGTACTCTTACAGAATCGCAATATTCAGCGGAGTTCCGATCCTAACTGCGGTCATGACCCTTCACGCTACCGGAACCCCTGACCGAAAGCTACTCCTCCTAGTGCTTACCTGGCACCTCTGCATGATGGCACTTGAGGCCTTCAAGTACTCTTGCAACAAGAGTCTCCTCGAAAAGATTGAAAAAAGTAGCGCCAAGTCAAGCATTTGACTCAATACCCTTTACATGCAGGGTACTTTAGAGTACCAGAGTGGAATGGCCTGTAAGGACACTAAAAAAGAAACCTACCCCGAACACATCCAAGCACTCCGCGAACTGAAGCCAATCAGCACTTCGCTATGTGATCCCAAGCTAAGTACCCTAGGTAGGGTATTTGATACGGTACACTTGACCTTTCTTGGAGAGAAGGTTTCTAGGTTTCTAGACATCAATTGGAACCACAGCACGAGTACTCTCACTATCAGTTCAGCTCTGGAAAGGATCGGTTCTGAACGAGTCATTGAGATACTCGATAACTGCGATAAAAATACTATCCTGGAGTGGTTGAAAAGCCCTCCAACTAGTAACGATCTGTGGTCATTTGTCCGTTTAGCGGTCGAAAATGCTGAACTTAGGGGTCAGTTGGATAAGGCCAAAGCGGACTTGGAAGGCCTTTCCCGTAGTAGGGAGCCGATGTTCCCTATGGGCTTTGGGCCTTGGGGTTTCCACCGATAGCACTCAATGCCCGCCAGAGATATTGTAGATCTAGCTGAGGACATGATCGACACCCTCGTAGATGAGGGTGTCGATCGGGATACCGCCGGTGAAACCACCGAGGCAGCTCTAACTCTCTATCTTGCTCCCACTCTCGCTCTTATGATGGGTACAGGTAGAGGTCTTCGGGAAATTGAGCAAGATGCTCAAGTAGCAGCTAGTTTGGCTGTGAGTCATGCACGAACGAGACAGCAAATCCGAGGGGTGAATCAGGAGCCTCAACCCCCTCCAAGCACCCATCAACTCCTAGAGGGTACTCACTCCTCGGATTGTATCAACTGTTCCATGGACAGCTTGGTACGGGTTTGGTCCTGTGACATGGAAGGTTGTGACTGCTTTGGCTTCCACCTTGATGAGAGCTGCAGACACTGCCACATATCTCGTGACTTGACTCCTAGGGAATATCTACCTCATGCGAGTAGACACCTCATGCATAACTGGAGGTACATCCCTCGCAGTGCAAGGTCCGCTGGTAATCGATATGACACTCGAACACACTATGTATATGAGTGTGTAGATTGCCAAATGATCGCCACTTCAATGGTAGACGATGTACTAGGGGTTCTCAATTACTCAAGAGAGTACTCTACTCATTGTGATCGGAGTAGGTTGGTAGTCCCTCGAGATGGGTCTACCATGCAGTATCATAGCAGCCTAGTAGTCAGGTTTACTAGGGGAGAACCCGGTAGGGTTATAGTAGCCGATCAGGTAGCGAGTAGGGCGGCTGCAATAGTACGACCTACTCGCTTTGAGAGAGAAGACCCAATCTAACCGTGCATGAAATCTTCGATCTCATGCACGGATCGAAGGAACTCAGGGCTCCGCTTCATCCCGCGGTTACGTGCCAGAGGTAGCGGGGACCTGAATTCCTTGACGATGTTCCCTGGGTTCCGTCCCATCACATAGATGGTGTCCCCTAGGTAAACAGCTTCATCAATGGCATGAGTCACCATGATGATCGTCGGAGTGATGTTCAGCCAAATCTCCGCCAACATGTCCTGCATCTGAGCTCGAGTCTCGATGTCCAGGGCACCAAAGGGCTCATCCATCAACAAGATCCTCCCTTCATAGGCGAGGCTTCTAGCGATTGCCACCCGTTGGAGCTGACCCCCAGAGAGGTTGGGGTATTTGGCGAACTTGTTCTCGTGACCGGCGAGTCCTACCTTCTCAATGATCTCCAGCGCCTTAGTCCTACGCTCCTTTTTAGAGACCCCACGGTAGTACAAACCGAGCTCAACGTTCTCAAGTACTGTGTAGTGTTCGAAAGAGGAGTAAGACTGAAAGATCATCCCTACGTAGTCGGTAGCCTTCCGAGCCCTACCTCCTATCAAGACTTCACCTGAGGTGGGTGTTTGAAGGCCACTAGCATAGCGAAGGATGTGGCTCTTCCCGCATCCAGAAGAACCAAGGATTACCACGAACTCACCTTTATCAGGTTGGTCTTCGATCAAGAGGTTCAACCCGTCAATGACGACGTTCTCCTTCCCGTTAGGGTCCTTGTAGACTTGGCGAACGTCCCTCAGCTCTAGGACGTCCGGAAGATCTGTATTGACCATCTGTACTGCTTGCATAGTTCCTCAGGTGTACTTGTGCCTATTCAGCACTCGGTCTGCTAGGAGAAAGGCTTTGTCCTGAAGGGTGACTACTAGGACAATCACAAAGAGTAGTGCAGTAGCCTTGTCAATTCGACCCATTCGAGCGTTCTTGTAGAGCATCGCTCCGATGCCTCCAGTGTCATTCATCATCTCGGCGACGATGATGTACGTCCAAGAGATGGCAACCAGGTTCTGGATATCCAGGATAATCCTGCTCTTGACGTAGGGGTAGAACACCGTGAGGAACATCTTCCACCTAGAAGCCCCAAGAGTAGTAGCAGTCTGCTGATACACGATGGGAGCTTCTCGAGTTCGTTGGACTACCACAGGAAGTAGGTAGACGATGATCCCAAAGGCCAAGAACTGGATCTTCATTTGGTCACCTAGGCCGAACCACTCAATGAAGACTCCTACCAAAGCAGTCAAGGGAATAGCTCTGATGGAGTTCACAGGCTTGCTGAACATCAGGTTGAACATGGGAAACATCCCGATGAGAAAGCCTAGGGGTAAACTCACCGCAATGGCCTCCACGTAACCTATCCCATTGAGGTAGCATGAATAGAGGAGGTTTCTCACCATCGCATTCTTGAGGTGAAGCTCAGGATATGTTTGGAGCACCTTCCAGGGTGAGGGTAGAGCTGAGGAGGATATCCACCCTGTTATACTGAGTGACCACCAGAGAGACACAAGAAAGAGGATACCCGCAACTTGTAGTGTTGTAGATACCCTCTTGCTCGGCTCTCCTCTTATCTCGAAGAGAGAGTTCATAGGTTACTTGTCCAAGATCTCGAAGTCGGTTCGGCGATTCTGAGCAAAGCACTCTGGAGTCTGCTCATGGCAGACAGGGTCATCTGATCCTCTACCACTTGCTACGAAGCGGTTCCGGTCAAAGCTGTGCTTCGTGACCAAGTAGCTAACCACCGATTCGGCACGTTCCTTGCTGATTCGGAGGTTATTGGAGGCACTTCCGGTAGAGTCCGTGTTACCCTGAATGCGGATATGCGACGTTGGAAAGGCCTTAGCTTGCTCCACAAACAACATGTCGATGAGCACCTTGGCGTTGTCGTCCAGGGTTGAGCTTGCCGTAGCAAAGCTCACCTTGATCGGCTTGCTTGCAATAGCGGGAGCTGAGATCACTTGCTGAGTCGGAGCCTTGAACGTCGGGACTGCTTCAGGGGCGGAACCCTTGTCACTGGCAAGACCTAGGCTCTTGATGAAGTCGGTATCCACAACCCGAGCCCACGGGAGAGGCTTCTCAGCCAGGTGTAGCTTGCCGTAAACGATGGACATCTTCTCGTAAAGGTCTTGGCCCTTTACGCCCTTGTAGGCCGGGCTGAGCCCGAAGAAGTCAAGGTTGTCCCCGTAGGTCGTGAGGCGAACATTGTCAATGGCTTGGAGGCAATCCTTAGGGGATGAAGAGGAGCCAAACCCATCTACCAAGATCTTGACCGCTTCATTCTTGGCTTGCTCAGATCCATTGATCTCTGCCGAACCCTTCAACCAACCCTGAACCAGTTTGGTCAGTTCACCCTTCCGACGTTGGTAGGTGGACTCCATAACCATGAAGCCATCTGCGATGATGTTGGCGGCCTTTTTGGTGTTGACTAGTACCGAGGATCCAGAGACTGCAGCAACACACTCAGCATCGGCGGGAGACCAAACAACAGCTGCGTCTACCTGCCCACTCTTAAAGGATGCAGCTGCAACGATAGCCGAGTCCTGTTTGACGATGTTGACGTCTAGGATGGAAAGCCCAGCCATATCCAACATCCACAGCAAGAAGGTGTGCGAGGGAGTTCCCTCAGCTACCGCAATGCTCTTCCCAGCGAGACCCGCTACCGAGGTGATCCCCTTCTTCACCACGATGGCATCGCCACCGCGAGACCAATCCGCTTGAAAGAGGAACCGAGCACCCCCGTCGAATGTACCACTCTCCGTGGGGAAAGCATCCATGGTGACCCACATGAGATCCATCTCCCCTGAGCGGAAGGCTGCTCGAGAGGCTCCGAAGTCATCCAGGAGTTTGAAGTTTACGCAGATCCCATCCTTACGGAACCTGGAGTTAGGATTGTCCTTGAACCCACCGTTCCAGTACTGACCACCGGCGTACCCGCCCCAGGTAACCACGCCAACCTCCAAGCACTTGTTGTGGACAGCTGGGGTTGCTTTCCCTGGGGTTCCTGGGGCACTCTCAGAGGAGCCTTCTCCACTTGCCATGAGGCCAGTGATGTTCTCCGCTTTCTGACCCTCAGGGGCGATGTACTTGCGGAGGGTCCAAAGACCGCCACCGGCGATCCCTGTGACTAGGATGAAAAGTCCAATCTTACCTGCTGGCTGTAATCCCATGACTGTTACCTCTTCTCGAAAATCTTAGCAAACGAACTCGGGCGTTGGGGAGCTTCCTCTTCCACTGATTCCTCAGAGGAATGGTCCCCTGCAACACGTACTTTTGGCTGGTCAGTAGCAACTCGAAGACGATTCTTCTCGTAGCTGAGGATACCGGTCTTCTTCCAAGTGGCCAACATCTCGAGACCCTTCTCATTGAAGACCTCATTTTTGAGATCCATCGACTTGAAGGTCCCCTCAGATGTCTTCATGAAGCGATCCATCTCACCGAGCATGTTGCCGACATCTTGGACAACAATCTCACAGGTCTGATCGAAGAGCTCTTTCTTCCGGTCTCCTTCGATTAGATCTTGAGCTCCACGTACGATCTTAGATGCTACCTTGACCGTTTCATACTCATCGACCAATAGGCCAACTCGATGATCTGTATCCCTAGAGAGGAGGTCGAGGTTCCGCTTCATGTGCCCAAGGACCTCTGAGGTATCCTCCATCTTCTTGAGAGTCCCCCTCAGACGATCAATGTACTCACTCTCTCGAGCACCCATGCTTGCTTGGACAGTAGCTTCATCCATATCCCCCAACCTCTCGGCTGCGGCCGCTAGGTTGAAGAACTCCCTGACGTTATCCTCTCGAGTTTGGATCTTGGTTCGAAGGTTCTGGACCTGCCCCCACAACTGTGCGATCCACATCTCGATGATCTTCAGTTTCTTCTTCATATCCTTCAGGTAGTTCCGAAGGATAGGAATAGGATCAATCGCAACAACCCATGCAGTTAGGCTGTGCAACCACCCCTCGAACCTGGAGACTAGTACGGTCCGGAAGTTGTCGTTCATCAGCATAGCGGTGACCGCTACGATGAAGGCAAACAAGCCACCGGCGACAATGGTCTTGGCTAGTAGGGCAAGGATCTGGTCAATGTGGGAGAGAACGAACCACCCAACTGCTAGGGTGATCCCCCCAACAAGGACAAGGAGAGTGTTGCCCTCGGGCTTCTCGAGAAGGCTCTTTTTTGGAGGCATGTTAGACCAAGTACGTTTCGATCTTGGATCGATCGCTAGTGAGGTTCTGAGTTACGGCCGCTTGAGTAGCCTCGAAGGCTGCCTTCTTGTTGCTAATCTCCAACTCTGCCTGAGCTACTTCCATCCGAACAGCGTCCTGCTGCTTCTTGAGCTCCTGGACCACCTGAGTTAGACGTTGGATCTCTGCCGCGTTCTTCTGCATCTCCTGATCCAACCTATCAACGGTCCCCGACTTGGAAGTCACTTCCTTCTCGGTTACCCCGTCAATATAGGCCTTGAAGTCAGCAGAGGACTTCTCAACTACCTTTAGGTAGTGATCGATAGCTTCCAACAGCTTCCCCTTGTCGACTTTCATCGACTGAGCTGTAGCAAATACAGCCTGGAACTTCTGGGCTTCCGGCAAAGGAAGGTCCTTCATGTTCACTAAGGCGTCCCGAAACTCGAGGTAATCAAACCCGGGCAGGTTGCTGGCGACAATGGCATCTTCCAAGATCTGAGCCATCGTCTCATCCACTTGACCCGGTAGTACCGGCCTAGGTGCCGAAACGGAAGCCGGAGCTGGAGTCGAGGGAACTACGGACTTCCTTACCGGGACTTCCTTTGGCGGATCTTGGGTTTGAGTCGGAGAGGATGACTCCCCATCGGGTTTCCAGAACAGACTAGATAGCTTCCCCATACTTACGGTTTCCTTGTCGCGATGGCAGGCAGTTCAACCGTAACTATCAGCACTACTAAGAAAAAGCAAGAGATCTAATGAACCCACTTGAGTTTTTAGGGTTAGGTCCTTCAAAATGACCTGATAGTCCTAGTAATTACACTCCGGGGAGTTATGGAGGGTTGCGGCGTAGGTACCTCACTTGGCCTCAGGAATGTCACTTAGGTTAGATCTTGACCAGTACCCACCAGGTCCCGCCCAAACTACCTGAGTAGGCTCAGGGCGATGGTATACCTTACCCTTCCAGTCCTCAGTGACATAGAAGCAACTACCTACCGCGACATGGTCAACCTTAATCTTGTAGGTTTTTCCTGCGAGTCGAAGAGGCTTACCCACCACCTTGACCTCGGTACCCTTCAAAATAGTTACTTCCATACCTCGTCGAACAGGGAGCTCACTCTCCACCTGAGGACCTAAGTAGCCGGGAACCTTAGTTCCTACGAGGAGCTTACTCCTGTCCTCACAGCCAACTAGGTACCCTTCTTCGTACGCACCGCCTGGATAGGCTGAGCTCTCATCAGGGTCTTTACCATACAGACCGTCCATGTACCCTTGGTGACCGGAATTGACTAACATACCAGATACTACGTTTGAGGGGGTAGGATCTCAACCGGGAACTAGGTAAATCGGGTAGTGTCGGGAATCAAAGACAAGAGGGAAGGTTAGCATACCCTCCACCATATGTACAAACTCACACCAATCATCCCAGTTACCTACGTGACACATTCGGGTTTCGGCAGGGAGAAACTTATCCCTTGAGATCTTGCTAAACCTAGCTAGGCAACCTTGAGGTGAGTTTACCCAGACGGTTTGACCATCTGACTCAACTAGAATCTCCTCACGCTCTCCGTGCTTGGTTGTGAGTATTGGTCGGCGTTGGTTGGAACTCATGTCCCTGTGGCTTTCTTGTACGACTCCACACACTTAGGGCAACTGTGGCTAAAATGAGCTTCAGTGATCTTGACGTTCAGATCCCACCCGCCAATGGCACCTACCTCGGGCCCAAATGGTCGGATTTGACCACAAAGACTCTCGATATCAATCCCACCTCCAAGGTGAAGAGCACCCCCTACCTTGCGGATATGCCATTTGGACTTGGGGCCTGCCATCACTCCTTCGCAGAATGAGTATTCTGGGACTTCCCCGGGAGCGTAAGTACCTGGTTGAACGTAAGTCATTCTACACCTTCGCCACTTTCAAGTGAGGCTTGAGCATTGTTTGTCCATTGGAGCAACAGAACCTCTTCACCGTTCGGTCAATTGCTAACCTCTGCGGGCAGTTAGGGTCATCCATGCAATCACACCCTGAATACCAATGAGTAGGGAAGCCCTCCAATTCACCACTGAAGGCATGACCTAGACGCCCATCGTCTTTGACCCAGTTGACCCCATTCCAACGCTCTACACTGGTAGCATCTTCCGGAGGTCTGCCGAGCCAATGTTTTTCCCAGCGAGTCTTTGCCATGATCTATCCTACGTACGAGTACCTCAGATCTCAACTCAATCTACTCGTTTATTGAGTCTCTCAATGTAGGCGACGGCAGTCTCTCCTAGTACCTCCGACTCATTACTTGCTGAGATGTGATCCTCAGCTTCTTCCTTGGCCTCCTCGAAGGTGTCAAAGGACTCCTCCCAGAGTTCATCCCCATCAATCTCATCCGTAATCTTGACGTACCATCGACCGTCATCTCCTTCTCCTACGAGAACCTGGATGTCAATTGCCTTGAGGTCCTCCTCTTCACTCTCGTAGGTGTAAACGTAGAACCCAATGAGGTCCCATTTCTCAACTTGGTACCTATCTGAGAGGCTACTTTCAGGGAGAAATATCCCCTCTAGGGGTCCGAAGTCACCTTCGATAGGCTCCTCCAACCGAACAACGTAGAAGA